ACCATTAATAACATTTGAATTTGCATTTACTCTTACATCGGTATAATAAAAGTTAGTTCCTTCATTAATATTAGATGTTGTTAAAGTGAAATTAGTACCACTAGAACCATTTATTGTAATATTTACTAATTTTCTCCAATTATTATTGTCAGCTAATGATGTAAGTCTATCTACACTATTTAAAAGATACCAATTTGGTATAATTAATTGATAATTATCAAACACACCACCAGCAGTGCTTGCATTACCAACGGCTACAACCATACCATGCTCTCTTTTACCAATAGGTATAGCATCTCTATCAGTTAGAGTATCTATTGATGTATAAATACCACCTTTACCATATCCCGAAATATGTGTGGGATCATTTAAATTAAAGGGTAATATAGGGCCAGTAAATTTGCTACCAATCATTAAATTATACAATTTTTAAGTAGTTTATATATAAAAATGAATCTTTTCTATAATTTTTGGTTTTCTTATTTTATTTATCTATATTTATCCACATGAATCATTTTGATTGTAAATTACCAATAAATGAACTATTCATATTTTTCAATAAGCCACGAGATATTGAAAAATATGAATTTTTGTGTATAGCATCACACTTACATTTAAATTCTTTAGAATTCACTAAAAGGATTATAGATGAAGACATTTATACCGATGATGGTATATTTACAATTTATCCAGAATTATTCGAAATTCTTGAAAGCGTTGAAATAGTGTCATCAAAAAGAGAAATGTGAGAATTGATAAAATGTGGTTCTCTCTTTATAAATAATGTTCAAATAAAGTCTGAAAAAATTGAATTAAATACAATACCATTCTTTGAAACAGGATTTAAAACTGAATGGGGGAATTTAAAATTTGGAATTATAAGAATTAGTAAAAAGAAATATGAAATAATATTCACTATTATGTAGATAAAAAATATTAATGTGTATTTTTAAAACATTTCAATTTTCAATATATATAATTGATATATTAAATAAGAACTTTATGAAGACTTTCTACGAACCTACAAAGAATGGGTTAGATAAACTATTTGTTAATAATAATGTGTTGGCCGAGTGTGCTAGAACAGTAGTTATGTGGTATTTAAAGAAAGATTTTGGAAGAACCGAAGAACACATGAAAATTGCTTTGGATGAAGCATCTTTGTGGATGGGTATGACTGAGAAAAACCATACATTATTTTCTAAATTTAAGAATGATTTAAAAACCATCAAATACAATGAGAATGATGAACATGGTTTAGCTGATGAAACTGTTAAAGTTGCAAATCTAATGCTTAACTACAAAGAATTGAAGTCTAAAGAAAGAAAATTAATTATATTTGGATAATAAAAAAAAGGCTTCTATTAAGAAGCCTTTTACTTTAATTTTTTGTACCACATGATGGGCAAAATTTAAACTCTGGTTTTAATCCTCTACCACATTCTGTACAATAGTTTTTTAAATCCTTAGCCTCTACTATTTTTTCTGATAAAGGTAGTATTTGATACTCTATTGTAGTATTAGCTAATGTTGAGAAATCCATATCAATATATTCAAATGATTGGCTTGATGATGAACCTTGTTCAACTCTTCCTGTTTCTTTCATTTTTACATCTTCTTTAGTTGGACTTTCAGATTCAATATCTAAACTTTTTTTATCAGGCGAATAATCAATCGTACTATTTAAATTAAAATCTGATAAATTAGAATCTACATTTATTGTACTGTTTGTTGTGAATGTACAATTATTTGTCCAATCATAGTTAGTAGATGTAGAGTTAATATTAGTTGTAGCACTATTAAAATTAATGCTATCCCAACTAATTGTATTTGTATTTGTTGGAATAGTAATAGTTCCTGTTAGATTCAATGGTGCTATAGTTGTCGTGTCAATTACTGGTGACCATTTTTCATCAACTCTTTTCTTATTAAAACGCCCAAATGAACCATTACTCACATTTAAATTTGTTTTTAACGTTTCTGCATAAAATTTAATTTTTATATTACCATTAAGTACAATAGCTTTTTCGACAGAAGCGTTACCTGACTCAACATCATACGTATCAAATTTAAATTTTTTAGCAACATCTAAATACCTTTCAAGATATACACGCTGACCTGGTTTTAATGCAATACCAGTATCAGAAATTAATTTACCATTAATTTCAATAATTGCGAGTTGATGTGATGTTGTGGGATTAAATAATTCTACCTCAAATTCTTGACCACCTTGAAGGTATATTTTTGATGGTTGTTTTTCTTTGTCGTAGATTTTAACTCTACCTTTTCTTACTGTGATGTATGCAGTTGGATTAGTCTGCACACTTTGGTTGTGTGTTTTGTTCATAGTCCTTAAACTTATTTTTTAGGCTACATATTCTTTAGTTACCGTAATAACTCCAAAGCTTTTTAAGCTCAGAACATATAGTTAAAATTATATATCTAAAAATATTCCTTTCAATTTGGAAAAAATAAATATTTTCATTAACTTTGTAATATGGAAGATAAACATAAGCAAATTTACCTTAAAATTCGTGCAGAACAAATAAAAAAACAGCATGATACAGTAAATATAGCATTATTTCCAAAAGGTTATCCATTTGAAGATGCATATGAAATAGCATCAGAACAATTAGAAATGGATTTAAAAAATAGTGATTTAAGAATCAGTATAGAAGAACTTTTATACTTATCTGATAATCAAGCAATTAATTTAATTGAAGATAGATTTGAAAAAATAAATTAATAAAAAAGCCCTTTTTTATTAATTATTTTGGGGAATAATTTTTGTAATATTTCCTTCAAATTCTCTTTGAAAAATTAATAATTGTCCAATTAAACCAGTAAAATCGAATACATTTGATTTCACTTTATCTTCTACATCATTAACCATAATTTTAACAACTGTAGGAAATTTATCAACGTTCTTAGCTTCTGTTGAAATACCAATTAAAAATTTAATATCATCGTGTTTAAATTCATATGATATGAAATCACTCTGAACATTGGGACTTCCATAAGCAAATACTGGAACTTCAGCTATAATGGCATTATTTAATGCTATAGCATCAGATAGTTGTATACCACCTTTAGTTATTTCATTTTTATCAATTTCTCCTTTAATAAATTCTATCTCGTGTTGAGCTTTCAATTCATCAGAATCAAATAGTTCAAATGTTCTAAAATATTTCATAGATTATATATTATTAATTTTTCTTGTAATTTCGCACATTTATTGGTATATTTGATAGATTCATTAAAAGTTTAATATGAAAATTAAAAAAGTCAATAGTTTTGATAATAAATTCTGGCTTAAAGTCAAATTAGTCTTAGTACCTATGCCATTTTTAGTATCCGAATTAGAGCAATCAAAAATTGGAGATTTGACATTATTTCCAAATATAATAAATGAGCAAGTGGAATGGAATTCTTTAAATGCTAACATGTTGATCCCCGCTTTACAAGATTATATAGTCAATGGATTATACAATTTAAAAGTGATTTCATTACCCAATAATTTTCCAAAAGATTTATTAGATAAAATTAAAAATGAAGAAATTGAAAATGGTTCTGATTTATTAATAGAATGTGAAGAAATATTAGGTGATGAAGGAATATTTGCGGTTTTATTTGGTGAAGATGAGTATAGAGTTAAATATGTTGATGGTAAATTTAACTATAAGATTCAATGAAAATAACAAACGAAGAAATTATCGAAGTTTTAGAAAAAATAAAAGTGTTCAATTTATATAAACAAATTGCTACAGATTTGAAAATTGAATCAAATAAAAATAACGAAAAACATTTAATGAATATAGAAAAAAAGCAATCTATGCTTATTATAGAAATTAAAAGTATAATATTAATTGAAACATATTTTCTATTTCATCAATTATACAATTCAATTGAAAGAGGTGATTATGAAAGATCGGAGCAATTAAAAAATAGAATATTAGATTATGGAACAGTCAGAGATTAATGAAATATTAGAATTAATTAAAATAAATGAGCATTATTCAGAAAAGTCTAATTCTTTGCTATCTTATGTTACTAAGTACTTAAATGGTGGTGGTGATTTAGATATAGAACATTTGGTTTTAGAAGAAAATAAATGTAGAAAAATTGCAGCACAAGCATATGAGGATGCTATGGCTAAAATTGAAAGTGTTGATACATTTTATTCTATGTTTAGATTCTTAATGAGAGCAATAGAAAATAAAGACTTATCAAAAGAGTTAAAAATAAGAAATTTAATTAAGAAAAAAATTGATGGGAAAAATGCAACCACAAACTGAATTATATGGACATCCAAAATGGCTATTTTATAGCATATTTGGTAAGAAGTATGTTCAAGAAAATTCACATAAATCATTAGAGGATTTTTTCGATGATGCGCCACATTATTTTTATATGTATATTGGTCCTAATTTTGTTTGTCTTAGTAGCTATCATAATTTTTATACAGAGACAAAAAAAATATTAGTTAAAAAAATAACTAATATAAGAGCATATCAAATATTTGGTATTGAAAGAATGGAAAATGCCATAGAAAAAACTAACACAGTTATTAGTAAAGCCGAATATAGAAATAAAATAATTGGCGAAATTTAATTCACATTTTATATTATAAACGAAAAAACCCTGCTTGACAGGGTTTTTAATGAAATTAGGTTGGACGCCTAAAGCTGTGTGGTTGTATTCGGTTAACACACTACTCTGATATGGTAGAATAGAGCGGTTCAAATCTGCTCCACAGCACTTTTAAAACATTCCGTTTGCTTCGAGGGCTTTCGGATAGAGTGAGGAAACTGTCAATGTATGCAGTGGAGGCGTAAGGTGTCTCATTAGCATACGAACATTTATAAGATTGTTTATGATTTTTAAAACCTATTTTTAAAACCTTTATATACAAAATAAATCACACCACCAATTAATAGATAAGGTAAGAATGATAATGCTAATTTAAAAACAAGTACGAGCACTAATACAAGTGCGAGTACCATAAATATGTTAGTTAATGTTAGTTTCATATATTTTTTAGTTTTGTTTTGTCGTTTTATTCTTAACCAAGATATTAAACTTTCGGAAGTCTCTTTAGATAATGCTGTATCTAATTTAGATTCAAGTTCTTTTAAGTTTAACACGTGCTTTATGTTATTTTTTAGCTTTAACTTCAGTATCAACATCTTTACTTCTAGCAATTGCATCTACAATTGCTTTATAATTTGTTAAAGGTGATGTGAACTCAGTATCATCATTCATTTTTACATGAGCTTTCAATACACCATCCTCTTTATAAATACGAGCTTCTTTTAATTTGTTAAGTAATCCTTTATACTTATTGATACCTAATACATCTAACACATTCATAATATTATTATTTAAGTTATATCTTTTAAACGTATAAAAATGAAAAATGTTATGTCAACTCAATAAAATTTGCAATTAAAAATCTTCTTTTTTCAGAATTGTATTTAGGATGGTTCGTAAAATCTTCTAATAAAAGCATTTTCCATTCAGTTTCCTCAAATTTATATACAATTGTAAATTTTGAACGATTTATTTTTTTTATTAATTCTTCTCTATTAGAATCATCAACTCTATAAGTAATGACTTCATTTTTGATATTATTATCTTTATCAAGCCATAGCGGATCATTAAAACTTGTAATTATCCTATTTTCTTTAATATTAAAAATAAATTGTGGTACAACAGACCATACAATATTATTAGCATTTAATGGGGTATTATAACGATTTGATTTCTTTTGTGGAGAAATAAAACTGTTAAAACCTCTTATTATATTAATCAATAAATCCATAATTCTATTCATATATACATCGAACTACACAATCTAACATTACTATTAACGATTATATTTAAAAAATGATTTATTTTATTTGGAGATGTGTGAAGTTTTATCTACATTTATAGAATATAAAAATAATAAACTATGAATGACTGTTTTGATAATGACTTAACTATAGTCATAAATAAGAGGAGAGATATACGTGTGGAATATATGCCTAAAATTTTAGATAATGCTAAGTTAATATTAGATTTAAATAATAGTCAATTATCAATGCTGTTAAATGAAGTTAAATCTAAGCCTGAAGAAGAACAGATTATATTTTTAACACATTTAATTGATAAAATAGATTGTTGCTCTTCTTATAAAAGTGTAAAAAACTTTCTTCTTAATTTTAGATTGTTGCTTGAAAAAATTGCTAGTATGTCATGAAAAGTATTCCTCGTAGCAAAGAGTTTGTAAAGTTGTATGATATAATCTCAAATAATTCATTTAAAGGTATAGGACTACTTTATTTTGATAGTGAGATGTTTTTAAAAATGAGCTTGTTTGAAAATTATATTATTTCTGTTAGAATGATTGATATTTGTTCTTCTCAACAAAATATCTATGGTGGTGTAGAAATTATAATTAAAAATTCGACAAAAAGAATTAAAAAATTACTTGATATTTTTATAGAAACTGATTTATCTAATACATATTTTAATAATGATAGATGGGATATTTTGCATAGATTAAAGGGTAAATCAACAATGAATACAAAAACAGGATTTATTGAAGATAATAAAGAAAATTTAGCTAAATGGAAAAAAGTAAGAGAATCGAGTAGTTATAATTATGCTAAATACATATTAAATTATGTATGTGAAAGTAAGAAGAAGCCATCATACGTTAATTACTATACGGCTGGTATAGATGTAATAAGTGATATGGAATATTATCTTTTTGGTTGTATTTATTACTTATTTATAGAAGAAACTATTTTAGATGTATCAGAAAGAAAGAAAATTTTATTTCTTTCTTTGGTTGCGGAGCATCTAAATATTAATACTTATAAAAAATGGGAAAAAAGAGCATTGATTGATTATTTCTTAAATGAATGTAAAGTATGAAATTTTTTAAACATGGTATAGATGTATTTAATAGAAGATATAAAAAATATGGTGGGCATACACATTGGTTAGCACAATCATATATTTTTAACAATAAATGGTATTGCATAGATTATTTATCTATTGTATTTGAGTTCAAATTGCATAAATTTGAAAGATATAGTGCTTATTACGATGGTTACCATCATGATATACAATTTTTATTTGTAACAATTTTCTGGGGTGGAACACCATATAAAGAAACTCAATTTAAAACTAAATCTCAAATTAGAAAAGAAAAAATAGATAAATTACTCTAAATTCTTGTTTTTACTAAATATTTTTTATATATTTGTTTATAATTTAAATTAACACACATAAAATATGAATTTAAAACCTTTGGCAATTATTTCAATGATACTAGTTGCAGTTTCTATAGTCGGCTTAATAATTTTTAGAATTGGTTGGGTAACATTTATTGATAGCCACGAATTCGGATATAAATATGATAAACGCTCAGGTGAAATCACACCTATTCTTACCGAAAAAGGCAAAATCAAAACAGGTTATGTGATTACACCACCTATTGTTGTATCGGTTCATACGATTGATTTACGTCCTGTACAAGTTTGTATTAATGCTAACTCAAGAATTCTTAACTGTAAATTAGTTCGATTTAATCCAACTGGCTTTAAAACATTTATTGATTGGCATGGTAGAGGTGATTACAACACTGTAACTAATTTAAAAGATATTTTATTATCATATGCTTACGATGGTTCAGATTTAAGTCAGTATCCATTCTTATCTATTACGAAAGAATTGAAACCTGATGAAAAAGGTACTATGGAAAACAATTCGGATAAAGTTTTCAAAGCAGATACCATTAAAACAGAAATCTTAGTAAAATGATTTACATACTTATTATAATCGGTTTACTTTATTATTTATTTATTGTAAAAAAATATACAATAAAGGATATTAAAGAATTCTATTTAAAGTTTAGAATACGACTAACAAAGAAAATAAAAATTACAATTGGCTCAATTAGTTTTTTATTACTTTTTTGGGCAACATGCTTTCATTATACAGATTCTCACCAAATAGGAATTATTAGAAATGAAATAACAGGTGAATTGTGGTTAGATGATAAACCAGGTCCTAATCTATCAGCACCTTGGGTTAAAGTTGTTAGAATTGATATTAGACCTATTAGAGTATCAATTTCAACATCATCAAGAAGTTTTAACTCTCGTCTAGTAGAGTTTGATAAATTGGGATGGCGAGAGTTTGTAGAAATAGAAGGATTTAGATATTATTGGTGGGATAATAGAATTTCATACAACTCTGGTTACGATGATGAATACAGAGGTATGAAAGATTTATTAAGAGGATATTCTTTCGATAATGAAAAAAGAAAATTTATTAAAGTATCAAAAATAATCGAATAATTATGGACAGTAAAAAAACTACTTGCGAAACCGTTCAAAGAATGCATGATAAAAAATATCAAGAAATTGAACTTATTAAATCTGTAAAAGAATTTTTAAAAAGTACTTTCATTGTTCCGTCTAGAATTTCAAACTTAAATAAAATTCTATTTGAAAGGTATGATGTGAATGTAGTAAAGTTTGAAACGGATTATGATGTTTATAAATTTACATTTATGTTAAAAACTAATTTATCGGACAGTACACATTGTATATCAGTTGATATTTTAAAATAAATAAAGGGACTCAATTGAGTCCCTTTATTGTATTAAATCATCAGATATTCTTTTACGTCTTTGATGTATAGTTTCAAAATCTTTTTCTATATCAATTAAGCTTTTATATGCTAAAAGATTTCCTTTATCAGTTTTAATTAATTTTTTATTATTTTTAGGCAAACCAATCACCCAATATTCAATACTCTGCCTTAATCTATATATTTGGTATTTAACTTCAACCGATAGATACGTTTTATCACCGCTTTTGTAAAAAATAATTTCATTCTCTTTCATCATTTTTCATTTTAGAAATATTTTCTAATGTGTTTGGTTCGCCAATAAACCAAGATATTTTTCTTTTTCTTAAATTTGAATCCAACCAATCATCATATATAAATGCTTCATATGATATTCTATCATTGATACAGTAAACACAACAATTACAACTACAGAATTCATCACAATCAATTCCATCCCAAGTCATATCATCGAATAGTTCCGAATTAATTATATTATTAGATATAAGTTTTCTATTCATAAATTAATTTAATATGATATATCCTACAAAATACCCTATTAAAAGTCCAGAAATTATTAATATCATATTTTTACTTAATGGTAGGCTATTTTTAATTATATCCAAAGAAGTTTCTTCTTTATTAATAGAATTTATTTTTTTTATTCTACTATTTCTTTTTGTCTTTATTATAAATAACTCTTCACCTTTAGCTATAGCATCATTATAACATTCAAATTCATATTTTTTACCCATGAAATATAATGTGCTATACTCAGCATTTGGATTTGAGTAACATGGTGTTACTTCTACATAAACTTCTCTATATAAATTATCATAATGACAAAGTACATATGTTCTATTATACCACAACCATTTATACTCCTTTTCCATAATAATATCTCTTATATTCTTCTGACTTATGTCTTTTTATTTTAACTTTATATGCCGAATTAGGCAGCTGCGAATTACTAGATATTATACATCCATTTAAACACAATCCCAATATTACAGATAATATAACAACTTTCATATTTTATTATAGTAAAAATGAAATAAAAAGTTTTAAAAATATTTGTATTTGTCTACAATTATTGTTAAATTTGTGTTTAAAAATAAAAAATGAGACCAACAACTAAAGTTATATTAAATGGTAGAACACTCAGTAGAAGAACTGATACCAAAAGACTTAATATCACTGAGTTGAAAATATGGACTCTAATGAGAGCAGGTGCATATCCAGTTTATATTAGGCAAAACCTAAATGATATGGGATTTAAAGGTAAAGTTAAAATAGTACCTTCTAATCATGTTGCATTTAAACACATTAAAAAAGAATTCCCTGAGTGGTATTAATTATTATTTGCTTAAATTAAACAAAATGAATTATATTGTAATAGATTTAGAGGCTACGTGTACCGATGGTAAAGAAAAAATTCGGAACGAAATTATTGAGATTGGTGCTGTGAAAATAGACAAAAATCTCAACATCATTGAAGAATTTCAAAGATTTGTTAAACCTGTAGAGAACCCTTTATTAACAGAATTTTGTAAAGACTTAACAAAAATTAAACAAATTGATGTAGACAATGCTGAGAATTTTGGTGTAGTGTGTGCCGAATTTATTAAATTCATTGGTGAAGGCTACACTCTATGTAGTTGGGGATTTTATGATAAATCACAACTAACTAAAGATTGTATACTTCATGGCATGTCTTATGATTGGTGTGAAGAGCATATCAGCTTAAAACATCAACATGGTAGTATGTTTAAACTTGGAAAAGGCGTAGGTGTTCAAAAAGCACTTAGAATGGAGGGTTTGAGATTTGAAGGCACTCACCACAGAGGAATAGATGATGCTAAGAACATTGCTAAAATTTTCATAGCACACTACGAAAAGTGGAATTTTAAAAAAAGAATGGTTTAAAAACCATTCTTTTTTGCATATCTATTTGTATAATGATACAAATTATACATTCATAAAAAGCCTGATTTGATTAATCAGGCTTAGTCTTAAATTATTCCTCCTCTGAATAATCAATTTCATATGAACGCTTTAATTTTATAGCTAAATTATTTGCTACATCTTGTGGTAATTTTTCAAAAAGATTTTCAATCAATGAACTACTATCGAACTCACGTTTTCTATAATAAATCATATCATATAAAACTCTAGTAACCTGCTCTAAAACACCCGTATTAATATCTCGTATAGATACTTTAGAAAAATCAGTTTTACCATCTTCTTTTTTAGAATATATTCGTTCTTCAATATCTTCCTCCACATTTACATTTTCGGCTTTGAAAATTAATGTATAACCATAATTATTCTTTATTGATATTTCCATTATTATAATAAATTTAAATTATGAATTCTTTCTTTTCTATTTGGTTTATTGAAAACTATTAATATTTCCTGATGATGTTCGTTTGATAAAATACTTTTAAGGTATTCTAAAAATTCATATTCATAAATGTGTGCATTTCTATTAAATTCTCTCGATTTAAGTATTCTTATATAATTAACTTTAGAAAATTTAGATGTCAATCTTTGAAAAACAATATCAGCACTAATTAAATAATCATACAAATGAAGTGCGTTGTCATGTTTTTCTACTTCCATAATTCTAAATGTATTATCTCTTTTACAATATAATTTCATTGTATTATTTTTTTAAATACATTATTCGTTATTATCTTCTATAGCTTCTGTTATATCTACATTTTCATTAATTACTTCAGTTTGGACCCAATCGATTTCACCATCATCTGTTGTTAGTACATCTGCGGTATTATCTTCTGTCTCTGTTGCCATTCTATATGCGACAACAGGTGGTATGGTTATATCAATATCAAATAAATTTCTTGGTGTGCATGATGTATTAATATATTCACTCTTTTTAATATCTTTATTCGAATCTTCTGCTTTAATTATTTTAGAACGTTTAACTTGTATAGATTGAACACTTCTATTAAGAACTTTGCTCAATTCACTATCAGTACCTTTAAATTCAAATAATAAAGTTATATCTTGTTCTAACCATTTCTTTCTACCATTATTGGTATTTTCTCTACGTTTTTCGTAATATAATTTTTTCCACTGATAATATTTTTCTGTTTTCTTACTCATAAAAGGAGGTTAGTTTATTTGTTATTGTATAGAAAAATGATTTCAAAGTTTAACTTTAATTGAAATATTTTTGGATTTATCTATTATTTTTGTTAAATTTGTAATATGTTTAAAAATCTGTTTAAAAAATCACAAAATAAAACTTCTATAAAAAGTATAGAAGAGATATTTAATGTGACAAATTTTAATAATTGGTTTATAAATCCTGATAATGGTTCATATGCAAATCATGGAATTTTTCTAAGATTGGATAAATTGTGTGATTCATTCTTCTTTGAATATTTTGAATTTCAAGGTGTTAAAAAAGGTTCTGATTTTGCATATAATGAAAATTATACTAAATTTAGAGTATTTGTTGAACAAGTTAGATTAAATTGGATAAGTAAAATAAATGAAAAAAATTCTTAATTTATATTACCATATTATTAATATATCTGAAATTAAGTGTATTAATAAAGAGATTAAACTATTAACTGAAAAATTTATATCAGATAGTTTTCATTTAAATATAGCTAAAGGAGCTTCTTATGGATATAGAGAAAATATTCGTGGGAGAATGATTGGAAACAAAGATAGAATTAGTATTCTAAATAGAAAGCTTAGAATACTTAAAAATGGATTATAAATCGTGTTCATTTAGAAAAATCTCAGGTTGAAAATATACCAAAATAGAATCCGCAGAATACGATATTTTAATACTATTTTTAGTAATTTTTACTGATTCAAAATATTCAAATCTTTCCAAGTCATTTTTTATTTTAATTAAAGTTTCTTTATCTGTAGTTGGAATTTTAATTGTAATAATAATGTCAGTCCCACCCATAGCGGTATCAATAGATTTACCTTTAAAATCTTTCACTTGTACACCATTTATACCGTGTTTAGATAAATAATCTATGATTTTACCAATGTGAAATATATAACCATTTTCAAAGCCATATTCTATAGCATCATCATCTAATTCTATGGTTTCAAACATAATGCTTAAATCATCTTCCTCTTCCTCTTCATCGTCCCAATCTGAAACATTTTCATTAACACGAAATTGTTCTTCTATCATAAATATTATATTATCAACATCAGTTTTATCAAATATTTCTCTATCATCTTCATCACCATAATCAGCAAATATTTTACCTTCATGTGTCGTTGATAATGTCATTTTAATATCTGCACTAGTAATTTCTATATAATCACCTAAATATTCTTCTGGATATTCACCTCTTATATCAAACGTAATTTTTAATTCTGGATGATGTTCTTTAAAATAAGTATCTAAATTATTACGTAATGATAACATATCTTTACGTTGTTCTAACATGGGGTTAGAATAATCTTCAAAAAGCTTTAAATATTTCATAAGTTATATATAATTCTGAAAATGTATTATTTTTTTGATTAAATAATATTTTTATATAAAATTTTGCATATTATCATATTTTTAATTATATTTGGGTTAAATTGATATTTAATCATAAAAAAATGAAAAATGTTTCTATACAAACTTCAACAGAATTTGCTAAAGAGATTGTTGTAGCAATGATGCGAGGAAAAGAAATTGATGTTAAAGGCATGTTGACACCATTAGTAATTCAAGCTGATGGTCAACGAATATCATCTAATCATTTTAGAATTCTTGAAACAAGAATTTCAATAGAAGAATTTACTGATAAAAAAGAATATTATTTGAAGAAGAACTCAGAATCACACTATTTTGGAATTATTCTTCAACCAAGTTTTAATATTTGCGAAGAAATTTCCAAACAATTGAAAATGGAAGTAGGTTATATTACATTTAGTTATTTGATAAATATATAAAAATGAGTGATGCTTGGAGTGATGCATTAAAAGGTGAATCTTTTTATGCTAATAATAAAGTGGAAAGAGTACAAAGAAGTAATTTTGATTCTCAACATCTATCTGATAGTAGTAGAGTCGAAAGAGTACATAAAAAAGTTGTGATTAATACTTTAATTGGTAAAGGTGATATGATTTTATTAAAATCAAAATATCATAAATATTATGTTGATAAATTTAATCCAAAAACAGTTGATATAACAAAACCAGCTAAAGTTAAAAAAGTTAGTAGTTATGGTAAAATATACATAGAAGGTTGGGAAGAAATACACAATAAAAAGATGGGTAAAGGGTTTCCTAATACATCTTTTGATAAATTGAGTGAAAGACAGATTAGAATATTTGGCTTTTATAAACCTGAACCTATAGTTGTTAAATCTATTGGTCAAATTCAAGATTGTGATGATAAATCATTTACACTCTGTATATTTTCAAATGATAATATTATAAATATTTATCCAAATGAATTACTTATAGATGTAGCACCTATAGAAAAAGGCGTATACATTACTGTTATATCAACTATAACAAAAGGAAAACAAATTATTGAATTTCTACAATCTACTGAAGATGAAATAAAGCAACACAACTCATGAAATTTACAGAGCCTTTAGATATACTATATGACCAATTATTTGATAAGCCCAACAAATTGGGTATGACTCCTTTAATAGAAAAAGCATATAAAAATTCTAAATTATCTTCAATCGAAAAAGAACAAGAAGAGATACTAACAGCTTCTTTAGTTATCCACTTTGATATAATTCCATCTAATAAATTTCATGTTATTGAAAATTATATCAGAACATCGGAATTCGAAAATCTTCATATTAAAGAAGCTTATGCTCAATATATTTTAGGTGGTGGTAAATTTACTGATAGTAAATTTAAAGCATACTTAATAAAATTTGTTCAATCTATGGAATTTAAAATACCTCTTTCAATAATAAAATCTTTGAAAGAGGATATTGATTCTTCTTTATATGAAAGTATAGCTAAATAATATTATTACATATTTCCTCTACTATCAGAAACAGCTATTTGTTGTTGTATAGCCATTGAAATTAAATCGGAAACTTTCATATCGCCTACTTCTCCTGTAGCTGAAGGTACAATGTCTTTTATTTTAATATTTACAAATAATGTATATTCACCAACTGCACCAGGAAATAGAGATGTATCTTCACCATATAAATCATTAACTACTACACCATTACTTATTAACATATCAAGAGATGGACTTAAAGAATTTACGACATTGATATTTTCAGCTACTAAGTCTTTATCAGTTTCTTTTATAAGATTTTTAGCAACATCAAGATATTGTCTTTTGATTAATAACTTAACCTGGTTTGACTTAAGTAACCATATAAAATGGGTAACATCAGCTAATCTAGTTAACCCAATAGCATTTTGATCATTACTTAAAGGTATTTTTATTTCATATTCTTGCATAATTTATTATTATTTTTTAGTCATTCCACAATTTATATATCTGTTTTTAAACTTCTATAATATTTTGAGTATAATTAGATATGGATAGAGAGATAAAAAAGGCTTTACACACAAGATTGGAACAAAAAATGAAAACTGCTATACCACCATGGTATGAGGATAATGCTTATTATTTTACTTTTTCAGACTTTGAAAAGTTTATAAAAAATAATTTTAACGGAAAAGTTCTAATAAAATCATTTAAAGAAAAATATAATTTTCACAAAATTATATTAATTACTGTATATTCAAGAAAGCAATTTATAATAACTACAAGCTATAGTATTTAAAGAGTTACTAAATAAATAGACAAACATGACTGTTTTTACTAAGTAAAAAGCTTGAAAAGGTTTTATCCTTTCTCCGATAACTCTTGTTTCGGATAGATTTAAATAATTCGACATAATTTTTTATATAATTTAAATCTATATTATAATCTATCTTAAACTGTAAAAGTTTGTCAGTTGTAATATTGTTTAAATTAAATTCTGGAATTATTTTAAATCCTTTAATATATTTATTTATACCACGTCTACACAACTCCATAGCTGATGCTATAGGATCATATAGATTATAGCTTAAATTACCTATAAATGAAGAATAATAAGCTGCTGCATTAATTAAAATTGTTTTAGTTTCATTACATTTTCTCCTTATTAAATCCTTTAAATAGTTTAATTTCCATTCATTTTTTATTTTTCGATTTGAAATTACATTTCCATAATTTTCTTTAACTATATTTTCAAGTTCTTCCATAACTAAATATGAACATTTAAAATGATTAATTTTTAAAAATAATTGTTTTATGATAATTGAGTATTCATATTTTCTTTTATTAGATGATACCTTATTTTCTATTTCAAAACAACCTTTATCTAAAATGTTTAAATTTTTATCGGTTATCACAAAACCAATTTGATTAGGATTTAAATCAATTGATAAATATCTTTCCAACTTACCTTCTTTTAATAATTCGTCATGGTTTCTATATGCATTTTTCCAATATATTTTTCTTTCTAACTTATCTATAGGTGCAGATTTAGTCAATAATCTTATATCAAAATTTGAATTGTATAGAATCGATTCATCATACGATAAATAAATTTTATCATATGTCAATTTAACTGATATTGGAATTTTTTTATCAACAGACAATTGTTGTAGAAGTTTTAATTCTTTCAAATGTTTTTTGTTTGAAATAGATAATTCTATTTTTGTTTTTGTAGATTCTAAATTAAACAATATTTTACCATTTGAAATATCTTTAAAATTAAAGAATCTATTACCCTTTCTACTAGTTTCACCATAGATTGTAAGTGGGTATAATCTACATTTTTTAAATTCTTCGTTGGTTATTAAATTTTTATTTCTTCTTAAAATATTTACTTTACCACCAAAAACTATTTTAGATTTATAACTCTTTTTAAGAAAAATTAATTTTTTAAACTCTTGTTCATTGAGTTTTTTATTACTTAGTGCATTTATTTTTCCTAAAATTCTTTCTTTTGATGATACATATCTTTCATAAAAAGAAATAACTTCTTTCTTTAAATATTCTTTAAATTTTGATGATTTAATATTTAAACTATCTTTGAACAATTTATCATCTAATAATTCTAAATTATTATAACATTTTCTGAAATCAATTGATCCCTGGTGCTGTAGTATTTTTAATGTTTTTAAATCATCGTCTGAACATCTGTGTTTAAATATTATTGTTTTCAATTTTATCTTTAATACTTTTTGCTTTATTATAACCTTTCCTCATACCATACAATCTACAACAGAAAGATGATATAATTGAAATCAAATCTTTATTTAAATCCTTTTCATTATTATTTTCAACATTTATAATGTCTATTTTACAATTCATTTTAGATAATAGTAAATTAAGATAATTAAATCCGAATCTTGTAATTCTATCTTTATTTTCAATTACTATTATATTTGGATTCGAATTTAACATTTTTGTTAATTGTGTTCTATTATCATTCATACCTGAACCAATTTCTTTAAATACTTTAGTTATTTTATAACCACTAGATATACAATAATCTTCACAGCGTTTTATTTGTCTATTTAAATCATCTTTTTTTTCGTAAGATGACACCCTACAATAAATAAAAATATTCTTTTGTTCGAAATGAGAATTATCAACAATCTTCTCAATTATTATTGTTCCTGATGGTGTTTGTTTAGATATAACATCATCTGGTAGTCTATTCTCTTGAAACCATCTAAAAACTGTTCTATAACTAACTCCTAATTCCTTTGCATATTCACTTAACTTCATATTTCTATATATAAAATATTTTTTATATAAATGGTGTATATGTCATAATTTTTCAATATATTTCGTAATATTTATTAAAATGTTTTAAGACTATTAACTTGTTTTACAAGTCTCAAATAAGTTGCTGTAATTTGTCTAATTTGCTCGTTATCGCTACCTGTTTTATCAGGATGATATTCCATAACAAGCTTTCTATACTCCTTTCTTAAATCGGCTTTATTTTTACAATCCATAAGAGATTTTAAGAAAGGAGTTTCTTTAGCTTCAATATAATTATCAAAATTTTTCCAAATATCATCAGAAGTCAACAACTCAAAATCATCAAATTGAATTAAATCTTCGGAAAGCAAAAATACAAATTCATCATAATATAAAGAACGCAATCTTCCTGTATATGGCTCTGTACCAAGAATACAGTTCCATGTATTAGAATACCAAGTACCATCATTTTCAGCATACTTAATCAATTCACTCAAACCATGCCCAAAAAATCCACCATCTTTAAAAAAGATAGTAAATCTATTATTAAAAATTTTATATTTCAAATAAGATTTATCAAGCATTTTTTCTAAAATGCCTTCAACATTGAATTTTGCGTTTTCAATGTTTACCAATATATAATCTTTATCTTCTATAATATTTGACATGATACAAAGGTAATATTTTTTGTAGACAAATACAAATAATTTAAATAAAATGCTTCATTATTTGGAAATTTAGATAAATTATGTTATTTTTGTATTATGAATATAAATGGTAAGATTGTATTAGTTAAAATTGGATTTGAACATGAAATGTTATCTATTTTAACGGATGATGGTGTAGTATCACCAATTATGGATTACTTTCTAAAAATTATTTATAAAATTTCTGACCCAGATAAGCGTTATCTATACTTCAAAAATAAAAAAACATTATCTGTAATTTATGGTGGTGTAGAAGAATCAATAGAATTGAAATCAATAGAATTCTCCGTAGATGGTTGGGAAGTAAATGATATTGAAGCAATGGAAAGTGGTTCAGGTGTTAACATTTATGATTCCATAACAAATGATACTAAAATTAAAAATATGCTATTAGCTTATCTAAATAAAGATGTTGAACTAATTATAAAATTACAATAACTTGGAAAACTTCACAGACAACTTCAGTTTTAAAGTATCTCTACCTTTAGAAGAAGGTAAAACATACGATACAAAATTTCAAACCAAAATGAAATTTACTATCACTAAAATTAATACAGCTAAAGATGGTAAAATAGTTTCTATTCAAGGATTCTACGATGATAAGAAATATTTTATCTGCCCAATTAATGTAGATAGAATAATTCCAGAAATTACAGAGAAACATAAAGCTCAAGGCGCAGTTGCAAATACAATGAATGAATACTACAAATCATTAAAAGATTTCTCAAAAATTGTTAAAGGTACTTACACCGAAGAAGAAAAAGAAATTATAGCAGAACATATTAAAAACCTATTCTTATGAAAAATAAAAATTGTCCAAATTGTAAATTTTATAAAATAGGTAAAATAAAAGTTTATACTCCCGATGAACCACGTGCATGCGAATTGGGAAATAATGAAGTATTTGAAAATTGGTGGAGAGAGAACGGTAGTAAAACTGATAGAAATACTCTCACCGAATTGAATTGCTTTGAAGAAACTAAATTTGGAAAAATACTTAATAATTCTTTGGAAATATTAGAAGAACTTAGAAAGCTTAATGATAAAAAAGAGAATTAATACAACCTTTTTATTCTTTCTTTCCTACTATTATCCCTCAACTTAAAGTCGGTAATACTGTACTTTTCAATGGACTGTAAAAATTCTTGTAATACTCTTGTATTAATTCCTTTAGTTAAATAAATATATCCAGCAAACCAACTATAAGCATATCCCATTTTATCACGATGTGAATGCCACGCAGGTGCTACACCATAGCTAACATCTTGACATAAATAAACACGATTTGATATAATCTGTATTTTGCCTACACATCTATCACCATCTATGCGACAAGAAAAATCATCACCTGGTTTTAAATCCGTAATAACATTGGTGTATTTATATTTAATTACTCCATTAATTTTATCATAAGTTTCATCTGTATGAACTGCATACCATGTACCCAGTCCAAATATTAAAAAAATTGCTATGATTAAAATTAACATAAATTTTTTATTCTTTCTTTTCTACTTAAAACTTTTTCGACATCCGATGAATACAAGCGAATTATCATACCACCATCATGTGCAATAGTATATACTAATCTACCATTACGTACAGACATTGAATTTACTTTATAAACCCAATTTTCTCTATGAATTGCACTTTCTTTAGAATAATGTTTTTCTATCTCATTCTTTTTTATTTTTACATTTTCACCAAGTTTAAATCTTGTTCTCTTGATAATATTTTTATCACTTTTTATTATAGCATAAGGTATTGTGAAAATGGCTAATACGCCAAATGAGAAAAGTATTATAGTCTGTAAAAAATTTAATCTGGCTAAATAGTTTTCATAATCTTCATTAAACATATTCATAGTTATAGAAGCTAACCCACATGATATTGCGCCAATACCAATATTTGCTATTATTGAAAGTAATATGGTGAATATTAACATAATTTATATAACGTTAAATTGAAAAAAAATGTTATTGATATTCAATATCATCTACTCTCTTTCTAAATTCAATACTCCATTTAGCAATTTTATCATAAACTTCTGTAAATTCGTCAAAATTTATAATATCATTGACTAAAGTATCGTGGTGAGAGCTATATGCGCTACTAAAAGCTATATCGGATAATGCGCTATGTGCTTTCTCCAATCTATCTAATTCATCTTCCCTACTTCTTACTATTGACATATTAATTTAATTTTAAAGTTTTTATTCTTGTTTTTTATCTATTTTAAATACTTTCACAGAATCTTTTTGTATTTCTGATATAAGCTCATTTCCCATTATATCGGAAAATTCTCTGTTGTCTTGACACATCAATAATTTTCCGACGGATGTTTTGATTGTGTATACACCAAATCAACCAATTGATAGAACTGTCAATATGATTGAAGAAATAATTAATACCTTTTCCATAGACATTATATTGATTAGAAATTGAAAAGTTTTAAAATCTAATAATTTTAAATAAACTGTTTATAATCAACATGTTGAGATGTATTAAAAAAGAGAAATGTTTTAAATATATACAATATGAAGTATATAAAAGAATATTATGATTATTCTGATATGGCAAAGTTGCCCGATTCGGAAATAAAGGATATGGCTAAAACAAAGAAATTTAGCAGATTTATGTTTGGAAAACCTGAACCAGAAGTAGCAAATTATACTAAGTATATAAAATCTATGGTTTTTAAAGCTATTCCAGAATTTAACAATGAGCATGTTTATGTAAAAGATAGTAATAATTCTACTATGATATATTTCATAATTACAAAAGAATTTGACGGTAGAGCATTTGATACTGTTTTAGAAGTTAATATTTTTCATGCTTTAAAAAAGCTTAAAGTTAATTTAGTATTCTACATTAATGAAGATGTTTATTCAGATGAAAATTCAGATGATGATATGGAAGAAAATGATAAGTTTTTAGAGACAATTGGTTTCTTTGATAATAGAATAACTTTTGATAATTTTGAAAGTATTTTAAATAGCCTTAAGTCAAATATTTCTAAATATAAAGTATATTGCTACGGTAAATATGGGGTTGAATAATTTATTTTAATTTTCTCAATTTTAATAAATCGGTTTCAGTGAGAGAAAGCATATTAAAATTCCTTCCAAGTTTCTTTAAACAATTAGTTATATAATCGACTAAATAAAGATTTTTTTCATCTTTTATTATAATGATTATAGTATGTAAAACAGCAGTTAATTTATAGTGATATACTTCTAATCCTTCAATTTCATTAAGCTTATTTTTAAGTCCTCTAAATTTAGATACTATATCTTTAGATTCTGGTAAAGTTAGTCTATAACAAGTATAATTATTTTCCATGACCAATTAAAAATTTTATATCATTTTCGCTATACATATAAAAATTAACTGCAAGTTTATCTAATTTGTATAATGTATCTTTTACGTATGTTTTTAAATATTCATCATCTTTATCTTGTATTATTACGTGTAAGTATATTTCACCATCATTATAATGATTATATATTATTCGAATACCATCTATTGATTTTAATAATTTTTTAATATTTTCTAAGTTTTTAGGTGCTTCATCATCATAAACAGCAAAACAATAACATGGATATATTTTATTATTTTCAGTATTTGATTCATTAAATTTGGTGAAATTGAATATCATAATGATATATATTTAAAATGTTTTCTTTAAAGATATAACATTTTTGATATTTTTGCGTTATAGAGGTATAATACACAAAGATATATAGAATATTATGAAAACAGTATTAAAATTTATTATCAAAACAATTATCGTATCAAGATACGACAGGGTATATATTGACTAAATTCTAATACTTTTAATCAATCATATAAACCCTGAACATAAAAAATTCAGGGTTTTTTATTTGTAAAAATTAACCAAAAAATAAAAAAAAAGAAAATGAAAGATTCGGATACAGGTAGGAAAGGTAAGGAACTCGGACTACTTAGAAATGTTGGAATTATGGCCCATATCGATGCTGGTAAAACTACAACAACAGAGCGTATTTTATATTATACGGGTAAAACACACAAAATTGGTGAAGTACATGATAGAGATGGTGCGGGTGCTACAATGGACCATATGGATTTAGAAAAAGAAAGAGGTATTACGATTACTTCTGCTGCAACTACAGTATTTTGGAACTATCCAACAACACAAGGTGAACTTATACCAAATAGTGAATCCTATAATATTAACATTATAGACACACCAGGACATGTTGACTTTACAGTTGAGGTAGAACGTTCACTTAGAGTATTGGATGGTGCAGTTGCTCTATTTTGCGCTGTATCGGGTGTAGAACCACAGTCTGAGACTGTTTGGAGACAAGCTGATCGTTATGGTGTTCCAAGAGTATGTTTTGTTAATAAAATGGATAGAGCGGGTGCTAACTTCTTTAAGGCTGTTAAAACTATAAGAGAAAAACTCGGTGCGAATGCAATACCATTACAAATACCAATTGGTTCAGAAGATGGTTTTATCGGGGTAGTTGATTTAATTGCAATGAAAGGTATTCTATGGAATACTGAAGATGAAGGTAAAACTTATAGAGAAATTGAAATTCCGACAGATATAGTAGAAACTGTAAATGAATACAGAAAATCTTTATTAGAAACTCTATCTGAATATGATGATGAACTTATGCTAAAATATTTGGATAATCAAGAAATTAGTGAAGAAGAAGTGAAATCTGTTATCAGAAAGGCTACTGTTGAAATGAAAATATTTCCAGTTCTTTGCGGTTCTGCCTTTAAAAATAAAGGTGTTCAGTCTGTAATAGATGCTGTATGTGCATATCTTCCTTCACCTAAAGATAGGATCACAAAGGGTATAAATACTGATACTGATGAAGAAGTTGAGATTACTCCAGCGATTGGTAGACCATTTACTGGACTTGCTTTTAAGATAACAACTGACCAATATGGTAAGTTGTGTTATGTTAGATGTTATTCTGGTCATATTAATGCAGGTTCTTATATTATTAATATGAGAACAGGTACTAAAGAAAGAGTATCAAGAATTGTACAAATGCACTCGAATAAGCAAATTCAAATTGAAAGTGCAGAAGCAGGTGATATAGTTGCGTTTATCGGTATAAAGAATATTAGAACTGGTGATACACTTGTTATTGATAACAAAGTTGTTTTAGAGTCTATGTCTTTTCCTGAGCCTGTGATAGGTTATGCGATTGAAGCAAAAAGTCAAGCGGATTCTGATAAATTGGGAATTGCTCTTTCTAAATTAGTTGAAGAGGATCCATCTCTTAGAGTAAATACTGATAAAGAAACTGGTCAAACTATAATAAGGGGTATGGGTGAGCTTCACTTAGAAGTTAGACTTGAAACATTGAAACGTGATCATGGTGTTGAGGTAAAACAAGGTGCGCCTTTAGTTGCGTACAAAGAAACCTTAACTAATAAGTTTCAACATAGAGAAGTATTCAGTAAACAAACTGGTGGTAGAGGTAAATTTGCTGATATTGTGTTTGAAATTGGTCCACGTGAAGATGGAAAATTAGGTTTGGAATTCGTTAATGAAATAGTTGGTGGAGTAATTCCAAAAGAATTTATCACACCTATTCAAAAAGGATTTGAAGAAGCTATGAAAAATGGTCCTTTAGGTGGCTATCCTGTAGAATCTATGAAAATTAGACTTATACATGGTTCTTATCATGATGTGGATTCTGATGCATTGTCATTTGAATTAGCAGCAAAAGAAGGATTTAAAGTAGCTTCTAAACAAGCTAAACCAAAATTATTAGAACCTATCATGGAAGTAGTTGTAACTACACCTGATGATTTTATTGGGTCTGTATCTGGTGATTTGAATAAGAGAAGAGGTTCTATTACGAATATTGACAATAAAGGAAATACTCAGCTTATTACTGCATCAGTTCCACTATCAATGTTGTTTGGTTATATTACATCATTAAGAACTCTAACATCTGGAAGAGCAGTCCCTAATATGACGTTTTCTAAGTATGATTTTGTTCCTGATAGTATATCTATGACAATAGTTAAATAAATAAAAAAGGGATTCGTTTGAATCCCTTTTTTATTACATTAAATTGTTAAAGATGTTTATAGAATTATTAACATCATATTTTAAAGGTTTAGTTACATCATTAACTTCTATTTCATCATCATCGAGTAAGTCATCGGGTAGATTTTCATCATTATCATCTCCACCATCTTTCTCTTTTTCTACTTCAGACTTCTTGATATAATAATTCAGAACATCGTGATAGTAATTCTCAAATGTTTTTAAATATTTCATTTTAATTCTTCTAATTTTAGATTGTATAGTTTAAGGTATTCATTAAGTGATTCTTTTGTTATTGATAATTCGGGTAAGTGAATTACTTCTAAATATTTCTTTCTTTCTATTTCCTTTTTTTCTATAACTAATTGGTAGTCAGTAAATTTCTTCATTTTTGACAAAATTTATTTTAAGCGTATAAAATACTTATTAAATTATTGGCATACGTATCCATATTTGAACTATAGCTTGATGATGATGTATCTAATGTTTCTACATTTACAGTAGCTATTAAAAGTTTTGTGAATTTGTTTGTAATATTGACAGTTCTTAAAACTCTATATTTATAATTGAATTGATCAACATTATCATCAAAAACCTTAACTTCACAATCAATCCCTAAACATATAAAAGAAGATATGGGTGTACCACTCGTACCATTTGTTCCATTATCGCTAACTGTAATTGTTTTATTAGCAGTACTTGTAATTTTTATCATGTTATTTATGGGTTTTTGTTATATATTAAATTGTTTTTTGAAAAAAAGTATGAAATCTGAAACATTTAGATTTATTTTAACTATAATACACATAATAAAAACACTTAATATGAGTAAGAAATCAAATTTAACAGAAGGTAATATTAGAACTAATGTTAAGCCTGTAAGCAATACGACAAAACCTGATATTGAACCTGCTCCTCAAATTCCACAAGATAAAATGGAAAAATTGATGGTTGGTACGTTTGGTAGCGAAAAAGAATTTAAAGTCTTATATATTTTAAATAAAGAAGCTATTGTTGATAAAAGGGTATCAAAATTATTAGCAACATTTAATGTTATATTTAAAGATATTTTTGAAAGCGATATTAAAAATAAAATTTATATTTACAAATTAATTTTACAAGAATATTCAAAAAAAGTTGATGATATTGGATTTGATGGTCACATATCGTCAAGAATGAAAAATTTCTTTGTTAATAAAGTAAAAAACGCTAAAAAAGCTAATAATGATTAATATCATATCATTCATATTAAATTTTATAATATTCCCACATAGTTTATATTATGCAATCATTAACAAAAAGTTCTAAATGGAAATACTTCTTATCAGGGGGTAGAGTAAATTATGAAATGTTAAATTTCATTAAACAAGATGAAGAAATTAAAGATTATTTAAAAAGTAAACAATATATGTTAGATATTGTTGATTTTTATATGTTTAGAAATATGATTCTAAATAAATCAGTTAATTCTAATATTATAACACATAAAGAAGCTATAGAAAAATGTGGAACAAAAGAATCGCTATTTGGTTATCATTGGATTAAAAGTATAGTAGAAGATGCACTAAAAATAGAAATAACATTAGTTGATAATTTTTAATTTAATGGAAACAATAGTAACGACAGCAATAATTTTTATTATAATAGGTGTGCTTTGGTTTGTGATAGGTGTTATTTTAACTAACATGTTATATGACTGTAGTAATACGTATTTAGTATCTAAATATTTTGATACAAATGATTTATTTAGTAAATATAATATATTACTTATGTTGAGTGGTCCATTAATTTCAATAGATATTTTAATTACATCAATAATAAACATAAAGCACAAGAAACGATTACTGAGAAACGTCAAATTTAAAATTGATGATAGAGTAATAGCCATATTATACAATCATAATATAAAAGGTAAAATAGTTAAAATTAAAGTTAAAAATTTTAGTATTGTTTATTTATTGGAAGGATTAGAGCGTATAGAATTTGATGAAAGATGTGTAAAACTTGATAGAAAATCGAGAATTGATAATCTTTATAATTAAGCTACTTATTTAGCATCAATTTTAAATTCGAGTTGATAACCACTTTTTAGACTGTATATGATAGTATCGGAATAAATAATATTTTTATATTCATAATCAACATATTTTAGAGCAGTACCTTCTTTTAAGTATGCTATTGTAATATGTGGTGTATAATCATCATTAGAATTTGTATGAAAAATATCCTTAAATATTTGATGTATATAAAGAAGTTCTTCGGTTGGTTTAACAGACATTTTTAATACATCGTATCCCTTAGATGTTCTAAATATATTTATACCATTAATTTCAAATTTAATAGGTTCTAAGGTGCTTATTAATGAACCAATTTTGTTTATATTTGTATTTCTTAAATTATACAATAAAGTAACATGTGGATACAATTGATAACCACCTGGTATACCAGGTAATTCTGTATTCTCTATTTTCCAAATATCTTCTTTATCAATACTGTTTATAATATTTTCCCATCCAGGAATATTTAATTTATATAATAATACATTGTGTGTAAATCCATTTTTCTCTAATAGAAAATCATCGAAATTTGAGTAGAAATTCATAAAGTATATATTATATATAGTTCATGAAATACTTAAAATTGTTTGAAGATTTCTCGGAAGATTGGGATGAGGAAGAAGAAGAGGAAGATGAAATTTACTCTACATCCGAAGCATTAAATCAATATGCAAAACTGCTAAAATCAAATGGATTTGATATTATAGTACCAGAAGAACCATCGACATGGTTTTTATTTACTAAGGATAATAAAATTGGTAAAGTTGATTATGATCGTTATGGTGAGTTCAGATTCGCATCTGTACATAAACCATCATCTAAATGGGGAACTGGTTTTGGTTTAGGTTCTACATATGAGCCAACAATTGCTAGGGCTATGTATGCAATAGATATGCTAAAACCAAGTTGGGATAGGTCGAAAGGTTTCCCCGAAAAATATAAATCACCACAAGAGTATATAGAGAAACATAATTATTTAGAATATCATATAATATAAAAATGGTATTTTATTTATTATTATAAATTTTCATTGTGTAATTTTTCAATTCTTGATTTTCTATTAGTATAATGTTTTAATGTATAACTGTAAACACCTTTACCACTTTCATCATTAGCCCATATAACTCTACCGTTACCTGTAATGCTCCCTACGGTAAATATTTTATTTTCTGTATACCCAGCACCACCATAGTTAGAGTTACTAATGTTATTAGTAAATCCTGGTAAACAAATCATTACATCACCAATTTCAATTTTCATATATTCAAATTTTCGATTCTACTTCTTCTGCTTTTTTTATTAATTTCAAATTTTTCATAATTAGACACTTCAATTGACCAACCATAACCGTTTTGACATATAATAGAAATATGATTAAAAAATCCTTTCAAATATGCAAATTTAACGATGGTAAATGTATACGGATACTTTACTCTATCAGTTCCACATCTACCATAATTGTGGGATGTCCAAGAAATTGGATTTTCTTTAATTGTGATATTATCACCTACATTTAATTTTTTAAAATCGTTGTATTCCATTATAGGTTTAAATTTTTATTCTATTAACTCTGTTTATGTGTGTAAACAATTTTATATTTTCATCATTAATTGACCAACCATATCCATTTGTATCTTTTATTGCAATATGAATTGAGATTCTACTTAGTACTATGGATTCTATAGTAAAATGGTATGGATATTTAATAACATTCATACCACATTTTCCACCAGCAGCATTTGACCAAAGACTGGGTAGTTTTTCTATAATTAGAATATCTCCAATTTTTAATTTATCAAATAATTCAGATAGATTCATATTTTTCAAATATAAAGATGTGTTCAATACATATACTTTCTTTCATATCTTTTTTACCATGTTCGGGAATAAAGCATTGCGTTTTTACTTCATAGACTTTCATGATACCATCTTGATATTTTGTTTCTTTAATAAGAATCATTTTTTATCAATTAGATTTTGAATTCTTTCTGTTCTTGTATGAAATGGAATACACTCAATTGTTCTATTATCTGCCATCTTTTTTCGATGTTCGATGTCTTTTTTAATCCAATCTTTAGCATCTTCTTGGTTATTAAAATAAACGTCATACATACCAAACATTCCTTCTGCTTGTATATCAAACCACATAAAAAACTTCCTAATTTGTGGAATATAGCATGTATTACCTTTTTTTATGATGTGTTTGATTCTGTATTTTCTCTTCATATATGACAAATATACGCATAACTGAAGAAAAAAACAAATTTTTATAAAAAAATATTCATTTTAAAACTTTCATCATTAATTTATCTATAATGTTTAAATTGTAGAGTTATGATGTTTTTTAAATCCAAAAATATTGAAAATAATATGAAACAGAATGTAATGGAATCAATATTTTTAAATTCTGATGATATTGAAGAAATAGAAATGGAAGAAGAACAAAATACATTAACTCCTCAATTACCATTACCGCCAACACCAGAAATATTAATAAAAGAATGGTTTATTATATTATGTAATGATTTGAATATAAATAAATATAGTTGTGGTACAACGACTTATTATTTTGGTGAAAATAATGTTGAATCAAATAATTATCCCATATTATCAATTACATACACTAAATTAAGCTTTAAAGAATTTAAAGTTTCTCTTAATAGAACAGAAATGGATAATTTAATAGCTATATTTAATAAAGGTATTAATGATTATTATTTAAATATTTTTACTAATAAAATAAATGATTTGAAATTTACATATAAAGAAATAATATTATGAGAAAATTAATTAATTTAGTAAAAAAACATACCATCCCGCCTATTCCAAAATCAGATTTGTATATGGAGGGTAGATTAGTTACACCGAAGGTTGATTCGCATATAAATGGTAGTAATTTTACATCAGAAGTTATTGATAATGATGGTGATATTTATGACGATTTCACAGATTTTGATCCAACCGTAGAAGAAGATTTTACTTTTTTAAATGATGATGATTTGGATGAAATTGAAGAAGCTATCAATACAGAAAATATATTAACGCCTATATTACCAACACAACCTGAACCAGAAACACCTGAGAGATATTTAAAGGATTGGTTTAATAGATTATGTGGTAGTAATACCATTAGTAAATATATTCAAAATAATGATTATTATTATTTTGCTGATGATATTCATAGAGAATTTTATCCACAGTTGTATTATACTACTGTAGAAAATGTTAGATGTTATTTAAAATATAAAGAATTTACAATAGATTTAACAAGCGAAGAATCATTAAAACTATCAAGAATTTTTAAGAAAGGATTAAATGACTATTATTTAAATATATTTAAAAGTAAGGTGCGTGAAATTGATATGCCTGAAAGGAGTGAAAGAAATGGTAGAAGGTACGGTACTTGGCTATAGATGTTAAAATTACAATTATGATAAGTATTAAAGAATATAAGAACATAGTATGGGAAGCAGCTTTAGAATTTACTTTTTCTTTTGGTAAAGTTAAATTTAAAGATAATACAACATATTTTTCAAAAAATGGTTGTGCCAAATTTGATATTATTGATATTAAAATATGGAATAGAATAAGAGATAGTAAAGAATTATACATGGAAAATCGTTCATCTGATGCTTGGGTATATCATTATGATGTTGATGAAATTTCTATTAATGGAAATAGAGTTACTATAAAATTCAATAGTAAAACTTCCTTATCACTCAAAGAATATAGAACTAAAATTATAGAAAATTCTATATCATAATTATGAATACATTTGAAAAGTTAGCAAAGAAGTTAGTATTACATGAAAAAATAACTAATTATATTATAAATGAAATAAATAATAATTTATCAGAAAGTGATAAATTAAATTGCTTAATATTACAAATAAAATATAAAAGGTTATGATTAAAAAAATATTAAATACATCTAAGTGGTTGTTGGCATGGATGTTAGCATTATTTCCGATAATGATTGTATTATGTTTATTTTTCTATTGGATATTTAACACATAAAAATTAAAATGAACGAAAAATTATACAAATTATATAGAGAAGATTTTACATCTTATGTTAATGGCTTAGAAATTCATAATGTTAAATTGAATGATTTAAGATTGAAACAAATTTGTAAAAAATGGGATATTAATATTAGAGATGGTAACAATGGTAGTTATTGGTTAGATGCTGAATTGGACGAAGAATTGTCTAATACAATTAATAAACTATTATCATTAAAAAAGTAATATGTTTATTGTCGCAAAACATAAACATCTAATACCACACTTACATGAAATTGTAAGTGATTATACTGTTGTTTCTAATGATGGTGAAAATGATGTTATTTATTATGGAACAAATAAGTATGGTACAGTAGTGCTTGGTGTTATATTATTAGATGATGTTGAACAAGAGTTTGTCAGATTCATCCATGTGTTATCAACTAAAGCACAAATATCAGATTTTCTATCTAAAGCTATTATCTATTTAGAAATTTTAAAACAAGCGAAAACAATATTTATTGTAGATAGAAATTATAATGGTGGTGAGCTTGATTATAATATTATAACATTCGAAGAATTACCAAAAGAATTTCGTCCATTGAAAAACTCATATTGTCCATAATTTTCTATTTTAATTCAATACAAATAAAACAAATAGTATTTGAGAACATATAATTAATATGGATGCTACAATGGAAGCTTTATTGATAATTATTTCTACAACGGGTTTTTGTTTGTGGATAATTATTGGTATGAAAAGTATTATTGAAATAAAAGAACACAAAACATATTTTTCTAAATATTTAAATAAAACTAATATTGTAGGAGGGTGGAATTTAATATTTATTCTTACTGGACCATTAGTATTATTAGATATTCCGTATAGCAAAAAATTAAAACAAATAGAAAAAAATCAGAGAAATCAATATATAATTGATAACTCTAAGTTTAAAGTTGGTGATGTGATAACAACAAAAATAAATAATTCAATAGACGTGAAAGCAGTAATAAGAGAAATAGAATTCCATAATGAATTAAAGTATTATATTACTATATTTCTTGATAATGATAGAAAATTAGATTGGCACATGCCAATAAGAGAAAAAGAAATTAAACAAGATAGAAAATCAAGAATAGATAAAATATATGGAAATTAGTGGAAAAGTAGTCGTTGATATATTCGACAAAGGTTCTAAAAATGAACAGGAAGAAGCTTTCATAGTATTGGGTTGGTTGAAAATGAAATTGAGAAAGAACGACGAACCATTACATAAATTAGAAGGAAAAATGGTTACTATAAAGGGAAATTTTATAGGTAGTGATATATTCGAAGTTGATGAATTAAAAATATTATAATATGTATTTTATAGAGAAACCTATTAAGTGGTGTAAGAATAAATCATTCTGTTTACAATGGCTTCCGAATAAATTGAATGTATACCAAATGTTTGATTTAAATGTTCGTTTATTGACTGATAATAAATGGTTTGGAATACATTTAAATTTATTGGGGAATATATTTTCATTTGATTTATGTTGGACAAGAAGAAGTGATCATGCAGGATTTAATTTTGATTTGACTATATTGGGACAGTCTTTTATATTCTATACATATGACAATCGTCATTGGGATGATGAAAAAAATGATTGGGAAATAGCTAAATAATAAAAATATACTAAGACTATCGATGATGATTAAATCTCATTCTAGTTGTTTTAGTTAACATTCCATTAAAGTCTCTTAATAAACCTATTCTAACAATAAACCCGATATAGTTTTTTGTATAATTTATAGCATCTCCACTATAATCACTAAAGCCAGCACTTATACCGATTGCTATTTTTTTATGTACTTGTGCTAATATAGTACTCGAAATATCAAATACCATAGGTGTCTGACTGTTGTAATAATATCCAAATCCAATTGAGTACTCGTTGCTTAAATATTGGTACTGTGAAGCATCCAAAGTAAGTTTAGGCATAATTATCAAAGAGTCTCCACCTCTATACGCAATTGCGATTCCTATATCCAAAACTGAAAATGATTTACCACCTTCTATTATTTGTAAATGTCTATTACTACCAACCCCATCATAAGTTAAACTTTGAATTCTACTATAATAAGATGATTTAACTTTAAATGTCGAATCTTGTGAATAAGCATTAGATAATATAAAAAATAATAATATAAAATATAACGCTCTCATTAAATTATATGATTTAATTTTTTCTACCATAGCACATATGATATGGATATAATTCCAAGAATTATTGAAGATAATCTTTGAATCAGTTTAGATTTTTTATAAAGTGTATCATCGGTAATACATAATTTTGTATATACGGGTACGAATATAACAATCAACATACCAATAATTGGTATCAATGGACTATAATAAACAAAGTTATTTCTCATAGACTACTTTTGTTCAAGTACTTCTATATGGAATATTACCGTACTACCATTGTTCAAACATGAACATGATACTTTCATTACATTAATAGTATCAGATACTATATAATTATAACCACGATAATTATTGTAATATATTACTTTGCTATTGGGAAATATTCTTTTAACCTCATTTAATGTTTTTTCTCTACAATCAGTTTCCATTTTACTATCTGAACATGACATAAATAAAATACAAAGGATAACCATTTTGATATTAAAAATTGTATTCCATTTCAATTTGATCAATTTGAATTTATTACTTTTAGAGAAATATAGTTTAGAAATATTATAAAATGTTGCGCCAATTCCAAGTATCATTAGAATGGTTGCAGAAAAAACATTAGCGATAATATCCATTGTTTCGGACATATCAAATACTTTATAATAAAGCATAGTACTTAATAACATCATCATAAATGACATTAGTACCATAAAGATTGTGTATAGTTTCATAGTTTTAGGTTGTTTAATTGATTAATATTACAAAGGTAATAAATATTGTAGAAAAATACAAATTTATTTACTAATTATTTTTTCTATTGATTTTTTTAATTGAGCATCTATATCACCACCTTCAATAATCTCTGATAAATTCATTCTAACATCACCTCTTTTAGATACCTTAGTTGTATTATTCTTATAATATTTTAAATAATTTGGCGAATTTAAGTAAAATTTTACAAACATACAAATTTGTGAACATTTTTAATTTAAATTTGTATGTTTGTTTAAAGTTTGCTATATTTGTAAATAAATAAAATTTATGATTATATTATTAATTATTTTAGGTTTATTACTTATAACATCAGTCACTTTAAAAATGATGAGCTCTGACTCTAAGTCTAAGTATGAAGTGAATAATTGTACTCAATATAGAATTGTTTCTCCTGATGGTGAGTATAGATATTTGGAATATTTAACTGATAAAGGACATTGGAAACCAGTTCCTAAAATATCATATAGTGGAAAATCTGCGGATGAAACATTTGATTTTAATTTATATAAGTATAATGGATATAATGCAAGTAAGCATAGTTACTATTTTAATAACAATGCTTCGGGTCATGATATTACATTAGAACGTTTCGTTGAGAATTATCCTAATATAAAATCTTATTGGGTAGTCTATAAAAATAAAATGGCATATAATAGAAAGATAACAGAAAGTAGAGAGATAAAAGAAAAAATGAAAATGCAACAAAATAAACAAACAAGGATTCTTTAATTCTAAAATTATATGAAAGTTGAATTAAACAAAAATATAAGAATCAGAAAAGAGTGTATAACTATGATGCTATACGCTGAATATTTGGATGGTCAAACAGAAAATTTAGAATTAATAGCCGAGAATAATAAACTTTATAAAGAAGATGTTGCATTTCGAATAGAAGCTTATACCTTATTAAGAAATATTACGTCTAATACATTAATTAAAATAAAAACACAAAACAGAAGAAATTCAACAGTAATTAATGAATATAATGGATATATAGAAGAGCTTACGAATAGATCATATTTCAAATTCACTTCACCTGATATAAGTGATGGTAAACCATCACTTATTACTTTTTCTTATTTATTATCAGTTGAAGTGTTAGATAGAAAATCTCGAATAGAAAAATTATACTAAAAAATATGAGAAAGTATTTTGTTGCAAATTATATAAGAATATTCGGATACATTGTATGTGGTGTAATATTCATTTTAATTGGAAATTGGGTATGTACATTTATAACTATTTTTGGTGTGGGGTGTGAATGCATTTTAATAAAAAATAAAATGTTATATCTCTCAAAAATGGAAAAAGTTAATAAAAAAATATCATGGACTACATATCTTTAATAGTTGGTTCTAATTTTGTATTGTAAATATAAAAATATTAAAATGGAAGTAGAGCTAAACAAAGACGTAAGAATTAAAAGATATCAAAATCATACCATAAAAGACGAGAATTACAATCTATATTTAATTGATGTCGAGTTCCGTAAAGAAGCACATTTCACGAAATATATTTAATTGAGCATAAAGGAATTTATCAACTCGATTTAGATAAAACATATCAATCTCTATTCTGTACTATCATAGGTAGAAAGAAATATGAACATGTTAAAAATTATATAGCTAAGAAAAATGATGATGTACAATCAGTGTAAGTTTAATATTGGTGATAAAGTAATATTAATTGAAAGTAGAATTGGTGATATAAGTCGAGAATCATCTAAACGCATAGCTGATACATTACGTGATAAAGTTCTCATTATAAAATCAATAACACCTTATAGTTTTGGTGTTAGTTTTTTAAGATTCGAAGATATTGATCATAGTGAAATAAGTGGAATAAACCCAAGACTTTTTGATAAAGTTGATATTTTATCTGAAAGAAAGTCTAAAATAGACAATTTAAATAATTTATAATAAATTTGTATTTGTCTATAAATTTATGTATTTTTGTACAATTATATATGAAACGTATAACAGAAGATTGGTGGAATAGATGTCTTAATGACAAAGAAAAATTGGAACATTGGTTGGTATCTCTTTATAATAATGAAAAAGATGCCGAAGAAAGATTTGTTCATTTTGCGGAAACGTATTGCTTAGGTGATAAAGATGCATATATCACTTTTTACACTATTGCTATGCAAGAAAAAAATCATGCAGAAATTGTAGAGAAAGTTATAAAAAATAGAGGAATTTCTTTATATGAAAAGACTTCTAAGAATGGTAGATATTGGAGAAATACATTACCATGTATTGTTGATAAAAAAACAGCAGCAGCCATTGGTGCATATGCAGAAGGATTATCTTTGAAAAGAATGAGAGTTATTATTAAAGATAAAAGTACACCTGATGATTTAAGAGATATGTTTGCGATTATTGAACCATAAGAAGCATATCACGCAAAAGCACTTGAATCAATAGCTACTAAATATGGAATGAAAGCTGTTAAAGATTGTCATGATAAAGGTTTAGAAGAATTAGGATTAAAAATTAAAGCATAATAAATAGTTGGAACACAAATTTAAAAATATGTTAGAAGAAAGAATTAAAGAGCATTTTAAAAATGATACAATAACATATCAAGAAGGTATGGATATTATAGAAGAAATGAAAGCATTAGATTCTGATATTAGGAAGAATTTATTGTGTTTAATTTTAGATAATTTACCAGATAAAGTACATGATTCGGATCCAATTTTTATAATGATTTTAAAAAACTTTAAAGAAGAATTAATATCAATTTCTTCTAAAATTAGTGATGAAAGTAAACCATGGGAGTTGGGAAATGAAATATTAATTATTGATGATGTAATTGAATTCATGGAAATAACAGAATGTAGAGAATTAGTTTGTAAAAAAATGAACACCGATACACCTGAAGTATTATTAGAAATAATGAGAGAATATTTTATCAATACAAATGATACGATTCTCACTTTAGAAACTTCTGAGAAAATGCTATATTACCATACAATAATATTTGATATTGATAAATTAATTGCTGAATGGGAAATACAAAATCCTTAACAATGAAAAATAAACCATGTACGGGCTGTCCGTTTTCAACAGCATCTTCTATAAATAATCAAAAAGCTATTGAAGCTAAACTCAATGGCCTTAAAAAAGTAAAAAATAATTTGAATATAGAGTTTATGGAGTGTCATAATAATAGAAAATCTCCATGTAAAGGAATGATAGGTTTAAAAATTTAGTTATGTCTGAACAAGAAAAAAAATACAAAGTAGTTGAAAGAGCCGAAAACGATGTGAAAGAACATGGTTCAATTGAAAAAGCAATTACATACTTAAAAGCAGAGTTGGTTAATTTTGAGAATATGTGGAGCAAATATTCATCTGATTGTTTAGGACATGGAATAACTTGTACTAAATTAAAAATTGTATATTTAGAACGTAAAATTAATAGCATATGTCAGTAGTAAGAAATAATAAAGGTTACCCATTAAGAGAGAATGGAACAATTGATGAAGAATTAGCTAACATCGAAAAAGCTGAATATGAATCACTATTTAGTGGTAATAGTAAATATTATAAAATAGACGAAAATTTATCAACACCAAAAAGAAGAAGATATAATCGTAGATAATATGAACAAATCTTTTAAACTTGGAATTGATTGGCACGGTGTATTAGATGCTGTACCAGAAATCATTTCGTTTTTAGCTAAAGCTGTAATTGCACAAGGTGGTGAAGTACATATCATTACTGGTATGACTTGGACACCTTTGTGTATTGATAAGTTAAAAGAACTGGATATTCCATTTACACATAGTTTCTCTATTTTTGATTACCATAGAGAAATTGGCACTGAAATAATTGGACATCATGTAAAATTCAATATCCCTAAAATTGATGATGATGTATGGGATAGAACTAAAGGAGACTATTGTAGAGATCATGAAATTACTCTACATATAGACGATACACAGATTTACAATAATAATTTCACAACACCTTTTGCGAGATTATGGACACATAATAATGCACCTAAAGGAGAACACAAAGATAATAGACATCTTAATTAATTATGAAAAAATATTATTTACGTAATGATGGTAGAATTTATACAATAAATGCTATAACTAGTGAAATAGAATCATTTCCAATGCATATGATTAGTATAAAAGAAATTAAAGAATATTTACAATTGGGTATGTTAGAATTTGATGATACCAAAATAGAAACAAGAAAAGAAAGAATCGAAAAATTGAATTTATAATGTATAAATATTATAGAGTATCTTTACTTCAAAAAACCAATAAGGCAGAAAAGACATCAAAAAGTCTAATATCTAAATTTTCTATTGATGGGATAGAGATTATTGATAAAGGATATGATGTTTTTTCATATGATTTTATAAGAGGTGAAAAAGTTTATATACTTTATATTATAATTAAAAATAAAGAAAATAGTTTCTTAGAACCCTATATTAGACATATTATAAAACGATTTGGAATAAAATTAAAAATAACTTTTTTTGATATAAGTGATAAACAAATAATGAATCTAAAAAGAACAGGTTTCAAATAAGATATGAATATAACAAAAGACAAATTAAGAGATGCCATTTTAAGTGTTAGAAGTATTAATGGTATGATAACATTATATCATGTACCTATGAAAACAATTTATTCTGCTGAATCTGTGTATAATTTATATTATTCAGGAAGAAATAAGATAGAGATAGGTAGTTATTTTTCTACAGGTAGAGAATATAAAGATGTTACAGATAGTAACTTTGATGAGATCATAGATAAAATATATGATTTACTTTCTGATGATGTTGGTGATTATATTATGAAGGCTCTCGATGATATGGAGTTGGAAGATACCTATTTAAAATATTTTGATGATGAGCCTGAATTATTCAAGACATTTCAAGAAACAGTTTTAAAGTTAAAGTGTGGAAATTAAGAGTAGCTTTTTTAAAATAAATAAAAATGATTGTGAATTATTTGAATAAAAATATTAATATGAAATTTAAAAGCTTTATATCCAATTTCTTTAAGGGAATGGGTTCTATATTTAATATAGTGGGTAATTATAATACATATGAAGATATGGATATAAATAGCAGTGATATTTTTAAGTCTGATAAAGATGCATTAATATCCGATTGGAATGCTGTAGTATCTGATTGGAATAAAATTTATAAAAATAAAAAAGGAGTCTAAAAACTCCATTTTTAATATTACATATAATTTCCTGCAATTTTTTCTGGTACTATAAATAATATTGGATAAGGTGGTGTTTTGAATGTGAAGTTTTTACCATCATATCTCCATTTAGTGGGAAACAATGCAAATCCACCAATAGTTTTACCTGTTATTTTTTCAAAAAACCATGCACTTAAAGCACCTTTATCCGCGGGCTCAAACCAACTTGTATGTACTATATCAATACGAGAATTTGTAGTGCGTGTTGGCATACCATTATTACCCCAATCCATAAATGTATAAAAAGGAGAATTGATAAATTGGTCAAATAAATCATATTCATCTTCAATTAATACATCTAACATACCACCATTTTTATCACCAAAGTTTAATTTAATTTTTCTCAATGATACTTTTTTACCTTCATCATCTACTAAATCAATAAAATCTTTTTTCTTAGATTTATCTTCTTGATATTGTCTTTCATCTCTTTCGAATGGATGTTCTTTTTTAGCAGATGGTTTTAATTTACCAAAAATTGAAATTAGAATTGCATCATCTATTTTACCTTTAAAATCTTCGCGTGTGAAATTATTCTTTTTAACTAATTGCTTTGCTAAAGATATAGCATTTGCTTCTTCGCCAGCGGAAGCTCCTCTGTTAGTATTCATTTGAGAAAGTTTAATTACTTTATCAAAATCAGCTTCTTTTGATTCGAGTATAGAATGTAAGTTAAAATTAAAAACCATATAATAGCTATTTTTACTATATATAAAAATAAAAGGGAGTTTAAACTCCATTTTATTACTTCTTCTTTAATGAACTTATAAGTCCCAATAATTGGGAAAGTCCAATACCTATCACACAAGATACTATACCCAATACCGATATAAATGATGCATTTGCTATATGTCCGCCGCTACCATCTACGATTAATAATACTACTCCCAATAAGAATAATAAAACTTGAATTATTACTATTTTCATAATTGATGTTATTTTTAATTATATATTATTGTGAAAATATCATAAGTTGTCTTCTAACCACTGACATCTAATGCTCCATCTTTTATCAAAATTAATTATTGTATATTCACTATTATTTGATTCATTATGTACATAATCCTTAATAGTTTCAAGTCTCAATTTATCTGAATCTCTATAATTAACTTCTTCTGTAAATTCTATATTATAATACCATCTATATTCATTTTTAAAACACCCTTTTAAAGGAACATTTGTAAAATCTTCCATATATTTTAATGCTTTAACGAAGTCATTAATGTTAAAATGAATATCATATTTTTTACATATAATTGATTGCCATATAATAGCTTTACATTCATTTTTAATACCATTCCATGATATTGGAACATTATAACCTAAATTATCCTTTGTTGAATAATCAAATCCAAAATTACTCATTTTTAATCTTTCTAAATTTTTAAACATTACTATATGTCCCATTTCATGAAATAAGCCATCTCTTAAAGCTTCTGTAGAGTTCTTAATAAATGCTATTCTAGCACCAACATGCGCAATTTTATTAGTTATTATATATCCTTCTGTATTAGTATCTAAAACTATCTTTGAATATGGTGAAAAGTAAGTTTCTTCAATTTCATTTAGATAGAAAAGAAAGTTGTAATCTTCGAAAATCTTTAAATATTTCATTATTAAAAATATATTTACATATATATTTGTATTTACATACAAGTTTTAGTACCTTTGTATCATGGAAAATTTCGATGAACATATTAACTATATCAGCAATATCAAAATCTCACATGATAAGGTTACTATACTTACTGGTAGAAATGCTAGTGGTAAATCATTGATTAGAAAGCTTTTGAGCACTAATCTTGAGCAAGTGTTGAATAAAAAGAAAGTTCATATTCCACAAGCTTCCCAAGAAATTAGAACTAAGAGTAATCCTATGATGGGTGCATTGAGTACTATGTGTCATGATTTGGATTGGTTAGCTACCTCTGATAATACTATCCATACAATTGATTCAGTGTTCAAACAAACGAATCCCGATTTCATTGTTATTGATGAACCTGAAATTGGCTTAGGTGAAGAACTTCAAGTTGGTTTAGCTCAATATTTGAATGAAAAAATCAAAGAAGTAAATTGTGGTATTTTGGTAATCACACATAGTAAACATATTGTTAGTAATTTAAAGCATGACGAGTTTGTCAATCTCGAAAAAATGACTGAATCCGAATGGTTTAATAGAGAAATTAAACCTGTCAATGTGGATGATTTTAAGAAATATGCAAGTGGTTTACATAGAGCAATTCAAGATAGAATCAATTCAAATAAAACTAAAAACTAATGGGAGCAATTTGGATTACTGCAAACGATAATCATATACCTGTATCTCAAATGAGTAATGAACACATCAATTCTGTTATTGATTGTTTTAATGGTATTGGGAACGTAAGAATACCAATTGATTATTTAGGAGGAAAAGATAAATGGATAGATATCCTATCCAGTGAACTTTTACGTAGATTGAATAATAGAAAATCTAAAATAAACACATTACAATAATGGGAAAGAAATTATTTTCGGCTTATACAGAAGTATTTGTAGTGTTCAGACAAGGTGATTATGATATTTCTGAAATATTCACTGATAAAACTCTTGCTGAATCTGAATGTATTAAAAGTAATGAAAAAATGAAAACCGCCTACGGGTGGATGTTATCCAATAATTATAAGGTAATACCTTTGGATGAAGCCATTGAATCTATTAAAGAAGAAGTTAAATTGGATGCTCAACGTGATCGTGATGAAGAAATGTAAGATATCTACTAAACATACAGAAAAACGAAAAAATTATTTCTATAGAAAAACAAATATACAATAACATTGTTTTATGATAAAATGTAGTGATTATTTCATCATCAAAGTGAAATGTGGTGGTGATGAAAAACTTAAATTGGGAAATATTGAAGCTTATAATAAACATTGTTATGATAGAGTAAAAGCTTTCATAGAATTCAAATGGTTAGTGATAGAGCAAATCACTGGTAAGTTAAGAGATGAATGGTATCGTACTTACTTGACAGATGCGAACGATTGTGCTTTGGATGAAATTGAAGAAATTACGGGAATACATATTTCTCGAAATTATGAAGATGTATGTTCATTCTTTATCCCTAAGAAATATGAAACCATTTACCATTGGATTATATCCAACTGTGATGTACCATATAAGGTATTAATTAAAACTAATCTGACAGTTGTTAGAAGGTATTCTAAAATAGATTTAACGCGGAGAAGAAGAGAAGCATTAGAATGGACTAAAAAAATGAAAGATAAGTATCCAAATCTTTATAATTTGTAAGAATTTAATTGTAGGGAAGTAGTAATAAAAAGACTAACCCATATATCAACCATAATATATCCTGTTTGACTCAGGTACACAAAGGATACCCAGACCTGTCGTAGAGTTTAAATCTCTACCAATTAAATTTTTATAAATTTTCAATATCCATATCGCCCATAGCCATTAAATCTTGTAGAATTTGTCTATCAATTTCTTTTGTAAGCTCTTCCACTAATTTTCTTTCTAATGTTATTTCTGGATGAAGCCACGCTTCTCTATTTCTTTTAATACTTATGGCAATATCATACCAATCATCATTTTCTTCCATAATCTATTTATATAGAAAAAATGTTAAAAAAGTTTGTATTAGACTACAATTCTTTTTATCTTTGTATTATAAAACAAAAACATTATGGTACAATTTATAGAAGAAGAAGGAATGTATAAAATAATGCATCAATACTTCGTAACAGATAGATATGAATATGGTGAAACTATCGTAAAAGCTACATCTAAGCAAGATGCAATGGATAAGCTAAATGAACACCTTTTATCTAAACCCAATGGTATATATACACCTTTACCATGTAAAAGTATTAAAGATGTTTATAATTTGAAAGTTTTACAGTAATAAAAAAGGGAACTTAAAAAACTCCCTTTATATCGGAACTATAGATTTCCCCACCAATGTTCTAACATTTTTATAGGATGATAGAAATTGATTATGAAATGTCTATTTGATGTTAAACCACATTCTTTTACTTCATCATAACTCTTTAAAATAATACTAATATTAATTATAGATTCATTAAATATTAACTGCTTATTAAAAATATGTAGTCTATCATCATCAATAAAGAAATTTTCTTTGGTAAGATTTATACCATGATTTTTAAATAATTCTATTAAATGTTTGAAATTTATGATAGTAAACTTGTCTTTGTATGTAGTAAACATATCATAGAATTCTTCCTCTTCTTCGTCTTCATTATCCCAATCTTCGGGTTCTTCATCGTCCCAATCCTCTGAGAAGTTTTCGTATAGTTTTAAATACTTCATAATTAATAATATTTTATAGGAGTTATTAAGATAACATCATCTGTTGTTGATTCGGTTGTATCACTTTCAATTTTATCTAATTCTGTTAGTATAAGACTGTGAATGTCTTTATCCATAGTTTCAACTTCAATTTCTAATTTATTAGAATATTTATCGTATTTGTAGGTTACATTATTATCTTTAAGAAAGGTTACTAATTTTGTAATATCTAAAGCATTTGCTAAATCCCAATATCCGTATACAGATTGATTCTTATCTATATTATAATTCTCAAATAGTTTAAAGTGCTTCATATTGTATATATTGCATTTTTATTGTTTAAATAAAGCATTAAGAATATTGGACATATACCATTTATTACCGAATAAATGACATATTAATAACAGAATATTCACAATATTAGGGAAATACTCGGTCCTCCTTTCCCGCTCTTCCGAAGGAAGAAAAATTTTAGAAGCTCAAACCAGGTCATTATTATCGAAATAATATCTCTATTTTAAAACATTACCTATCAGATTTTATATAATACCTAAATCAAATAATATGAAATTTAACGTAAATCCACTATTTGAAGAAACATTTAATTGGGTAAGGAATAATATATTTCTGAATTCAGAAACAGATTTAACATTTCTTCTTTGTGTAGATGATGTCATAATACAAAAATATGCAAATAACATAAGTAATTTCTCTGAATATGAGAAAATATTAATCGCTTCACATATAATAGATTCTTCACATTATTATATAAATGATGATAAAATAGAAATCATATTAAAAAGTGTTATAAGTGTACTCAAATTACTATCAGATATTTCGTATGGTGATACGTGGTCAGATACATACGAAAAAAAGAAATTAGATGCTCATACACCATGGGAAAAGGCAATCTTTAATGAAGAAAAAAATGTATGGGTAAAAGAAACATTCGAAGAAACATATAATAGAGTTTCATCAACTAAAGAATATCAATATTCATTATTTCTATTAGACTACATAACTGATGGTAATAGAGAAATTAATGTATCTAATTTAGACGTACCAGCAAATGAAATAGTTAACTTATTTGCAATTTCTGTTATTTACAATACTATATCTATTGATAAGAATAAAGCATCCCAATATATGTTAGATTTAATAGCTGAAAGATTAGAAGTATATAGCTATAAAAAATGGTGTAGACGAGTTATTTTAGCAGATATTATAGAAGATTAATTATTAAAATATGAAATTAAAATTACATACACAATTTGAAGAAGTACTTAATTGGATGAGAAAAGTAGTGAAGAACTATGAAAATGATGATGTAATTGATACACCACCAATAATTTTATCTATAGAAGACTCTGAAATACAAAAATATAATCAAATCATTTCCACTTTTTCTGAATTTGAAAAAATAATAATAGGTACACTTATTGTAGATAAATTATCTGATTATTTTACACATAATAAAGTTAATATATTATTTACAACAATTACACCTACAGTAAAACTTATAAGTGTATATGGTGCTTCTTGGGATCATACTTATGAATGTGAGAGATTACATATGATTGAGCGTGGAACACCATGGGATGAAACTAATTTCAATAAAAAATATGATGTTATAGCATCAACTAAAGAATATCAATATTCTCTATTTTTACTTGATTATATGACAGATGGTAAAAGAGAAGTAAATGTAGACTTTATAGTTAAATATATTCCAAATGTTGATGTATCATCAAAAGAATATATTAATGCATATACTCTTTCTATAATTTATGCATCATTAAGCGCACATAAAAACTATAAAGATATTGAGAAATATGTTATTAATTTAATAGCTGATAAATTAGGTATACAAAATTATAAACAATGGTGTAGACAACATACAATAGCAGAATTTATTCAAGATTAATTATGAAACCATTTAATATAGGGGATAGAGTAGTATCCATAAAGAATTCTGAAGTTGTATATACTGTTAGAGCGTGTGGTGAAATAAATAATACATGGTATATGACTTTTGATGGTGGTGCGAGTGGATATGGTGGTATACAGAAATGTCATTTGTTTATTAAGGTAAGTGATTATAGACGATATAGAATAAATAAATTGAATTTAGATTAATGTAAAATATGAAATTAAAACTTATCGCGTATTTAATGTTTGCTATTATAGTTGTTTTATTAGCAACATCTAATCATAAAATATCCATTAAAAAAGAGTGGAATCATACAGTACCTAAACATCTGTATGCGTTAAACTATATTAAGTTATTACCTTTAATAGGTAAAACAAATTGATATATGGTTAGAGTGTATATAGGTGAAACTAATAGTAGTTTAATCAAGAATGAGAAGTATAGAATACTTGCTACTAGACTTAGTGGATTATGTTTTGTAATATCATTGGATGGTAATTATAGCGCAGAGTGTAATGAGAAGTATTTTATAGATGTAGATGTTTATAAAAAATGAGCGGTATGATAGATAGTATTAATACTAAACAACGTGCTATAAATTATTCAATATTCGAAAAGTTTATAAAAGATAAATTCGTATATTGTAAATATAGAGGTATTAAAATTCCGATTAAATATAACATTTATGACTATAGTATTCACATACTAGTTGGTGATGGAATACATCTTTTTAATTCTTTATATAACGAAGATGTGGAACGACTATTAAGTAATTACTTGACTATTACAGAACATAGAGAAGCTATTATAAATGAGTTATTATGAGTAAAGAAAGTTATAATAAGTTTAAAAAGTTCATTGGTTTAAAATACATATATCGTAAATCTACTGGTGAGAAGGTTTTTGTTTCAGTGAGAGATTTTCATAAATTTGAACCATATATAATTCATGTTCATGATCATGTTAATAGAGATTTTTATACTTCTAGTTTTGATACACATGTGAAATACGTATTGGATAACTATATAACACCATCTGAACATAGAGAAACTATTATAAATAAATTATGTAATGATTAAAAAGATATACAGCCTATATTTTAATATTATTGATTTTATATACACATTTTTTGATCGAAAAAAGTCTGTAAATAAAAAATATGATAAAGATTGTGCTATAAATTATCAGAAGTTAAAAAAGTTCATAGGATTAAATCATATTTATTCTAAAAAAACAGGTAAGAAAGTATCTATTGAAACGCATTATCTTTTTAAGTTAGAAAAGGATTTTATTACCATTTTTATTAACGAGGATAATAAACGATATTATGTTGCATCATATTTTAATCATACAGTGGATTACATTATGAATAACTATATGACTATCACAGAACATAGGTTGTATATCATTGATAATAATATTTAAAATTTTAAATGACATAATATGAAAGATAAAAATAAATCAACAGTGGGAATAGATGTAGTAGAATATCTTAATAATTATTTATCGAATTCTATTAGAGAAAGTGAATTAATATGCTATACTGTGCCTGATACTGAACAAATTACATCTGATAGAATCGTAATATCTGCTGATCCTATATCAGATTATTCTAATGATTTGGTTGATAAGACGTATGGTTATAGTAATATAATATTTGAAAATTCATTTGAATATCAATATCAAAAATATAGAACCATGATGTATGGTGGTGACGATGCTTTGACTAAAAGGAAGAAAAGAATAGATAATCTATATAAATAATTTTAATATATCAAATTTTTTGTGTATATTTGAATATGAGAAAATATACACCTTTATTGAGTATAGTGTTACTACTATCTGTGTCCTTTTTATATTCTATATACTACGGTATAAGTCATAGCAATAATAAACAATATACTGGTTTAAAATATGTAGAGAGCAGTAGGAGGATTCCTATTGGTGATGAAATGTTAATGACTGATGAAAAAGAGTTTGAAAATTATGAGAAAGAGTATAAAAAGCTACTTTCTCAAAAATTCACCCTCAATCAGATAAAGGCTATAGAAGAAATTATTATTTCTAACTCATCCGAGTTTGATACTGGTGATGGTGAATCTACTATTGGTTTATGTTATACTACTCATCATAATAGTGGTAAAAGTGTATCTACTATTTTAATAGCATCTAAAAATCATAGACATTTACGCACTTTATTACATGAATGTTGTCATGCTTTATACTTTGATAATCGTAAGTTATTCGATAGTAAATATAAAGATAGATGGGAGAGTCTCGATTATCAATTTGTATCTAACTATGCAACTACTAATATAAAAGAAGATTTCGCCGAAACTGGTGCAGCATATTTAAGTGGTGAGGAATATGGTAAAGAATGTGTTGAGAAAATAAAACTATTTAAAGAATTTTATAATGAAACACGATAGAGAATCTAGAGAATCTGAAATACACAATAGACTATTTGGGATAAGTAATATTGCATTGAATGTTAATCAATACATTTTTATGTGCGAAAAATATTTTATTTCTGAAAAAATAAAGGTAAATCCTAATAATAGTGGTTGGTTATTAGTTAATGAAACTACAATGTTCGTAGTATCATTTAAAGAATATGATGGTACAATTAAAGAAATAAATGTGGGATATTTTAAGGATGAATTAAATATTAAATTTAAAGAAAGTATTATAAGAAATAGGAGGGAGATTTCCGACTATTTTAATTAAAAGATGTTAGAAACAATTAACTCATTGAAGATATTTTTTCTAATTCAGATTTAAAGTTTAAAAGAATTACTTTAAGATTTCCTTCTATAATATTATCTCTATTATCAATAATATTTGTAATTAAATCCAATCTTTCATCTTCCTTCATTTCTTTAACATGGTTAATAAAAGTATCTACTGTAGCAGAAGTAATATTATTAATCAATTTATAGTTACCATTGAGTATTTCATTGATATATCTAAATTTGATATTATTAACTAAATCATTAGTTTCAGAATCATTTATAGCATTCATATATTTTTTATTTTAATAAATTTATAGCTTCTTCTTTAGTAACAGGCTTGCCGTAATATCTTGGAATTTGTTTAGAATCATATATTCTATTAGATATTCTTTCAATCAATATCGCACGACAATCTATATCGGCTTCCCAATTAATAGTTAAATTGTGTCCATTAAATGTAGATTCTTTACTATCAATATTAAAGCCTCTGTTAAGACATTCTTTGTAGAGTTCTATGTATCTATTATATAAATAACCTATCTTATCATAGAAGAACATAACGTGTCCCTTACCTAGTTTAAAATGCTTAGGAATGGTATTAGTAATAGACTTACCTTTGATTACATTAGGTATCCTTGTAATTTCTCTATGTTCTGCTAATAGATGTTGGTCAGTTAATTTTGAAACCGCAATACCCACATTAATTCTTGTCATTAACTTCTATCTGAAATTTTTACCAATTCATCTTTAAAGCTTAATAGAAATTTTTTAAGTGAACCAACTGGGTAAACATCAAAAATTTCTTCATCAACAATGTTTGTTATAAAGTCTAACTTATCATTTTCTTCCATTAATTTAACATGTTCGATAAGAATTTCTACATCATCTGTTAAAAGAGTTTTAATTAACTGATAATTACCATCAAGTATTTCATTTATTACGCTCATATTTTGTAGTTTATTTTTATAACACCAAATATATAAAATTTTACAATCAAATCCAAATTTAAATAAAAACAGACTATTGAATTTCTCCAATAGTCCTGCTTTCTTATTACTAAAAAAGGCTGCATGGGATACTGTTTCCGCGACAAAAAGATGTAAACCATCAATAAAAAGCCTTAAATTAACATATGATAATATTCGAGATACCATATGATGCGATGTTTGCGCATACTATATTAAACGATAAATTTTAAAATATGTTTTAATATTAATTAATAATTGTTATAATGGCTGTTGTAAATAATACAGCATATAATATAATAGTATTCCAAGTAATTTCTGATTTAGTATCAGTTCGTATTTGCTTTAAATTAGATGGATTAGTTACTCTATTTATTCTTGGTGGTAATTCACCATATGAACCATTTTTCATATTTTGTATTAAAATTTTATGATACGAGTTTTTCATAATTAATTATTTAAATTAAATAGGCATATCAAGTTGTGTAAATGTCCAATACACAGAATATAGAGAACCTAAAACAAGCAATATTAATAGGGATGCTATTATTACAATAATTAATGATTTTTTCATAATACTTCAATTATAGAATTTAACAGATATTTACCTGGTTGAATAAGTCCTTTAGAACATAACGAATATAAATAGTATTCTGTTTTAGAATCATATGATAAATTATCTCCATGTACATCTAATTTATCCTGTGTGATATTAAATTCAAATGCTATACTTTTAGAAATTCCTTGTTCGATAAGACTGCCTATACGTATATCTTTAGCACCACCAAACTCTTCTAATACATCTACTATATTAATATCTAAATAATCTTTCACATACCATTCAAACGCCCATATGGACATTACATTATATACTACTCTTTCTGTTCCTATCATAGTTAATCTCTATTTAAAAATTGATTAATAATATAATTAACGCCAGCTATATAATCTTGTTTAGCTCGCTCTCTATCTTCGTCTATACCATTTGATACATGTGTAGAATAAAATTCAGCACTCTTTTCTACATCTTCTGTATTGCCTAATATTTTTAAGTATTCTACTAATACATTTTCAACTGTATAATCTTGTAATCCATCATAACAGATGTTTTTATTTAAAATAGATTTGAATTTTGAATAGCTCATATTAATTCCATTTAAAAGGATTTTGAGAATCCATTTCTTTCCAAATACCTAATATACCATATAGAATAATTCCAATGATTAATGCTATCACTACAGTGATATAGCTTAATGGGTTGTAAGGATTGAATCTATAGGCAGTGAAATAACCTTTCCCCAATTTAGGTGTTCTACCTTTATTACTTCTTTCCTGTACTATAAATAAGCATCTTAATATCTTCTTAATCATTTTTTATAAAGTTTTCTTTAGGTAATAGGAAGGGACCATACGAATAATTACATGCTACGACTAATGGTAGTATTTTATCTTTATTAAGATTGGATGCATATACCCATCGCCCATAGAAAACATCACCTTTCTTGAATTGTATTCCATGAGACTTAAATGCTTTAATTACTGTAATTTTATCCATATATTTATTTGGTTATTCTATATCCGACAAACCATAAATCAATTCTGAAAAACCATCTCCCATTATGTTTACCAAAACCAACTCTTAACATTCTATTTAGAGAATCTAATTCTATTTTATCTATTTTCATAATAAATCTTTGATGATAGATTCTCTATGTTCTTGAACAGTAGTAAAATGATTTAGTAGTTTATTCATACTATCTTTAATATCTATTATAAAATATCTATGATTTCCGCAGTTGCTTTCTATTGTAATAACTATACTAAAATTTGTTATTACACATCTGTATATTCTACCTTTAATAAAAGGATAATAATTTTCTTTACAATAGAGTACATTACTTTTTAATATATTACCTATTATTTCATCATTCATATTAATTCGCAATTTTACCCATATACTAATTATAGTAAAACTAAAGACGAAAGTTTTAAAATAATTATGGAAATACATTTGTTATATAATATGGATTAAATCTAAAAGTAGAACATTATGAAATATTTATTTAATATAATATTGAGACAGCTTACACTTTATGTTTGTACAAAAAGTATATCGACTATACCTAGCAGTGTTGTAATATCTGTGGATAAAATGGGTGATATTCAATATGTTGCAAATGAAAGCTCTAATGATAATACAGCGAAATTGAAAGATAGTATTATTGAAAGAATAGATAAATTGAATAAACTTGATGAATTAAATGGTTGGACAATGGATATATATTGATAGGTAAATAATGTCTCATTTTAACGTATTATAGGAAAGTATATCTCAATACGTTTGTATATAACTACAATTTATTGTACCTTTGTACTATTAAAAAAGTATAAACTGTGAAAAAAATAAAAAATGGTGATTGGTATATGTGGGTAGATAATAAACAGGTATGTCAAGCAGACGGACATCTTGCTATTTTAAATGCACATTTAAAGAATAATCAAATTGTTATAGTAGATGAACCTGTCAGTAAATAACATGAATGATATTACTAAAAATCATATTGATAAACTAATAACTGATTTAGATAAAGAGTTAAATTCTTTCGAAGATTGGATTAATTGGCATATCAAACTACTTGATAAGAAATATCCCGAAAGGCAGATGGATTCTATATCTAAGTCATTTATGATGTCTTTATGGAAAGATAAACAAGAAGAGCATAAACATAAGGTTAGAGAGCTTCATAAAGAATTTTTAACATTATATTTCTCATAAATTTGTATTTATCACAATTATTAGTATATTTGTAATATGAAGACAATATTCAAAAAGAAGAAAAAAAGAGTGATTGAACCACTTCCTAAAAAAATTATCAAAAAGGCTTCTAAGCCAGATTTCATAAAAAAAGCAGCGCCAACATTTGATTTAAAACCTATACAAATCAAAGAATTTTTGGATCAATATGTTATTGGTCAGGATGAAGCAAAGAAAACTATTGCTGTCGCAGCATACAATCATTATAAGAGAATTAACAATCCTTGTAAAGATGAAGATGATGTAATTATCGAAAAATCCAATGTTATTATGATTGGTGAATCAGGCACAGGTAAAACGTACTTGATTAAAATTCTTGCTAAAATTCTCGATGTTCCATTTTGCATTGTAGATGCAACTACATTAACTCAAACAGGTTATACTGGTGAAGATGTTGAAAGTATTTTATATCGTTTATTACAAGCATCGGATTTCGATATTAAAAAAGCAGAAAAAGGTATTGTCTATATTGACGAAATTGATAAAATTGCTAAGAAACGAACTCAAGGAACACAAATGCTTGATGTAGCGGGTGTCGGTGTACAACAAGCATTATTGAAAATACTTGAAAGCAGTATAGTTAATCTAAAGCCAAGTAAGAAACAAGCCATTGAAAATGAGATGGTAATGAATACTGATAATATTCTTTTCATTTCAGGTGGTGCTTTTGGTGGTATTAAAGATATAATCCGTAATAGATTGAATGTGAATAGTAAAGTTGGATTCACTAGCAAAACTCCACAAGCAATCAACGAAGATAATCTATTGAAATGTATTGCTGTACAAGATTTAATTCAATTCGGATTAATAACTGAATTGTTGGGGCGTTTGCCGATACTAACTCATTTGGATGCTCTTACTAATGAAACATTGAAATTAATTTTAACTGAACCTAGAAATTCTATATTGAAGCAATATGTGAGATTATTCGCTCTTGATAACATTAAGCTTGAAATAGAAGAAGATGCAATTGCATGTATTGCTGAAAAAGCATTGGAATTTAAATTGGGTGCTAGAGGACTTAGAGCAATTTGTGAGAAAATCATGAGTGATGTTATGTTTGAATTACCTTCTCAGAAAGTTGATAGTTATTTGCTTACATGTCAATATACCGAGGAAAGAATCAATATGATTTATAATCAATATGAAGCCTAATAAGGAAACTATACAGTATGTCAAATCTACCATCTCATATCAACAGGAAAAAACCTATTAAGGGAACTATACAATATGTCAAATTATTTCCTGCTTTAGACTACTTAGAAACGAAGCGCAAGGGTATTAGAAAAAGAGTATGGAATTGGATTATAAGTGATAAATCTGACTATAAGGACCATAGGAAGGGTTTAATTTATCATATGAATTTATTCTATTTTGGACCTAAAGATGAATCGGATAAAGCCGACTATGTGGGAGTATTTGATTGGGTAAAAGAAAATCCAGAAGATATAGAATTACAAAAAGATTTCCATTTAATATGGGAAGAGTTCGTAGACAAAAATGAAGATATAGGAATGTTTTATTACATGTTATAAACTAAATAAATTATGAAACAAAACGAAAATAATATACCATTTATTGATAAAAATGGTAATAAATGTTATATTGATAAAGAAGGGAATATTGTTAACTGTGTATCAAAATTTAATAAATTCTTTGATATTGTAGCAGATATGATACAAACATTCCTTATTAAGATTAAGGTTATAAAAACCAACGGAGTTAATTACGAAGGTAAACATAGCTTGGATGGTCCCAATTTTAAAAATCCAATAACCTATTTAGTTCTCCCTATTGTTATATTAATAACTATCGTACAGGGTGTTGTGTGGATTATTCAAGATATTTTTAATATTAAACGATAAAATAATATAGAATTATTTGTATGTTAATACAATTTGTAATACCTTTGTATAAATAAATTTAGAAATATGAAAATAGCTATTAAGTTCGGTGATAATGATTTTGGTAATATCTTCTTAAGTATTATGCAGATGCTACTTGCATTAAAACATAATGGTAGTTTACCATTGGATAAAGATAAATTGTGCCATATTATTCAACGTTTTGCTCATGTAACCTATAAAAAACAATGGGAACACGATAGACTCAACTTTATTAAAACAGAAGACAATAAAGAATTTCGTTTAAAATATTTACTATCTAAGATTAGTGTGGATAGAATACTTGTAAATGATGAAGTAGATGCTTATATTGAAGGAGATAATTTCTTTAATGTTGAATCTATTATATTGGATACTGAACAACATAATATTTATTTTCTCTAAATAATTACAGAATTATTTATATGGTAATACAAAGGTACTAAACATTTATACTATGGCTAATCAATATATTGTAGAAAGAAAAAGCTTTGAAATTCTAGGCAGAACCGAAAAACCTACGAGCGACATTCCATTTGATACTAAACCTCACGGTAAGTATTTTGTAGTTACTTCTGAAACTTTAGAAGATGCTAAAAAAATTGTAAATGCTTTAGAAGCTAATGATTATGCAAAAACAAGTATTAATGTAGTAGATTTGCTTACTATCATCAACAATATGAATAGAAGTCATGGTAGTGCTAATATTTCACCAGTTATGTTGAAATTATTAATTAAAAAAGAATTAGAGAAATAAGATATGAAAAAATCAACCATTGAAAAAATATTAGGTGCGATTATATTTATAATCGTATTTATATTTGTAATAGCATTAGACTCTTGTATCCACAAATTTAGAGCGGAGATAGAAAGTGAATGTAAAGAAAAATGTATAAATCATATTAAAAGAATTTTCCCTTCGAGTGAAATTATTGGGTATTCTATTAATGATGATTATTATACGTATGTTGTATTAGATGTTAACAACATTAAAGAAGTTGATTGCACTTGTAATGTATACGAAACAAAGATAGAACATATTAGAATAATTGGTAAAAATAAATAGTATGGAAGTACAACTTAATCAAACGTATAATTATTACGATGATGGTAAGATTAGAGAAAGCAGAAGAAGTCCTGTTACTATTACAGAGATAATTCCTTTTAATAATATAGATTCAGATACTCTATCTTTATGGAAAGGTGAAGTTAAAGATTGCGATTGGTTATATTCAAAAGAAACTGATTATTTTATAAAAGGTGATTTGAAAGTAAATGATGATTTTATTGAGAAAATTATCTTTGTAAAATCAATTAAAGGTGGATGGTTTAGTATGGGTTGGTGGGCAGGTAGATTAGATGTTGATGGAACATTATACTTAATTGAACAAAGTCGATAACATAAACGTATAAGAAGTGGTAAATAGCTATGGCTTAAGAGAAAATGATTATTCTGAAATAATCAAAGAACATGCAGAGGCTTTTAGAGCTATCCTGAATTTTAAACATATTGAAAATGATAGCTTATCTCTTGATGAATTGTGTGCTTTATATTATAAACCACAAAGAAGAGGTGCTATGGCTATCCTATGCTTTGAACATGTAGAAGAAAACATCTATAGATATGTGTATAGTTGTATAGCACCATTATCAGGAAGAGCATCTTCTGCATTGTATAAAATAGAAGACGGTAAAGCTATATTTCATAAGATGGAATTATTTATTAGAGCATAAACAGACATTTTATAAAATAAAGTAATATGAATGATGACCAAATAAAATTCGAAACAGCTAAATTAGCAGAAGAAAAAGGATTTTTATTCGAATACATAGGAACTGTATTAGTAAATATACCAACTCAATACGAATTACAGACATGGTTAAGAAAGAATCATAACTGTATAGTAGAAGTATTATATAATACATCGGAATATCCAAATCAATTAAAATTCTTTTCTACTGTAAATTACTTTGGGAAAGAATTACAAATTATATTAACAAATTATGATGATTTTAATAGTGATTCATATGTCAAATATGAAGATGCACTTGAAATAGGATTATTAGAAGCTCTTAAACTCATATAAATATGGATAAAAATCAATTAGACAACTTTATACTAAGTTTAAATAATGATGAGCGTATTTATGTGTTAGAGAAACTATCTAATAAGAAAACAAATATACCCAAACCTAAACTATGTAAACACCAATGGTATGATTTTGGTGGTATACATAGGTGCGGAATCTGTGGTAAATTTGGAAATGCTACTAATTAATATCATAAATATTTGTATTTGATTACAATTTTTTATATCTTTGTATTACAAATTAAAAGGATATGCACAGTATAAACATTGTAATTGTAGATAAAGAAAACTTACAGATAATTGCTGAAAAGTTTAAAGTCCATTCAGTAAAATTGGCTGACAATAATCATAATGAATTTTTTGCTATTCCTATTGAAGAGTTTAATAGAAATGCACCAATTGTAGATTTTGATGAACATTTTGATTTTGATCAAACATTAAAACCAGTTTCCGAAGATTTAAATGCTAAATACGTAATAGCACAGACTGACTATTTCGGTGGTTTTGGTGAACAAAGTGCTATATTGGTAGATAACAATAATGTCTCACATTGTGAGCGTATTAATGTTGCTTTATTCAATTTGGGTGTAATGAAAAACAATAGTCTTGATGAATTTGATACTATTAATTTAGGTGATTATAGAACAAATTCTGATTTTTATAAAATATAATTTGTATTTCTCTACAAAATTAACTACCTTTGTACTATGGAAGAGAATATTGATATTATTTCTAAATGGATTAGTTCATGTAATACAGTTGACCAATGTAAAAATCTAAATAGGTTTATTTACAATGGTAATTTCACTATGTGTGAAAAAGCCTTGTTAATGAGACGTATCTTATCTTAAACTATATGATGATTAAATTCTAATATTATGATAAAAAAGATACAGTGGGGATTACACCCAAATGGAAATGATTATACAGGTAGTGTAAGTAATGTAGTAGTATGTTTTCTTCTAAGAGATGGTGCTACTTATACAATATATTTTACTGAATTACTTAATATTAATTATTATCCTTATTATAAATATGACCTTGATATAGCGCATGAAAAAGCAGAAGAATATTATACAGAATACGTAAAAGATTTCTTAGACAAGTTCACTGAAAAATAATATGAATATCAAAAAACTATATTGCGCTTTAGGTTTGCCTGTAAGAATAACCAATGCTGATAAATCTATCTCAGCGGTTATAGAGCTTAATAAAAATGATAGTGTAGTATGTACTTACTATAAAGTAGGGGATAAAGAATATCCTGATGGAAATTCTGTTTATTTGCATGATGTGAGTTCGGAGTTTCTAAAGTCATGTCATCCAGCGTCTTTATGTAAAAAATACAAGTTTAAAAAACTATTACAATTCACCGAAAAATAGTGAAAATAAAAGAGAGATATCCATCAAAAGAATTTTATAATAAAGTAAAAATTGAAGGTTTATATAAAGAATGGTTTATATCTTTTAATTTATCTTATTATAATTCTTTACATAGTGGCGGTAAAAAATTTAAAAAAATAAATATCAATAAACTTTATAAGCAACACATTACTGATAACTCGGAATTAACAGGTATAATAGTTAATGACGAAATGGATAAATTATATGTTTTAGCTGGAGTTATTTCTAAATTTAACTATGATGATATTAAATATTTTACTGAAAATTCACATAATATAATATTATATAATATCATGAATAGTGATTTTTATCTGTTAATAGAACAAATATATGGGGTTATACCTGAATGGGTAATATCACCTAAAACAATTGAATTATTAAAAATAGAATTAGACTTAAAGTAAGACTATGATACAGACATACAATATTGAAACCTCGATGGGTAAATTAACCAAAAGAATTTCATTACCTTTTCTAAGTGATGCTGAATTAGCTGAACTAAATACCATAGGTTATACTGGTAGAAATTCTAAAGGAAGTCTTGTATCAAGACAAGAATTTTTAAATTCTCTTGGGAAAGGAGAGTTTGAAGTAAGACAAACTGAGTATGATAATGGTGACTTTACTGAAGGGTTTGCAATTGTTAGAGTAATCAATACACCTGAAGAAAAGAAAAATAGTTGGCAGAATTGTATTGACAGTTTAACTTCTATTAAGAATAGTATTCTTGAAATAGAAAAACAATTTGGTAGAGATTCTTTACCTGATATGTATAAGGACGTTGATGCTTCTATTAAGGAGTTAGATAAAACCATCGAAGATTTTAAAAATCGTAGAGATAAAAAATAAAATTATACCAATAGATAATATGAAGACATTAAAAAAAATATTAGCAATATTCATAATAGTTAACTTCTCCGCTATAATTAGTGGTTGTATTGGACCTAACTTTATGCATAATTACATTTTAACCATATTGATATGGATTGGTTTAGGTGTCCTATATTCAGTATATTGGGCTTTTGTACAATTAGGTATGCCAAAGGGGTAATGGTTTGATTTATTGAATAAAAACATTAAGTAATTTTAATATGGGAAAAAATAAAAAGTCTATAGAACTAACACGCGAAGACTTCTTAAATGAAGTCAGTAATGAGTGGCATAAACTTTCATGGGAGGAATTTCAAAAAGTATCTCATTTAGGTGGAGAAGCTTTTAATACTGGTCATGGTGATCAACAAGAACTTAAAGTTGAATTAGAAGCTACTGAACGTTGGTATAAGTATCAATTGGACGGAAAGGGAAATGAGTTCGCTAAACTACATGAACATTGGTCAAATAGATATGTTGTTGAAAGAGATAGAAATCTACAACTTAATAATACTATAGCAGAGAAAAATATTGAAGCAGAAAATAGAGATAATATTAATATTGATTTAGTATTAGAATTATCTGTAGCTAATGAGACTATTGCTAAAAAAGATAAGAAGATTGAAGAATTAAAAGCTACTATAAAGAAACTAAATCAACACAATTGATAAAATCAAACATGAATTAGATTTAATTATTAAATTCATCAGAATAAAATACCATATTTGGTGTAATGAATGAGAAATATTTTTCTAAAAACTACGTTGAGCTTTGATGTATTATTTTTATGATATGTCTAGCTAAAAAAATAATATGTTTAATATGTTAAACCATTATTACACATATTGTAGACAAAATTCTTATAATGAGGAACTTGTTTCTATATAAAAAACTCCCACATTTTTAATAATTAATCTATTACACTGATTTACAATAGATTAAAAATATACCTAAAAATGGAATATATTTTGTATTAGTATACAAGTATTTAAACTATAAAAACTATGTATATTCTTATTGGGGTTGTTTTCATTAAATTGGTTGTAATTATTTTCACCTTTTTATTGGCTGATTGTAATAAAGATAATAAATATATGAAACCATTATATTTTATTTCTGGTGTGGGAACATTTATTTTAGCAATTACTGTATTAATTGCTTCAATTACTATACAATAATTTCATAAATATTTGCATATCACTATATTATTTAGTACATTTACATATATCACTGAGTCTTCGATCCCGTTATGCAAATACGGGACAATTCCACAAAGATGACTCGCGAGGTTTCAATCGGAGATTGCTCAGTGTCCATAATAAAATTGATAAAATATGAACAATATATTTATTACACAGGCTGATAGAGAAATTGCAAGAAATATTGCATTAAAAAATATTGCTAAATTCTTTGGTATTAAGAGTTGGGCGTATGAAACCAACGAGAATCTAAAACAAGAAATTGAGAAAAAGCCAGAAGCAAATAATATAATTAAACTTATAAATATCTATTTTACTGCATATGATGGATGGTTTAATTTCTATCAAGATAAACAGGCAATAGAAAAGGAACAAAAAATAGATTACAAATTGAATACTATAGAACAGAACCAGCTACAGTTGTTAATCAGTAGAAGAGTATCGACTATGATAGATCTTCAAAATGAGTTTAATAGATTACAAAAAATTAACGAAATAGAAGATTGTATGATGTATATACATTACAAAATATCTGTTGGTGAAAAAACCAAAGATTTTAAAAATAATCTAAGAAATATTAAATCAATGTTTCTTATTGATGGTTTAGACGTTGTTGATTATGGTAATGATTCTTATGATATTATTAAGAAGCAAAATCTATATTCATTTGGTATAACCATTCTTGATAGAGAAAATACCTTCTTGAATACTTATATTCAAGATACTATAAAGCATTTTGATATTACTGAATATACAGAGCATCAAATAACTGAACAGGAGTATTCTAATATGAAGAATCCTCGATTTAAAGAAGTGGTAGAAAAAATTAGCCTTGAATAATATTGTTTGAATTTATCATAAAAATAAATAACAATTAACATATGAAAAATATTACTATTGAAATTTTAAAATTTGTATCATTTTTGGTATTCGTTATTACTTTGACATTATTGATTACACCAATATCGCCATTACTTTTATTAAGTAAAAAAGCTGGTAATTGTGTTGATAGAATTGTTAAATGGTATATTAAATTAGGGATTATGCCTACATATTTAAAATAATTATTATGGAAAATGAAAAAATGAAAAATATTAAATTGCTATTATACATTTCTCTATGTTGTTTTAGTTTTTTAATTGTTACATTCGTTGGATTTCCTGAATGCATTCTAATAGAAGGTATCAGAAATGCAATGTTTGTTGAATTTATTACGGGGTTTACTACTCTTGTATTCGGCTTTATTTTTCTATTAACATATAAAAAATAATTAAAATGTACAAATTACTAATATTTTGTTTATCCGTCTTTAATATAGAAGTCTTTCTATTCTATACGCCATTATATTTTATTTCATATAAATTATTAAAACTGGATGTTAAAATTGGTGATGGCAGCTTGGTGTTAATATTGATTACACTTACCATTATTTTAAGCGTAATTTTCTATATACCAATATTTCAGATTATTAGAAGTATTGTGTTTAGTGTATAAAAACATGTTATTATAGATTATCCATTTTATCAATGAGGTTTTCAAATTTGTCAATATTAGGTAAAACTCCCATACCAATAATATTAGTAACAACACCATTATAATGTCTATCATCTAAAATTACATCATCAGTATAATTGGGCAGTGCTATTACAGCATCATATGAATCATTAACATAAACTCTATATTTAGTTTCTGATTCAACTCTTTCATATTTAAGTTTTAGTAAAACTTTTTCTAATGTACCGTATGATACTTTTTTGTATCTATTTGAATTAAATATTTTCATATAGTTAATTTTCTATTTTTAAATTTACGAATTTATTTTCACATACTTGTGAAATTTTCACACTGACTATACTATCATTTTCAATTTCACCGATAGAAATATTATCTGTAATATATCCACTTATATTATCAAATATTTTAACACAATATCCAAAATTATTGTTACCTCTACTATCAATTTTGACATCCATACTTTCTTGTGAAATATACATATTAATTAATTTAGAATATTCAGAAGTAAATTTTCTATCTATTATAGTAGCTCTAAACCTTCTTGTTATATCACCACCCTTATGTAATCTGAATTTGACTAATTGATTAACACGATTAGTATAAGTATTATCTAAATCAGTTTCCCATTCAGATATTTCTATGGGAATAGCAACTTTAGTTTTATGTACAACAAAATATTTATCATTAATAATATTTAAAAATCCTATTAGAAAACCTTTATTTTCATATTCTTCAATCATTTTATCTATAAAAGAATTCTTAATAAATTTTACATTAATTGCTTGTAGGCTATCATCAATTTGTTCAAATTGAAATTCTACTTCATCACCTCTGTAAAAATGTCTTACGCTTCTTTTTTTAGAGTCATTAAAAAAGAAATAGTTAACATCATTGTAGATTAAAAATCCATACCTTTTTTCTCTATTATAAGAAATAACAACTCCTATTTTAGTATCCATAAATTAAATTTATCTATTAAAGTTTAATTAATTGTAATGTCTCTGTGGACATTATCCATTGTGGCCTAATACCATACATTTTTTCTATTAACTTATACTTATCCCTACATCCTTTATTATATTCTAATATGTTATCATAGTTCTCTGTAAAGAACTTAATGTCCGAATAGTTAAACTTTGATATAGCCCCGTAAACAACGTTATGTTTGTCTATAAATGAAGAAGCTTTAATACTACTCAATTCTTTATTGCTATCAATAATCATCATGTAAGATGCCTCTATAAGTATCTCTATTTTTGGTGATATAATATCTTCACATAAATATCTACCATCTACTATAAAATTATTATTCTCCAATGCTTCATTAGGAATGTTCCATTCGGTATAGAGTCCTTCTATACCAGTCTTCTTATAAAACTCATATGATGGATATGATTCTACTCTCATGCTTTCTTACTTCTCATAAAGTTATTCAGTTAATGACTCTATCTTTCTAATTCTTGTTTTTTCTTTTGAATATTCTAAATGTTTATTTCTATGAAAAAAGTGAAACATTTCATAATTCATATCATATGCTTTACCATTAGATAATATTGATTCAATTGTTCTATCAACAATTTCTCTATCAATATGCATAATATTAGTTATAGTTAAGAGTTCTATCCCCTTAAATATACCTCTATCATTATCTCTAACTATATTATATACATTTCCTATTTTAATAATATCATCAGGTTTAGCCATATTTAATCTAAATTAAGACTTTCAATTCTGTCTTTTCTACTGTTATACTTCTCAAAATAACGAGCACAGTAAAGATTACCAAAATAAAGATTACTACCATTCTTAATAGATACTACATATTCTTTTTTTGTTATGTGATAATAACAAGTTCTAATTGTACATACTTTATTTTTTAGTGTGTGGGATAGTATATCTTTTCTAACAATCACTATATCACCTGGTTCGAATGGTTTAATATTATTCATTAATAATGGATTTAATTTTTCTAATTCTATTTTTATCTTTAGAATAAATTATATAATCATTTATCTCTAAATATAAAAATATATCATAGCGTATATACAATTCTTTATTATTATTATCTAATAATTTGATTTGTTTTTCACTGCGTATTACATCAATAATAGTTAAGTAATTTACACCATCTTTTCTACTATCTACAACTACATCATACACATTTCCTATAAGCTTTTTATTTATTTTCATATAATCTATTAATTCTATGTTTTCTATTATTAATTTTCATGAAATTATCAGCATAATATAAAAAATTATCGTAATCTATAGTTACTACATAATCTATATTCATGTATAGTTGATAACAAGTTATGACTGTACATACTACATCTTTTAAACTATGCGATAGTATATCAGTTTTAATAACTACTTTATCACCTGGTTCGAATGGTTTCATAATAATTCGTTTATAATAGTATTTCTTTTTAATTTCTTGTATGATGGTTCTGTTAATAGAAATACAAGTATATTAATAATTTCTTCTACTTCTTCTATTGAATTAAGAGTTATTTTAATATATTTGTAGCTTTTTAAATATTTATTTTTATAATATATTATTTCTAATCTTTTATCAGCTATAAAATCATCTATATTTTTTATTATAGTTAAATTGCTAATTTCAACACTTGTTTTATAGTTATATTCATTACAATTATATTTCACATTATCAATATTCATATCTTCAAATATTTTAACTAAATTAAGCCATTTATGCTTATTATCTGAAAAATAAAATTTTGTATGATAATAATCAGGATTTTTTACAAATTCGTAATTTGTAGCACTTATCACAAGAGTTATTGGATATGGAGACAATATGCTTTCTATTTTATTTTTCATAAATTTAGTTTATCTATTCTATCCTTTCTACTATCAACTTTGTCAAAATAACCGCTTGAAAATAATGATAATCTATTTTCAAGAATTACTATATGATATTCTATTGATGAATATTTAGTACAAGAAGAAACTGTATATACAATACCTTCTGTTAATCTAGGTGTTAACATACCATTTTTAAGAACTACTTTATCACCTGGTTTAAATGGTATCATTATTTATATCTTCTATTTTAATTTTTCTATATTCATGTATTGTTCGAAAGTTATCTGATAAAAACACAATACATTCCACTCTATTACTAAGCTCTTTTTTATAAATTTCATCAACAATAAAATCCACATTATACATATTACCTTTTTCAAATGTAAATTCATTAATTTTAAATGATGTAATACAAATACGAAATTCATCAATATAGTGTAATTCGTTGCTCATTGTAATGAAAAGAGGTTAATCCAATTTTAAGTTTTCTATTCTTGATTTTCTATTATTAGCTAGCTCAAAATCATCAGGTTTATAAATATTATAATTACCCTCAATAGTTAATATGTATAATCCTTTATAATATTCAAAACAAGACAAAACTGTGCTTACCTTATCTTTTAATACATGTAATGGTATATCTTTCCTAACAACTATTTTATCACCCTTTATAAACATAATCATAGATTTAAATTATCTATTCTATCCTTTCTATCATTAACTTTCTCAAAGTAAGAACTATCATAAGTAGTATATGGTTTACCTTCAATAGCTAATGCGTATATACCATGAAAATATAGTTCACAATTTCTAACTATACATATTTCTCTTTTGTTTGATAAATTATACTCAATTTTAAGTGTTATTCTGTCGCCTTTTTGAAATGGTATCATACTAATCTGAAATTAAATTGTTTATTTTACGTTTTCTATTATTAATAGAATATCTTTCTTTTAAAAAAATATGTATAAACATTCCTAAATAATAAGACGGGTATATTAATAAGAACCAATAAGTCTTATATTCTATACATAGCATAACTGGACCAAATATTAAAAATGGCGTTAATAAGCAAGCTATTATTGCTAATATAACTAATAGTATTTCACCAATAGATTTAATTATTTTCATATAGAAAGCAAGTTATAGAGTAACTAATATAAAGATAAAGTATCCTATAGAATATCCTAATAGTAATCCTGCTACTATTAATACTATTTTACCATACATATTAAAATCCTCTTTAATATATTGAGTTGGAGGTGGTGTTGGTTTTTTCATAATTATTTATTTTATATTATTAACCATATATAATATACTAAACTTAATCCTAATATAAGTCCTATAATTAATAGAAATTCTTTAAAATCACTTTCTTTCATAATTATATAGGTTTATTAAAGAAATACTTAATAAAAGAGAAAGGTTTTCTATTCTCTAAATATTCTAAATCAGCATCATTAATGTATGCTTCTCTTTCAAATATAATTTCACTATATGCTTTTATCCATGAGCCATATCTAAAGTAATTAATAACCCAGTTAATACCATATATGATATAAAACGGAATAATCAATAATTCTATCTCCTGTCTTAGATGAATCTTCTCATGATTAATCAATTTCTTGTCTGATAGATAACTTTCATCTTTAACTAATATGAAAGGAAATATTGCTAATCCATCTACTAATAACTTTGGGCATACTATTATCTTTTTCATAGGCTTTTATTTAAATAGAGTCTAATTTAAATTAGACTAGATAATCTAACATATTTCATTTATAATTAAATCTCTTTTAATTTTCTTATAAGATATACCAGTCAATATTAAAGAAATTATATTAATAATTTCGTTCAATTCTTCTATAGAATTTATAATAATTACTTTATTCGTTCCTATTTTTCTTTCAGTGATAAAATCATCCATATATTTAATTATATCTTCATTATTATATCCTAACATATTATTAGATATAAAACAAATATTAAATTTTGAAAAATTTAAACTATTTGAAAATAATTTAATTAAATTATTTAATCTATTATCATTATTATCTTTAAAATGTAAAGAAACAAATGAAGTATTAAATCCATAGGAACTACCATATCCGAATATCAATGATATTGGATATGGTGATAATGCTTCTATAATTTTTGATATGTCTATCATATTAATTTTTCTATAATAGTTTTTCTATATTCTGCAATTGTTATAAAGTGTTCTAATACATAATCATCATCAATTCGAATATGAACACATTGTGTACTATTTGGTATTTTTATAACAGCGTATAAGTATTCTCCAATTTTATCAAAACTGATAATATACTTACTTCCAGCTATGTATTCTATTTCACCAAAGTATGTATCTTTCTTATGAGTTTTTATACAAACTGCTATACCATCAAATCCATTTATCATAAATCGTTTATAAACTTTTTTCTCAATTCGTAAATATTTCTATCATATTATTCAAAAACAGATTTAAAATCACACCTTAATTGATAAAGTGGTATTTCTCTATCAAATGCTTTATATAAACTTTCTGCATGCAGTTTATTAATTTCTGTATAACTTTTTAATAAATGTTTTCTTTTAATTAGAAAAGATTTGAAATCACTTCTTCTTTTTGTATAGAAGTATGAATCATACCAGCTTCTTTTATACCATTCATTACCACAATCAGAACAATGTCTTATTTCATCATTTACCGAATAGCTATATTTTGTAGGTTGTTGAAAAACAAACCTCGGATAATTTGTACGTGTTTTAATTTGTGATATTATCTTATTAACTATTTTTGTTGAACCACAGACAGAACATGTATTTTGACTTTTTTCAAATCTATCCTTATCCTTTTGATATTCATCATCTGTACGTTTATCCCATTTCTTTTGGGTTTCATTTATAAAATTCATAACAATAGTATATTCATCTGAAACAATATTTTTTTGTTCAGTGCTTTGAATATTTAATTTCTTCTTAATATTTTCTAACCACATAATTAATACTCAATATTGTCTATAATAGTTTTTCTATATTCTACAACTGTCATAAAGAATTCTTTTAAATAGATAATAGTATTATAATTATAACTTGATAGAATATAACAACCATTATCATTAAAAACCTTAACTACATCACGAACTACACCAAATTCGCATTTATACTTTACATTTTTTAAGTATTTTAATTCACCATGCATAGAATATCTTATGTGTGATTTCGTACATATTAGAGTACCTATATACTTATCTAAATCATTATCAATATATCCAATCATATCAATTTCTCTATTATAGATTTTCTATGTTCATCAATTGTTATAAAGTGTTCTAAGAAGTATTTAATAATATCTTCCTTATCCATTGGACCACCACTACTATTTCCATCAGACGTTTTGACAAGAAGAACATCATATGAATGTATTATAGTGTTAATATAAGCAGAATGCTTATTAACTACACATTTATATTTTTTACCAACAAAATATTCTACTTCACCATTATTCCAATATAAACATTTTTTATGTGTTTTTATGCATATTACATTATTAATATTTTTAAACTTGTCTAAATTCATAATAATTCATCTATTTTACCTTTCCTCAAATCGTGGATACTTGGTACATAGTATTCAGCTATTCCTTTTAAATAATTAGCTAATATACTTAAATAAATCAGAACATGGTCATCATTATATGTGTGTAATACTTCATGTTTCTTTTTACCATTGTAGAAGTACTCTATTTTAGCCTCCCTATATAATGATATCGTACCTGAATGTTTTATGGGTTCTTCAATCCATATAGAAATCCTGAATTCATTTATATACACATTACTATGTTCACCTATGATTTCAATCATAATAATTCTTCTATAATAGACTTTCTATATTCTGCTATTGTTATAAAATGTTCTCTAAAGTAGTTAATAGAATTTTCATTATAAGTTGCTATACTACAATGGCCATTATCATTAAAAATATTAATTACATCATTAACTGTACTTAATGCACATTTATACTTTCTACCAGCTAAGTATTCTAATTTACCATGCATAGAAAATTTACTATGTGTTTTTATACATATTAAAGTATTTACGTTTTTAAATCTATCAAATTTCATAAATAATCTAAGCTTAATAATAATTCTGTTACTGAGTCTATATCCATACTATAGCATCCTGCATTAGGGAATGTAGTTTCTATTCTTTTCCCATTAGTAAATATATCATAGTAATTTTCACCAGCAAATATATCTACATAATAGTCTTCTTTTTTATTTTCCCATACCACGCAAATAATATCACCTATATTACTAACAATATCATACTTAGAATATGCTATCTTATTCTTATTTAAATAAGTAAGAAACATATCTAAGTCTGTAGTTGCATTAGGAATATCGTTATGTTTAATAGGTTTCATTATTCAATTGAATCTATAATATTTTTTCTATGTGTATTAACTGTTGTAAAATGTTCTTCAATATATTTAAGATTTTCGTCGTTATATCTCGACATTGATATTAATGTTTGTTTACCTTCAGATAATTCAATATAAAGATTATAACCATCAAACGTACTATTATACTTTCTACCTTTTATAAAATTTCCATTAGATTTTTTACAAAGTAATATATATTCTTTCTTCATAATAGTTCATTTATTATATACTTTCTATATTCTGATTTTGTCATAAAATGGTTTCTACAATATTCGATAACAATATCATTATCACTTAATAACATCTTACGCCATCCACTACCATCAGGATATTCAATATAGATACAATTATAATTTTTTCCTTCTTCAAATTTACATTTATATTTTATACCTTGTAAATATTCAAGTTCTTCTTTATACATATGCGTTTTTACACATATCAAATAATTTAAATTTTTCAAATCATCTACATTCATAATAATTCATTTATAATAGTTTTTCTGTGTTCATTTAGAGTCATAAAGTTTTCATAAATAAGTTTAACATCATTATTATCACCACCATAAAAAGCTATATCTTGAGTTGGAAATTTTATGAAATAATCATTGTTATATTTCACATATTCACAACTATACTTAGCACCTTTTTCAAATGTAAACTTTATATTAGGCACTAACCCGACACCATTAGCTTCAGTATCAAATGTTTCACAACAAATTAAATGTTTACAATTCTTATATTCCGAAAACTTATTCATTATTAATTTATTATAATATATCTATCAGCATACATATAATGTAATTGCGTAGTATTATCCATATTAGGCTTATACCCTTTCTTTTTTGAAAATTCAATTATATCAGGATTCATTGTATCATAATGATATAAAGCAGCTTCATTTAATGGTATAAGTATCATTAATTCATTTTTATAAGATATTAATTCAACCTCTTCAGTTCCATTACGATGTCTTAATTTACTACCAATAGGAAAAGGATTAGGGTTGATATTTTTACCGCCATATATTTTATAATATTCTTCTTTTTGTTGTTTTTTATTCACAATATTAATAATTTATTAACATCAATTTTAATTATTCTCTTTCATCAATAATAAATAATATCCTACCATTCCTAATAGACTACCTATAGCCATTGGTATAACTGTTTCAGATATTAAGCTACCAACTAAAGCACCAACAATACCACCCATTACTACCGCTCTTGCTATTTTAGTAGACTTCATATTATAGGAAATCATAAATTCTTTCAATATATTCTTCATAAGTTCTCTATTTTAAATTTTCTGTGCTCAACTGGTGTATGGAAGTTTTCATAAATAAGCTTAACATCATTATCATCAGTGTTATCAAATATTATATCTAAAGATACAAAAATAATATTCTCACTTTCTCCTATTACACATAGATGTTTAACTCCTTTCTCAAATGTAATTGGAGTACCACCATATACATTCGTAGTGAATGTTGTATGACAGATTAAATATTTACAACCGACATATTTAGAAAACTTGTTCATTATTTAAATATTGTTTTTATTAAATAATCCAATAGATATAAAGCATTAAATAAAAATAACCCAAAAATAAATCCGAACAGAAAACTACCACCACCAAATACAATACCAAATAATCCAAATATTGTTGAAATAATTATCAATATCATTAGATATTCTTTAAATTTTTTCATAAATTCTCTATTTTAAATTTTCTATATTCATTTATAGTAAAAAAGTTTTCTGTAATTTGATTAACAGTATTATTATCAAGTGTATTAAACAATACATCCATAGGTTTAAAAATAATATAGTTACCACTATTCCCAACTATACATTTATATTTAACTCCTTTCTCAAATGTATAAGTTAATCCATCATCATATCCATACACATCAGTTTTAAATGTAGTACGACATATTAAATATGTACAATCTTTATATTTAGAAAAACTATCCATTTACTTTTTCTTTACTTATTACGAAGTAGTATAATAGCATTCCCACTATAGTACATATAACCATTGATGGTGTATGTTTAGTAAATAAGTTACTAAACATTGCGCCCGCACAGCCACCAAGGACTATTGCCATCATTTTATTAGCTACATATTTTACTCTACTCATTACTTATAGATTATATTGAATATAACTTTATCCATTTTCAATTTAGGGTCATAAATTATAACAACCTTAAATGGTCCATTATTCATACTGTACGCATATTTAATCATATCTAATGTTATACTTTCCATAAGTATAAAATCTTCTGAATATGTAGAATCCTTAGTGATAACATTTGCACCAATAATAACAAAGTTTTTACCACCCATACTTATTGTACCATGCCTATATGGCTCTATCTTAAGAGTGTCTATTATATCACCATTTGACTGAACATTAGAACTTTGAATCTTATCAGTATTGATATCAGTATCTTTATTAATATTGATAGTTTTATCACTCTTAGCGCAACTAAATATACTAATACAAATTATTAATGTTATTATAACTTTTTTCATATTATTCTTTGTTTAAAGATTCAATCTTATATTTTCTTATTTCACCTTTATATTTATCAGTTTTAGATAACTTTTCATAAATATGGTCGGCTAACTCTTTAGCTTGTTCTAATGAAATTACACCACCTTTATACTTATCTTCCATCATATTAAATTGAGATTTAGTATATGATATACCTATACTAAATCCATTATCATATATAATATCATCAGATATTTCCAAATTACCTCCTACTATTTCAAATTTTTTATTAGCCATATCCAATTATAGATTCTCTATTACCAAAAGTTTTAAAATAGAGTAACTAATTTGGAAAGGAGATATGTGGATAACTTGTTAATAAAATAAAAATACCAAAATATTTGTATCTTAATACAAAATTGATTAACTTTGTATCATGGAAAAGATAGAAGACAAATTATCAAAAATAATTCAATATAGCAAATCTACTTTGGAAAAAGATGAAAAAACTATAGAGAAACTAAAGTCTTTAGTTTTAGATATTGTACAAGAATTACACAGTATCGATTCCTCGAAAGACAAAACTAAAAAAGAATTAGAAATCATTTTAGAACTACAGTCTAAATAAAATAGCAAAAATTTTGTATTATGGAAAGACTTGCACCCTCACCTGAAAAAATTCAATTTTTCATTAATAAAAAAGCTACTATGAAAAGTATGCTCAATTTATTTAAAAATACAGCATATAGTGTAAATTATATTCATAATAGTATGGGGCTAAAAGAAAATGAATTCTTTTTACATCTACACTGTTTGAATAATACACCTGATGAAATATCAAACATTGAAATAGTTAATACTCCAATAAAAGCCACCTTTATTAGTTTTGAGCAAATGTCTTGGAATAAGCATTCATATTTCTTTAAATTTAAATTAGAAAATATTTGTATCTTAATACAAAATTAACTACCTTTGTATCATGAAAAAAGTATATCGGATATATTGTGTCGTAGAAAAAGAAGTATGTGTTCCATCCGATGATTTTTATCGTAAAGGAAATGATTGGCAAACAGAAACTATAAACACTCTTTCTATTGTTGAGGATTTTGACTATGAAGAAGAAGCTATTAAATATTTAGAAAATACTGATTATTCAAAAGGTGATTTTATTATTCTACCAGTTTATTTACTAAAATAATTTCTCTATGTTAAAACTTATACAAAATCCTATAATACCAGAAGAATTAAAAGAGGCTTTAATAGTCAATAATATGGTACTGACACAAGCAGAAGACAGATATAGAAAAACTACAGGTATGATTAATGACCTTAATGTTTCTCTTATAAAACAAGAAAAATTCATGAGGTATTATATGCTACCTACAATATTTGTAATAGCTTTATTTGGTGCTATTGTGATAAATTATTTACTAAAATAGTTTCACTAAAATTTGATTATCTGAAATATGAAAAATAGCAAAATTTTGAAACAAGTAAATAAAATTCCATCTAAAATATTTGGTATTAAAGATGGTGTAATAACTCCATATAGATTACATTACGATGTATATACATATGATTCTCGTGGTAGTAATGATAATGATATTGTATTAGACTATGGTAAACTTTTTGATATATCTTTACCATATAGAAAACATTTATCAGACATATTAAATATATTTAACGAATTGAAAAATGAAAATAAAGCAAAATATCTCATATATTATGATAATGGTCCCAATATTTTTGAAACCCATTTCGTAATATTAAATGAGAATTATGAAAATATAACTATTAATGCTTTATTTCAAAGTAAAAGTAAAAATTATGGCAAGTAAAAAAGCAAATAAAAAAACTACACGTAAGTTCTTTGGACATACTGATGGGGCACGAGGAAAAGATAGAACTGAAAAGTACGACTCTATTACAGGTAAAGGTAATTATGTTAAATATGGTTATCCTCTTGATATAAGAAGTAGAGTCGAAAAGAAAAATTCTATAGATAAAAAAGATTTAAAGAATATATTTGATGAAATAAAGTTTCTCTAAAATTTGATTATCTGAAATAATTTCACTAACTTTGTACTGATGATTCTACTGTATCTAATCTTTCTAACTTTAATGCTCGTAGTAATGTTGAGCATTAAGACAAAGAGGAACACCTTCATAGGTGTTAACATGTATTGTATCGCTACTTATCAAATGCCTATTGCTCGGATTGATAAGAAAGAGAGGGACCATCTTTAAGTAGTCTAACTTAAATGATTATAAATTTTATACTTATAAACTAAAATAATAATTAAAAATATTTAATCTCCAAGTACTTCTAAAGAGTACAACTTGTATGTACCACAGCCTAATAAGCCTTACAAGTAGATTTGATAGCATTGGTAGTGGCTCGGAGAGTTGAGATTGTATCAAAAATTCTCCTTGAAAGCCTAGAGCGGAAGTATCTCAGCTACCATGGAAAAACCACAGAGATAAAAAAATTATTCACAATCTAAACCAAAAATTATATGAAAAAGCTAATCTTTATTCTTCTATTCATTTCCTTTGCTTCACATGCAATGAAAGTTCCGACTCAAGTAATGGAGTCATTGAAAAAAGTATACCCCACACAAGATGTGAAATGGCACAAAAATAGACATGGCTACGAAGCCTATTTTAAAACTGAAACCACATTTGGTTCTCTCCTTATGTCACCTACTGGAGAATTGCTATTAAAAATTGAAACCATCGAGCTTGATGATGCGCCAGTTTTAGTAGCCGAAGATTTAAAAGGACATGACGTTAAATCTATTACTCGTGTAGTAGACTATGAAGAAAATACTACTACATATGATGTACAATCCAAGTTAGGTAAGCATAATTATACTAACGTATATAATGGTACAGGAGAACTTGAAGATTCACGCAAAGCTCGCAATTTTATGGGAATTCCAATTGCTGGTGGTACACTTTTAACAGTTGCTATAATTGTATCTTGTATTTTCTAATAATGTTTACATCTTTTAAAAAATATTTAAAAAAGCCTCTAAAATTTTAGAGGCTTTTTTTTGTATTTCTATACAATATTTATTACCTTTGTATTATGAAAGGTAAATCATTAGATGTTTTTGTAAGATTTGGTGGGCTTGATTTAAAGAATCAAGAAGGCTATTCTAAGGAACGTACTACATTTCATCAACCACCTGCACCAAGAGGCTTTTATGCTATGCCTAAAATTGCTCAAGAATTCTTTTTAATTGGCTCACTTAGTTCAACTCAAAAATATATTTTTCCAAAAGAACCTATTACAAAAGGTTTATCAGAAGAAGAACGTGATGAAATTTGGACTGCTCATACTAAAAGAAGAGAAAAAGTATATGGTAATATCCGCAGAGAATTTAAAGTTAAAAAAGATATAAACATTTGGCATCACTTAGATGCTAAACCATTTGATGTATTAGAAAGAAGTGGTTCATGGATTAAAACGTCTTTATCCGTATGGAAAAAAGCTTTCATGAAGGATAGTATCAGATTACGAATTGAATCAGGTAGCGGTGATATAAACTGTGTTAGAGGCATTACTGGTGTCTATAACAAAGATCATCTTGAAGTATTTTTTGACGAAAAAATTTAACTATGAAAATAAAATGGTTTAATAATTTCTTTTTCGCATTATTCATAATTTTATTATGTGTATCAATAAAGTATATAAGTAAACGGGTTGAAAAATTTAAAAAAATTGTTAAGAAATTTAATTGAAAATTTGGATAATTAAATGATTCTGTTTAACTTTGTATCAATGGTTCTGATTATATATCTCACATTCATTTTAATAGGTACTATTACATTATTGTTCTTACCTGTAGACAAAGACTTCTTTGTTATATCGAATCGAACATTATATGGTTCAGTTAACGTATTAATTAAAAATAACAAAAAAGAAAAGGACCATCTTTAAGTAGTCTAACTTAATGATTATAATGATATTTTATAACCCTTATAACCCTTATAACCTTTTAAACCCAGCTCTTATGAGAATTCGTGGACAACCGTAATAAGATTTAAGATATACTATTATTATAAACCTAATATGAAATTCAAAAAGCCTTCCTATAATAACAGGAAGGCTTTTTTTTATTTAGTAATTCTATTATTTAATGAACATTGATTTAAACTTGATAAATTGTCTAATTGTGTATGATTATTTCTTGTTTTTAAAATACCTGTACCAGGTTCTACATAAACATGACCACCTTGTTTAGTAGTAAAAATTACATTTTGGGCTATTAAATTTTTAATATCATTAATTAAATATGACATTATAATAATATCACCTTCTTCGTTTAAAACACCATAACTTTTTGTTACACCATTAGAAGTATTTTTACATACAATTGTTTTCATAACTAAATTATTATTTTTAATTATATAAAAAATACATAATTTGTTTAGATAATGTATCTTAAATTTGCATTTAAATACAAATTTTCGTACCTTTGTACTATGAAATTATCATCTGACATATTAGAAAAAGCAATTGTTTTCGCTACAAATAAACATGCTGGTCAAGTGCGTAAAGGCGACCAACGCCCTTATATACTTCATCCACTATCTGTTATGTTCACACTAGGTAAAATCAAGAAAAGTAAAAATCAACTTTTGCTATTCATTGCTGCTATTCTACATGATGTAGTTGAAGATTGCGAAACTTCTTTAGATGAAATTGCAAAAGAGTTTGGCTTTCATGTAGCTGCAATTGTAGAAGAATTAACTTCGGATAAAGAGTTGATTGCTGAAAAAGGTAAAGAAGTATATTTACTTGAAAAAATGTTAAACATATCGAGTTATTCACTCGTGATAAAACTTGTTGATAGATTAGAAAATCTATCAGATATGGATAATATGTCAGACGAGTTTAAAATTAAAACAATTACTCATAACAAATTTATTGTTGAAGGTTTAAAAAAGGATAGAAACCTTACTAAAACCCATTTGAAGTTAATTGAGTTAATTGATGCAAAACTTATTGAGTGTTCTAAATAAAAATTATATGACAGGATTAGAAAAATATTTTGGCGGTACTGGAATCACACTTGAAAAATTAAAAGAAGTGATGCCTACTATTAATGTAGATGGTACTAGTTATAAAATTGAAAATTGGTTAAACGAGTGTATTAAATTTGATAAACTTGTTCCTAATAAATCGAAAGTATGGATTCCATATAGCGTGTGGGAATATAATATTGTATCTGAGGTTATATGGGATAAATATCAATTCGAAGGATATTCATTTCCTGATGAATGTAAAGATTGGTGGGTATCCGTTCCTTATTGTAAAGTGAATGGTAAAAATGCGGAAGGTGTGTACAATGTTTATGAAATATCTTTTTATAAGAATTGGAAAAGAAAGTCACAAATGAAACATCTGATTGTTCAATCAGATAAACCAAAAAGAAAATTCTTATCTTCTAAAGATATTGCTGAGTTAAAGAAACAAGAAGTTATTAGTAATTCTAATTCTAAAAGATAAACTATGAGTGATTACGCAAAATTCTTTTCTAATAAATCGGATGATAACGTATTAAAGAAGTATTTCTATTTCTTAGTTAACGATAGAAAAATATCCGAAGGAAATGCTTGGACAATTCTTATGTCTATAATCGCAGGAGAAAGCATAGAACTCGTTACAAATGGTATCAAAGCTTACGGGGTTTCACAAGAGATTCTATATGCGTTTAAAAGTGCCTACGATACTCAGTCTAAATTAGAAGATGATAAACGAAAAGAAGAAGCTGTAAAATTTAGAAGCAACCTCAATTCTGAAACATTGGATAAAGTTAAAAACATGTGGAAAGAACTAAATTAACTATGTGCATAGCTCTTGGTTGTGATACTAAAACAGAAAAGCTTCGATGTTATAAGCATCAGCTAATGCACCACCAATCACATGTAAAAAACAGATAAAGTTTATGAAAGATTTAGATTACAATGATTGGGACGATGAAGAAGAAGAGGATGATGACGTAACAAGAGTAAAAGTTGTTGCAGTAAATGCCGAATTCGTAGAGTTTGAGTATGGTATAAAATTATCTTCATACAATGAGTCTGATTGCTGTGAGTATCACTATCTTCATTTTTCAGATTTAACTTTAGACGATTTTAAAGGATTAGAATTTGACTTGTCAAATGATAATTTCTTCAATAGAATAGAAGGGTATGGTATAGAGTTAATACCTATACAAGAATTTTCTGTAAAGATACCTGGATATGGTTCTAATAATGGATACTATTCATATTTATCTTTGATAATAACTGATGATAAAGAATTTACTAAGATTTTTGATATTTCCGAATGTCAAGATATATTAGCCGATCAATTTTTTTATAATAAATTTGTATTTTAATACAAATTGTAGTATCTTTGTATCATGGAAAATTCAAATAGAATATCTGAAATAAAAGCATTATATAAAATAGTTAAATTAGCTGTCCAAAAAGGATTTGAGTTTCAAAATAAAAGATCTGAAAATGATTATTTAGGAGAAATACCAACTCCATCATTACTTCAAACTTGGTTAAGAGAAAATCATAAAATAATTGTGCAAGTTAGAATATCTTTACCTGATAAATATGTTGTTGATGTAATTAATAATTATAATATAACACATATTGGTATGGGTAATATGATATGTTTTACAAATCTAAAAACATATCATAATGATTTCAAAGGCTTTAAATATAATGAAGCTTTAAAATATGGAATTGAAAAAGGTTTAGAATTGGTTAAAAAATAATCTTATGCTAAATAAAACTATTAATTATAGATATAAAAATGATATATTCAATCTTAATGTATCTACGCCAAATAGCAACATACTTCATTTATCTGTTAATAACGTACTGTGTTCATGTGCTAGTCAATCCGACTTTATCAAGAACCCTGATTCAATAATCCAAAAAGCTATAAAAAGATATTCAGCAGAAAAAAAAGTTGGACTAATAAAATAAATTATGAAAATTATAGAATCCTTTATGCTTAAAGATAGAGCGTTTAAGGTATTGAATATAGAACAATATAGTGCTACTAATACTATAGATAATGTAGGACATATAGAATTAATTCAACCAAAAGAAGAATTCTATATTTTGCGTATGCTCATCAAAAGAATGTTCAATGATTATCAAATACCAAATGAATTATCATGGTGTAAATCTCTAATTGAAAAAGCTGATGCTTATCAAAAAGAAATGGGTATAATTCAACCATTTGTTTATTTAACTATAAGAAAAGGTTTTGTTAAATCTACTACGGATGATGAATGGCATGTGGATGGATTTTCAAAAACAATAACACATCTTCCTGAACAAAATTATATTTGGACAGATATTTTACCTACGGAATATATCGAAAAGTCTTTTATTATTCCCAAAGATTTTAATCCATTAAAACATAATATTCATAAATATTTTCAAAAAAGAATTGATTATACGGATGATATAAAAACAATGGGTAGTAAAGTCTTATATGGTTTAGACCCTTATATTATTCATAGAAGACCTGAAATTAATAACACTATTGAAAGATGTTTTATTAGACTATCTTTCACACCAATTGAAATTGAAGATATTAATAACACGATTAATCCTTTAATTGAAACATATTATAAAAGAGATGGTATAAAAGAAATGAGAAATCAACTTGTTGATTATGATTTAGAATAAAACGTTATTTGATTACAAAAATTTGCATTCTAATACATTTTTAACTATCTTTGTATTAGCTATTAAAGTCTCGTAAAAAGATGATCTTACAGGCTCACGGAGGCCGAGTCAACATCCTTTGATAGTTAAACTAAAAATATGGAAACTATAGCATCTAAACCTAAACTTCATATTCATAATAACTATATTAAGTTAGAATTACCAATTGGTAATTTTACTGCATATCGTAGTTGTTCTAAAAGATCAGGTGAATTAAGTATTTTAGATGGTGAAAAGATTGAAAGATATATTCGCAAATCGGGAAAATCTGTTGAAGAATATATGACAGAATTAACTAATCCTAAAATATTGTCTAATTTAATTCCTAATTGGAACAAACCTAAAAATAATTTCAAAGTTGGGAAAGTAGTAAAATTTAAAAAACATGACTATCCTGGTACATATGAAATAATTAAAATAGAAGGCTATTTTATTTTTTTAAATGTACTACATAATAAAAAATTAGAACTTATTGGATTTCATTCATCAACACTTAAAACTATATGAAAGAAAAAATATTAGAACTCTTGTACAAATATAGAATTGATTTTTCTAATGATTCTGCATATACAGAATTCGGAATTAGAGAAGAAGATTTTAAAGCATTAGCCGAAGAATTAGAAAAACTTAAAACGGAAGACTTTAAGCAATGGTGGAATAATCTACCTGATATTACACTTACAACTAATATGAATAAATCCGCATTGTGTGAGAAATATTATGGTAATAGAAGAATTCATAAATCTCTGAGAGATATTGAAATTTTAAAAATTTATAACTCGGAAATTGGAAGTAAGTAAAAATATGAACGATACAAAAATATTACTTGGTAAAAAGAGTATTTGGTATTACATACAGTTATGTTTAGTTACTCCATTATGGGCTATGAGTGTATCACCTACAAGAAAGTCATGGAGTGCTTTTAAAGACGGTATGATTTCACACAAATGTGAATTTAAAGAAGAGCTTTCATACGATGAAAAATATCCTCAATACCCTTATAGAGAATGTAAACATCATGGATGCAATATGATTGATCCTATTTTAAATTTGAAATCGCATAATTAAGGTAACAAAGAGCTTTAATGAAAGAGATATTCTATATGTAGTTAATAAAGAACATAGTGTTATAAGTCTAAATAAATGATTCACGTAGAGAAAATTAAAATAAAAGGAAATACTTATCCAGGATCAAAAGTCTTAAAAAAAGACTTTGAAATAGAATGTGATAATATTAATCTTTTTGTAGGAAATCAAGGTTGTGGTAAAAGTACTCTATTAAACCTTCTACAACAAAGTCATAAAGATATTGAAATAACTCTTAGTGAAAATGTTATAAAAAATGGAGTTAATACATTTTACTTTGATAGTGAAATGGATAACCCTCGTGTAAAAGATCCTATGTTGTTTACAAATCCTTCAGGTACAAGTAAAGGAATCGGATTAGGTGGAGCTATTAAAAGTAGATTTCAATCTCATGGAGAAGTTTTAGAAAACTTTATTATAACACCTCTAATGAAAGCTAAAAATAGTGTAATATTCTTAGATGAACCTGAATCAGGATTATCTATTACAAATCAATATAAACTAATACAGGCAATTAATAAAGCAGTTGAAAATAACTGTCAATTGTTTATAGCAACGCATTGTTATCCATTAATACAATCATTTAATGTTATATCATTAGAACATAATGAACGAATGAATGGTAATGAGTTCATTAATAAAGTATTTAAATATGACGAAAAATAAAGTTTTCTATTTTATCAGAAATAATAAAGTTATTGTTTATGTTTGTAATAAATATTTATTATCTAAACGGACATAAATAAATCTAAATATTATTGGTTTGAAATTTTAAAATATAAAGATATGAAAAACGTAAGCATTTTATCTAATCTAAATGAAAATGATACCGTAGCATTGGAAAGGATCTCTATGATAGTGAAACTTCCATTAGAGCAATTAAAAGAAATGATAATTAATAGTAAAAAATAAAAAAATATTTCAGTAAACATTTGCATAATAAAAAAAAGTTTACTAACTTTACATCATCAAATAGTTATCTACTACAAATTATTTGATAATAAAATGGCCCGTTCGTCTAGAGGCTCAGGACGACTTTCTTTTCAGATCGTATACGCATGGTTCGAATCCTGCACGGGCTACAATTGATAATGAGTTCAGAAACACAGTCAGAAACGTAAGAGGGTAACTATCAATTTTAAATGGCGTGTTCGTCTAGGGGCTTAGGACGATTATCTATTCAGGTAAAAGACATGTGGTTCGAATCCCATACACGCTACTATCCCATGTACAGCAATAACCACAGCTTTAGATTCTAACAAGAACTATATAGCTGTGGTTTTTCATTTAAAATAATTTGTATTTAACTAAAAAAATACTTATATTTGTATATTAGATAAACTATAACTAAAATATGAAAAATATACTCAACTCACTCTATGATTCTACAAAAACATCCATAGGTATATTATTTACAGCAATGGCAATTATTGCTATAGTTGCTCTATTTGTATTAGTTCTTTTTTTAATACCATTTATGATAGATACTTTTCATCTAAGTAATCTATTCCTTTTCTTGTATGTTCCCTTATTCATAGTATTACTATGGTTAATTGATAAAAAATAAATCAAATAGCATTATGAAAAAACTACTATTAATAATAGGAATCATCACAACTTTAATTTCCTGTGGACAGGATGTCGAAAGAGATATTGAAAAAGAAAAAATTGAACGTAAACAAAAAATAGTCAATGATTTTATCAAGGATACTAAAGTCATTGACTATGATAGCTGTGAATATTTACTATCTGACCCAGGATCATCTCATACAACTTTTACCCATAAAGGAAATTGTAAATTTTGTGAATATAGAAAACTTAATAAGTAAACTATGATTACACCACATTTAATTTCAAAAGTTGGATTAATTATGAAAACACATTTAGACTATTATCATAAAGGTGATGCTATTCCTTTAATTATAGAAGCTTTAACTAAAGCAGGTTATAGAATACGACAAGAAGAACAAATTAAGTCATGGAATCAACCTAGAATGACTCATTATAATATTCTTCGTGGTATTAACTTCTGTAAGCTTAGAGGCTATAAAACATTAGTCTATACTAATACAGTTCTTCTAAAAGAAAGACTCTCCAAAGAATATAATATTACCATCTTAGACATTCATGATTTGAGAATCATTGCAAACGAAAGATGTGTATACAAATTGTTAGACTATTTAATGTAATTATGAGTGAAAAATTAACATCATTTCAAACAGCTAAATTAGCTAAAGAAAAAGGTTTTAAACCAAATGGTAAGCCTTCTACGGATTATGTACCTGGATATTATGAAGACGAAGAAAATGGTACGTATAAAAATGGTGAAATACAAGAAGAAGATTATAGAATAGATTTTAGATATTTAGCACCTGTACAATCAGTACTACAAGCATATCTAAGAGATGTCCATGATATTCAAATAGTAATTATACCGTTTGCGGAAGATAGCATGGATGAAAATTCAAAAGCATATTTTCATTATTTTATTAATCCTAAAATGTTCTTCGCTTTTATTAATAGAGAAAATGAAATTGGCTTTAATAGCTATGAAGAAGCATTAGAAAAAGCATTATATGAAGCACTCAACTTAATTAAATAATATGAGCTATTTAAGTTTTATAGACTTAAAACCAGGTGATAGAGTAACTATACTAAAAGAACCATACGTATATTCACATCTTGATGGTGGAACATATGGTGTTGATAAAGTTGAATACCCATATACATTAACTATAAAAAGTGTATCTCACCAAAATAGAAATAAGCAATACTTACCTCATTTAGCTATACAAGATACTAATGGTTTTGGTTGGGCAATAATTAATGATAATGCAGAAATCTTCACAAGAAATTCTATTATTGAAAATAGAAAAAATAAAATAAATAATATAAACAATGAAACATCTAACTAAAATATTAAATATATCTATTAAAAGAATTGAAGATGGTGATTTAGAAACTGCTAAACTTGCAATAAAACAAGTTATATCTGAATTACAAAACATCAATTCTAAAGATGTGCCTAAAACAGAAGAAGTTGTTGTTGAAGATAATGAGAAAGAATCCTTCAAAAATTATTTCATTAAATTAATCAAAGACTTAGTTATTACAGAAAGAGATGAAGAAATAACTGATGAAGGTGAAGAGCCTTATATTGTAAAAGAATATAGAAAGAATGGTGTTATCGTTATGGAATATCTTATACAAGAAAAGAAATTCTATTTACATCCAAGAAGAATGGGTATTGATACTACGTCTTTAAATCAAAAAACTGATATAGAACTTTATGGTGGTAATAGAAAATTTGATTTAATTGTAAAAGGTATTCTAAAAGATTTCTATAAAGTTCCAATAGACGAAGTTAGACTATTTTAATATGACATATTCAAACTTTATTAATGATTTAAAAATTGGTGATAGAGTAACTATCCCAAACAAACCTACTTTCTATGGAAATGTATTAGTTTATCCTTATACATTTATTATAGAATATATATTACGTGTAAATACTTTTAATGAAACGAGAATACTTGTTAAAGATAATGATAATCGTAGTTGGTTAATTGATGAAATTAATTACAATCTAGTTGGAAAAAATAATGTTTTAAATGATAGAAAAAATAGAATAAACAACTTAAATGAATCAAACATTAGCTAAATTTGGAAAGGATACTCTAAAGAGATTACTATTCCAATGTACAGAACCACAAATAAATCTATTTAAACGAATGTATAAAAAGCCTTCTGATAATATAGATGAACTTACCTACCATCAAGTTGTAGATAACATGGATGATTCTAAAATTGATACCGCATTATCTCAAGTAGAAAGAACTATTGTAAAAAATTTTAAAAAGTTAGAAAGAATTATTCAAAAGAATTCAAATAAATGATAGATTTAAATTGCACCGATTTAAAAGTAGGCGATAGAGTAACTATTCTATGTGAACCTCCTTTATGGGATTGGTTTAATAATGGAAAGTTAAAATATCCATACACCTTTATTATAAATAAAATATGTGATATAGGATGTGGTGGTACACATTTAGCTATATCCATAGATGACACAGATGGTTATTGTTGGTCAATTAATAGAAGAACATATCATCTATTTGAAAAGAACGATGTTCTAAACGATAGAAAAAATAGAATAGACAACTTAAATATTGAAGAATGAACTATTTACATTTTAAAGACTTAAAAGTTGGGGATAGTGTAACTATCTTAAATTATCCAAATAGTTGGTCTAGTGCAGCTGGTGGTATAGATAAACGATATAAAGTTAAATATCCATATCTACTAACGATAGATAATATAACGTATAATAGATATGCTTGGATGCCACATATTGCTATAAAAGATACTAATGGTTTTGGTTGGGCTATTAATAGTGAAACTGTATTTTTATTTCAAAGAAACAATATTTTAATTAATAGAAAAAATAGAATAGAGAACTTAAACATATAATATGGCACTAACTAAAGAAGAACAAATCAAATTGTTCATCATCAACAATAAATTAGATAAAATAAAAAAATATCTATCCGAAGAATTTGAAGAAAAATTGGATAATAGAACGCTATACAAAATTGATGATAAATTAGACGATATATTAACCATTTGGGAATACTAATATGAATTTCACTATCACACATAATCTACCTGATAATAGAATCCTATTAGAGGTTTATAAACAATCACCTGGTTTACCTGAAGGTATTAGAAAAGTCCTTCCCGAATTCTATATTGATGATGAACGTGTTGATGCTCACGTAAACTATCAACCTTATAGAACTACATACTCTATCATCAAAGACAAGAAACAACAAATCCTTAAAAAAGATATTGTTAAATGGATTGATATTGAAATCAATAACTATGATACTTATCCACCTGAAGGAATAGATGTACTTGTATCTGATGGTAATAACTATGATGTGGCTTGGTTTATTTATAGCAGTACTTATCAATGGAGAAAAATTAATATAACCGAAGATACAGCTACAGAATTCAAACAGTTCGAAATTAAAAAATGGAAATTAATTGACTAATATGAGTTATTTAAAATTTGCAGATTTAAAAGCAGGTGATAGAGTAACTATACTAAAATATCCATATAGTTGGTCAAATTGTGCTGGTGGTATATACGGTATGAATAAAGTCAAATATCCGTATACTCTAACTATAAAAAATATAGAGTATATTCACAAAGAAGGTTATACACCACATTTCGCTATACAAGATACAAATGGTTATGGTTGGTCAATTTGTAAATACTCTGAAGATATATTCCAAATAAACAATACTCTAAATAATAGATTATCTAAAATAAACAATCTAAATATTTAATAATATGAAACATTTCTACCCAGTAATAATACTAACAACTATTTACTGTGCAATACCTATGCTATCACAGAAGAATTATATAATGCTAGGTATTGAACTTACAATATTTCCAATTATGCAGTATTTTGTTATTAAATATTCACTAAAGAAAAGAGATGAATATGATAGAAAAAATTTAAAATAATATATATCACATAAAAAGAAAGGAGGTTTACATACTTGGAGCAACAGATAGACTAAATAAAGAATTGGAAACTATAATTTCAATGAACTAATTCTTAATCTTCTATCATCTCTAATATCTACTTTAATTAATAGAATATTTAATAACCCTTTATCCAATTCATAAAATTTATTTTCCTCTACAAAGTAAACTATCCAATAATGACTAATGTGATGCTTAACCTCTTTCACTGTTAAAATTTTATCTCTAACAGTTAGTAATTGTCCTTTACTAACCATCTTATAGTTTACTTTAACTCTATCACCTGGTTTAAAACCTGAATTAAATCTTCTCTCTATCATAACAAGTCTTCTATTATTTTCTTTCTTTTTATGTGAACTCTTGGAATATTATTATAAGCCAAATCAAATAATCCAGCATCAGTATATACAAAAGGATAACTATCTATAGATGTTTCATAAAACTCAATATCCTTATTAAAATATTTTATTATTATACTATGAAAAATAGATTCACAGTTAACTTCTGATTTAATATTATCCTTAAAATAGAATACTTTTTTAAACATACCTTTATTCTAATAACCATTTTAAATTTCTCTCTCTAATATTAATCAATTTATTAGGAACATCATGATATTCTATAGCACTCGAAACTTCCATATATTTCTTTGTTTTAAATAGAAATTTTGATAATTCTAATATTTCAGTATCAGATAACTTATCATCACGTAATTCATACGTTCTTAATGTTGATAATGAAACATCTGTAAATGTAGAATTAAATTCTGCAATATATAAGTAATCATAAATAACACCCATTGTATTTTCTATACTTCTCAAATAAACATATACATTTGAATATGATATTACTATATCTCCTTTTTCAATCATAATATCATTTCTTAGAATCACTTATACTTAAACTATTCTACCTGTAAAATTTATCTATATCTCGCCATGATAAAGTATTGCTAATATTTACTATGTTTTCTAATGTAGTCATTAAAATAATAATTGATAAACCATTGTTAAACCAATTACTAAACATAAAGCAATATTATACATTCTCACATATTTTTTATCAGTATTTTCTTTATCTAAAAATATACCTAATACCATTACAAGTATATAAGGTAAAATATAGAAATGCCCTTTTAACAAAAGAATTGTACCAACTACTGAACATGCAGCATTTACCCAAAATGTAATTCTATCATTCTTAACTATAGAATTAATGTCGCTTTTAAATTTTAACTTACTCATATCTTTTTTATCTTTATTATTATACTGTATTATTTAATTAAGTTTTCTGCTAATCTATTATCTCTTTAATAATAAGTTTTCTATGCTCCTCTAATGTAATAAATTTATCATGAATATTTTCATCGGTAAATGTATACGTATAACTACCTTTATCAGAAACATGGTAATATACTCCTCCTCCACTACTTATAGTGACATCTTTTATATAGAATCTCTCACCTTTCTTAATTCCTCTACTATCCAATTTATATAATAGAACATCTCCTTTCTTGTACATAATTTCTCTATATTAAATCTTTTATGATAAGTTTTCGATACTCTGATAATGTCCAAAAATAATATGGTATATCTTTCTCATGAAGTATCATAGTATCCACGTCACATTCAATTTTATAATAAAAATTAGTATTATCAGAATACATATAAGTAATAACAACTTTATCATATTTAGATATACCAGGTAATTCTGTATCTTTAGCTATTAATACATCACCATATTTCATATTAAGTCTTCTATAATAAGTTTTCTATATTCTGCTAATGTCCAAAAATGAAATTCTAATTCACTTTTAGTAAATATCATAGAAAAAATACTTACATCCATATTAATGCTATCAAGTCTATATAATGAAAATGTAGAATACTTATCTAATATGATAAGTTTATCATATTTCGATAACCCTTTTATAAATAATTCATTATCTTTAGCTATTAGTATATCTCCAACATTCATATTAGTTCTTCTATTATAGTTTTTCTATTCCAAGTTCTGTAATAATCAATATTACTAATATAAACAGTTACATACTTTAATATTGATGTTGATTTATTGTTTATTAGAAGCTTATTAGCCATAATTCTAATTGTAGTATATTTTATATTATCAAGCTTCAATATGTCCATAATTGTTTCTCTACATACATTATAGCTATAAACATCTATATAATATCCTTTATCATTTAAACCCTTATTCAAAGGATAGTCAATAACTTTTACTATAGTATCACTTCTTTTATAGTTATAGTTTATACCCAAATTGTAAGAGATGTGTAAATTTATTTCCATATAGAAAGGAGGTTAAACATTCTCTATAATATACTTCCTCTTATAAGCCTTTATTATAGACTCCTTATTCATTAACATGATATGATATTTTTCGTTAAAAGATTCTTCGTTAGTATAATCTAATAATATAATCATATGTGGTAATTCGTCATCATTCATACAGTCATTTTGTATTAAACAATTTAGGTATATACTTAAATAATTATTACAATTTCTATCATCAACATTATAATGACTAAACTCTATTTGATTCCATTGATTATCTAATATAACATATGCAAAAAAACGATTCATTTTTTCTATTTCTTGATTTAATATTTCTTCTAAATATTTAAATCCTTTCATTTTCTCTATAAGCTCTATACTAGTCATTATATTAAATCTTTTATTTTATGTTGTCTATACTCTGCTAATTTCCAGAAATAACTTAATTCTTTTTCTTGTATCATAGCTTTCATAGCACCATTATCAATATCAATTATACAACGATTAATTGTTGTTAAACATCTATAAATAGTAACCTTAGTATACTTAGGTATATCTAAAAACATATCACATTTAAGTATTAGTATATCACCTTCTATCATAATAGTTCTTCTATTTTAAATTTTCTGTATTCTATAGCAGTCCAAAAATTACATAATTCGCTATCACTAATTACCCTTGAATAATCATCACCATATTTAAGTATATAACTATTAATTCTATAGCTACTAATTATAGTTGTATGACGATTATGTATAATAACTTTACTATGTTTAGGTATACCTAAAAACATATCAGTTTTAACTATTAATATATCACCTTCATCCATAGACTAATTATAGAAAAAATATACCATAATGTTTCATTATTTTACATAAGATTATTTGCATTTGAATACAAAATTCACTATCTTTGTATTATGAAAAATACTATCATTTATCTAATAATTATATGTTTATTTTATTCATGTAATGGTCCGAAATGTTATGATTATAAAACAGTATTGGAAGTTCAACCATTTCATGCAACAAGAATCAACATAAAATACATAAGTCAATGTGGTGATACTATTGCTACATCAGAACATTGGTCTGCAACTATCAAAGCCGAAAATATCACATTTAATGTTTCTGATTATTTAAACGGTAAATTAAAATACGGTAAAATTAAGTAAATTTTATATTATGAATGAACTATTCAAATCAAAAGCCGAACTTGATAAAATAGAAACCGAAGATGACATTATAAAAAATGTTCGTTGGGTAATACTACGCAATGATGATGATTCTATTAAAGAAGATAAAAAAGCCTATATTAAAGAACTTGAATTTTATTGCGAAAGGAGATTCAATTCTTTCGATAATATGATAGAAAGATTCATTGAAGAATTGAAGGATCCTAAAAGTATGCATGAAGATACTTATAGATTAAAAAAAATCTCAGTGGATATTAAAGACTATACAAAAATGCTAAAAAATAGAGAAATTGAGAATCACGTATTTAAATACATTCTGTAATCAAGTCTTCTATTTTAATTTTTCTATATTCAGCTAATGTCCAAAAATTAAGTGCTATTTCATCATCTGTAAGTATCCTTGCAGTATCTTTAGTTTTAATTCCATAGGCTATATGTGAGTTATTTTTATAAAATTTATTCATATTACATTTACTCCAAATAATAACCTTAGTATACTTAGGTATAGCATAAAGATTACCGTCTTTAATTATTTTATTTTTAACTATTAATATATCTCCTATTTCCATTATAGTAAATCATTTATTATAGCATTCCTCTTTTTAAATTTATATTGTACCTCAGTTAAGAATTTCTTATCCAATCCTATATCATTAATTCCTATATGTGCAAGTGTTAAATTAAGACGTTCTCTACAATTTGCACTAAAATATAACTCACTATCAGGAACACTTTTTGTAACAAGCTCCATAGTAAATATATTATTTTGAATATATCCAATACACGTAGATACAGAAAATATTGTAAGCCATATTTCATACTTATGACTATACAACTTATCACCTGGTTTTAAATTGAAAAGTTCTTTATCCATATTATAATAAATCGCGTATTATAGAATTCCTTCTTTTTGCTTTATATTGAACTTTTGTTAAATACTCTACACCAATATCACTATATCTTATTCCTTTACCTATATGAATATGAATACCCTTTACTTTTTCATCACTTCTTATATGTAAATTCGTTGATGTTGTTATATCTTCAAAAATATAAATTATAGTAAACCACATATTGTGTTTATTACTGTATAATTTATCACCTGTTTTAAAATCATTCATAAACTTATATCTATAAAGAAAGGAGGTATAGAGAATTTATAATAAGTCTTCTATTATCTCCTTTCGTAATTCACTCACGCTTTTAGGAGCATTATCTTTTGCCAACTTTAATAATTCAGTATACGGTAAATAATATCCTTCTATAGGTGGAAAAATACATTCATGTCTTTTCACATTGTTATAAAAGTATTCTATTCTTATTGCACCACATAGATAACTTCTAACAGGATATTCTATCCAAGCAGATATTCGATAACCATTTGTATACTCTTGGTCAGATTCACTAATCATTTCTATCATAGAATACTTGCTATTAATTTTTTTCTATGTTCCTCAACTGTTTCAAAATAAAGGTGAACTCCTACTAAAGAAAAAGGAATACCGTAAGCGTAATCTTTAGCTTTACCAATAGTTATTCCACTAATCCATTTAGTTATAACTTTACACTTTTCACCAACGTAAAAATCAATCGTATCATTATCAAACTTATATCTTTTAATACAAAATAAATAATCACCGACTTTAATATATTTCATTTTCATTATAGTTTAATTTTAAGAAAGGAGGTTGTCTATGATAGCTTTTCTATGTTCTTGTAAATTATAGAAATATTCATCTAATGTTTCAGGGAAATACATTATAGGATATTCTATTGAATCTTCAGATTGTATAGAACAAATACAAATATTAAAATTGTCAACAGATATATCTACTATAGAAAACTTCTTTCCTAATAGTATATCTAAACCTACTTTCTTACAAATTAGAATATCATCCACACTATATTTCATATTTCATTATAGTTAATCTATCCCAAATAGTTTTACTATAGAGAATCTATTTCTAATTTTCGGGGCGCAGGAAAATCAATTTCCCCAAGTTCACTATTCAAACGGGGAATTTTGAATCTTAATTTCAAGTTTTCTATTTCAAACTTTTAGATTGAACATCGAAATTAAGATATATAAAAATAAAATCGCTATCAATGTTAAATTGGATCAAATCTTACTTTAAAGAGGAGAATAGTGCCTATTTAAGCCCCATTATAGACACGTGGAGCAATCGTTTTAACATAGTAATGAACTCGGAAGGGACAGATATGATAAAGGCTTATACGTACTTTATCCTTCATTACCTACTTACCAATCCTAATAAAAAAATTGTAGTGTCTTCTCCTATATGGGAAAACTGTGAAGAGCTTCTTATAGAATTGAACTATCGTTTTAAAAGAATCCTTAGATTCTTCCCTGAGATAGAAATAACTAATAACCAAAGTAAGGTAAAAGGTATTCAACTATCTAACGGTTCTGAAGTAAATATGTATAAGACTCATAGGTATTCTTATATCAATGATGATATAGATGTCGTAATATTTATGGACATGGGTTTCGGTTCACCTCATAATATTGAAACCTTTTTTAAATTATGTACAGTTGTTCAAAGTTCTAAATCTGATGCAAGATTTTTTATTAACTCTGCCCCTAATGGTCATAATTTATTCTATGATGTATTCAGACAAGCTGAGTTAAAGAAGAACATCTTTAATCCATTAAGACTTTACTATTGGTATGACCCAGCTAAGAGAGATACTAAATGGATTAGTGATACTATTAATACTATAGGTGAAGCTGAGTTTGAAAGAAAATATAACCTATCCTTTTCAACCAAGAAAAAATGATATGTGTATAAAATACATACATACTATCTTACTATTTTATTAAATTCATCAACTAATTTAGTATAGGTACTTTCATCGAATAAAATTTTATTCAGTTCTTTATTTCTATTCCATATCCTAAATAGAACTTCTTTTGATAAATACTTATGAGATTTTCTCGTATTACATTCTTCACAAGATGTTACCAAATTCATCAAATCATTACTACCGCCTTTATCAACTGGATATACATGATCTATATGTAATTTAATACTATCCTCTATAGAAGACTTTCCACAATAAATGCACTTAAAATCATCTCTTTTAAATATTAAAAAATGTGTAGCTTTTTTATTCTCTATATAATACTTCTTATGATGAATATTATTACATTCTTTACTACAAAACTTTTGATTATGTTTATTCTTAATAAATTTTATAGAACATTCAGGACAATCAAAATATTGTACTTCTTTAATAGTTTCTCTATTCTTTTTAGAGTTATATCTACCATTACATAAACTTGAACAAAACTTCTTACCAGCTTTCTTTTTAAAAGGTTTATCACATAGAAAACATTTACACATTCAATCAATCATTTTGTAAAAGTTATCATTTGTTTAATATAATCTCTTGAACTTTCTGATGTTGGTGTATCAAGATTATACACACCATTATATGAAGCATCTTCCTCACATTCTATAGAAAAATTAGAATAATTATTAGCATTTCTCAATATACTCATAATATCATTAGTAGACGACTGTAACTGTATTTTATTGCCATTTTCTAATAATGTATAATTACTATTATCATTATATTTATATTCATTACCATTCACTTTAATTATTATCATATTATATTATTTTATTTTTAAATATTCATTATATAATTCTATACCTATATCAAGATTTAAAGTATTAATTAGATTTCTAGTTTTTAACATTTCAATTAAAGTAAAAGCTCTATCATCTGATAACTGTAATTTTATTCCAAGTAATGGATGTAATAAAGAACCTACTGCATATTCATTTTCATCATCACCATCACTACCAGTACATACAATACCACATAAACATCCATCAATATCAAAAATAGGACCACCACTCATACCAGGTGTGAACTTAGTATTTATACAGAAACTAGGATAATTAATCCATTTAGAATCTCTACTGTATGGATATAATTCTAAAATTTTACCATTTGAGCCGACAAAATTTCTAAATAAAATATCATCCTCATTTTTAAATTTTTGATATGAATAAGTCATGCAATAATCATTCACATTAGGATAATTAAAATTTATTCTTGGTACAATATTTTTATAAGGCTCTACTGTTAACAAAAGAGCTAAATCCGAATTTTCCGAAATATTGCAGGTATGAACAGTATATTCATTTCCGATAGTAAGTATATCATCTTCACTAACTTCATTTAATTCTTGAATAGCTGTAATTATTTTATAGTTTTCTACTACATGTTTAGCAGTTAATATTGTATTACTGTTAATAAAAACACCACTTCCCATTGGCTCACCATCACAAAAAATAATTACAACAGATTTTACTGATGTTTTTAAATACTCAGCATCAAAAAACTTTTTCCCTATATTTTCTAAATATTCTTTCATTCTAAGTATTATAGAGATTTTTTTTAAATAGTTTTAAATCTCCTTACTCAACATATACCACAATACGAAAGCGTGTCCCATCTTTCTATCAGGGTTATTAACTACATCTTTAAAGTCTGTACCTTCTTTGATATGATTATAGCCATCGAAGTCTAATAGATAAACATCTTCATTTTGTTCTTTAGCTTTCCTACATATATCTTTTAGGGTATTATAAGCAGGGTATAGTTTAACAGCATTTGAATATAGAGGAGCATAGATTTTCTTTCTTGCTGTAATATAGTCATACCTATTTCCATCCCAATAAGAGAATTCAGGTTTTCTATCTTTCCCCATAGGATACCTTACTGCTGAATCTAAGTTCCAACCTTCTTTAGCCCAATAGAAGTATTCATCAGTGATATTACCTTTATCATCTAAATGTTCTTTATAGACTTTAGAATACTGCCACGCATTTTCTACGTTCTTAGCAGAGTGATTACCATATAGTTTACCTGGATTTAAGAAGAAAGGAGATAACCCTCTACTCCAATTAGTACACCTTGAAGTTGTATTAATTACTAAGCTTCCTTCAGGAACTTTATCTCTATATCCTATTACGTAAATCATACTTCTAATTATAGAATAACTTTCTAATAAGTTTAAATAAACTTTCTGTACAATTATCGTATAATAAAAAATGTAATCTCTTATGAAAGAAGAAATAGAAAAAATGCTATCCCCGTTTCCATTAAAATTGAATGCTCAATTATGTACGATGGATTACTTTGAATATAAGAATCGTGTTATGTATATTAGCTTTATTGATAATCAGAATCATAGAATGCCTAATATATCTAAACTAATATCAGATAAAATAAACTATGTTGGTTCTATAGGATATGGTAAAGGTTATATAAATATATCGGAAGATAATCATTTCATTACGATATTTGAGAAAGTATTTACTGTAGGTGATGCACCCGAAGATTTATCAATATTTAATACTATCGGTGAGTTTATTACTAATAGAAAAACTGATGAAAAAACTACAGAATATGCTGAGATTTACGATGTAGAAATTTCTAATATAGAAGACTTAGAAGAAGTTATTAGTAAATTAATAGAGATTCTATCAGGTAAAAAAGAACCTGTTTAACTTAGAATCTCTACGTTAAAGTTATTCTAAAGTATATTTAGGTGTAGCAGTCCTAGCTTCTTTGATTGCTTCCTTCATATCTTCCATTACTGATTCTGTAGATACTTCTTTATCGGGTGCAATGAATATTCTTATAGAGTCATAGCCATTTTCTTCGGCTAATTCTTTTAGTTCTTTTTCTGTGTTTGGTGTCATAGTTAATCTATTTTTATAGCAGTTAATAAATCACTTTCTTTAAGTTTTGAACTCATGAACTTAAAAGAAATTTCTTTGGATGTTCTCTCATTAACGTATTCTTCGTAGTCATAAAACTCAGATCTAATCTCAATAGTATTCTCTTTTAAAAAGAATAAAAAGTAGACTATGGTATCTTTATCATCTATATATACATTAGAGTAGTAGTCAGAAAACTTAGATTTAATACCATCTATAATTTCCTCAATTGTTAAAGTATTCTTATTTTTCATATTACAATAGATTCATATCAGCCATATAATCCATAGCTTTATTAAAGTCTCCAAAAATTGGATCAATGTTATTACCAAAGGATAATCCATTTAGGAAGAACTCAGTTTGAACATTTTCCTTTTCACCTAAGTATTTTATAGTACTTACGAAGTCTGGGCTATTACTATAGCAATCTACTGACTTCTTAGCCATAATGATTTTCTGTGCTTCTTTAACATCATTTAATGGATGTAATTGTTTACCGCACTTATCTTCTATAATAATTCCGCAGTATACTCTAATTAGGATTTTTTTCATGGTTATGTAGTTATCAAATTAAACAATATATTAGATATAAAATTTAATTTTTTTAAGCTATGTGTTCCTTTATACGATTTATTCTTATAATTATCACCATAGTATTTAATGGTATTTGAATCTTTTGGAACATTTATAAGTAGTCTATAATTAGAATTTTCCCATAGAATATCAATTGAACCCATAGGGCCATGTGAGACTGTTGGAGTATCCATTATTATAGAATGCTTAGATTTTATATGGTTATATAATTTGGTTATAAAATTAATAGCTTTCTCCCAAGTTTCAAAAGTATATCCAATAGAACCTTCATCGTCCCAATTATCATCTAAATCATAGATATATTTAGATCGTTCAATTTCGCTTAATAAAATTAGCATGACTATTTACAATTGGTATCCATAGAAGTTGTTCCTACTATCTTTTAAGGTTATTAACTACACCTTTAATTTCTTAAATCTTTATATCCTTTTTTAATAGCATTGTAATACACATTATCGAAATGTCTCATTATCATTTCATCTGTTTCTAAATCAAAAATAGCCACCATTCCTTTAATGTATTTTGTATCGGATGGTATCATATCTCTCAAATAACATATTCTACCGTTAGGTGCAAGTAATTTAAAATCTTTATTCATAGCCTATTTAATCTGAATTTTAGATATTCTATCTCCGCATTCGGTTTGTATCATACCAAACTCATTTCTAAATTCTACACATCTTTCTGTCTGTGATAATATAGAATCTGATATATGAGTAGCAGAATTGTTTCTATCATCTACAGTAATGATATAAGTATGTCCTGTGTCTTTTATACCTTTAGAAGACTTTACATATGAACCAAAGGTTAATACTACTGTATAGTGTAGAATAACAATAGCGAAGAATCCGATTACGATGTATCTTAATTTCATAAATTTATATTTATAATGTAATTAATCTATTAGTAGTTTCTTCAATGAATGATTTTGTTTTATTGAGGTTATTATCCCATCTTTGTTTAACAGCATCTTTATATGCGTTATCATCATTTATGTCAAAATCTGGTAGCCAATAATTCTTCAATACTGATTCTTTATTATTACCTGCTTTAACTTGTTTTCTAATAGCATCCAATACATTATTAAAACTTTTACCATCGTTACTAAATGGGTAGTGAGAATAAGTTTTGATTCTTTCTTCATCATTGAAGTATTCTCTCCAATAGTTTAAATGATTTATCCCTTCTTCTCTCCAATCATCTTGAATGTATTCTGAGCCTTTTTGCCAAAATTTACTATACTGTTTAGAAAAATTAGGATATGGAGAATCACCTCCTTCTAATACTCTACTACCAATTTCTTCCAAAAAGTATTCATGTTTATCTGTAAGTTTTTCTCCAGGTAATAAGGTATTTAGGGGCGACTACCTTCACGATAACTTTTTGATAGGATTCTTTTTGATAGTATTTCTATAAGATTAGAGTCAATTTCTTTACCCATCTCTTTAAACATATTGATATTGTTTTGAATATGTTCATTTGTACGTTGATGGTCAACAATTTGAAGTTGATACATTTTATCAGCTTTCAGGTACATATCAATATCCAAATCTATAGTTTTCTTACCATAGGGTTTATCTATGATTCTTACCCAATCACCGTTAACTTTTCTTGATTTTGGTTCAATTAGATAACCTGCTTTTTTTGTATCTTTAGTTTCAGCCCAATCATATTCATTACCCAATACAATAAACATATGATGGCACACAGAATGCTTAATTCTATCATAATCCTTATTATAGAATAAGGATGGATATTTAAAAAAGCTTTCTTTTACTGAATCTGTTAGCCTCATATAGAATAATTTGTACAAAGATACAAAGAATATTTAAACTATCCAAATAAATCTTAATTTTTTTTGACAACATATACCAAATTATCTTTTTGAAGCATATATTTTATTTCTATATGTGTATATAAGTGTTCTTTTTATATTAATATATATATGTAAATATTAAATTAGTATGAAGCATTTAAAAAAATTTAAAATAAATGAGACACTTAATGAAAAACAAGAAGTAATGTCTCATAGAGATGATATGAAAGAAAATATAGAAACACTAGATAATTTAATACTTGAAATAAGCCGAGTTAGAGATTTACTTAAAAATGTTAAAAAAGGTCCATTAAAAACAAACTATTTAAATATGATGATAAATTTTTACGCTAAATTAGCGAGCTTAGGATTTGATCATAAAGACGAAACTAAATAAAGTCAATATTTTGATGTAGTATGAATATAAATTATAAAATAACAAACTTCTTCAATACTTATAATAGTATCATAGATGCTAAGTTAAATAATGGTGATTATACAATAAAGTATAAATATATCACTATTAAAATAAATGATAAATTCGATATTAAGTTGTATCCATTTTTTGCTTATTTTAATAGTGATGAAATACCTATGCTAGAAATAACTATTATTAGATATGCTGATATTACTGGATATGCTAGAAAATATGATATTTATAATAATTATAGATTTTTATCTCAAAAAGATAATGACGAATTTAATTTATATTCACTGTATTATAGCAAATCTAAAGAGATATATTCCACACTTAATATACCTAAGAATATGAATAATACCCTATTCAGTATATTCGATAATATCTCTAATGATATTAGAATAGAGAAAATAGAAAATCTATTATAGTGATATTTCATTTTTCAATAACCATTAACTAATTCAGGAATAAAATCGTACATTTGATCATCATTAGTATATGGTTGAGGTACAGATATATTAACTCTTCATCTATCTTGAGTGCCATCTTGTTGTTGAAAGTTATATGGTCTACCATAGGTTTCACTAACTAATTTATCCCAATCACTAACTTCTATAACACTTTTAATTTTGAATTTAAGCATCTTTACGTCTTTTTGTTAATGTAATATAAATAATAGAGAAATTCAAAATAATACAAATTTATTTAGTCTCATTATAGAATTCTTCGAATAATTTCAATTTTTCTTTACAATCATCACTCACTGTTCTTTTTGATAGATAACTTGCGCCAGTTTCGGCGAAATCTTCTTTTATACTTGTGTGAGCATAATTAGATACATATTGATTTAATTCAATCCATCTATTTTTATATTTACTATCGAATAGTTCAGAATTATTAAAATATAGAGCATGACAACATTCATGTAATAGCGTGTATAAATGATCATCGTGTTTAGATGCTATTAGAATAGTAGAACTATATTCATCTCTTCTTTTATTTAGACATACACCTAATATATCACTAACGCCATCTATACTAAATGATTCTGTATTAGTTATAACTATTTCTTTAATTGTTTTAATTTGTTTGGGGGTGAATTTCTGTGCTATCAATACTTTATATAAATGTTCATATTCTGAGAATTCATCATTATCATGTAGAATCATAGATTCCTCAATATTTACTATTTTAGTATTTTTTACATAGAATATCTTATACGAGGAAATATCTATATTTTCAGATTGTTGTATATTTTCTTCTATACCAATATCTACGGTGTCAATGTTTACTATAGAAAAAATAAGCAGTGATATTAGTACAATAAAATAAAATTTCATGTTATTTGATGGTTTTTACTATTCATACAAATATATTAAAAAATAATGAGAAATACAAATTATTTATAAATTTGTTTTTTATTTCCATTTATTATGGCAATTATTACAGATATGTTCAATAGTGATAACCATAGCTCATTTTTTCATGAAATAAAAAGGAAGAATAATTCTCATGATATATATATTATGAATATAAATGATATAATAAATCTCGGTAAAACAGAAAAAGAAAATTTGTTAAAAGAAACAGAAGAAATTTTAGTTAAATCTAAAATCAACTTCGTTTTTAATAGTGTCGAAGGACATGGATATATAACAGGGATAGGTGTTCCTGGTGGGAATAATACAGGTTATAAAGAAACTGATTTATTACTTCAATATCTTTTACTAAAAAAATGGTAGCTTAAAACTAAGAGTCAATCAATTAAGAAGAATAAAGAGGTGTAATAGCCTCTTTTTTGTTTTATATAAAACTTTCCCTTATAATTTCCCTATAATAGTATATGAAAACGAATGGTGATGTTATAGCAAACTTCTTCGATACCTATAAGGGTATAATAGATAATAAGTTAGATAATGGTGATTATGAATTAAAGCAGAGGTATATTACCATTAAAATAAATGATAGATTCGATGTTAAATTTTATCCGTATATAGCTAATTGGAATGGTAATGGCGATATACCATTGTTGGAAGTAACTATTGTTAGATATAAGGATGTTACGGGATATGCTAGAAAATATAATATTCATAATATTCATGCATTTACTTGTAATGAAAATAATGATAAATTTAATTTATATTCATATTATGAAAAATTTAATGAGATATATTCTACACTTAATATCCCTTACATTATTCCATTTAGATCGGAAGAGATATTTAAGGATATTAACAATGATATTAGAATAGATAAAATAGAAAATCTATTATAGTGATATTTTATTTTTCAATAACCATTGTTCATAACTAAGATGATTTGTTATTAGCCATTTAGTAGCTTCCTTACGTCTTTTAGAAGTATATACATTTGCTTTGGATAAAGTGTGTGGATTTGTATCAAATGATAATTCCAAAAGGCTTTTAGTATTAGCTGTATAGAAAGTATAATATGTATTACTATCTATTCTAAGAGCATTACAATAATCCAGGTAATCATGTTTCATAGAGCATTTGTCTATAAATTCATCTACTATAGATTTTGAGTACTTTTGATATTGTTCGAATTTTGTCATTATAAGCTTGTTTCTTTTTTCCATGTATTCTGACAGTTATTACAAACATGTTCATTGTAACAATATCCATAGCTCATTTTTCTACCATGAACTAATTTACCACTTGTTCTTTTTCTTTTTTTTGTAATTGTTATATTTGTAGAATTGCAATTACTACATACAATATTCTTTATATCCATGTATTTATAGTTTACTTATTATACATAAATATTCTTAATAGTTTAAATAAAACTTTCCCATATAATTCCGCTATAATGATAATATGAATTATTAATATGTTAACGGGAGATAAAAAGATTGTAGCAAGCTTCTTCAATACTTATAATAGTATAATAAATGCTAAATTGGATAATGGTGATTATGAATTAAAGCAGATGGATATTACTATTAGAGTAAGTGATAGATTTGATATTAAGATGTATCCACATACAACAATTTGGTATGGTAATGGTGATACACCATTGATAGAAATAACTATTATTAGATATGCTGATATTACTGGGTATGCTAGGAAACATAATATTATTAGAAGTTATGGATTTAATTGTAGAGAAAATGATGATGAATATAATTTATATTCCTTATACTATAATAAATCTAATGAGATATATTCTACACTTAATATACCTAAAAGTGATGGGTTTAGTTTATTCAAAGAAATTTATAGTGATATTAGGGTAGAGAAAATAGATAGACTATTATAATAGGAATTGGGAATATGATAAAAAAGGATAGAAAGACTATAGCAGACTTCTTCGATACTTATAATGTTATAATAGATACTAAATTAGATAGTGGTGATTATGAGTTAAAATTGAGACATATCATTATTAAAATTAATGAGCGATTTGATGTTATGTTCTTTCCATTCTCATATAAAGCAAATAAGGGTATGGCATCTATGTTAGAAACAACTATTGTTAGGTATACTGATATTACAGGATATGCTAGATTACATGATATTCACAATAGTTATTCATTTTCGATCAATGATGGTGATGATGAATATAAATTATATTATAGTAAATCTAACGAGATATATTCCACACTTAATATACCATCTAATAATATTTTTAATGACCAATTTAAGTTTATGTTATTCGATGACATTAAGAATGATATTAGATTACAAAAAATAGATAACTTATTAGAGTAATGGGAGTTTTTTCTAAATATAGAGGTATTGATTACTTAATATGTGTTAACACTATTAACTATCCTTATTATAAATTATTTAATAAGGGAGAAAGATATACATGTTTATTATCTAATGATGAAATGATATTAACTTTAAATGATATGTATTTTTATAGTGTATTTAAAACTGATATGCAGATACTAAATAACTTTCAAACACCTGCTGAGTATAGAGTAACTAAAATTGAGAATTTAATGTAATGAGTGAAAAAGAGGAAAAAATTATAGCATCATTTTTTAGTGAGTATAATAATATTATACAGGACAAATTGAATAATGGTGATTATAAATTAAAAAATAGATATGTTACTATTATAATAAATGATAGATATGATGTTTTATTATATCCATTTAATTCATCTTCTACTAAGACATTAAGTGTTTCTATTATTAGATATACAGATATTACAGGTCATGCTAGGAAATATGATATTTACGATACTTATGGATTTTATAGCAATGAAATCAATAGTAAGTTTAAATTATTTACTTTATATTATGGGATATTAAATAAAATATATTCTACATTTAATGGACATGTTTCAATATCTATTAATTTTGATGATGTTAATACAGATTTAAGAAAAAGTAAAATTGAGAATTTAATATAATGAACGAAAAAGATAAAAAAGTTATAAGGAACTTCTTTAATGCTTATAATAGTATCATAAATGCTAAGTTAAATAATGGTGATTATAAATTAAATTTAGTTGGAATTTATATTAGAATAAATGATAGGTATGATGTTAGATTAATTCCATATTCATATATTGGAGATACTGGGACAATAGGAATATCTATTAATAGATATACTGATGTTACAGGATATGCTAGAAAATATGAAATTTATAGCAGTTATGTTTTATCATGTTCAGAAAATAATAACATGTGGAATTTATATTCATTATACTATAATAAATCTAATGATATATACACTACTATTAATATCCCCGAAAAGAATACATTTCTCGCAGCTACTTTATTCAATAATATTACTACTGATATTAGGATAGAGAAAATAAACGAATTATTATAATGGAAATTAAAGATAAAACTGTAATATTAAAAAGTTTTTTTGATACTTATAGCACAGTTATTGATAATAAATTAGATAATGGTGATTATACAATAATGTATAATGATGGGATTACAATTAAAATTAATGATAAAGTTGATATTATTTTATACCCACAATTATATATATGGAATAATGAAGTTAGGCATCAATTAGTTATAACAATTGTTAGATATAATATTCCTATTGATTATAATAGAAAATATAATATATGTGGTACATATAGATTAATATCTGAGAGTGATAAAAATGAATACAATTTATATTCATTATATTATGACAAATGCAATGAAATATACTCTACATTAAATGTACCCAAATTTTATAATATACTTATTGATATAGCTACTGATATTAGGGCAGAGAAAATTGAAAGACTATTATGAGCGCAATGAGACATATATTAGCTGATAAAAATATTATTGGTAATATAATTAATAAATGGACACCTTTAGCAAATACTACAAGTATAGAAGATATTACCAATTTCTCTATATGTATGGAGCAAGCATCTATGTATATAAGTTCTTTAGATAATTCAACGACTATATACAAAGATTCTTCTTTAACATACAAAACTTTTGATGGTACACATTTAACATGGTTAGTATTGAGTAAGCTAATTAAGCATGGTATTCAAATTAGACATAACTACGATAGAGGAATTGTTAGAAAGTTTACGATAGAGAACTTAGATAATGATTTGGACTATGAAGATTTTTTAGAATCTATTCAGGTGAATAATACATATAGAGAAACTATAAATAAAAATACTTTAGAAGAGAATGGTAAATTTTACGATAGATTATGTAATAATATTTTCAATGATATTGTAGAAAATGCTAATGGTAGGATTTTTATGCCTTTTAGTTTTATTAAAGCTGTGATGGATTATGATGGTACGATATTAGTTAAGTGTAAGTATGGTTTTGTATAGAATAATTCTAATATATAGTTCATGAAGCACATTAAGAGTTTTACTGAGCATTTAAATGAATCTTATTTAAAAGGTAGTAAACAACCATTGTATCATTGGACATCTAAATTGGAAGGTGTTATTACTTCTAATTTATTAAAGCTTAATACTCCTGCATATGGATATCTTGATGATAATGGTGAAACAATTAAATCTATATCATTCACTAGGTCCAGGTATTATTCTATGGATGGTATGCGTTCTGTTCGTCTTGTTTTTGATAGCGATAAACTAAAAAATGATGGATATACAAATAAACCATTTGATGAAGTTGCCTATGCTAAAAATCAAGAAAGTAAAAACAAAAATATTATATCCAAGACAATTGGAGATGTTTTAAATCCAAAGAAAAATAGTTATCATAAAGCAGATATTACTAATAGTAAAAGATTGGCAATAAATAATGTTGGTTTAGAAAGAGATCCGAATGGACTTGAAATTGAATACGAAGAGAGAATATACAAACCTATAAAAAATGTTGGTAAATATTTAATAGCTATAGAATTTTGCTATGAAACAACTTTAAATACATATTTGGGGAAAGAAGAATTTTTAAAATTTTTAAAAATCTATCCACAGATAGAAGTTAGATTAATTGATGAAGAAAATTTATGGAAGCCTGGTACTCTTATTAGTCTAAAAAGCTATCAATCTGCTTCTTTTTAAGAAACGTATATGAAGTTAAAATATTGCTATCTTCTTTAGTAATTACATCATCTAAGTCAGATTCATTATAAATGCCTAAATTGTATAATTCCAATGGTTGTATCAAAAATGCGTTATTTTCCACATTTTCCTTTAGATATTCTATCCAATCATTGAATTTTTTCATACCTACAAATATAGCAATAAAAAATGAAATATACAAATAAATTTAAAAGTTATCTATAAAATTCTTTCTTTTAAAAGTTTTATACTTACTTGACCATTTTTCATATGATTCATCAGTATAGAATCTTACATCTACTGATTCTAATATTAAAATTGATAATGTGTTATATTCGTGTATGTCTTTTGTGGTGGTTTGTTTAATTAGATAGCTCACACTACAATCACCGAAATATGCGCCAACTGGGTTATAATTTAGAATATTTAAAATATCCTTTTTTACTTGGTGATAATCATTGAAATTAAAATGAATGTATAAGTCGTGCGCTATTAATAGATTAGATGTATATAAGATTTTAAACTCATTAACTATTGTGTTATTAGCTACAACTTTTACGGGTAGTATTACTGTTTCCATTCATTATATAGTAGATTATCTATTCTTCAGATAAAAAAGAGGCTCTACCTTAGAACGATAAGTAAAAATATTTTAAGAATATAACAATCAACTAAATTAAAACTAATTTTATTTTTTAAATACAATATAAACAAGCGGAGATAGTTTAAAGTAAAATGTAATACAATCCTGTATTAATATATTGGTTCAAGTCCATTTCTCCTGCTCAAAAAACTTTACATACAATTTAGGTGTTATTTTATGAATATAATTTTTATAGTTAAAAAATTATATATAAGTTATGAAGCATTTGAAAAAATTTAACGATTCACACGAAGAGGTTTTAGCATTAAACTCACCATATTCATGGAATCCTATACCTAACAAATTTAAGAAGGCTGATAATATGAGCAATCTACTTTATTATAAAGAGATAGGAATTGGTTCTGCTAATGCTGTAGATGATTTTAAAACGTGGTGTGAAAATTCTGTAAAAGATAGTTAATATATATAATAAAATTTATATATTTTATGAAACATATTAAAAAATTTGAAAATAAAGCATTTGATAATCTCTTTGATAATGATAAATCTCACGAATTTAAAATTGAACAATTAAAAGAGAAATTATCGACTATGTCTTTAATAGAACAATTAACGTATATTTCAGATCAATATAGATTAACTATTAGTGTAGTTTCCACTTATAGCGATGGTAAAATAAATTATTTTTATGTTTTTAAAGATACAATGAGTAATGGTATCATTACAAAAAATGATCATAAAGGTGGATATCCTTCTTACACAGAAGCGGTAGAAGGAGGAATTAAACATGCAATATTCGATTTATCACATAGATCTTAATTCTTCATTAATTATATCAAATGTTGATGTTATTCCATTTTCATTAATAATATCATAATTATGAATATCTGTTCGTTTAAATATGTCAATATATAATTCAACATTTATATAATCGTCTAATATATAATAACCTATTTTATAGGTACTTTTACCAACTTCGTTATCTATGCCACATTTTGTATAATTTGGAATAAAATCTTCGAATAAATAACCCCCAATAAAAATATCTAAACACACTTTTATTGTTTCTGTATTATGTTCATCCTCTGATAGTATATCGGATATTTTATTACTTCTCGATTTACAATCTACTACATTCTTATTAAGTTTTAAACAAAACTCAGTAAATGTATCATTTTGTTTTTCCCTCATAATCTTATGATTATTGAGAATATCTTTGTAATTCTTTTTCATAATAATTCTTCAATAGTTTCTTTCCTTAGTTTAATTTTAATGATGTTTAATGTTTCATCTAAGCCTATAGAAGTTGTAGGGGAATAAGCATCTTTTGTAATATTATCTTCAATGAATGTATATGCTATATTTGCTTTTATTGTAAATCTATTAGAGAACTTATTATAATTCTCTACAGACATCTTATTTTTAATTTGTTCTGTCGCTATATTAATACGGTTTGATATATACCCCTTTTCCCATTCCGCCATTTCTTTAGAAGATAATGGTAAACTTGTTCTTCCATTATTCATATCTATATCTAATATTTCACAACCCTTAGTTATTGTAAAATATAATAAAAAAACCATAACTGCTATTAAAGCTAGCCAACCTAAAACTTCTATCATAATAATTCTTCAATAGTTTCTTTTCTTAGTTTAATTTTAATCTTATTTAATATAACATCTAAATCATCCATGGTATTATATGTTTCTTTTGTAATATTATCTTCAATATAGATATTAATAAAAACATCATCTGTTTTTATAGTAAACCTACTAAAGAACTTATTATAATCTTTTGAAGACAACTTATCTTTAATTTCGTTCATTAAATTATTATTAATAATTTGCTCCATTCTCTGTTCCCACTCTTTTTTTTCTTTAGGTGACATTCTATAACTAGGTAAACTTGTTCTTCTATTGTTCATACTTATATCTAATAATTCACACCACTTAGATATTACAATATATAATAAAGCAACCATAACAGCAATTAAACCGAACCAACCAAAAAATACTATCATATTAATCTATTTCGTTATAGTTTGAGAACTTATCTTTAATATATTCAAATCTTCTATTACTTCTACTATTTCCACCACCTCCACCTCCACCTATACTCATTACAATAAATAGGAATAAGTATATTAAAGATAGAAAACCTATCCCTGCTAATATGTAAATAAATATCATCATATCAAATCATTTATAATTTTATCTCTTCTATACTTATTAATATATGCATATAGATTATCTATTTTAGCTTCTATACCTTTTTTAGTATTTGTGTTATACACAAATCTTCCTGTTTTAACAGATGTTATATCAAAAAACGGGAATACTTTATTAGTCATATAAATAGATATGTTATTTTCATCGGTATAGATTCTACTAATATCTTTTACATCAACCGCAAAATGAATGCCTTTGTTATTAAAATTAGAATCATCTTCATAGAAATCAAATGATATATTAACTAAATCATCATATGATATAGACTGTAGATATTCTATACAATATTTAAATTTATTCATATCATTTAGTTTCATTATAGAATTCCTCAAATAATTTTAACTTCTCTTTGCATCCAACTATTTTATATTTGCATAGATATGTTTCACCAGTTTCGGCAAAATCTTCTTTTATAGAACACTTTGCATAATTGGATACGAATTGATTATTTAATTTTTCCCATCTATCTTTATATTTACTATTAAATAACTCTATATTGTCAAAATATAACGCATGACAACATTCGTGTAATAAATTAGATAAATGATCATCATCGTTAGAAGCTATTAGAATATATGAATTATTATAATTCATTGCTATACATAAACCAACAAAATTAGAACCTTCGTAATCAAATGATTCCGAGTTGGATATACATATTTCTTTAATACTTCTAATTTGGTTTGGTGTAAATTTTTGAATTATTATATTATTATATTCTTGTTTTAATTTATTAAATCTTACACTATCATTTAGAACCATATCATCAGTTATAGATATGTAAGTACATTTTTTTACATAGGATATTTTATAAAGAGATGTATCTGTTTGAATCTGTTTACTACATGATACTTCCACAGGGATAAATCCTTTAATTGAAATTAATATTAAAATAGCTGCTATGTACTTCATATAGATTTCATTTTACATTGTTTAAATTCTGTTTATATTATGTGTAATAGGCATGGTGTGAAAGTGTGTTAGCATAACTTTTTACAATAAATCTTCTATAATATCTATTCTTAATAGCTTTTTAATTTCTATTATTAATAATCCTATGTTATTAAAACAAAATGATACTTCATTTGTATTTCTATTTACAATAGTTATTGTAGTAGCTGAAAATAGATTTACTTCGATAGTAAATTTATCAAAGAATTTATTGTAAGTATCTTCTGATATACTATCTTTAAGTTGCATCATTACTAAATTAGTAGCATATTTTGTAAGTTCTTCATTACTTATGCTATCTGATTTATTAAATGGTTTAGGTTTCATATTATTTATAAGCTTTTCTTAAATATTCGATAACACATAGAAATAAAAAAGAATTTTATTCTTCTTATAAGATTCATTTTTTTAAGATATGTTTTATCTTTAATTATTAGTTCGAATTTTTCTTTTTCTTTATTTGTCAACATTATATTATATCATTTATTATGGAAATTCTTTTAACTTTTTTATATTCAGGCATTCCAATTATATTAAAAATTAAGTAATTAAATTTATTAGGCTCACCTTCTGCTTCAGCTATCATTTTTAGATATGGTATAGGATCTTTTAAATTCTTTAACATTTTAAATGCTACTCCTCGTTGATAGGAATGGGCAACTGTTTTTTCAAATCCAGAATCTTCATATTCACCATCTTTTTCCCAACCATAACAATATATTCCCATTCCCCTAGAACCAATACGAAGGTTCTTTCTTTTCGCATGTTCAATGGCTTTATTCCATATAATACTATTATTATATTTTTCACTATCTTCTACATCTATTGTAAAACAATCAGTCGTACCGCCAACTATAATAAATTTATATTCTATCATACTATTATATGAAAACGATTACAAAAAGTTTTAAATTATTATCCTTCATAATGTTTCATACCTTTAACCTTTACTCCCACACCATCTTTAGATAATACAAATTTCTTTTTAGCTAAGAACATACCACTATATCCATCTTCAACATTATATGTAAAATCATATTTAGAAGTTAATACTCTTATTATATCATTTACAACATTATGATAATTTCTCATGTATATTGTATCGATATCTATGTATATAACATAATGTCTAAAATCATCGAATATTGTTTGAGTGAACTTATTAAATTTAGCAATAATGTCTCCTGTATAGACATCACAGCGAATAATAGATTCTCTATTAGATAATGCACCATATAAGAAATTGATATAAGCTTTAATAGTAATTGCAATTTCTGGTCTCATTTGAGATAGTATACTTCTATTCTCTACTATGGTTTTAAATATTACTCCATAGTCTATATGATTAAAATATATTGTGTTTCTATCTATGTAATCTATCAATATAGTTTGTATAACTTGATTTAATTCTATTTTAATAATATTATCAAACCATGTATTAGTATAATCAGGATTAATATCCACGAAGAATCCTGTGTGTTGTCTTTCTAAGTGTTCTTCGTTTATTTTCTTTCTAGCTTCATTTATTTTCTTTCTAGCTTCTTTAACTGATAGATTCCCTACTGGTATAATGATAGTTTTAGATATACTTTCTATATAGGCAGGGTTTTCTTCGGGATAATTTGTTGACAATTTTGATAGTAGAATATCTGTTAAATAATTCCAATCATTAAGGCTAAATCTATTTGGATTTTTATCATTCAATTTATATCGGAATGATTCATCTGTAACATTGTACAGGGAAAAAACATCAGCTATAATAGCTAACGTGTCGTTAGGTAGTTTATTCATTTGAAGTTATCTTTAGTTTTTTTGAAGTTATCTCGTGTATTATACCCAAGACTTTCAAAATGTTTTAAATTATAAAGATAAATTTTGTATTCTTTCTTTTCTATTCAAAGTATTGAATACTTTTAAGTTAGTTAAATATGGTACTTTATCATATTTAACATCTGATATATGAATAATCCACGATCCATCATATCCTAATTTATCGGGAGAAGGCATACCACGAAAAGTATTTTGACATAGAAATATATGAGCACCAGTAATATAAATTTTACCTTCTACTTCCACATCACGTATTTTTGCAATAAATTTATCACCAGTTTTCCAATTATCTATAATCATATATTTCTAAATTTAATTAATATATTTATTGTTTTTAGACATATATTCAGAACATTTTGATTTTATTTTAATTTCTTCGCGTTCGGTTATTCTCTGTTCATAACTTACATTTGTTTTAAAATTATCCCATGTTCTGTAATATTCTTTATCTGAGCTAATAGCAATAAAATGAGTTTCTGACCACTTTTTTAATGTACCTTCTTTAATATTGACTATATTTACTATATGTCCATCATATTTATAATCACCAAATTTAATGGTATCTCCAATTTTATATTTGGATATTTTCAATATAAAAGCTTTTTGTTGATGTTTAGTAATATAAATAGCAATTGCTATTAATGATGTTATAACGACAAAGAAAGATAAAGTAATTATCATAGTTTAAATTATTATGGTTAATAATGCTTATATGTTTTTGAAAATAAATAGTTTTAAAAATGCCAATAAAATATCTAATATATAGAAAAATGATAATAACTATGAAAAATATGAAAACATTCGAAGGTTTCATTGATAACTTAAAAAATCAATGGAAAAGAGATATAACGGGTACTTTACAAGAGCCTATATGGATACATATTAATATTTTTGGTAATGATGTTTTTATGGAACAATCATTTGACAATAAGCCTAATTTTAAATTAAAAAGCATTATTTCCAATAAGTTTGGTATTGAATTTCATGGTAGCGGTACAGCAAGATTTACTTTAGAGAAAGTAGAACCTATAATAGATTTTTTAGAAAGTATTGGTTTAGAAAAACACTCATTTGATAAGAAGAAAGGTGCTAAAGAAATCATATTTAAAGGTAAATTATCATTAGAAGATTTAAACCATCTAAATGAGTCTAAAACAATTAACGAAGGTGGTTCAGTAATGGTAAACATGGAATCCGAAGTTGGAAAGATGAATTCTTCTGTAGAAAGCTTAGTCAATAAAGACATTACTTTTGATGTTATAGTTGCACCTGGTACAGAACATGAAGAAAAATTTACTATTCATGGTACAGGTAAAAAGTCATGATTATTGATGAAACACCAACATTCTATTTTCATGTATATGATATACCTCTTTAAATTTTCCCATACATTTATGGGAAACTATGGTTAAATGTTTTAAAATCAAACTTTTTTTTATATTAGTGTATAATTAAACATGAGATTAGAATCTTTAGGATTAGTAGTAAGTAAAGTAAAAACTAAACAACATGCAGCTATAGAAAGATATACTGTTGAATATATTTTTCGTGAATTTGTAATAGCTAAAGTTCACGAAGCTCATAAAAAATTATTCCATCTTAAAGAGTATTATGTTAAAGATACTACTAAATATGAAATAAAAGATATTAGTAAATTAGAATATTTAACACTTGATGAACTAAAAGTTTTTATTAGAAGTAAAAAATTAGAATCTTTTATATGAGTAATGTTAAGAAGCTTATGAATATTATTGGTTTCGTTTATTATAGAACCGAAAATACGGATGCTATATCGTATAGATATAAAGATTATCTTATTTTAATAATAAGTTCACCATTGTTTAGAGAGGATTCAGAAATAAAAGTAAATACCAGATTTCAGATATTTAAAGATGATAGATGTTTACTATGGAATAAAACTTCTTCAAAAGTATATGAATTCTTAAATGAAGAGTTTAAGGATATAATTAGACAACATAAAATTAAAGGTATAATAGAATGAGTAAGTTGGAATATTTAGAATTAGAACAGAAATCGTTTTTTGAACAGAGGTTAGATTTATTTCAATAGACTAAATTATACAGATAATTCATCACAAATTTTTCTACGATTTATGATTTTATACATTAAAGTCTTTAAACGTAAGGCTAAATCTTCATTATAATACCATATTACATATAGTGTTGTATAATTAATTATCACTTTATTTTTTTTGTGATATAATATGTGTTTGAATATAGTATCTACATCATTATTTTTAAAATAGTAAGTTGTAGTAGAATATTGTTCATTATCAAAACCATAAATAAATTCATCAATATAAGTTAACTTATTTTCTTTTAATAATGTATTAAATTCTTCTTTTATTTTTCTCTCCTTTTCGAGTCTATCAGAATTGGAATTACTTTTAGTTTCAAAATCCATATCATATAATATATGATTTTTACTAAATGTTTCATATTTTATATTTTAATTTTCCTCAACGAATATACCTTCTTTAAATTTAACAATAAAGAAGTACTTATTCCCATCAGTGATTTCTACAAAAGGCAATCTTCGAAAGTCATCTATTAATGATTGTTTTTGTGGGAGATAGTTTACTATATTATTAAATTCTATGGATATTTTAAGTTCATACTCACAATGAATACCATAATCATAATCTGTCATATCAAAAATAGAATATACGATATTAATACCCTTTTCTTCGAAATAAGCTTTTAGACTTTTTATATCTACACCAAGAGTCTTTTCATCATCATTATAGTTAAAACATGTTTCTACATCAGTATCATCTTCTTCTGGTTCATCATCCCATTCATCTGAAAAATCTTCGTATAATTTTAAATACTTCATTTTGTTTTTATTTTTTATAAGATGTTATAATTAATGGTATTTCATCTATATTAAAATTTATCATTTTTATATATTTGTTTAAATCATTACTAATTATTTTAACTGGTTGTTCATTACCTTTTACAATTGTAATATCAGAACTATTAGAAATATAATACTTTATATCAGAATTATTATTTCTATTAAAGTAGATACTATTATATGAATCGTTATTTTTAAAAACATAATTTATATTACCATTTAAATCATCATTATAAGTATCTAATTTACTATTATAAAGTGCTTTAAATAAATTATTGATATAATCCCAAGCTATTTTTTTATCAAAATTTAGTGACTTATCTTTTACAACACCTGACATAGAATATAATCCTTTATCATTAATACTTTCATCATAAATCATGTATAAAAAAGATTTATCAATATTAGATTTCATTAATGATAACATAGTTCTTGTTAACCATGATGCTTGAATAACTTCTTTATTATTCATTGTATTTGTGTTATCTGGCACTCTTTGAGATGAATTATTTGTATCATATCCATATTCAGAAAGCCACATTTCTTTGTCTGTATAATTAGTATTAATATAAGTTTTTAATTCTATCATTTTTCCACAAATATCATCTTCTTCTGGTGATATACCAAAAGAATTTGTATTATTATATTGTTGTATATCAATAGAATTAGAATAGTGATGAAAGTTAATTACATCTGATGCGAATATCTTATCTGTTCTATATGTTTTAAACCATAAGTCCATTGCTTTAATATAATCAATAGATAATCTAGCTAAACCACCCATCACTACTTTCATATTAGGATTGGCCGTTTTAATCCCCACATTGGGACCTAATGTACCACAGTGTCCATCATAGCAAGCAGACATCATAGCAGCAAATTCAAATGGTGAGAAGTATGCTTGAGCACCCTTCCATGTTTTATCGGGTTCATTCCAAACTTCTATATATTGTAATAAATTTAGACCAGTTTTTTTGGTATTTTTAGGTGATCCAGTCCAAAAAGGAATACTATCAATATCAAGTAAACTATCACTAACAATTTCAGTACCATATCTAGCACTTAATTGAAATAAAAATTTAGCAAAGTCAATATATGATGATGGGCTTAATGAATCCGAACCAGGTAAAATGGGTTTCCAATCTTTATTAAAAGAAGCATCATTATTAACATTAAACCACTTTGGAGATTGATTAATACACGGTACAACTACAAAACCATCATCTTTCATTTTTTGATAATGCGTATCAAAATTACCAGCACCCGACCTAGTAGGCTCAAAAGTATATTTACCTTTAGTATTTTCCATCCATTCCCAATACTGATATTCTCTTATATACTTAAAGGGTTCTAATAAACTACTATCAACCCAGTGAAATGAATTAACACCAAAAATACCATTAACATTATCTTGTAATTTAAATTTTGACTCTATTATATCATTTAAAACACCACTATCACTATAGAACTCTATCTCATTTGCCGAAAATGTTTTAGTTTTTGGAAGCTGAATTATTAAATATTTTACAATAACATCTACATTAAATTCTCTCCATTGATTATATTTATCTAAATTTATATTTAGAAGCTCTTTTGTATTAAAAACATCATCTATACCAGCTAATATTTTTAATTGTGGTGTAGCTTCACCATCAAATAATCTTATTTTTTTTATAGAAAAACTACCTTTTAAATCAATAATTATTGATGCTGGATAATATATATCATTCCAACCAGGAAACCAATTGGTACTAATATTATTATCAAACATTTTCATAGCATCACCATCACTATTTACCAATGATATGATCATATCTTTTGTAATTGTTATCTTCTTTAATTCCATGTTGTATATATTTAGAATTATTTTCAAACTTAGTAAAAATAGAGAATATAATTAATGTGAGCGAATTAGATTCTCTAGGTATTGATAAACAAACTGCTAAATTTTATGGTAGTGATAGAGAATATACATACCATTCTTTCCACGAGTTTATTATAACAAAAACTTATGATGGTGAATACAAAATTACTAACGTTAGAACTTTTATTACAAAAAATGCTAATTTTAAAGAAATTAGAACATTTATTAGAATTAAAAAATTAGACACCTTAATTAAAGAATTATGTGTACTATAGAATAGAATACATATTAAAGTAGTTCTTCTATTCTACTTTTTCTTAATTCTACTTTAAATTCGCTTAATAATATTTTTAATAGACTATTTCTATTATCTCCAAATAATATAGTATTATTATCATCAATAAAATAAAGATGTTCATCAATATAAAAGTTATAATAAATTTCACTGTTGCTATAAACATATACACTAAGACAATAGAGTTTGTATTTATAAACAGTATTTACAAAATTTTCTGAATATGTATAAACTTTTTCGAATCCAATTCTATTTAAAATATTATGTAAATTAGAATCCATAATGTTCAATTTATAATCCTGACCATATTTTTTTGAACCATGTCACCTCTTTATTGTGGATGTCAAATACTCTATCTTTGGAAATTAATGTTGTTTGATTTTTGTGTATTTCTAAAACCGCATCTTGTTCACCATAAATACGTATTAATGATAAATACTCAATTTCATAATTTTTTTCGAATTCATTCTTAATAAGAATTTTATATATGAATGTATTTCCTTGTATTGATTTAATCTGTGTAAATCCTAATCTGTATATAGCCATTTTTTATTATTTATAGAATGTTTTTGTAATCATATACTATTATATGATCTAAAAAGCAAAAAGTTTATTTTTAAATAAAATCTTTAATAGCACAGTTAATTAACTTTTTCATATTATAATATCATTTTTATTTTTAATGTAGAAATTAACTTCTTCTTTAGTTATTCTACCTTCACTTAATAATTTTCTAATCAAAAGATTAAATTGAGTTATCTGATACTTACGTAATAGATTTACTCTATACATATTAGTACATTTACTTTTGATTCTATTTAATTTCTTTTGAGATTTTGAATTTTCCATATTTAAATATTTAAACAAATCCATAAGTACATTTCATTTCAACTGTGTTAAATCCATCTATTTCAGAAATTTCTATAGAATCAATTAGATTAAATGTTAACATATTTCTACCATTAGCTTTAACTTTAATATCATTTATAAATTCATTAGCTAAGTGTGAATATGCATTTTCAATTTTATATATTTGTTCTACTTCAATATCTTTTTCTATTTTATAGCTATAATAATGCGTTTCTTTAATGGATAATAAATATTCCTCATATGTAATATTAGTATTAATATTATTGATAGTAAAATTTCTCTTTACGATTGTATCATAATTATGTCTAATCTGAATATCATTCTTAATTAGTTTGCTTAATATAGAAGCAACTAATGGAATGTTATTAGTTCTCGTAACATTGGCTTGAATATAATTTGTATAATATATACACGATTGTTCTAAACATAGACACCAGTTAGGAATATCTATTGCTCCTAATTGAACTGCAACAGAAGTCCAGTTGCGAATTATTCCATCTATTTGGTAAGATTTAATCTCAATCATTTATTTTAAGACTTTTGTATTATAGAATCTAAAAAGTAAAAAGTTTAGTATCTACCAATCTAATATATAGATTATGATATTACATTTTGCATTATTTAGTTTATTGGAATCTGCTAAGGATGGTATTAAGTTTGAGAAACAACCTAAAAAGGAATCTGCTAAGACAGATACTTATAATGTAATCAAAGATGGCTCTGTTATTGGTTTAGTTAAATGGTCAAGTCGTGTAAGAGGTTATGCCTTTTTACCCACCACAGATTGTCAGGATGATGTTAAAGAGTTCATTAAGGGCTTAATGAATAAAAGGAAATCTAAGTCTTAATTCCAATATGTTCTGTCATCTGTTATTGCATCCACAACGGTATAACCAGCATTATAATAGTCTTCCAACGAATCAATGGATGCCATAATATCTTCAGCATCCCATTCATATTTAGATACTAATATTAATTTTGCTTTAGCAAACCATTGAGCAAACGTAAGTGTCTGTGTCATTTTTTCTTCGCTCTTAATTCTTTAATTTTTTTCTTCAAATTGTCAAATTCTTCTTGTGTTGTAAATTTAGAATAAACTACATATCTATCACCACGAAATTCTCTGCGAACATGTGATTCATTTGATACAATCTTTATGTTTTGTATTTTAAACATACATCTATAATATATGTTAAATAAAAATAAAGATAATTCAGCCTGTGTTAATGTTTTATAATTTCTAAATTTAGCTACCATATTTTTTAATTAGGCATAAATATAATTAAAAAAAATTAAAATAAGAAATATTCTAAGGTAATTATTACATTACATAACTGTCTGATTTACAATAAGTTAATGGTTTATTGTAAAAAATTCTCTATCATTTTGTAATACTTCTTCGTGGATTTCCTTAGAATTTGTATAATCACCACCCTCCCATGGAACATATATTACTAATTCAGAGCCATCAGTAAGATGTAAATGGTAATTAGTTATATCCTTAATTTTTATTCTATTTTCTAATGTTTTAGAATCATCGACAAACTGCATAAAAAAGTTTTTAACATTATCCCATTTCAATGTTAGATGACATGTACCTGCTTTTTTATATACCAGTAAAGCATTTGATACCAATGATATTCTCTCTGTAATGTCTGTAATAAAGAAATTGTGTATATTATCTTTCTCTATTGTAATAAAATCACAGTTTTCAAATACTATATCTAATTTTACCAAATCCTTCATATTTATTATATAGTTTCAAAATCAATAAGTTTCAAATTAATATATAATAAAAATTGACTAATTCACTTTTTATGAAATATATCAAAAAATTGATTTTAGAGAGAGAATTTAAATCATCTGATAATATAACATTAGGTAAATTTAATAACTATAATACACAAAAAAATGCTTTTTATAGCAATTTGAATAAGTTTAAAGAAAAACTTCAAAAGCTTATGCAAAGTAATAAGTTAGAATTTGAGTATAATGATAGAAAGGAGATATTATTTTTTACTGGTGATATTATGACACAGTATAAAGAATTAATAAAAATGTATAAAAAATTGTATTACGTTCGTGATGATCGTGATGAAAATTCAGACGACCCATATTTTTATATTACAATAGAATGGATTAACTTTAATAGAATTCATTTTGCAGGCATTCCTACTTTTTTAAAGGGTATTAATTTAGGTAATTATATTTACAAATATGTAGCAAAGAAATTCCATTATATTTCATCTGAAGGTGATGCCTCAAATGAGGTTAAAAGTATATGGAATAATTTAATACATGATAAGGATTTCTATTCATTTTATGTTAAATTTAGAGCAGATGATTATAAAGTTGGAATTATCTACAAACCATATCTAAATGAAGTTAAAAAAGAATTTATAACATATTTAATTGAAAATGATTATAGTAGAAATGCTATTACTTTAGATAGTAAACTTATAAAAGATTTATCATTTGTTGATGAATTAAAATATTCAACCGAATATTTGAATCATGATGATAAATATTCTTTTTCTGATGGGAGATACATATATTTAAACCTATATGATTCTACTGTTGCTGTTTATAATAAAAAATTAAAAACGTGGAAAAATGATTTTATATTTAAAAAAGGACCAATATATGATGTTGTTATGAGAGATGTTAATAGGTTTATAAAGAAAAATAAAATTACAACAACTTTTTAATTCTTCTCTTTCTAATATTTATAGTGGAATACTTTTCTTTAAATTTATCTATACATTGATAACACATGTTCATTTCATTATAAGTGGATGTAAATAATCCAAAGAATGATTTCTCTTCCCATATTCTATACTTTTTACTAAAGTCTATGCCTTTAGTAAAAGCTAAACTACAATAACAACAGCCACCTTGTAAAGCCACACACATTAGTCTTTTAATAAGTTATCAATTTTATAACTACGACTATCCCAAGTGAAATGTCTTTTATAATTTATCATAATTTTTAAATTTTCCTTTGATTCTATACCTATATGCTCACCATCACCAATATACAAAAATCCACCATTACCATCAACATTATATTGTAGTACTTCTATTATTTCGGCATTTTTACAAACACCTACCATTTCACCAACTCTTTTAAATATTAAATTTCCCATATTAAATTTCTTCAATAATTTTTTTTCTGAACAACACTTTAAAATGCTTTCTTAATTCTTTATAAAATACATTATAATCATCATCAATTAAGTTCACAATAGAAAAAACTAATTTACCAGTCTCATAATTAGTTAAATTTATACCAGTATTAAATATTTTTATTTCATATTCAACATCATCATATTTCAAAACCCATGAATCACCTGCAAATGTAGATAAAAAACTCTTTTTTGAAACGGGTGAGGTTATCATAGAATATCGACTTTTAATAAACCCTAAGCACTCAATGAGTCTAATCACATTTTCTCTATTTGTATCCATTATAATTCATTTATTATAGAAAGTCTTCTTTCGCGTTTAAATACCATATTCAATTCTTCATCAACAAATATTTGTTTGTTTGTTGGTGATTGATATAGAAACCCACCCAACCCAATATTTTTATAATTTGATACCTCGCTATCAGATATAAAATACGCTTTTGGTGGCATTGGTTCATTAACACTACTAACTTTTACATATTTAAGTCTTTGTAATACACACTTGTAGAAGTATTGCTTTCTATGTATCAAATGTTTTTTATAACTACCTATTTTAGTAACATTACATAAATCTTTTCTATCTTCTATAAATTTAGACTTCTCACTATAGTCAGTAGATAATCTATCTACTGTTATTTTATTTCCACTTTCTATTTCAGTATATAATCTATTAATTAAGTGGAAATTACTATTACTAAACCTCTGAATAGAGTTAACAATATTTATAATTGATTTGTACCCATTTTTTTTAGAATATGCAATGAATAAATTATTAATTATGAATACACCCCCAATTTTCTCATTGGTATCAAAGTTAAATTGTATAAACTTCTCTACTTTATCAAGTTGAATTTTACCATTATTGTTTACGACGGGTTCTTTTAAGAAATCTCTTAGCATATTTTTATGGCATTTTTGGCATAAATCCTAATCCAACATACCAATCTAAAATACGTTCCATATAACCACAGGCTTTTTTACTTAGTAGAAGCCATGGAAATAATGGTGATGCTAATATAGATATACTATAAATGAATAATATAAATAATATCCATTTTAAAACTTCAATTGTAATTTGTTTAATTTTTTTCATTATACTAAATTATTAATACGTTTCTTTCTTCTTTCTGATAAAGTTTCTACTTTAAAGCTTGGTATTGATTTATCATATACTATTTCTACACCATTAATATTAGATGATATAGTAATGTTTGTTTCTTTCAACACATTTGGATTTATGTATACAGTATCACCTTTTTTAATTTTATATTCATTTATAAAATTTATTAATTTGTGTTGCCTTTTAGTTTTTACATAATTTTTAATAGTAATAATTAAAAAATATACTGCTAATACAATTTGAATTGGTAATGCAATGGTAATAATATAAGATAATACATTATTTTCTACAAATATGTTTGTTATTGATATTATTGTCATAGCAACATTAAAAACAATAGTGCTATATGATAGTAATTTTATCATTCTATATTAAATTTTGTATTTTCTTTTTTCTTAATTTTATTTTCTCTTCCATTTGTTGTTCTTCAATTACTGCTTCTTCTTTTTCACTATAAACAAATCCTCCTTCAGGAAATAATAATTTCAGTGTTATAAAAATAACCAATGCTAATACAGCACTTGTACATATTAAAAAACGTTCTAAATTATTATAATTACTCGACAAGTTAATTAGTTCTATTATTAGAAAAATAGATATAATTTTTATACGAGAAACTCTTTTATTGATAATAAACAATCTGTTTTTAAATGATGGTTTCATAATAATTCTTGTATTTTATTTTTTCTTATGTCTATTTGCAAATTTGTAATATAATCATCAATTTCTTTTAATGAATATAGAATATTTTCTGTACCATTTACAAATTTAATATAATATAAAAATATAGATGGTTTATTACTATAAATTATGTGACTCGTTTCTATACCGTTTATTCCTAATAATAAAAGTTCTTCTTTAGTTAAAATGTACCATTGTTTCATAATAGTTCATCTATTTTATTTTTTCTTAGCTCTACTATTAACATAGTTTTTATGAATTCATTCACATGTTCAATAGATTTTAATTTCTTCTTCTCACCTTCAAATACAATGTAGAAATTTCGTTTTAAATATTGATCAGTCGTGGTATAATATAATATTCCTAATTTTTTAATATTCTCCTTTGTGATATACTCATACTTATATTTATACTTATTCATTATAATAATTGATTTATCTTAATTTTTCTACACATGCTTATAATATTACTATTAAATTCTTCTATAGAATTACAATAAATTACATTTTTTACTTTATCTAAAAATTCAATGTAATATACAGGATTAGAATTTTTAAATACTGTTCCTATTGATTTTATTTGCAATTCTTTAAAATACTTGTCTTTGAAAATACCAATTGATTCTATCATTCTAATATATCATCTATTTTAATTTTTCTTATTAAAGCATATAACTCCCTAATATATTCATTAAAATCTTCCACCGAATTAAACCTAACCATGTCTTTCTCATCATCTAAGAATTTAATATAAAATAAAGGAGCAAGACTCTTTTCTGAGATAACACCTATTGATTTTATCCCTAATTCTTTTAATTCATTGTTTGACAATTTCATTAGTTTACGCTTTTGGTAATTACACTGGATAGTGTGGTAGCATTATTCTTCAATTAAACCTGCAATTTTATCAATTCTTTTTTCAAATTTATCCTTTATGATAGAAAACCTATCTGTTGTAACTAAGCAAGAAAGACAACCATTATCTATTATATGTGCTACATTTTTATTATCAATGAGAGCTAATCTAAATACTGTATACACTCTTCCTACAGTAAGACATACATATTTTGAAGCAATGGTATTATCTATACATAGTAGTTTATCACCAACATTTAAACCTATCCAACATTCTGTATAGGTGCTACCATCTCTACTATAGACTATTTCTTTTGAGATTTTTCTCATTTGTTATTATAGAAAATAAGAAAGTAAAAGTTTAAAAAAATTGGGAAAAGAGCACATACTTTCTCACGATTTTCAAATTTTCTTATTAAATATTTCACAATAATTAGAATTTGTAATTATACAAAAAATATACAATAAGTTTAAAACATTTAAAAGGCATTATCTATAATATGAAATAATAGAATTATGCTAAAAGTAAAAACATATCTCAGTGAAAGTCCAATAGAAAGTGCTGGTATAGGGTTATTCGCCGCCGAATTTATACCTAAAGGAACTATTGTATGGCGTATCGATACATTTATCGATAAATTATATACAGAAGAAGAATATCAATCTGTTTCCAATCCATTATATAAGGAATTTCTCATTAAATATTGCTTCATGTATAAAGGTTTATATGTGATGTGTGTGGATAACGCAAGATTTTTTAATCATTCGGATGATCCTAATTGTGAAAGTGTTAACTTAAATGATGATGAAATGGGAGTTACTGTAGCTAAAGTAGATATAAATATTGGTGATGAATTAACCGATGATTATAATAAATTTGGTTCTATTGATTCTGATTACGAATTTAATAAAATGATATTATAATGGGGATAAATATTATAACTACAGAAACCATTGGTAAAAGGACTAACATTCTTATTAATGATGTTGTACATATATCATTAAATAATAATGATTTAAAAGGATTACAGGCATGGAAAATGGGAACTAAGGGTGGTAGATATTGTGCAGAACTTTATTTTATTAGTGATGGTGTTTTTTGGTCAATGGAATTAGAATATGATGAATCAGGTTTATCAAAAGAAATTTTAAATATTATAAAAGATTATGTTTAACTAATCACTAAACATCTCTAAATTAGAGGTGTTTTTTTAATATATAAACCAAATTATAATACTGTTATGATTGAAATTTTTTCGTGGTATGATTTTCTCAATGAGGCTAAGAAAGCTAAAAAAAGGAATAGAAAGAAATATTATCCCAAATCAGATAACAATAAAGTAATTAACAATTTCTATAGTAATCCATATACTAATTTATATCCAAAAAACACTAATAATACTAACATTAGTGATGATGAAGTTATTCAATCTTACAATTATATCAAACCTTTTAATTCATTCGAAAGGTAAAATTTGTTGAGAATTTTCATTTTTACTTCCCTAACCATTTTATTTTATTATTCCATAGTTCATCCATAGTAACCAACTTATGTTCTTCTACACCATGTAAATAGAAATTTTCACATTCTGCTTTAATTGAATATCTTAAACCTTCTTTATATGATTTAATTCCTATTACTAAGTAATCAATATCAGAATAATTCTTTGGAACTTCATCCATATAAGGCAAATCGATAAATACGGTATCCCCAACTTTATATTTTAATTCTTTATGATTAGTAATATAATTAAAGCTCATGGTAATTATACCAACATTAAAAATAAAGTTTAATATATACTCGTATGAAATATTTAAAGCTATTTGAAGACTTTGATGATGAAAATGAAGAAGATGATGAATTTTATATAGAAATTGATAACTTTTTCAATTCAATTAGAAAATCACCAGTTGTTTATATTCAAGGAAATACTTTTCGTATTAGGTATATTTCTTTTTCAGAAAATGATGGTAATATAACAGCTAGAATTAATGGATGTGAATCTACTGTTTTAAATTTAGAACACAATCATTTCAAAAATATTGATGAATTTTACGATAATGTTAATAAATATGATTTACAATTAAATATAAGTACATATTTTGGAGCAAAGCTCAATTTAAATGATATTCAATTTAAAGAAGATGAATGGTATGATTTTATATCTAAATTAAAAGAAGCATTCCCATTATATAGCGAGAATATAAAAAAATTACCAAAATGTTATACCATACCAGAAGAATATGCTATGTCTTTAATTGGTAAGAAAATTCAATTCTATAAATACAATAGTGAAAATACTTATATAGTTAATAACGTTAATATCACATTAAATGATTCTCAAGGTTATGAATATGATATCGCGGTACAAAATATAAATTCTAATGCTTATGGAAGATCGAAACTTAATTATGTCGAACTTTGGAAATTATTAGATACAGGTGATTGTGATTTAGATACAAAAGTAAAAATAATAAATTGAAAAAACATGAAATACATAAAAATATTTGAAAATTTTAATAGTAATATTGTTTATCATTTTACAGAAATGATAAATTTATATTACATTTTAGAAGAAAATAAATTAAAAGCATACAGATATTTTTATAACGACTTTCCTAATTTGTATAAAAAAGAACACATTTCAAAAAGAATGAAATTCATATCATTAACAAGAAACAAATTTTTAAATACACCAAATAATATAAAAAATATGGGACTTGAGGATCAAGAATTATTAGTAAGAATGGATTTAGATTTAAATAAAATATCACAAAAATATAAAGTTATATCAGTTGATTATTTTGATGATAAAATAGGGAAAAGAATATTGAAAAAAACTGGGAAAAAAGCAGATGAACAAGAAGAGGCAGTTTTAACCAATGAGATAGATAATATAAAACAATATATTGTTTCTGTATCATTACCGAATATTAATGAATTTGTAAAATCTTATAAAAATAGTGAATTTCCTGATTACTTTTACAATAATAATTTAAACTTTACCGATTTTGGTGATATAGATTTTTATAAAAAATTATACATTAATATAATAGAAAATATTAATGCGTTAATTAAAAATACTGCTATAGAAATAAATATTAATGATTAAATTTTTTTAAAACAAAAGAATAAATAGAAACTAAAATACCATTTATTTTTCTAATAGGATTCCATAAAGAGTGTTTGAAATACATATCTTCTATGTGTGAAAATGATTTCTCGTAACAATCAACATTTTTTACATCCAATTTAAAAATAGCAGTTAAATATAGTTTTAAAAAATATTTTAGACTATTATCTGTAAATTTATAATCTCGCATAAATATATAATAAAATATTACATTAAATTTTACATCATTTGTTTTAGGATTGAACATAAATATACAATGATTATGCATAAAATAATATTGAATATCATTTTCAGTAAACATTTTTATTTTTAGAAATAAATTATAAAATATATTCAACGTATTTAACTCTTCCTCTGAAAAATTTGTAGGTGGTAATTGTAAAACTTCTGAAATTATAAATTTTCTGGCAATGTTCATAATAATTCATCAATTTTTCTTCTTCTCAATGATATACGATATGCTAATTTAATAGCATCATATGTAATATAATTACGTCCTATGGTTTGTTTTATATTATTCATCATATTTGAATAATTTTCTGTAAAATTAATGTGCTTTGTAATTAAATGTAAAATTTTATTCAACATATAAAGATTTTCACTATGTGTCATACTTAGTTTTTTGTCATAAAATTTAATAATAACACTTGGAACTACTAATACTAATAAATTATCATATATAAAATAATCTTTAAATCCAACATTTGAAATGTTATGCTCAATTTCCGATCCTATATATTCAAATTGTGATAAATCTAATTCATTTATGTTCATTTTCATAAAAATATTTTATACTGTTGTATATAATGATTCAAAAATACTCCTAAAAATTGTTCTGTTTGTTTTAACAATATATTGATCGGAATCTACTCTTGAAAGAATTTCTTTTAAATCACCCACATCTTTATATCTCATTGCTAATGTCTTTTCATTTATAATATCATTCAAAGATTGTAATTTAATTCCATCAATTTCTATGTAATTGATATTTTCTTTTATAAATATATCAGTTTTCATACATAATAAGTTATGTTTACTAACAGCCAAACAATCTACATGGTGTTTGGATAATGGCGAGAATGAACTATATACATTATATCTACGTTTTCTATGATTGGTTTTTAAATATGTATATCCTGAGTCATTACATAACAAATCAATATCATATACACATCTTTGTAATACACCATAAAGTTTTAATGCCATGCTACCACCGATTACACCATAATTAGAAAGATATTGTAATAGCTTTCTTTTTCTTCTCGGTACATTTTTTAAATATATTTTATTTGGACTATCGTCTTCTATAGAAGATATAATGCTTTTTCTTTTATAGGTTTTAACGTAATCCCTTAACTCATTTTCATTAAGCTCGTAAATCATTGATATTATTCTTTTTATATATGTTTATATGCTTTATTTTTTATAAAGTTTGAATATTAATATATAAATTGTGAAATATTACCATAAATATGAAAATTTCTTCAAAGAATCTATTGAAAATCAAGAAAATAGAGGATTCGACTTTAAAAAAACATTTTTAAATCTAACCGATTACACAATCCCTTTCGGAAAAGAGGATACTTTAGAACACTTATTACCTAATGGTTGGAAAAAGGATGCAATAGGTAATTATTATTATGAAATTGATAATAGTGAAACTTTATTTACATCACATTTAGATACTGCTTCAAAGAATTACGAAAAGGTAAATCATATAATTAATGGTAATATTATATCAACCGATAAAACTACAATATTAGGTGGTGATAATAAAGCGGGTTGTACTGTACTATTTTATTTAATATCTAAAGGAATACCAGGTACTTATTATTTCTTCTTAGGTGAGGAATCAACAGTTCATGGAGATTATCCATATGGTTCTATACACGCAATAGAAGAGAAACCTGAATATTTTAAAAAATTTAAAAGGATAATTACTTTTGATAGAAAAGAAAAAGGCTCTATTGTGAATAGACAACTTGGAAGAGTATGTTGTTCTAATATATTTGTAGATAATCTAATTAAAGAATTTTACAATGTGGGTATGAAATTCCATAAAGATAGTACGGGATATTATACAGATAGTGCATTTTTTGTAGATTTAATTCCAGAATGTGTTAATATTTCTGTTGGTGTTTGGAATGAGCATACAGTAAATGAATATGTAGATATTTCTTATATTAAAGATGTTGCTTTAGCGGCATCTAAAATAAATTGGGAAGGGTTATCAACCGATAGAAAACTCGAAAATAATTATTCTATTGACAGTAGAAAATATGTTGAAGGTAGTGAATTAAGTAATGATCAACTATTATTCCAAGAAATATTTACTATGTTTGACGATTTATATTTCGTCTGTCATGAAATAAGGAGCTATAATAACTATTTACAACTATTTAAGGTTAATAGGAAGTATCACTTCGTTAAGTGGCATGAAGATGAAGAATATGAAGTTTCTATTTACAACGGGTTAATATCATGTAATGGTAAAGAATTTAATACTATAGAAGATTTCTTCACATTTATTGGTGTTAGTAAAATGGATGTTAAAACGTTCTGTGATCTGCTATTAAAAGAATTCGAAATAAATGGTGGTGTTCTATCTGATGCCAAATTTAATTATTTAATTACATTGAAAACACAAAATATGGAAGATGTTAAAAAGGAATTGGAAAATAGAGGAATTCGTTTAGAAAAAATAGGCAAAGGCTATTCTATAAAAGACATTTAATTTTTGAACCTCTTATTTGCTTTAATGTTGGAAATTTATATAGTATGTTTGGATAATCCTGTTCTATCAATTCATATAAATTCGCAGTAAATTCTTTTTCTTTAGTATGAATATAATTAAAAAAATTATCAAACTCTTTCTTAGTTGGTTTATCTAAATTCATATCATGTGTATTGAACCATATAATTTTTCCTGATGCATTACGCACATCAAAAGTATTTTCATCTATTATTTCACCCAAAACAATAAAATTGTATCCCATATGTGCATTATTTTTAGTCCAAACAGATGATCGCTCACATATAATGTAGATTAAATGCATATTCATTATATAAAATTTATTAAGCTCTATCACAATTTCTTACTATTAATATTTAAAGTGTCAATATTAAAATTATCTATTTGATTTTCACTTAATTTTTTATCGTCTTCTATAAAATCGTATTCTAAAAATAATTCATCTATATTTAATTTTCTTACTACTCCTTTATCTCTAACAGATATCACAGATTTACCTATTAGAGTATAAATAATAAAGCTATCTAATTGAGTTGTGAATTCAACTATATTTACAACATTACATAATTTATAAATGTACCATTCCGCATCAAATAACATTGATGTTAATTTACAACCTCTAATAGCAATATCTCTGTCTAATATTTCCTGTTCTAATGCTGGGTGATCATTTTTGAAGTAAGTTATTCTTAAAGAAGCTTGTCCCGATGTATCAATGTCTATATAGTTTTCTAAATAGTAAATATTGCTCATACTATTTATTTCTTCTCTATTCATAACAATTATATTTAAAATACGTTAAAAGTTTGATATATACAGACATGAATAAAAATTACACATCTAAGAAAATTGTAGAAAATGAGATAAAAGAGGATTATTGGAGTTATGGTTATTACGACGAATCATATGAACATTGGTGTAATTCTTATTGTAAATGTGATGATTGTTATTATGACGATTGTTATTATGATTGGATGGACAGTAGAAAGAGAAAAATAGAATTATTTTTTGAAGATAACTCTTTAATGAACACCGCCAAAATTATTAATAAAGAAGAGGAAAAATTATAATGTTATTTCCTCTTCTTTAGCTACCACAAATCCTAATTTAGAAAATTCTTCAATAAAATGTTTCAAATGTAAATTACCATATAATATAGTAATATTATTGTGATGTTTCCCAAGCAATCTTATACTATATAAAACAGTCTTATTATTTCTTAAAATTATTACTGCATTATATATTTTAGGATCATAAAGGCTGTTCTTCATAACATCTAAATACCAACTCTTACTATTAAAAATTGCTACCATATCATCAGAATTTAAATCAGATAAATACCAATCATCAGAATATTCTATATAATCTGCTTGATATACAATAGTAGAATCATCTATTTTTTCATAGCTTTCTTTTAATGTTTTTGATGCTTCTTCATATTCAACACTCTTTTCATCACCCAAATCAATTCCTTCATATAACACTGTGCTACATGTATCTAAAATACTTTGTATTTGTTTATAATATTTAATACTTCCAACATGTTTTACACCAACCAATAAAATTTGTTGATTACCTCTTTTTAAAGTGATAACATCAGTAACATCATTTTTTTTAATGTGAACATGTTCTTGTATGATAGGTTTAGTACTACTACACCCTAATACGATAAAAAGTAAGATTATAATTGCATATTTCATATTTTTCTAAATTTAGATGTGTATTTTAAACTTATTTACAAAATTCTTCAATTGTTGATTTTCTTTTTTGAATTTTAAATCTTTCTACAATTTCTTCTTTGTCTTTAAATATAAAAGTGATATTTTTAACCATTTTTTCATATTTTTCTTTAAAATTTAAAAATTCTGATTTATCTTCTTTATTAAAATAATTAAAACTATAGACACATTCAAAATCATAAATACCGCTCGAACGCGAACCTGTATTTTTCCACACAACTATCACAGAAGCATTTTCTTGAATCACTAATAAATAATCCTTATAATAAAATGCGAGTGTGTGTCTATCACCTAAATCATCATCAAATGATGCAAGATAAATCATTTCATTTACATCAATATTATCTACCCACTCAGAATTCATGTACTTTATTTTGTTATATAATAAACAAAAGTGAAAGTTTGAATATAATTAATAAATTATAATTTTTATATGAATAAAATTGTAAATAAAGGACTAAAATGAGATGGAAATATGAAACTAAATTACCTGGTTTACTTAAAGTAATGATAAATGATGTGTTATGCAACGAATAATGATAACTGGATCAAAAGGACTATTAGGTAGTTCTTTGGCAAATAATATTAGTAATGCTATTGAACATACAAGAGAGAAGGCTAATTTATTAGACTTAACTCAAACTAATAATTATATTGAAGCCGAAGCACCTGATACAATCATACATTGTGCTGCAAAAGTCGGAGGTGTATTTTCAAATATGAAAGATAACAATGGATTTTTTAGCGAGAACGTTAAAATCAATTCAAACATTTTAGAATCCGCTTTGAATAATAATGTAGAGAACTTTATTTCTATTTTATCTACTTGTATATTTCCAAATGACAATGTTTCATATCCATTAACTGCAAATCAATTAGATTTAGGAAGTCCACATTCATCCAACAGTGGATATTCATATGCTAAAAGACTATTATATTATCAAACTAAGATGTATAGAAATTTCACAGGTAAGAATTGGATAAGCGTAATACCTACAAATGTCTACGGTAAGAATGATTACTATCATTTAGAAAATTCACATTTGATTCCTGCACTAATTAGAAAGGCATATGAAGCTAGCCTTACAGGGAATGATTTTATTGTATGGAGTGATGGTACACCATTAAGACAGTTTATCTATTCGGATGATTTATCTAAACTTATATTATGGAGTATTGATAATTGGAAAAGAGAAGAACCTTTTATGGCAATCAATGAAAATGAGTATTCAATAAAAGATATTGCCGTTATAATAGCCGATAGATTTAATGTATTAAGTAAGATGAAGTTTGATACATCAAAACCAAATGGTCAATTTAAAAAAACAGCTAAGAGTGATTTTAAGGATTTTGAATTTACATCCTTAGAAGAAGGGTTGAACAATACGATTGATTGGTTTATCAAGAACTATGCAATAATAAGAAAATAGTTATTTATTTTTTCTTCCACTTTTAGTTTCTACTAAGTAAGCAGATTCTAGTAATTTTAAATAAGAAATTGGCTTATCATTTTCTCTATCAGTATTAAATCCCATTCTCCCTATTTTATATTCATATACATCAGATGTCAATCTAAAATCTTTGCAGTTTGGCATTCTCACTAAGTCACCATTTCTAAATGCAGTTAAACACATACTAATATCTCTTTTTAGCTAAATATTTTTTTCTTTGACTCAATGCTTCACCTATTTTATTTTCTGCCCATATTACTTTTTTTACATCCGTAATATTTGCTTTAATATATTCCTGCATTCTTAACACTGCTTTATCCCAACCATTAAGAGTTTTATTTTTTACTACTTTTTCAGCTAAAATTTCATAGAAACGAGAAGCTTCGCCTTTCTCTAATTTACCAGTTAATGCTTTGTAGCATCCTGCCATAGCAGAATATACCTTACCATCCTGTTCCCAAGTATAGATATACCTGCCTTCCGAACCACAATGTGGACAATTGGTAGAACCACAATCTCTCATTTCTATAAATTTGAAACTTGACATTATACTTTAGTTTTTAAGAAATGTTGGAATAGATATGTTTTGAATAAAGGAGAGTCCTCCAATTTAAAATCACTTGGCGATACATAAATATCTTCCAAATCTTTTACAATTTCACCCACACGATACATTGCGTAGGTATCATCTTCATCAATACCATGTGTTGCTATACACAAATAATCATCACCTTCCAATTTTATTAAGAATGCTGCTTGCCCATATCCAAGTCCACCATCTGATATAAATACTTTTAGCATAGTTTTATTATTTAGTAATACAAAGGTACTAAAATTTGTAAACAAATACAAATTTAAACTGTAATCATTTTATTTAATAGCACATTATCAATGCTTATACTATCCAATCCACAGATAACAAAATTCAACTTCTTATCATTTTCGAACATATACATTAGAATTTTATTTTTATTTGATTCTGATAATTTATGGAAATCAGCTAATACAAAAACCGAATGTTCTGAGCTACTTTTAATATGATTCAAATAAATATCCACATGTAAGTCACACATATCCAACATATAATGTCTAATATTTTCATTTCTTAAAGCTTTCTGTAAAGAATACATCATACCCTTACCCAATTCTATAGCATATAAAATTATTTTATGCGAAGGATAATTTTTAAGAGTTTTAGCTATTAATGTAGTTCTTATACTTTCCATAATTTGAATTATAATACAAATTTACACAAAAAACCTTGAATTCACAAATTAATCTCTATGAAATATGTAAGTTCTTACTAAAAATGTTATAAATGATAAAAAATAGCTCAAAACAACGCCTTGAATCTTAAAATCTCCAAGAATTTCAGTATAACCAAATGCTTTATTGATAATTAAGACAGTTGGAACTAACATGAAGGTAAATCCAACGATGTTAATTATTCTATCAATAAAACATGGTATTACTTTCCCAATAGAGTTCTTTTCTTGGATAACTTCATAGATAGACTGTAATAGGATACAACAAGATGTAAGTATTAAATAAATTAATGCGTGGTTAGTAAAATGTGGTTTATAATCATTAATTATTCCTAAGACAACATGATAGAATGCAGTAACTCCTGTACTAAAAGTAACCATAAGGGAAAACTCAAAAGCCATCTCCTTAAACGTTTTATTCAATAGTTTCTTCACCCTATACTAAAAGTTTTCTAAATCTATATATTAATCAAAGCTGTAATATTAATATATAAACTATGAAATTTTTAAAGAAATTCTATTTATTTGAAAAAGAGATGTCTAAACAATGGATAGACTCTAATAAGGACTTTTATCTAATACAAAATAAAGAACTTACAAAAAATAAACCAGAATCCCAAACTGATGATAAAGGTGAATTATTATTAACCGAAATTAGAACAATTTTAAAATACATTTCTGTAGATGATTTATATGCTGTATTAGATAGAAAAGTTTACAAAACTGATGAATGGTCAGTATCAGTAAAAGAGAACATACATTTACTTAAATTAGTAAATGAATATAAAGAAATTACACAAAATAGACTTAAATTAAAATTAGCTTTTCAAGTTGAACATCCATTAAATAGAATACATGCAATAGGATTATCCGATAAATTATTTGGAATTGGTTTAGGGTATAAGATGTACAAAGCTCTTATAAATGAAATTGGATATGCTAGAAGTTCTTCTTATGCCACTAATGATAATAGTAGAAAGATATGGTATCATTTAATTCAAGATAGTGATTATTACACAATTGTTCTTAATAAAGATATAAAAGAAATTGAAACTTTATCTGTTGATGGACCATCTATAGAATTAGAAGGTATTATGGTTATATCTAAAAAATACAATAATATTAAAGAGTTAGTAAAAGAATGCGAAAAGACATTTAAGACTATTGAACTTGATGATGAATTGAAAAAAATTATGACATTAAATGAATATTTAGATTACGATGATGATGGCGAGGAAGAAGAAGACGAAATATTTTTCGAAGACTTAGAAAAAAGTAAAGAAAAATATGGAATTATACATACATGGAATAAAAAAACAGGTAATTGTAGATGTATTATTGAACCACATAGTCTAAAATATAATAAAACGAGTACTTGGGGAACTCCGTCAAGCATTAAATTTACTATGATTAGAGAAGAATTTTTAGATATTGCAAAGAATAATGATTATGTTAGATTGGGTAAATACCAAAGGAAAAAATCTAAATATAGAATATACGTTAATATAACATCTGATGTAATCTATAGAAAATTTACCGATACCAATAGTATAAAAAATGTTATAACATTCTTAACTGAAAATAATATCCCTCTAAATGCATTTCGTTTTGATAAACCATTAGATATTAGAGAAAATGTTGACTTTGATGATGAAGACGAAGAAGAGGATGATGTGTATTCAGAAGCAAATAATTTTATTTATTATCTCAATAAAAGTAAAGAAAAATGGGGAGTTTTTAATTTACTAGTAGGTAAATACGAGAATCCTATAACATGCGTAATTGATACTTCTGGTGTTAGTACCTATGTAGCATCAGCAGGATTCTTAAATATAATTTTTATAAACAGTAAACTATTTGATGATTATAATACATTGGTATATAATTCAATAAATGATTTTTTTGAAACTGTTGATAATAATTATACTACAACATTTAGAGTTTATGATAATGGTTCTATTGGAAATCAACATATTAAATTTACAAGTGATGATGATAAAAAAAGATTTATAAATTTTGTAAAACAAATTGATGGTATAGAAAATAAACAAGAAATACTTTCTTCGTTAATTGACTATTTGAAATAATAATAGATATTAGTCAAAATTTAATTTATTTATTCTTTCTTTTCTTTTATCAGCTACTCTATTTATTATTTTAAAATCTTTAACATCATTTAAATCCAATGCTTCTTCTAATGGAGTATCGTCCAAACTTTCTACAATCACCCAACTGTAATCATAACCATGTCTTCTATCAACACCACAGTCAGAACCTTCTGTTTTATCTTGACATAAATAAACACTGTTATCAAACATAGAAACTTTACCTACACAAGGTATTCCAACAATGTTAGCAGAATATTCTATACCATCATATAACAATTCGAAAGATAAATCCATTTTAATGTTGATTATAAAATTCAGTTATTCTATCTTTTCTTTTATTCAGAATTTTAAATTCAGTTACTCTGTTTTCAGCGAACGATACCGATAGTGATGGAACATGTTTAGCAGGATTTCTAATTATCCAACTACTATTATAACCATGTCTTTTATCGTATCCACAAAGTGCGCCAGATTTTTTATTTTGACATAAATATACAAAACCACTAAATACAGCAATTTTACCAACACATGGTATTCCATCTATGTTAGCAGAAAATTCCATACCATCTGTTAATGATTCAAAAGATAATTCCATTTCAATTAGTTTTGATTATAAAAGTCAGTTATTCTATCTTTTCTTTTATTCAGAATTTTAAATCCAGTTACACCATGTATCTTCAATGCTTGATCAAGTGTTGTAGTTTTTTTATATGGATCTTTAATTATCCAACTAAATTGATAACCATGTCTTCTGTCACGTCTACAATCAATACCATCTTTCTTGTCTTGACATAAAAAGACATGGTTATCATACATACAAAGTTTACCTTCACATGGTGTCCCATCTATATGTGCGGAAAATTCCATACCATCTTGCAATGACTCAAATGTTAAATTCATTCTATTTTTTATTATAAAATTCAGTTATTCTATTCTTTCTTCTATTTAAAATTTTAAACTCAGATACATGATTTTGTTTTAATGCACGTTCTATTGTTTTCTTATAACAATTCTTTGTTAATATTGCCCAACTAAAATCATATCCATGTCTTTTATTACGAACACAATATGCCCCCGATTTTACATTTTGACACAAATATACACCACCATCGAACAATGCTATTTTACCAACACAAGGTATTTCATTTATTCGAGCAGAGAACTCCATACCATCATATAACATTTCGAAAGATAAATCCATTCTAATTTATATTTTTTACTACAGGTGGAATATATTTCCCAATAATATCAATTTCATTTAATTTATAGTTAAAAAATCTTTTACTACGGTTATAACCATATATAAGAACTTTTACAACTATATCATTTCTTTTTAAAAAAGCATCTTGAATAATGCCTTTATCTACAATACCTTTTACTTTTACAAGTCTGTTTTTATTTTCTTTAAGAAAATCTTCAATAACTTCTTTATTGTTAATATTTTTCATTACAGTAATTTGTTTCTGTAATTCAAGTATTTTTATATACAATGTATCAGATTTTAACTCGGCGAGTTCTGCTTCTAATTCTATGAGAGATAAATGATTAATCTTTTTCATTATATTTTATATCTAAGGACTCCAAAATTAGATTTTTTAATTTTACACATTCTACCATCAGTCTTATGGTGGAATACAATACCTTCAACATCATTATCAGGATTGCATATAAACGCTTTTATAGCTTCAAAGCTTAAATCATTCAATTCAAATGATTCAACACCATGTTTAATAAGCTTATGTCCTGTAATGTTCTCAGGATTCTTTTTAGAATGTCTACCTTGAAAATTATCAGAAATTAATTCATATGTTCCCTCAGATTTATCTTCTAAACTATCAAATGCCATAAAGAAATATTTATCGGCAGGATTTGTTCTTTCACATTTTACCCAATGTGGATGATGTCCTGTTATTTCATCAGGTTCTTGACAAGGAATAGCACCAATAGGAGCAGTTCTTCCTTTTTTTACATCATACCTTTTAAATAAACAACCGTCCATAATAGCAGTAGCAATACCATCCCATTTACGAGTTGCTATACCTTCTCCTTTTATAACCCAATCATTTTCAGGACTAACTTCAGTAGTTACTAAACCCAAATCTTTAGGATCCTTTTTAAATAATGTGCTTATTTTTTTCATATACACAAATATAGCAAAATATATACACAAATACAAACATTTTAAAACTTTTTGATTCTCATTTAGTAGAAATAGGAATAAATGTCCCAAAATTATGAATAACGATATAGAAAAACTAAGAGAACAATACTTAAATCTATTTGAAGAAGGTTTTTCAAAATTTCCTATGTCATATAGAAAAATATCACTTCTTAGCTATTTAAAAAAGAAAGTAATGTCATACCCTGGTTTGCGTAATCCTATTGGAACTCCTTTTATGTATAATGATAGCGATAGACGTAAAAAATACCGCTCAGATTTTGATAAACTATTAAATTTTATAACCAATAATGAATATAGTTCTAATACAGAAGAATTAGTATCCATTTATATGAATCCTGATGACTCTATGTTAGCACAATATATAATTACATTCATGAATACTTTGAATGATAGAGGACTTAAAATACAATTGCAAATTATTTAGCCAACAAGCTAAAATTGTAATATTTTAACTTGTTTATTTATATTAAGCATGTTACCATATATTTCCGAAATCTCATAAGAATTAATATCATCATACGATTCAAAATTAATAATTGATTTATTATTACAATCTAAGTATTCAAATACAAATCCATCATCATCATCTTTTTCACGAATATTTAGTTGTAGAACTTCTTTAGTAGAATTAAATTCTATTATTTCTGGTAAATTTTGTTTAAATATATTAATTTTCTGTCTAATTGCTTTATCGTAAATTTTTTGACAATAGATTATATAATCAATTATTGAATATTCAATATTATCAAATTCAATAGTTAAATGCTCTGTTGTAAAATCACGCTTTCTTCTATGAACTATATACATTTCTTCTTCAATATATTTATCACTACCGTTTAGAAATTTAAAAAATTCTCTTCTATTATCATTATCTGATATAGGTTCTTCTAAAAGAAAATAATAAATAATTGGTTTTACATTCATATCATTAATTGTAATAACCATATCATTAAATAACATATATCCTTTATCCTCAGATTCCAATTTTTTAAATGTTGGATAATCAATTAAAATTTCAATTCTATAATTTTTAATTCTTATATTAAAAGTACCATTTAATAGAATATTATTTGCTATATCTGTTATTTTAACCTTTACATTTTGTTTTTTTATCACATAAATATATATTTTTTAGTACCATTGACAGGAGTCGAACCTGCAATTCCTAGTTTCTTAGACTAGTGTGTATAACCAATTCCACCACAATGGCATTTATTATTGTAGCTTAGATAGGACTCGAACCTATAAAATTTCGGGTTTGAACCGAACACGTTTACCAATTACATCACTAAGCCATTTGTGGAAGAAGTGAGATTCAAACTCACGCACCAGGTTAATCCCGATCTAATACATTTCCAATGTATCCTCTTAAATCACTTGAGTATTCTTCCCTTTAAAATATTTTGAAACTAATTCTGAGATTCTACTTTTTGAACAATTTAACAGTTTTGATATTTCAACTTGTTTATACCCACCATTATATAATTCAAAAAATTTATCTAAATCAATTTTATTTAAATCAATATAATCATTTTTCTTTTTTATTATTTCATCTTTATTATCATCATAGAAACTATCTTTATGTAAATGAATATGGCAATTTTTACATAATAAAGTACACTTGTTTATTTCTTCTATAAATAATAATAAATTATTTTTAGTTAATCTTTTTTTCCCTATAGAGAAATTTTTATTATCATTATGATGATGAAATTCTAATGTTGCATCACACTTATTATAATTACAATATTCACATGAATCACCCTTTATTGAAATAAATAGTTTTTTTTCACTCCTTCTTTTTATATCTTTTTTATCAGAAATTTCATTATAATGTTTTTCTGTATGACAATTTAAACATAATAACTCACATTTTATAACTTCATCTTTTATTTTGTTCCACTTTAATCCTAATTTATCCGAAATATCAAATTTTTTATCATTTCTATTTATATGGTGAAAACATAATTTATGTATATTATCAACACCACATTCAATGCAACAACCACCTAATAATTCAATCGCTCTAATTTTTTTAGCATACTTTAATATTTTCTCACTTTTTAAACTCATAGCTTTTTTTTGATATTATATATCAAAAAGTTCGGCTACGTTTAAGTGTGATAATATTTACACAATAGAACTTTATTTGAGGAGAGCAAGGGAATTGAACCCTCACCGCTTTTATACGGAACATCTTAGCAGGATGCCGCAACAAACCAATATTTGCCTACTCTCCATTTTTGAGGTACTAATCAGGTTCGAACTGATGTATCACGTTTTGCAGACGTGCGCCTATATCCACTCGGCCATAGTACCATTTTGAGGAGGAAGTGGGACTCGAACCCACAAACCAGTTCATCACCGATTTACCAATTTTCAAGATTGGCTCTTCATCCAGCCAGATTCCCTCCATTATTGTGTACCCTTGGTAGGACTCGAACCTACACGCTACTATTACTTCGCAAACGCTTCTAAGGCGTTCATGGCTGCATTACATCACAAGGGCATGTGATAATTAGTACTCCCAACAGGACTTGAACCTGTATGCACAAGGCACTCGATTTTAAGCCGAGCGTGTCTGCCATTCCACCATGGGAGCATTAAAAACTACATCACTTTATATCCATCCAATATAGCCTTCGTTTCATTATTTTTTTCATCTTCATTTTCTAATTGTCTTTTATAATCTTCATTAATGTTTTTAAAATTATTTGAAACTGTTATCATTGCATTTGCTTTTTTAATTATAGCATCATTACCATGTTCTGTTTTTGTAGCAAAATACATATCATATTTAGGAATATAACAATTACTAAACATACCCACAACTTTAATCATTATCTTTTCCATAATTTCATTAATTTTTTTAATATAAAACAAAAAACCCTAAGTCTTTTGAACTTAGGGTTTAAGATATTTAAAGTCTTTTATATTAACTAATGACTTTACATACGCCTACCACCCCAAGTTTTTGCAAACTTAGCGATAACGATAGACATAAACTTAAAATCATTGCTTTCATAATAGTATATATTTAAACTTATTTGTTCCCTTAATGGGTTATATTATAGTAAACGTTTATTTTTTGAAATTGTTTTCTTATTTTGAATTTATTTTTCTCTATTGTACATTTACCAGCTTGAATCGCAATTACAAATATTACCATTTTATTTTTGGTTTCTTTTCTTCACACTTACCACCTTCAAAAACCCAACGCCATGTTTCACCATCCTCACCCACAATTTCAATAAAGCTACCTTCTTCAACAAATGGTGCAATAACATTAAAGATTATTCTTTCTTCGCCTAAATATTCGACTTGTTGTGTGATACCTATAACATCTTTATCTTTAGGAAATTTAGAAATAATTTCATCTAAGCAAGACAACGCATATTGTTCACTAGCACCTTCATTTTTTATTTTTCCATAAAGAGACTCTAACATAACTTTTGCTTTATCAAGCGTTAAAACATCTTCTTGTACTTCGGTGTACTTAAATTTCCAACAAAGTTCTTTAAACGCTTCGTCTAATGTTTTAGCATTTGCAATTTTTTTAGCATCAAAATATCCTAATTTTGTTCGCTTCGATGCAAAATCCTTAATAGCTTTTAATGCTCCTTGAATATTTTCACCTTTAATTTTAAAAGATGTTTTACCTTGTGAAATTGAATATCCCATAAATTTAATTTTAACACAAATATATACAAAAATAATTAAACTTCCAAATTTTATATCAATTATTTCCTATCAAACATTATTATATTACCAATTATAACTGAAACTATACCAACCGATAAACAAACAGGTAATGAATATTGTATACCAACATCAAATATTAAATAACTAAGATGGGGTAGAGTTAAAATTACGTAAATTAATAATGATAATAATTCTACTTTTAATAATTTCATATTTTTAATTTATTAAATAAAATCCTGTGCATATGGTAATTTAACATCATAAACTGTTTGATTATTTTCTAAAAGAGATGCATAATTATAGAAAGTGTTAATGCGCTCCCGTTCAATGTATGTCAGGAACATCGGTGTGCGGTATATTAGGAAGCTTAACTAATTTATCATTAAGTTTTTCTTCAACATCTTTCAATTCTTTAATTAATTCTTTAATCTTCTTTCCTAATATATTAGATTTATTTTTAATGTCCTCTGCTGCCTCTATTTCACCATTACTTAAATAAACTTCAATTTCATTTGATTTCATGTTAATTCTTAATATAGATTCGTCCAATTCTTTTTGAATTGACATTCTCTTAGCATCGGTTTCTAAAATTATTTCCACATATTTTTTTGCATTACGAAAATGTTTTTTATTTAATTCTTCGATTATCATATCTTTATTTTCTCGGATAAAATCAATTTGTATCATAATCTACCCCCTACTAATTTTTGAATTTTTAAATTTCTTGGTAACTTTTTATAAAAAGCTTTTTGAAATGCTTTCTTCTGTATTTTTTCACCTCTATATAATGAAAACTTAAATGGTTTACTTAAATTAATCATAATATAATAATCAAGTGATGAATTTGTATTTTCAAAATAAAGTTCTACCGAATGTTCACTAACAATGCAATTTTTCTGGCAATAATACCAACCATCAACATTGACTATGCGATTATTGACTATGTAATTCAATATAGTTTCCATATTAGCATTAATATTTTTATTAAACCGTCACACTAAACTTCTAATTAAATTTTCAATTTCTTGTTCGTTTTTACAATATTTAATAAAACTTTTAATGAGCGGTATATTTGTGATAATTTCTTTATTATCAGAATTATATATATGCCACAATTCATCTGAAGTAATTCCTTTCCAACCAAAAAAGAATTTAGTTAGATTTTTTAATTGTTCTAAAGATAAATTCTGTTCTATGTAGTCATTATAATCAGAATGAGCTAATTCATCAATACAGATTGTCAACATATCCATAATTCTATTTTTTAATTTCTTCTCTAACTCGCATTAATATTTTTCCTAAATTGTTCTCACCTTTTCTATCATACACACCCCAAAAAACATCTTTCCAATAATTAGTTTCCTCTAAATATTTATCACCCGTCTGAAGTAATTTAGTTTTCAATTCTTCGTGTCGTGTAAATTTATCTTTAATAACCGCATACATCACATCAAGTCTTATATCATACCAATCTTCTCTTATAGGTAATTTGTATGCTATTTTTTTTGACTCCGATGGACCCATTCTTGTATATTCAATTTGAGTTTCTCTATCTAATGATTTAGCAGCCTGATAAGCAGCCTCAGTAGATGAATACACTAATCCATCATAATGTATTTCGCACCAATCATAATTAGATAAGAAGCGATATTCACCAAAGAATCCACATACTTTGTTTTCATCATGAATTATACAATTTCTTTCTTTTCCGAATACTTTCATATATCTTATATAAATAGATTTTCAATTAGTTTTGATTTTACATTAAAATTAAAGCTAAATATAGCTAAACTACTTTAATTTTCAAAACTTTCCTACTTATATTTCGTTAATAATTAGTGATGATAGTTCTATTTTTAGATATCGATGATGTGATAACAACTAGCTGGTCATTTAGACAAAGCAGGAGTAAAAAGAATTGGTTCAATGGAACTACATATCCATTTGATCCTAAGTGTGTTAATATATTAAATGAGGCGTTAAAATTAACTCCTACCAATATTGTATTAACTTCTGATTGGAGAAGCCACTTTTCTCTTCCCGAAATTCAAGAAATATTTTTATGGAATAAGGTAAGTCATATTCCAACAGAATATACTCCTTTCATATTTCATAAAAAGCTTGATTCAGGAAAACTTGAATTATTTGAAGATATGGCTGAGAAGAGAGACACTGAAATTACTAAATACATTAATGATAATAATATAGAAAACTTCTATATTTTAGATGATATGCCTTTAAAATGTTATCCTGAAAGGTTTATTAGATGTAAAATAGACGAAGGTTTAAAGCAGTGTGGTATGCTCGGTAAGATTACCAAATTGTTAAAAAAATTAGAAAATCTCGAATAATGAGATTTAAGAGGATTATATAAATGATTAAAAATGTTAATAAACCTAAACTTAAAAATACAAAAAACTTAACAACTCCATTAAGAGTTCCATCATTATTTTATGATATTGTAAAAAGAAAGGCAATTACTTTTAAGTATATAAACAATGTAGAAACTTTCTCCGAATACTTCATATATGAAAAAATTCCATATAAAGTACAGACTAAATATTCATATCTAACTGATAGTATAAATCAAGATATAATGATTTTCTTTATTTATGATAGAAGAGATCATGCACAAGTCCCATCACAGATACATATACTTCTTGAAAATATTTTTCTACATATTGATGAAGACTTGAAACCTCTTTTAAGAGAAATAAAAATAGAAGACTTAACTAAGTAGTTTTATTTTATTTTTTCTCTCTTGAATTTTATTAGGTTTTGAATAAATATCACCATAAGAGTACCAATATTTTTTATTACATTTTGTACATTCAACAATTCTGAGTTGAATATCTGATACAAAGCTATGTTCACAACTAAAGCTAAAACTTTTAAATAACGTTTTTATCTTGTTTATCATTTGTTAGTTCATCAATTAAGTAAATTCTTTTGTAATCGAATATTTTTTTGAATAATTCAGTTCGTCTTGCACCCACGACATTACCATCCGCTGATACACATTGTGGTGAATTATTATTATTCCACATTTGTTCAATAACAAGAAACATAAAATCTTCTTGTTCGAATTTATCGGGTAAGTAAGGAATTTTTTCATTAATCATTTCCTGTACAAACAGTTTTATTTGCGGATGTTCTCTATTAATCTTCATACTTAGTCAGGTAGTTTGTCCCACAAATATTTAAATGCTTTTTTTATTTTATCTGAATGTGTTTCAATAACTATTATATAAACTACAACAATTACTATCATACCAAGAAATGATAGAAATAATTTACCATCATTAATATGTTTTTCAAAACACATTCTTTCACCAGCAACAGCTTTATAAAAAGTTTTATCGCTTACATTTTTCTCTTCATATCCATCTGCATATTTCATCACTATTATTTTTTCAACACCATTTTGATCACCCGTGTTCGAATTATGCATAGGTCTTTCAAAAACTTTATGAATTGTTCCATATACAAGTTCAGTAGATTTTATATCTTTGAAAAATAAATTACCTATTGACCAATAATGAAGCCATGCAAAAGAAATTAATAATATTGTGTTAAATAGAAAATTACCTATCTTAATTATTGTTTTCTTTGAAGGTAAAGGTGACATTAAAGAATGTATTCTTTTTTTACGATTTGTTGTATTATGATTTCCTCGCTGAAAATCTCCACTACTACGGAACATTGGTGCTTTCATATAATTATTTTAACTATGAACAACAAAAATAACATAAAATTTGCAGAAATGCAAAAAAATTAGTAAATTTGTATATATAGTTTATGAAATATTTTATGACATTTGAATCATTTAAAGAGGAAACTAAGATTTTTTTGAACATTTTACATTCAAATACTCCTGCGGAAGATTTAGAAAAACTAAATGAAATGGGGGTATTAGATTATCTATTACCCGAATTAACTGCTTTAAAGGGAGTTGAAAGGGTGGGTAATAATGGCCATAAAGACAATTTTTGGCATACTATAAAAGTTGTTAGAAATACAAGAAATATGACAGATAACCCTTGGTTAATCTGTGTTTCTATATTACATGATATTGGAAAAGCTAAATCCAAAAGATATGATAAATCTTTAGGTTGGACATTCCATTTACACGAAGAAATTGGTGCTAGAATGATTGATAACATTTTCAAACGTTTAAGTTTACCAATGGATAAGATAGACTATGTAAAGAAATTAATTAATTTACATGGTCAAGTTAAAGTATTATGTATCCCTAATGTATCTGATTCTGCTCTTAGGAGATTTAAATTAGATATTGGTGATGATTTGGATGATTTACTACTCTTCGCTAAATGTGATATGACAACAAAGAATGAAGAGAGGAAACAAAGTAATATTAAAAGTATTGATGTACTAAAATCTAAAATGATAGCTTTAGAAGAAGCCGATAAAGTTCGTACATTTGAGCCACCTGTTTCTGGTCAAGAGATAATGGACTATTTTAATCTAAAACCAGGTAGAGAAATCGGAATTATCAAGAAAAAGTTGAAAGATGAAATTGTAAATGGTACTTTACCAAATGATAAGGATGCAGTTTTTAAAAGAATGATAGAATTAGGAAAAGACGTAATTAAATAACCTAAACCCCTGTGAGCTATGGGATGCCTCAAAAGAAAATACTTTACTAAACATGAAGCTGATAGAGTCCTTTTAAACATTAAAAATAATAAGGTGTATAAATCCAAGGAAAAGCAAGAATCACGCTCTTATCTTTGCACCAAATGCGGTTCATATCACTTAACAAGTATTAATACTAGAGCATGGGACAAAATGCAAAAAGTCAACGAAATTAAAAAATGGCGAAATTTATAATCGTTTTTAAAGGTATAGAAAAATAATATATACCTAAAATAGATTAATAATTAATGTCTTTTAAATCAGCTTTTGGTAATTATAACGTTAATGAAGAATTAATTTCAAAAACCATTAATGGTACTTCGGGTACTATTCCAGTTTTTGGTACAAATGGTAAAATATCATCCATTCTTAACTCAAATGATTTAATTAATACTGAAGCTATAACGTATGCAAATTTAGCGACTTTAGTATCAAACAGCAATCTATCAGTGGGTAAATTCTATTCAATAAGTGATTATGTAACAAAATATCAACAACCTATCACAACCACAATAAAAACTGGTACTACAGAGCCTTTACTTGTACTATCTGTTTCTACAAATACTTTTCATAAACAAGCATATTCAACATTATTCCCCACTGATTTAATTCATTATGATTTTCAGGATATTCTTTGTGAAGATTCGTCAACACCAAGAAATGGTAAAATAACATTTAGACACGATACTGTTAATAATAACTTTGCTTATTATGATATTAGAACTGTTAAGTTTGTTAGATACCCTATAACTATAGGTTTATTTACTGCATGGGTAACATCAACTCCTTACGGTATAGGTACAATAGTTAACCAAAGTAGTGTTCTTTATAGATGTAGGACAGCACATACAAGTGGAACATTTTCAGATGATTTACTTTCTAAATATTGGGAACAACTCGATTTAGCAAACATGTTATCATGGGATCAAGTAATTACTTTTTTGGGGGGTACTGTTTATGCTGCAAATACTCCAACTGAATATTTTACATTTGAAAATAATGTTAAAAATAGTTATGTTAAAAAGAATATATCAATAGCATATAATAATATTGTAATTAAAAGGGGTGTTAATATACAAATTGAACAAAATTGTTTTAATGGAACAATATCTGATGAAGTTGATAATATATCACCAGATTTATCAACAGTAAATTATGGATGTAATAATTTTATTATCAACTCATCAAACAACACATACGTAGATAGTAATAACACATATTTCTTTATTGGTGGTATGGCACACGGTAATACAATAGGTAAAACTGGTATTAATAATTACATTGGTTATATGGCAAGATATAATACATTAAAATCAAATTGCTCTAATAATTATTTAAATATGATTTCATCTTATAACACCATCGGCGATTTCTCTACATCTAATCATATTAATCAATATGGAAAAAATAATACACTTGGCGCAAGTAATAGCAATAATGTTATTTACAATTCATCTAATAATTCACTTGGTAATAATTGCACCGACAACTTTATGTTATGGGCAATAAGTAATAGAATATCTAATAACTGTTCACAGATTAAGAATTCTAAAAGTGTTGTTTCTTATGGTACATTATTTAACAATGAATTTAATATAGGGTGTAATGATATTATAATTGATGGTATTATTTCATCTACTGAATTTGCAACAGGTTGTAATAATATTTCAGTATCTACATCAGGTTCAGTAACGGTTGGTAAATTCGCAATAAATTGCACAAATTTAATAATAAATAATACTTGTACTAATATCGCATTTAATAATACTGTAAAAAATATAACTTTTAATAGTACAATTTCTAACTCCACATTTAATGTATATTCAGATGCTACACAAACATATAATAACCCAATAGCTGATAGTGTAATTAGTGGTAGAAGTCCAGATAATACGTTATGGTATATTTCAATTGACAATGCTGGGGCAATAACTACTATTTCTATTTCATAAAAAATAAATATTAATATGATAAATACATACTTTGATCACACATATGTTATAAATATACCGTTGATTTGTCAAGACAGATTAAATTTAATAACATATCAATGCTCTCAAATTAATTTAGAATTTGAAGTGTTTCCAGGTGTAGATGGTTATAGAACTGATTTTACTTGGGATGAAACTAATACTGCTACAATGCCTGGATGGACAAAAGGTGCTGCTGGGCTTGTCTATACAACAATTAATATAATCAATGATGCTAAATCAAAAGGATATAAGAATATTCTTATTTTAGAAGATGACTTATTATTTAAACCTAATACAAATAAAAAGGTTGATGAAGCAATGCTTAGTTTACCTTCTGATTGGGAACTATTTCATTTTGCATCAACACACCATATACAGCCCGATTGGAGTGGTAATAGATTGATAAAATTAAATGGTTCTTGGAGTTGTCAAATGTATGCTATAAATAATTCTATATATGATTTATATTTAGAAGAACTACAAAAAGTCGATAGACCAATAGATGTAATCACATCAGAAATTTTTCACACAAGAGGAAAATCATACGCAATTAATCCATCTATAATTGAAACAGTACCAAACTTCTCAACTATTAGAAATAGATTCATAAATCATTCTGCTGAATAATTATATAGTTTTGCTTTTATTATAGGCTTTTACGTATCTATGAAAATTGAAATCATTAATTTCTAATTGATCTTGTGAGAATGATATTAAATATCTATACTTAGAATTTAAATTCCAAATTTGCCCGTAATTATTTGTTTGATACTTACCACTAGATCTACCATAAAAATGTATTTTAGTAAAGCAACTTCTTTTATTAGTATCTGTTGTTTTTATTTCAAAACTAAAAATTCCAGCACCTAAATATAAATATAAATTACTTTCAACAATACCATAATTTCTTACTTTAACATCAGGATAAAAAATATCTAGTAGTTTTTCTATTTTTTCAACATCTGCTCTATCTTTTAAGATTTCTTTTATTTCATCTTTTTCATAAAACTTTGCTTGGTAATATTCATTAATAATATTAACAGTATTATCAACATCATCCATGTAGTTATCAATTCTAACTAAAGTATTATTCAAATCATCATTTAAAACAAGGTGACTATTAAAGAAAACTATTTTTATTTTCTTATTTCCTTTTAAATATGGTGAATAGGCTTCTCCGATTTCACAATCCTCATCCAATAAAGAATTTATTATTAAATTTCTTTTATTAATATATTTTGCTAAATCAAATGCACAACCATTTTTTCTAAGAGCAGGTATTAAAATTTGTGAAATATTCTTTTTTAGTGCAAACACATTGTGATATTATTTTTTAGATAAATAATCTTTTTCTATCTATCTTATCGTATTTATTATGATTGGTGAAGTCCCATTGTAATTTATTTACTTTTTCGCATTTAATAATCATAATACTACCCAAAACACCATCTTTAAAGTTAGTACCAATACAGATTCCGAACATTCTTAGTATCGGATTTAATAAAACTTTCAATAGAGGACGGTGATTTACTATCTTTCCATCATGGTATAAAACACCAAGTTTCATTTTATTTATCATAACAAGTTATCATATGAATACACACATCAAGCAACCACCCTTCTTTATAAGATTTGGAATAAGCAAATTTAGATCCATTACAAAAATTTATTTTGGATTTATATTTCAAAGCTTCTTCATGACATTTTTCTTTTGTCCAATAACCATTTGGTTTCTTGAGTTCTATCATATGTGAGGTTATTTTTTTATACCAATTATTTTTAACAGAAGAACTATAAGCACCATTTGATTTATTTTTAAATTCACTTTTAGTTTTATATTTTAGAGATTCTTCTTTACATTTTTCATATGTCCATTTTATAGTATTACCACCAAGAGAGCCAAATCCTTTACCTGTTTTAGCTTTATTAAGAATTATCCAACCTTCTTTAATGTAATTTAATTTTGTCTCATGTTCTAATATTTGTGCTTTTTCTTTAATAATAGGTTTATCATTTACTATTTTTAAAATATATTTAGAATTTGTTTTTTCTATATGTTTATATACCTGACTTTTTTTATTACTTAAATGTTCATTCAATCTTATTTTAACATTATATGATAATCCTATATATACTGCATTATTTTCAAACTCAAACACATAAATAAATCTCAAATATTTACTACCCTGAATTTCCATATGTGAACAAACTTCATTTAACCAACCATTTCTAAGTGATGCTTTATAACCACCAGAATTATTTTTAAAATCTTGTCTGTTTTTATATTTTAGAGCATCTTCTTTACATTTTTCAAATACCCAGTATCCATGTTTAACCAAATTTTTCATGTGTGAACATATTTCATTAATCCATTTATTTTTTATAGACGTAACATACGCTGAACCAGATTTATTTTCAAATTCTCTTTTTGTGTCATATTTTAAGGCTTCTATATGACACAATTCTTTTGTCCAATATTTATTAGGTTTTTTACTATCTTTCATATATCATTATTATTTTTATGACAGTAAATCTAAAGTAAATAACATTGTACTTTCTTTCTCTTTAACTGAAATATAACTTTCGAATACACCGAACACTACACCATCTTCATTTAATGTAATTCTTTCTAAATGTTCTTTCTTAAATAGCCAATTATTTGATGGTACTGTTCCATTTGGTGTAATCTTTAAATCCCATAATGCTTCTTCTCTAATCACTACTTCACCATCAATTGATGTTAATGATATAATATCATTATAAGGATCTAACTTATTAAGTTTTTTAACTCTCTTAATTAAATCTTCGGATGCGTTGAATGTCCAATCGGCATACTTAGGATTCATTCTCTCCTTAACAAATGACATTGGAACATCTTTGATTACATCATCACCAGCGATAGTATTAATCTGTAGAATAGAAGTTTTCAATTGAACTGAATATACTTTATTATCTATGACATTAATGCAAATGTCAACATCTTCATCATCATCACGAAGAAATTTAACTTGCTTCAACCAACTCTTAGTTTTTATTATTATCCAGGTAATGTTATCGTCAAGAAATTCTGCAAATACTACATCACGTTTTAAAATAAATATCTTTAGAACATCTATTTTCTGATTTGTACCATCATCACCCATAAGAGAATAAATGAAAACATTATCACCTTCCCATTTTATTTTATGAGTGTCTGATATTTTATTTAATTCTTCTATAATATATAAGAATTTATGAAATTCTTCTTTACTTGCTTTAAAATTAATGCTTTTCATATGTCAAGATTTACTATTCTACTTAAAAAGTAATTTTTGTTTTATATATAGTTTAAATATTTAAATATGAAATATATCAAATTATTTGAAAATTACGATTCTTCCAATAAAAATGTGTTTTATATAGGAGAATATAAAATAATTTTAGAAGAAAGGGATAAGAAAACAGTAGATTTAGATATTGCATATTATGATATTGATACAGACACCTATTCATTTAATAAAATTGGAAAACCTGAACCAAATTTTTATAAAAAAATAAAAAATATAATTAAAAGTGTAAACTATACCGAAATTCGTTTATATGTTTTATGTGATATAAGATTAAGATTATTTAAAATGAAATTATCGGATAATAATTGGACAATAAAAGAAAATATATCTCCTATTACAAATAGAAAATATTTAATTATATTAAAGGATAATTAAAATTTATTTCTTTTCTGATAAAGCCTTAAGCTTACGATATTTCATTTCAAATTGATAGTTATCCCAAATTTCATTAATTTTTCTCAACATTGATTCTTTGTCTATATGAATATGTCCTTTATAAAAATCTTCTTTCAATTCATCTAAATTATCTATTAATGTTTTTATTAAGATTTCTCTTTCTTCTCTTAACATTTCTGTACAATTATCTTTAATATCCATCATTGTAGTTGTATTTTTCTATATATTTTTATTCATTAACGATTTCTGAAATAATATTATTCCTATCTATTTTACATATAGCTTTATAAATTCTTTCAATATAAATATCATCCCACGCAAATATACACTTACGTGTTATTTTACCACTATTCGTTTTCTTAATACTTAGAAATATTGTTCCATTATATTCATAATAAAAAGATACACTTGTACATTTATTATTATAATCTCTATATGATTTCATATTACCATCAACATAATATTCATTAAAACAATATGTTATTGATTCATCAAGTAAAACATCCTTTAATGAATTTGGGATAATCCTTTTCTTAGAAATAAAATCTTCATTTATATTTTCTATTTCTTTTTTTATAATGGATACATTTTTATAATAAACACCACTACCACCATTATCAATCAAATCTTTAAATTGCATAATTTATAATTATAGATAATTCAATTATTAAATCACCTCTTGTTTTTTTATCTCTTTGTAATAATCCTTTTCCTGTCATTTTTAGTTTAGTTCCTTTATTAGATTTTTCAGAAATTCTTATTTTATAAATTTTGTCATCAAGATGCGTATACTCAATTTCACCACCTTCAATTGCTGTTCTATAATCTATATCCAATTGGTGTAATAAATTAACACCTTGTCTTAAATATTTTCCATCTACTATAGGGTTTAATAAAATTATTAAATCACCTCTTCTACCAGGATAATATCTAGAAAAGTGTCCACTACCTCTATATGCCATCCTTTGTGGTTCTTCACCTAATATAAATACATTGTCCATTGTAATAGTTTCTAATTTAGATTCTACTTTATTACCATCACATTGAGAACATGCCTTTGTATGAATTTTACCTGAACCATGACAATAATTACAAGTTGTTTTATTTCCTCCAAATTTTGTACTATGTCCTTTACCATCACAATGTAAACAATCAGCAGAATCATCACTTTCTTCAACACCTGTATAATTACATTTAGAACATGGTGTATTTTTATAGTATTTTATTTCTAATGGTTTATCTTGGTAAATAGTTTTAAACGGTATATCTACAGTTAATCTTATATCTAAATCTTCTCTAAATTCTTGTTTTCTATGTCCACCAAAATTAAATTGATTAAATATTGAATCGAAATCGAAATTAAACTCTTGACCGAAAGGAGAACCTTGGAAATTTGAAAATTGATTCGGGTTATCATATTCTCTCCTTTTTTGTGGATCAGAGAGAGTTTCATATGCAGAATTGATAATTTTAAATTGTTCCGCATCACCACCTTTGTCTGGATGATGTTCTTTTGCTTTTTTTCTATAAGCTGCTTTTAATTCTTCTGGCGAAGTGTTTTTATCAACACCTAAAATGTTGTAATAATCTTGTTTCATAAATGACATTAAAACTTTTTTAATTTATCATAATCCTGTTTAATACTTAAAAGAAAATAATAACAATCTTTATCCATAGAGATTACATAGTGGTTTTCTAAGAAATCAATAAATTGAATATCTCCCATTTTATTATAAATATGGATAGCCATATCATAATCTAAGTAAAGTCTTGATGGTATTGAACCTATTGCCATAAATGTATATATTAAATTCACAATTTACCACAGACTTTATAATATATGGAAAATGTGTAAAAAAGTTTTAAAAATTTCGGAAATAAAAAAGGGAGAATTAATCTCCCTTTTCATTATATCTTGTTTAATTCATAGATACTTACATAATCCGATTTACCATCGGTAAATTTCACTTTTACCATTTCACCTTGTTTTTCTTTTACTTCATGTAAATCAGTAGGTACTACAATGACACCTTCTTTACCAGCATGTTTTTCGTTAATGTCATCTACTATAACATTATCACCAACTTTATACATATGTGATGTCTGTGTACCATTGGAATCTTTCCCATAAGGTGATTCAAATTGTTTAAAATTTGTTAAATATTTATATTTACTCATAACATTTATCTTTTATTTTTTAGTACAAATCAGAATCATTAAAATCGGAATCTTCTTTATGACTTGGCTTTATTTCATTACCATCATCATCAATTCCAATTGTATATTCTTTTGATATTTCATTATAAATATCTACAACATCTTTGGCTGTACAATCAGTACAATCTATTCCATGATGTTTAAGATAGAATAACATATCTTTAGTAGCCATAGTAACACTATTCAATACACCTGTTGTATCACCAATAGTATCAACATCAAGATTTATTTCTTCATATTCTTCTTCTTGTTCTTCTATTTTATTTGCTTCAATCTCTCTTTCTTCACCAAGATTTACTTCATCACTTTTTAAGTTAATTTCTTTTTCATCTTGATCTTCTTTTGTTTCGGATTCAGGTTCTTCAGAAGTTTCATCTTCTAATGGAATGTCTTCACCAACCTCTTCTTTATTATCATCTTCTAATGATATATCTTCTCCATCTTCTTCTTTATCAATATTTAAATCAGAATCATTAATATCAATATTAGATGGTGTATCTGTTGATGGTGTTTCTTCAATACCTGGTTCTGCTGTTTCACCCGATGGCGTATCACCAAATTCAGCACCTAAATCAGTAGCATCATTTTCTTCTTGCGCTTCTGTAGATTCAGAACTATTAGGATCTTCACCAACTGATAATGCTGACGGTATTTGATCAATATTTAAATGTTGTTTTAGTATGTATTGAGCCATTTGTTCAGCCAACTCAGTTTCATTAAAATGTTCTAAAGCATTTTTACCTGTTTCAGATTGTACTTTTTCAATATAAGCAGATATTAATGATACAGGAATATCAAAAGTAACCTTTACTTTATAATCATCACCCACTTTAAAAGCAGATTCTTTCACCATTCTTTGTTTAGTAACTACACTTTTATGTAAATTTCTTTCCGAAACCAATGGTACAGGAGTAGATTTTGGTGTATTTCCCATATCCTGTTTATAATCACTAAAAGATTTCAATCTTTTTAACTTACTCATTTAAAATTTTATTTACTTTTTAGTATATATTTACTTTCTATTCTCCTAAATTATACTAATAAAAAAGGGTGAATTAATTCACCCTTTTTTATTTTAAACAATTCAAATATTCGTATAAATAAGATTGTTGATAGTTGTAATCTTCCCATACAAAAGTTATATTTTTACCTTTTACTTTAAATCTTGTTATAATATGTCCTGAATAGCGTATCATTTTTTTATATGGTGTTAACCCTTTCCAATCAACATATTCATACTCACCAGTTTCTCTATAACCACCAACGACTTCCGATACTTCCCACTCACCATCTTCTAACCATACTTTAGAACCAACTTCAATGTCTCTATAGTCAAGTAAATAATAAAAGTCTTCATTTGATGGAAACGAGTTATCAATATCCGAAAATTCATTTTCTCGCATATCTACTACATCATAATCAATGTTACCTGGTGTGAATATAGGTAGAGCTTTCTCTATATCGATTTCAAAGTTTTCTAATACTTTTTTACCATCAACATACAATGCTTGCCACTGTATTTTGTCGTTATCATCTATCGCTGTTTTAAGGACACATTGAAACATATATTATTCAGTTACATTATCTTTTAAAGTTTCTAAAGTAGGTTGTAAAATTTTTTCAATATCATCGAGAATTGTTTTTTTAGCACCTTTTCTTTTTATTGATTTATATTCTATATTATGTTCTTTTAGTAAATTTAATACTGTTGTATCAATTTCTTTTGCTTGTTCTTCTGTTTGGAATCTACCATGAGGTTGATATACTAAATCTTCTCTTTCTAAAAAATATGTCATATTTTGATATTGATTATACTCCCATATTGTCATAGGTATAAAATGTGGATTCTCTTCTCTTGAGTATATTAATCCTAATAATAAAGATGTATCAGTTACAATAATATCAACTTTACTTTCTTTTGATCTCAATTTCCAAAGCTGTTCTGAAAAAACTTGCATTTGATATTTTATAGCACTATTTTCTTCGAAAAGCATTTCTTTTGCTATTTCAAAGACGAATTCTACATTAAATCCTTTTTTCTTTAATTTTGAAAATAAAGAATGTGCTAATGTTGATTTTCCTGTCCCTGGACCCGCAATAAGCTGTATAACTATCATATTTTGTATTTCTTTTCTATTATAAAGTAAAGCTCAAATAAGTTTTTAATATAAAGAAAAATATTTGGCATATAATTTAGTCATATTTATTTTTTAAAACATCTAATAAAAAATCCTCTGTTGTTTTTTTTACCATATTAAAACTTTTTCATTTTTTATTATATAAAGTATAAATTAATTTATCGATAAAATATGAAAGGTTTAGCTATATCAGGAGGATCAACTAAGATCAGTTTTTTGAGCTCTGTAGCTACAGAGCTCATGAAACGAAATGATTACGAAGTCATTACTGGTATTTCAGCAGGATCAATAATAGCATTACTAATCGCAATTAAAGATTATGATATTTTAGAAAATGCTATTATGAATACAACCGAGGACGACTTCTTTGAAGTTAAACCAACAAAAGATAATGGTAAAATATCACTTAAAGCGGTATTCAGAGTTATTTCAGGAAAACAATCTTTAGGTAAATATTCTTTAGATAAACTATTAAAAAAATATTACACACCAGAGCAACACGAAAGAATGAAAAATTCTGGTAAAATTGTAAAAATAGGTGCAGTAAATCTTAATTTAGTTAGAATTGAATATTGTGATATTACTAAAGTAGACTATGAGACGGCAATCAAATGGGTTGTTGCATCGTCATCAATTCCTATTGCAACTGAAACTGTAAAAATAGGTGAATATTATTATATTGATGGTGGATCACTAGAACATGTCGGTGGTATTGCGGCATTAGAAGCTGGATCAAAATCACTAGATGTTATATTCTCACGACCAGAGAAAATAGAATTAACGGAGAGTGATGTTGAATGGACACCAAAGAGTGTTTTAGGTGTGATGTTAAGAACTATTACAGTGATGTCAAGAAATACAACGATTGAAAATGAAAGTGAAATAAAATTAGCATGTTTCCAGAAAAATATTCCATTAAATATATATTATACGCCATTCGCACTCACAACATCTTTATATAAAATGGATAAAGATTTATCACGAGCATGGTTTGAATTAGGGAAACAAATGATTCTTAATCCTGATGCGGAACATGAATATCATAACAATTTAGAAGAACCTAAAGCAGGAATGGATAAATAATAAAAGTAGGTAACTTGATTAGAGTCGATACTAAACCAAAAAAAGCTTCTAAATTTTAGAAGCTTTTTTAATTTTTTGTTTTCTTATTTTTGCTAATGTTGGATAATTTATTTTCATTAACAAATATGATATTAATGCGAATATCAACATCCATATAATAAGTGGTAATATAATAATTGTATTACTATTATTAAAATTTAAAGAAAATATACCCAAAAATGACCAAAATAATAAAATTATGCCGATTATTGGACTTATCTTAAATAATGCAATAATTGTAAAAAACCATAATATTGCACCAAAAAATGATAATATGCTATTCACACTATCCCATTTCTTTTTATGTTCGACAATGGCTTTTTCTAAAATTTTAGAGTTACTTATAGAAGCTTCTGATAATATTCGCTTTACTACTTTACTTCTCATAATTAACCTAAATCTAACATATCAGTATTCAAGATTGATTTGAGATTATCAATCTCTAATTTAATTTTTTCTTTCTTACCATCCATGTTAGTATAATATTCACCAATCTTTATTTTAAATTCAACCAACAAATCGTATTGCTCTTGTGTTAAACTAAAAAATTCAACTTTGCATATTTTTTGCTTAGTTAATATAATATTAGCAAAATTATCATCATTATTATATTTAGCATCTTCTATTCTAATATTAAAGCCTTCATTTATAACAAGTTTTTTGGTTACATACTCATTATTTTCACCACCAATAAACACTTTATATAAATGTCCCATTGAATAAAATATAGGACAGCGTTCAACATCTTTACTGTTTTTAATGTAGAATATTCGTCTGTCTAATGTTGCAAGAAAAGCTTCTCTCTCCGCTTTGATCATTCTCTTACCAATTACATCACCATATCTTTCGTTAATAACAGCATCATTATTTTTTAATGCTTGATTTATAAGAGCTTCACGATAACTAATTGCTTTTGCTACATATGGCTCTGAATTTATATGAACCTCTCTAATATCTTCTCTCATATTTTTTAATTGAGCGAGAAGAGTTATTAAGTTATCTGTATAATACATGTGAAATTGTTCTAACTTCTCAGGTATTATATTAATATCACTTTCAATTCTTGAATGAACACTATTAACAATTTTTAATATATCATTGAACAATAACTGTGGTTGTTCTATTGTTACAGTTTCACCTATAACAAATTCATCACACTTCAACACGTTAGAAAGTGTACGGATTTTTTTCGTACTACTTTTAACATATTCTTTTCTCATGTCCACAGGTTCTATTACAACAGTTTGAATTTCATCGGAAGAAATACCAAAAACTTGTAAAAAGAAATTAGTAAAGCGATTCCACAATGAAGCATTTCTGTTATTATTTACTTTTACAAGATTAGACATTTTCTGGCTCGTCTATATTGATAATTTTAACATTTGGTTCAACATCTGTTGCTGATGTACCTTGTTTGATTGTAAGGATTTTATTTTTCAATTCACTTTCAATCATTGAAAGTTCTACCTCAGCTTGTTGTCTTGCTTTCTTTCCATCTTCTTTAATTTTAACTAGTTCATCAAGAGTGGACATTATATCTTCATTCACTTTCTTCAAAGAAGCCACGTCAATAATTCCACGCTCGTTAGCTTTAGCAGCTTCAATTGTGTTAAATTTAAGATTCTCGGAATTTTTAACAATCATTATATTTGTTGCATCATCCATATTTTTAGCAACTTCTAACACATTTTTTTGTCTTTGAATACCAAGTCCAATAACCATTTGTTGTTGCCAAATTGGAATGGTATTGTTAATTGAACTTAAAATTTTATCTTCGAGCAATTGATTGTTTGATTGAATCAATCTAATTTGAGGCAATGATTGAATAGTAATATGTCTTGTTAATTGCAAGTCATATACTTTCTTTTCAAGTCTATCCAAAAAGTTAACGGTATCTTTTTTCTCATAATCCTCAATACCATCTTCAGGACTGAATGATGCTACGACACCACTCAATTCTTCAACTTTCATTTTACCTGCAACAATAGCAGCATCCAAATCAGAAATGTTTATAACATTCTTTTCAAACATAGTTTGAAAATTATTATTGTCTTTTCTTAATCCTAAGCGACTTTTATCAAGCTTTAAAACTATACCATTGATATTAGTTTTAACTGATTCATATTTAGAAACAATTTCTTTTCCTTTATCAAACATTTTAGCAAGAAAACTTCCAATAATTGGAATGCTTGCAAGTGGGCTTGGTTTTAAATCAACATCAATGGCATTGATTTGAGTAAGTAATTCATTAATAGTTTTACCTACTTCACCCGAATCTTTTGTTCGAACTTCATCAAGAATTGCATTATTCATAGAACTCAACTTTTGCTGAGTTTCTAATCCAAGGTTAGTAATACTATCCTGTTTAGAAATATCAATAGTTTTGACAAGACTTTGAGCTTTCGCTAAAACTTCTGGCTTTACTTTATTAATTTCTACTGTTTTTAATGATTTTTCTGAGTTCATATATGATGTCGGTTTATTTCTTTTTTACAAATATAATAGGTATTTTCTAATTAAGCAAATATTTTTAAACATTTTTGATAAATCTTTAATTTTCATTGTTTTGAAAGAAATTAAGCAATATCTTATTTAAGAAGTTCGATTCTACCTTTAAGAATATCTTTTAATTGAATTTTCTTATTAGTATCATGATCAATAACTAAGTTGTCTTTTACTTTATAACTCCTTTTTTTATTACCTCTTTTACCATATCCAATTTGATCAAACCTATTAGTGTTTTCAATACTATCTTCTATATTGTTATGAACTTTTTTTAATCTATCTTCTAATATTCTCCAAGCTTCTTTTTCATTATGAACTCTACTTCTACCATCAATTCTAACAGATATATTAGTAGGAATGTGCATTAATACCACACAAGTTTCTAATTTATTCTTTGCTTGTCCCCCAGGACCAGAGCCTTTTGTATAAAGAACTCTCACATCATCACAATTCATATTAAACGTTTTTTTATATTGAGATAAAATGGATACTGATACATAACTAGTTTGCATTCTTCCTCTTTTTTCTGTAGGAGGAACTCTATTCCAACAATGAATACCGCTTTCATTTGAAAAATATTGCTTCACGCCTTCACCTTCAACAGAAAGTGTTATGAAGCCATCTCTTCACTCAATAGGTTTAACTTTGAAGTTTTGAATATTGGATGCTTTGATATAAATATTAGCCATATCTTCTGTAAGTAGTTTCGCATCATCACCACCTTCGGCTTGACGAATTTCTAAAATTATCTTTTCCATTTTTGTAAATTATTTTTTGATTATACAATATATTAGCATTACTGAATTGGGTATTCAGTTAAAAATTGAAAAAGGCTAATATTTTGTTATTTGTTTCATACAGTATATATAACGATTAAAATTGTTCTTTGTTATAGTTCATCAATAATTCTTTTTCTTTTATCCCATTTATTTTCAAAATTATTATTTAAAGTTGATTCATAAATATTACGTAAACTTCCTAAATATCGTTCTCCACCTTTTATCGAAATAGTAAGTACTCGCTTTCCACCAATAATACCATCACCTTTAATAATATATTTTTGATTAAGTATAAAATTATGACCAGCTAATGTAAATTCTTTTTTACATATTATAGTATCCCCTTTTTTAACATCCATCACACAAGTATAGTTCTAATTATTAATCTACCTTTTTCTCATATACTTGACATACATATTTTATTTGCTTATTTTTAAAGATATAACTTTGTCAAATCCTTCAATATCTTTTATAGGTACAAAAGAATTTATCATATCTTCAAATACTTTATCAGATATAAATTTACCTTCTTCTATATTTCTCTTAATATTTCGTTCTAACAATATTTTCTTATCCCAATCAAATAGTATCGCTATTTTAGTATAATCAACAGAGACTTTAGCTAATAGTTTTTTTCTTGTTTTAGAAGTTAAATTAGTTTTGTCTATGATAATAGATACCCCATTAGCTACACATTCGTCAAATCTTTCTTTAAATATTCTATTAACATCTTTCTGATTACATACTCTATATGCTTCTGTATAATTTAAATCGGGATGTAATTCCATTATAATAGCATCTCTTGATATTACTACTTCGTTAGATAAAGCATTTTTATTTACGTAAAAAGTTTTACCGCTGCATGGCGGACCAATCAAAATTTTAATCGTTGGATTTAATTTTATCATAATGCTTATATCCTTTTATAAAGGAAATGTTTACAAATATAACAAAAAATATAGAGAAAACAAAAAAAGTGGGAATAAAGTCTCACTTTTTTTGTTTTTAGATTAATTCGTCAACTTGTTTCTTAAAAATATTAAATATTATATGGACAGGTTTGTCTTTTTCTAAATCTTCTGCTTTAACAAAGTTTAGAATAACATTTAGGGTTATATTTAAAGATTTTGGTGATAAATGTTTCATTTCATCAATAAATTCTTCTAAGCTACTACCTTTTAATGCATTAATGAAGTCTCTTCTATTTTCAGCCTTTATGAAATTTTCATAAACATTTTCTCTATTAGTAGACTTCTTATTACCTCTACGAGTTTTCTTTTTATCCATTGCAACTTTTTCACCGTGCTTTAGGATATATTTTTTAATTTCATCTATTGCTTCTTCAACCATATTTTCACCACCTACTTTAGATGAAAGTTCATTTAAACAATATCTCCATCTACCCAATCCATCATCCGATTTATGGAATTCAGAATTTTCTTTTGATAATTTATCATTTACTGCTGCCTGAATCATATGTTGAATTATTAAATTTGAAATATCTAATTCGTCATTTAAAAATTCTTGTGCTTCTTCATCAAGTAGATTAAATTTTTCAAAATTTGAAGTTTTTTCATTAAATACACCAAATAAACCATTTGGTTGTCTAACAACCATTAGATTTTCAGAATATAGTGATGTATGCCCATCATTTTTATTACTTCTATTTAAAAATGAATCAAATTTTTCAATTCCATTTTTAGTATTTTTATCATTATTATTCCATCTTCTCCAATTATAATCATTTGGATCTTCGTTTAGAAAACTACCACCTCTACTTGAATAATCACTAGAATCATCGTCATCGTCATACCCAGCTACTTCATCATCCTCTTCATCATTAAATAATTCTATACCAGTGCCATTACAAAAAACACAATCAACATCTCCTGTACTATCACACATTTCACACTCACCTAAATTACCAACACCTTTACATTTCTTACAATCTGTAAATTCATATCCTTCTCCATCACACACAGGACAAACTTCATTGAAAACTGTACCTTCACCTTTACATTTTTTACAATTTTTATCTGTATATTTTCTACCTACACCATCACAATTATCACATTCGATAACACCCATACCATCACAGTTTTCACATGAATGTATACCATCACCATCACAATGTTCACAATCATGTTCTTCTTCATTATTTGCAAGATGAAAGTGTTTATTAACAATATTATTTCTTCTACCTGTTGCTTGATAATGATCATCATTAGCTAATATCGAATCATCATCCTCTTCTTCCTCCTCTTCTGGATCTCTTGATTTTTTCCATTTACTATTACCAAGTAATCCATTCCTCTTTCTGTAATCATATACAGTATAACCACCTCTGAATTGTGAATTACCTCTATTATAATAATTACTATAATCTTCCTCTTTTGCTTCTCTAATAGCAGGTAAATTTTCCCAATCTATTTTAACAGAAGCTTTAGCTACTCTTTCACAATATTCAATATCTACATGTTCGCTATTAGTATGCTCACCAACAACACCAGCAGACAAATTAGTACACTCTGGTATTACATTCACAAATACAGCAGTATCCGTATAAACTCCATTGGGATCTATATGATATTCCATTCTATTTTTTGCAAAATCCATTGATAAAGCATTAGCAAAATCATCAGAACAACATCTTCTACCTCTTTGATATGTAATAATTGAACCTTGCTCTCTTCTATCATATGCAACGGCTCTCTTAAATCCTTTAAAAAATTCAGTATTATTTTGTAATGCCCATCTTGAACCTATTGTTCCACACTCTTCGCCAACAAAGAAGTAATATGTACCAGGAACATTTTGTTCAATTAGATACATCAAAATACATACACCAGCTTTATTGTCACCACCTAAAATAGTTTTACCATTAGTTTTAATAATATTACCACTAATAACATGATGAATTTTCTCTCTTTTAGAAACAGTATCTAAATGACAAGTAAACAATGTTTTACTATTTTCACCAATGGTAATATGATAATTACCAATACCGTCTTTTTGTACTCCTTTAGGTAGCAAATGTGCAATACTTTCCTCATATCCATGAGGTATTGTCCACTGCGTAAGACTAATAAATGTCTTTTTAAAATCCATTTGCGATTCTATTTTTATTATATATTAAAACTACCTCTTTAATTTCTCATCGGACTAAAAGTCTGTATTCGGAGTATCAAATATGGTTTTATTTAACACAAAGGTATAAATTTTTTATATAAAAAACAATTATTTTAAGAAATATTAATATATATCTTGATTTTATGAAGAATTTCTACTGGTGTGATGAAAAACAAAGATTTAAACATTATTTGTAAAAAATATGGGTGCTATATAGACTCGTTTGAATATATTTACATTTTTAAAGATGAAAAATGGCTTAAAATTGGTAAAATCTACTTTAAATCTAAAAATAATTTTTATTATCCACAAACACTACAAGAAAAAAATATAGGTGGTGAAAAAGATTTCGAGTCTTGTCTAGTAAGACTATTACAACATATTGGTTATATTGTTCAATAAAAGAACCACACCTTTATCAGATGTGGTTCTTTTATTACTAAACCCAAATATATTAGCTCATTGATGAAATCTTTTTCAAGATTACCTTAAATGATTGTAGAATGTTTTTATATGGATATTTCTTCAATTCATCATCCATTCCACCATCAATTAGGTACGTTAAATAACCGATTAATTCATCTTCATCAAGAATATTTAAGAAGCTAATTAAATTAGAAACTTCATTTTCAGTTAAGCTATTTAACTTCATTTCACGTAAGTTATTCAACAACTCAGATTTTTTATCTCTATTAGATTTTTCTAATGCTGATTTTACTTTATCGAATGATTTAAGTACATCATTAATAGATAATCTCATTGTTTCTTCAAGATACTTGTTAAACTTCACTTGCGAATTACCAATATAAGAGAATCCATTTTTTTGTACCAATTCTTTAACAGCTTCAATATTATTTGAATTTTCACCCAATGTGGTATTTATAAAGCTACTCAAGAATGTCCATGTACGTGGTGTTGCATATGCGCGAACATCTTCTTTTCCTCTTCTATAGAATTCTTCTGGATAATTCTTAACGAAGTTTACTATTAATGGATGAACATTATCTTTGGCATATGAATCTATCCATTCTTGTGCAGTTAATTCATGTTTTACGTGAATTAGACGATTATTTAGTGCCGAATCAAATTCTTCTACGTCAGTACCATCTTCTTCACCTAAATTACCAGAAGATAACATAAGTACATTATCATTGAACTTAAATTTAGTGCCTATACATCTTTCTAGTAAGAGTTGTAGTGCGGCATTTCTTACTTGTAAAGAGGCTCTATTTAATTCTTCAAAGTGAATGATACATGGTGCTTCATTCGCTCTAATAGCCCACTCAGGCACTACGAATTCTAACACCTTTGTTTTCGTACCATTAACTTCAATATCACTTACTGTAGGGTACAATCCAACATCGGTTTCATCTACCATACTTAAACGAATATCATAATAATTTAATTCTAATTTTCTGGCTATACTTCTCGCAATAGCAGACTTAGCTAATCCTGGTTTAGACGTAATATATAATACTCCATATTGAGGGGCCATCATATTTAAATATGAACGTTCTTTCTCATTCAATCTACTCAATTGTTCTTCTGTAAATTTCATATCCTGTTATTTAATTGTTTTAATTTTTAACATATAGTATTTAATAAATCAAAAGTTTTGTTTTTTTCATGTTTTTTAAAAAAAAGTTAAAATATTTTTATTTCTACACAATCATAAACTTTTATCATATTTTAACTAAAAATACAAAATAATAACCAAATGATAGATTTTAGCTCTCTTACTAAAGCAATTTTTGAAAAAAAACATTTATATTACAATATAGACGAAAAAGATAAAGAAATGTTATTTTTTCCTTTAAATAGATATATGGGTAGAGCTTTACCACATAATGCTGAGGCTTTAAATAAAAATGGTATTGATGGTGCATTGGCTATGGATATATGGTTTAATTATGCACAAAGAACCACTTTAACACCCGATTGGTATTATCCAAGAGTAAAAAAATCTAAGCAAGAAAAAAGTTATTTAGATTCTATGAAAGATATTGATGATATAGATAAATATATTTTAGAGAATTTTTATCAAAAAGAAATCGATTATAAAATAGAAAGAGAAAAGGAAATTGAAAAAAACATAGTTACAAAGAAGCTAAAAAGAAAAAAGAAGTAATTTCTACTTCTTTTTTAAATTATTCTCTAATACCATCTTCTTTTTTAAATTTCTCAGGTTTCTTAATTTTTACCTTCTTTTCAATTAAATCGAGATTTTTTGGTGCGCTAAATACTTCATTAACATTATCTTCTTTCTGTTTAATTTCTTTTTTACCATATTCAACTTTTTCATTCATTTCATCATTTTCCATAAAATATATCTTATTTTTATTATATATCAAAAATTAAGCTGTTTTTATTTGTTGAAGCTTACTTTTCAATTGATTTAATTTATCTTCAAATACATTAGCAAATGGTATCTCTTTACCAAATTTAGGAATAGGTATTTGTGGATCCAATCCTAATATAGATATAGGCATACTTATTAAAGAATTTAATAATTCTTGTATTAGTTTTAATGTACCTAAAATCAATTCTAATGGTTTTAAAAATATCTGTGGTAATTCACACATATTAAAAGATGGCATTGCTGACCAGAACGGTATTGGAACTAAATCATTAATATTAAAAAATCTTGGTCCACATAAAGCAAGTGGATTGAAATTTAAATTACCTATTGCACCATCACCATCACCTTCTTTATTACTTGCCGACTGTAATGGTGGATTATTAGCATTATTCAAATTGTTATTTCTATTTTTATCAGAAGTATTACCACTCAAATTAGGATCATTAATAGAGCCATTATATGGTCGCACTACTGTTTCTTCTTTTAAAAATACACCATTTTTAAATAAATGATATATTAATATTTCACTATATTCAGGTGTACCACCAGCCATTGCTTTAATAAGATTATTAAATAATCCTTGTGCATTTTTTCCGTTTGCATTTATTACATCATCCATACCCTTAGCAACTTTACTACTCTCTAAAGGATCTTCTATTCCTAATATTTGGAATAAACTATTTTTACCAATTATATCTATTAGCCATTTAAAAGATAATAGCTCCGATACTGCTGATGGAATTTTCGTTGGATTAAGTAATTTCTTAACCCATTTCATAACCCATTTAAATATCATGAATATAATTTCGAATGGCATTTTTATAAAATTCATTATTAATTCAAATAAAGGTTGTGTTTTATCTATTGCAGGTTTTGTGAAATCTGTTTGCTTGGCTTTTTTAGTAATGAGTTTAAATGGTGGTGATCCAGCAAAATTTGTATCAATACCAAAACTAAATAATGGTTTCTTACTAGCACTTAATCCTTTTCCAAAATCAGCAACAGCTTTACCATCCATCATAGAAACCAATTTAGGGTTATCAACACCTACTTGTGGACCTGCATAATAATAAGGATTGTCTGATATAGGTTTTCCATCATCAAATGTCTTTGGAAGTTTTGTTGATTTATATTTAATTACTTTACTCAAAGTACCTTTATCTTTATCGAAAACTGGAAAATTAATTGGAACTTTACTAATACTTTTATCCGTAATTAAATCAGTTAATAATTCTGTTATCTTACTTGGATTAGAAATCAATTGTATTATTTTAACTATTAAAGGAATTAATTTACCCGCTATTATAGGAACAAGTTTCGATATAAGTATTGGAATAGCAGTAAATTTATCTATAAGTGTATACCATTCTTTACCACGTGACGCACCTCCGCCACCAGTTTTTTTAGCTGTATCTTGTGCCGATGCTAAATCCTTTGGATTATATTTTTTATTAATTGCTGCAATACCACTATTATCTTTCTTCAAAGCTTCTACTAACCAAAAAACTTTATATTTAGTTCTATGTACAAATCTTGGATCAAGCCCATGGAAAATCGTACCCTCTTTAAGATAATTACTTTCATTAATATCAGGTGTAGAATGTAAATTACCAATGGGTGATGTACCATCTTCTTGCTGAATTAAATCATCTGGTATATTATTGTTATATGTATATAATGTACCTGTTTTAGTTAATGGATTATCAGCATTCTTTATACCAATATCATTTAAGTCATTCGATATACCTACAATTCTTAATGGAAAATAAAATTTATCATTTCTATTACCAGAATAAGCTCTATTCAAAAATTTATTTTCTATAGTCTCATTTACTTGCAATACTTTAACGAGAACCCCCTTTTTAGTTTTTACTGTTTTAACAGATGAAATATTAAATATACCGTCTACTTGTAAATCGGGTTTATTAAATTTTTTCAAATCAACACCAGTTCTTTTAACTTTATCTGTCAATGATGCTAAAATACTACTATCATTCATACCTTGAATTACAATGGCACGCGGTGTTTGTTTCAATATTGCTGGTACGTAATTAATGTCTCTAATTGGATATATTATAGCATTGAATGTTCTTTCGTGTGTAAATGTTTGATATGTTTCAACATGTGAAAATTCTGCATATTGATAATTCCATACAGTTGTATCAAATTTAGTTAATAAACCCGAATTATCATACTGCGCAGAAGTACTAAATATTTCATCTATAAGTTCACCTTCATATTTAAAGATAGCATATTCAGTTGTACTATCCCAATTAGTTATTCTAATTTCTCTATTTGCATTTTTACCCGAAAGTATTTTAAATTGATTACTTTTAGATTCTAATATAAATTTTGGTAAATCTGATACTTTAGATGAGTGTATCTGTATTGTTTTATTGGAATTATTTATAATAATATGTTGCGAAAAATCAGTACCATTTTCAACCATTCTTTGACTACCTACTACACCCAATCTAGGATTATATGTGAATGTAATTGATTTGGATGCCCATTGCTTATTTATTGATTTAACTTGATATATTTCAGAATCATCAACATCTTTATTTTTTACTTCATCACCCCATTTCGAATTCTCTTTTCTTAAATAAAAGAATGAATCTTTCGTATAATATGCTTCATCTACATAACGATTACTAGTTTTAAATCTTGTAGCATTAATATTTGTTATTGTTGAACCACTTGTTGTCGATGTCACAGTATTAGTTACATCTAAAAGTTCAACTGATTCTATGATAGGATTTTCACTTACATTCAAAAATTGTATTTGATTTTGACTTCTCATTATAAGTAAATCATTATTACTTGGAAAGAATTCTAATAAGCCTGCTTGTCCAGCAGGCGGTAATAATGGTAAATTAACTACTTTTATTACACGAAGCTCATAATCATTTTCTATATCAATTTTATGTAATATTACTTCAGTTTCAGTTCTAATAACTTTAGAAGGATCGTTTTTATATCTAACTTCAAACTCTCTTATTTCTTCCCATTCAATAGGTAAATAAAAAGTTTTTAATTTATCTGGTATGTAATAATCAGTTTTATTATCATGTCTAAAATATGTAATATTATTTTCACGATATGGTTCATTGGCATCCGTATTATAAAATAAATCAATATTATCAATAACATTTCTCATAGAATATCTATACCCCCCTTTATTAAGAGGTTTTCTTTCACGCGAATCAAAAAATTCACTACTACTTCTCACTTCTTCTTGTCTAATTTGATTACTATAAATCAACGGTACTTCTAATTGAACTGACCTACCTCTATAATCTGCTGCAAATTTAGGAATAAATACATATGGTTCTTTACCTTCGCCATTACTTTTAATAATCGTTTGTGCGGTAGATACTGTTTCAGGAAAATATTTTTGTCTTAATTGAGACCCTCTTGTTTTAGCAATCCATTCAGATATTACGCTTGGTGGATTAACACCTTTAGATTTATCATTATCATCTTCCCAATTATTACCTGCTACATTTGTACCATCTATCACATCTATTAATGTTTGTATTAAATCATCAAATTCACTAGCTGATTGTTTTTTTTCTTCTTCTAATACTTTTATATCTTCTACTTTTTTATTCGCTATGGTTTTAAGCTCAGATGCTTTTACTTCTGTAGTATATGATGTATTTTCATTAGTCGCTTTTATAAGTGCATCATATTTAGAATTTATATCAGTAGCTCTTTTAGTAATCTCTTCAAGCATTAAAACTTTTTGTGTTTTAATTCTCTCAATTGCTTTTTCGTGATAACTTCTTACTTGTTCAGCACCATCATGTAAATTAGTAGATAATTGATCAAATGGCGCACCAATCCTATTATTATTTCTATCGAGTATTTCCAACCATTTGTTACTATTCTTAACCCATTGTGGAGGATCTATATAATTTCCTGTTTCATCAAAATAACCAACATATAAAGCCTCTTTTTCATCTGATACAATATCACCTGGTGTGGAATCACCATTTTTAAGATTTTCCTTTATTGGATTGTTTTTAGCCATTGATTTATTAAATTCTGCTAAACCACCAGCAATAGCATCATCAAATTCTTTTTTAGAATAAGTCATAGTTTTGGCATATCCTAAATCCTGACTCCAATATGCAGGATTCTTTGATGGTGAACCTATTTCTTTACCTAATATTTTAATAGAGCTTCCTAAAAATCTACATACAACATCTTCACCAACGCTTAATAATTCTATTAATATTTTAGCAAAATCCATTAATGGCTTATATGATTCCATCATAGATGTTATAATAGTTTTTTCTAAAGATTTAAGTCCTGTTGGCTCACCACCCGATTGTAAATATACAGAACCAGGTATAGCACTTGCTAATAATTTCTTTTTAGCTTTATTAAATGCATCAGACCCCTTTAATTGTGTTGGTACAGCATTAGGATTAGCTTTTTCTAAAGGATCTGGTTGATTTGCTAAAAATTCAGAAAGGAGAGTATTAATTTTTAATGAAGCAAATACTGGCTCCATAATTTTAGACATTAATAATTCGGTAATACCTAAATCACCTTCTATCAATTCTTTAATACCAGGTGGACCTGTTACTTTAAATGTTTTAGTATCAATAAAATTAGGATTAGTTACTAATGGTACTAAAAGAGGGTGTTTACCATTTGGATCATTTAATATACTAAAATAAAACTTATTACCACTGAATTTAAAATCTGGCATGAGTTGCTTTAAACCTATTTGGGTTTATATATTACAATATTATCACTTCACGGAACTATATTTTATATAGTAGAAATATCTATTAAAAATCTTCCAGATAACGCATCACGACCAATTAATATAGGAAATTCTAATTCTCTACGACTAGCTAATGAAAAAAATGTTTCGTATGTTTTACCCTTAATTATAATATCTAATTTAATTAATGGTCTTAATTCTTGTTTACCACTAGAGTTTTGAACACTAACTTCTTCAATCAAAGGTAAAGTAAATTTTTTATTTACATATTGTGGATATGTTTTATCCAATGGTAAAAAACTAACTTTTTTATTTTTTTTATCTACATGTAACCAAGACACACCCATACTAGAACAGGTCGCTCCGCTATCAATTTTTACCGAAATTCCTTTTAAATTTAATGTTGGAATATCAATTTTCTCTGTAGGACCAATTATAAGCTTACCGTTAAATTCTTCAAAAGAATCAACTAGTTTTTTAGAAATAACTTTAATTTTTACTGGAAATTCATTTTTAACTTCAATTTTGAAAGGATCTAAAATACCTTTAACGTATTTTAATGAAACATCTTTATTAAATGTTAATACTATACCATTATCTTCATCCTTTATAGTATAACTTAAGTAAGGAAATTGAGATAAATGATCCTTTACATCATTATTCAAATCCATAAGAGGATTATACTCTTCAAATAGTAAAATCATTTAAATATCCCTTTTTTCTATATATTAAATTTCATTTTTTAAAACTATTTAATTTTTCATTAATATAAGTATTAAATAAAAAATGATTGATTTGGATAATTTAGGGAATTTTAAAACATTTACACTATCTAGTAGGGATATTAGAGTAAAATTGTTATACAGAGGTTTGGATGTAAATTATCTATGGAAAGAGTATGATATTGAATTTCCTAAAATGTCGTGTTGTTTAACAGAATATGGTGAAATATATTTAAATGATGCTAAACAAAGTATAAAAATAATTAAAGATTTCCTTATCAATGAAGAAATGCAAAATGTTAATACTGTTGTATTACAGTCAAAATATATTGGTGTAAGAAATGATATAAAAATAATAGCTGATGTTATTACATCTAAAAGTAGTATAAGACAATTAAGAATTGATGAACTTTAAACAATATGAAAAATTTTATAAAAAGCATAGGACTTAATAATTCCAAAATTTATTATAATTTATCACCATCCAAACTAATTGATAAAACTGTTAGTATTGGAGAAGGTGTTATAACTTCTACTGATAGTTTAGCAATAGATACTGGTGAATTTACTGGCCGCTCACCAAAAGATAAATATGTTGTTTATGATGATATTACAAAAGATACTATATGGTGGGGTGATGTAAATAATAAATTTGAAGCCGATAACTTCAACAAAATTTACAACAAAATGATTAGCTATCTTAAACATAAAGAAATTTATATTAGAGATAGCTATGTATGTGCTGATGAAAAATATAAACTTAATATTAAAGTAATTACTGAGAAACCTTGGTCAAATCTTTTTGCTTACAATATGTTTTTAAGGCCTACCGAAGATGAATTGAAGACATTTAAACATGATTGGATAATATTATGCGTACCATCATTCAAAGCAAACCCACTGAAAGATGGTACAAGACAGCATAATTTCACCATCATCAATTTTAGTAAAAAAATATTATTAATTGGTGGTAGTGGTTATACAGGAGAAATTAAAAAAGGTATATTTACTATTTTAAATTACATACTACCAAATGAACACAATGTATTACCCATGCACTGTTCAGCTAATATTGGGGAGAGTGGTGATACTGCTTTATATTACGGGCTTTCTGGGACGGGAAAATCTACAATTTCAAATGTTCCAAATAGAAAACTCATTGGTGATGATGAACATGGTTGGTCAGATAAAAGTGTTTTTAACTTTGAAGGTGGTTGTTATGCTAAAACAGCAAATTTATCCGAAGAAAAAGAACCAGCGGTATTCAAAGCAATTAAATATGGATCTATATTAGAGAATATTAAATTCTTTGAAAATTCAAATAAAGTTAATTTCTCAGATGTATCAATAACAGAAAATACAAGAGTATCATACCCTTTATCATTTATTGATAATGCTATATCACCATCTATTGGAAATATACCTAATAACATTTTCTTTTTGACTTGTGATGCAACTGGTGTATTACCACCAATTTCAAAATTAACTACAGAACAAGCAATGTATCATTTTATTTCAGGATATACATCAAAAGTTGCGGGTACTGAGATGAATATTACCGAACCACAATTAACATTTTCTGCATGTTTTGGTAAAGCATTTTTACCATTACACCCATCGAAATATGCCGAAATGTTTGGTAAAAAAATTCACGAACATAAAGTAAACGTTTGGTTAGTAAATACTGGATGGATAGGTGGTGGATACGGTATTGGTAATAGAATTGAATTAAAGTATACAAGATTATTAATTAACGCTGCACTGAATGGTGATTTTGATAATATAGAATTTGATAATTTACCAATATTTAATTTAAGCTATCCAACATCATGTGAGGATGTCCCATTTAAAGTATTAAATCAAAAATATTTATGGAGTAGTGAAAATGAATATAATGAACAATTAGCTAAATTAGCTACATCATTTATAAATAATTTTAATCAATATAGAGAAAATACATCAGAAGATATATTATCCGCTGAACCTAAGATATAATATTATACTATTGGTCTTACATATGTTAATGATAAATTATCAGGATCTAAACCACTTTCAATATCAAAACCTAAGTTATATTTCACTAAAATATAATCACCTGTGTGTGGGTATAAACTAACAGTATCTTTAGAATATACTTGTGCTCCAGTTATACTTAAAATTGGTGTTCCTGTAAATGTTATAGTATTTGTGTTTATAGCTTTAACGACTCTCCATATAATTTCAGTTGAAGTTAAAATTCTAATTGGATCACCTAATGATGCTGAACCTATAGAAGAAAAAGTAATATCAACAATAGTAGATGAACTGTAAGATAGTGCTCTATTTATTAAAGGTCGAATATCAAAGCTATTATCAGTTGTTTTAATACCATTAATACTCAAATTATAATCACTATCAGGTGTTCCTTCTTGAACTACAGTTGTATCAGAAATTACATGATCATAATTATCCACTTCTTGTGTAAATGTATCTTGTGCTATTAAAACTAATTCCGTTGGATATGTTTTTTCACCTTCATATTTAGACCATTTATTTGTGGTATTATAAAAATAAATCGCATTAGATAAACTATCAATTGATGTAAACATTCCAGTTGTGGCAGGTATATTTACCCATCCTGCCGTACCACTCGAAGTTGCATACCAATCAATAATATCATAAGGATTTATAGTTCCTAATGTTACAACTTCTGTTGAAGGATTTATTATATTAGCATTAGTTCCAGATGTAGAATTCCAAATATATCTATCACCATTAACAGAAGAACCAGGTAATGATGTAATTAAACTATAAACTGAATTTTGCCATTCACCCATTGAAATATTAGCCGAACCGCTCCCACCAGACAAACCAGTATCTAATGCAGTTTTACCAACATATTTATAACATGTTATATATGGACCTGATACCGTTGATACACCTGTTGGTAATGTACCTGGTAAGCCAGGTGTAGCAGTATCACCAAAAAAGAATGTAAGAACACCTGTTTCTGTATCCAAATACCAATCATTGACACCTGGTGGTATAACAGTTGCACCATCATTTCTTTTAAGTGTATAAGTATATGATAAACCATCACCATAATTGAATGGTATGACATTCTTCAATGATGCATGTGTAAACGATGATGAACCTGGTATATTTGTTAATTGTATATTATTAATTTTAACTACAATATTTGCAACTTCAGAAGCTACAGAAGGAATTAAATTTGATTCAACCCATATTTGACTTAAATCAACAAAAGATCTTCCTGAATATGGTTCTTCACCATTACCATAAAATCTACCAAATTCAGTAGTTGCTTTACCAGCGGCTATTTTTTTAAATAATATGTCTGCTATTTGGTTTACATTTAATGCCATTTTTAATATTTTATTTTTTACGCTATTGTTATTCCACTAAATGTAATTGCCGAACCACTATTAATTCCAACTCTCACACTAATATTACCTGTACGGTTAGCACCAAATGTAATACGTCTCACTGTAGCAGATGTAGAGTTTCCAACATCAACAGACGCATCACCATCACTAATAGGCGTTCCTGCTGCCCATGCAGCATTAGCATCCAACCAGCCTGTCACACCCTCAATTTTAACATACAATCTAAAATTAGCAGTACCATAAGGATTTACAGTAATACCTGTTGCACCTACTATTGTTAAATCTATATTTGTTTTATTTGAAATAGAAGTTACCGAAAAATCTGAGTATCTCCATGAATTTTGTGTTAATGATGTATAATTTGGTCCACCAAATGCTGTAAAATTTCCCGATGGGTATCTATAATTATTACCATAAACTTGTAATTGATATGAATAAGCATCAGATACAGAATTTAATGTATTATCATGTTGAACTAACCCATAAGTACCCGAAATAGTTTCATATTGACCACCTGTCACAGGTGATAATTTTCTGATAGATGTGTCAGTAGTTATTTTAGCAACACCTACAGTATCAATACGCTTACTTGTATCCGTAGATAGTATTGCTGAACCACTACCAAAAATATCATTTGGAGTTACAGATGATGTAATAGATTCCACAGTCACAGAACCAGATATTGTATGATTTCTTACATAATTATATGTACTATTTGGTGTTTGACTACCTGATATTGTAACACTTAATGTACTAGCCGATGTTACAGTTGAAGAAGCTATAATAGATGGATAATAATATTTAATACCATTACTAATATTAGCACTAATTGAAATAATTTGTCCATTATTTAATGTAGGAACACCAGAAACTTTTTGTCCTGACATAGAGGGAATAGTAACAGAATTAATAGATGCTGTTGGTGTTGATGCACTTTCAATTCTATAAGTTCCTGTTAAATAAATAGTATCAGAAAATGATCCATTTTCTGAATACTCAATCATAATTGTTCTTTCTAAAATATCGGAATCATTTTGTGTTGTAGCCATTGTAGCAAGTATAGCACCTTTAATTGATTTATAAAAATTAGATTTAGTTGCTGAAGAAACATCATCAGAATAATAATCTTTTTTTTCTATAATATCAACTCTGACATTATAATTAATATTATCGGATGCTGAGGAAGTACCATCTATAGCAATAGTATCAATATTGCTAATAGTTGCTTGTTTAACTATTGAATTATATAAATGTGTAATTCTTAATTTAGCTGTAGTTGAATCACCATTTCTAAAATGTCCATTTCTTGTTGAAACACTATTAAATATTCCTGTTGTAGTCCATGTTAAAGTTGAATTGTTAACAAATTTATGAACATTCGTTTTAGTAGTTCCATCAGATGTTAATAACCCAGTAGTTGGTGTTGTAGTACCACCAGCAACAGATATTGATAATGTAAGCTGATTTAATAATGGTGGCATTACAGGTGATAATTTATCTAATACCGAAACAATTTTATCAATAGCAGATTCTAAATCATCTCCTTGTAAAACATTTGGTATATTAGACGAAAACCCATAAGAACCATCGGGTGCAGCTTTTAATTTTAAATCTATCTGTTTTCTTTTTATTAATTTTGACATATTCTATCTAAATTTTTAATATAGTGTATATATTAATCAAGTAAAATAGAAATAAAAATAAACAATTTAATAATATTTTATAAAGATTTCATCGGTATCTTCAATATCATATCCAATATTAACAACATCCAATGTGATGTTTTTATCAATAATATTAAAAGAATAGTCATTTATTACAATACCATTAAATATAACAGAATCTATTGCTACAGAATTCGGAATATTAAAAACTGTCTGTCCATTTGTAATAGGATTTGCACCTGATTCACTACTAAAAATAATTTCTTTTATGTCAGGTGTTATACCTTCACCAATATTTTCTATTATTGTCGATATTTTCTTATCTTCATAATTTTTTTTTATTTTACTATATTCTGTATTTAATATAGCCAACGACTGTATAGCTTCTGGTTTAGATGAGAAATCTAACATAATATCAGTTGCATCACCTTCAGTTCTAATAACAATCAAATTATTATTATTAAAAAATAATGTCTCATTACTATTATAAATAGTATATTTAATATTACCTTTAGAATCTCTAATTCTAAGAGATGTCGAATCTCCTGCGGGAACACAAAAATTTAATTTGCTATAATTAGCCATTTCAACTTTAATCTCATTTACGTTATATATTTTTATTGAAAATCTATATTGTGCTTTTTGATTAAATATTTTTGTAGAGTAGAAAAAAGTTTAGGATGTTTTTTATCAATATTTATTTTAATAGATTTAATATCAATATTAAACTTGAATTTATCATCATTCACCATATCATTTGTTATAAACTCATGAATACTCGGAATTTTACTAAAATCACCATATTTATGTATTAATTTTGATACCGAGTCTGTATCATGTGGAATAATACCATATTTAACCAATATCAATAAAACCCACACAGACTTTACTAATATATCATGTTCGGCTAATTTATTATTAATAAAAATGGATGTTCCGATAATATCGGAAAATACTCTAATTTTCATACCATTATAGTATAAAAATATAAAAAGTTTATTCACTAAAAAGATTTTCTATTCTATTTTTTCTATTTGTAACTAAGGTAAAACAATCTTCAGATATTCCATAAAAAAAATCCTTATCTTCGAATTTTAAGTAAAATTTATTTGTTTCTATATCATAAGTAGATTTTCTAACAATAAGAATTTCTTCAGCACCAATACGTAATATTGTATGAATATCAGACGAATTACATTTTACTTTATCTCCTATCGCAAACATCATATTTAACCTTGTTCAGTTTCTTCAACTTTGAAAACCTTCTTAATTTCGTCTTTGAAGCCTTTTTTAGTAAAGAAATCCCATTTATCATTTTTATAATTCTTTTTTATAAATTTCATTTCTTCCTCAAACAAACCTAAAAAATCATCAGGAAATTTGCTTTTCTTCATAACATTTAAAAGAAGAACTTTATCCTGCGGTTGCAATACACTAATATATCCCATAATACGATTAAGTTCCGCATCGGTATATTGAATATCATCACCACTCTCAATTGATTTACAATATAAACCATTAAGTACAGTTTTCCTTAAAAATCTGAATAAATTTTCTCCTTTTACATCAAGCATATTACAAATATAATAATTTATATTAGAATTTCAATTATTTTTAAACTTTTTTAATTCATCCCTCACTTTTGAGGCTATTTCATAGTTTTCTTTCTCTACACAAATAGATAATAGTTCGTTTAATCTACCTTCAGATAAAGTATATAATTTCTCACCTTTTTCGAAAACATTAATAGGTGAACTATCATTTATACTAACTTTTGTATTTTTCTTTACTAATTCTCTGATTATATAGAAACATGAAACTATGTTTAAAAAAATAGAAACATATATCTGATTCGTTGTTACTCCTATAAAAGAATTGAATATTAAACCAGCAGTAACAACACCAATAACTATAGCTAAAATTCTGTAAATTTGAGCTTCTTTAAGCCTTAATGAATGTCTTTCTTCTTGTAATTTTTCAATTTCTTTAAGTAATTGGGTTCTATCTTTATACATAATTTTCCAATTTTATATACAAATATAAACCAAATTATTCAAAAATACAAGAAATTAAGTGAGAATATTTACAGAAACTTCTTCTAATGCTAATCCACCATCACTATCTACTACAAGAACTTTTACTATATAAATACCCTCAGTTGTTGTTGCAATCATCTCAACAGCAGGTATAGGCTCAAAAACATATGTATTAAAACCATCTACAACTACAACACCAGCCGTACCAGCTCCCGCTGTACCAGCCGTGCTATCCCAAAAATATGTTTTAAATAAGCTGATATTCAATATATTAGATGTGATAATACCATCTCTATCATCAGTAATATTATCAATTAATAGATTTTGTAATACAGATTTTGATACTATACCCCCTTGAGCCATTAAACTAATATTTGGTATCGTACTAAAGAAATTAACAACTGGTGGTTGATTTGCTCTAATTTCAATTGAAAGATTAGTGAATGGTGCATTAGATAAATCTAATAACTCAGTATCAATATCTTTCCATAAAGATGTTGAAACATTATTATTTAAATCTACTGCTTGAAAGTAAATATCATAATATCCAGGTGAATCTATTTCACTAACAATAGTAACCCCTTGGAAATCAGTTATAGTTATTTCAATATTATTAGTGTTTGCAGTAATAACACCATCAGCAGTATCAAGTACCATAGATATTAACAAATCTATTAAATCTTGTTTATCTATAATATTAGAACTAAAATCTTCTAAATAAATATGTGGCTGTAATACAAATCCTGATGTACCACCAGTACCAGATGTACTATTTTGATATAATTCGTAACCCAAGGTATTTAAAATGATTTGTGGTGGGTTATTATCAGTAATATTCAATATAAATGAATCCGATGTTAAATTACCAGCCGTATCAAAAACATCTAATGTATAATTATATTTACCTATTTCTGAAATACTTTCTCTCTTTAAATTTTGATTTACTTTCGTAATAGTAACATTTGATGAATCAACATATACTAATCCATCTCTATTATCTTCTATATTATCAATAAACAAATTAATTAAATTTTGTTTAGTAATCAAATAACCTGCTGTTCCACTTGTTCCAACTGGATAATCCAATAATGAAATACTGGTTGTAAAAGTTGATGCATAAGTAATAACAGGTGCAATTAAATCAGGACCAGTTGATATTGTAATAATATTATTCTGAGGATCTTTAATAGCCCAGTTAATTAACGAAAACGCTTGTAAACAATGAAAATCATTTATAAAAAATAAATTAATTTTACCTATTGCTGTATCATCTATAATTAATAACCTTCCACTAATTTCAATATTAGAAATTCTATCAATTGCAATATTAGCTAATGGCGTATTACTATCAGTTTGAACTATTATAGATACTCCATTCGCATCAGAAACTATATTAGTATATTCTAAATCCTGAATACTAAATACCGATTCATTAATAGGAACAAATGTTACACCAGTACCAAATACAACTTCTTGTGTAGCAGTAAATATTTCAACTTTAGCTCTATATTTCTTATTAGGATTGTTTAAATATATTTTAGGTAATTTCTTATCTTTAGTTCCAGATAAAATCAAAAGACTATCAATATTTCTTATTTCTTCTTCATTATTTCTAAAAAAATATTGTACATATGGAACTTCTGGATCAGGAGTTAATGTTTTTACTACAGGAACATATGTAATTTTAACAATTAAAATAGTTACTTCATCACCCAAAGCTCCATAAGGAATTTCATGATGATAAGAATCTTCTTTAAGCATTACTTCTGTATATAAATACTGCTCATACGGTATTTTTAAATCCGATAAAGACAATTTATTTTTAGTATTTGAACCTTCAATTGCAACAAAATCTTCTTTATATAATTTAATATACTTACTAAAAGGTTTAACTAAACTATTATTACACATTATAATAACCTATTTTCTCTATATATTAAATTATATAATTAATATTATAATATATATCATGATCTTGTATAAACTCATTAATATCAAAATTTAATATTGCGACTTGTCAAAAGGAATATTTTCATCTTAATTGTCATTTTATTTTATTACCACCAAAATTAATATATAACAAAAATGATAGAATAACTTTGAGTATCATACTTAATCCTATAGTAAACAACGACTTGAATGAAAATGTATCACTATCTTTTATATTTTCACCATCATTAGTTCAAATTCCTTATTTATGGGATGATGATGGTACTAATGGTATTCCTATATTTCCTAGTTTGGAAGGTACATCAGGTACAAATTTAGTATCGCTCGCATATGAAAATGAAGTAATTCAATGGAGAACAACGGAAAAAATTGAAAATATTTTAGAATGGAAAGATTTCATCGATAATGTTATTGGTGATACCGATTTTTTATATTTTGAAAAACAATTTAGATACTCATTCGATAACATAACTTGGTCAGATTGGCTTATTATAGATTTAGAAAATTTTAATACTATTAAAGGATATGATGCATGGTTTGAGTTTAAATATAGCTGTATACCAGTAGATAGAAATTTTACATTTTCTATAGTAGTGGATAAACCTAAAACATTAGGATGGACAAATGTATTTGATGGTAGTAGTTTCTTTCAATTCGATAGAGATTATCCCACACAAGGTAGTTATGGATTCGTTCTTGATAGCGTATTATTGGATAGTAACTCTATATTATTCGGAACAAGTTTATTAACTGCTGATAGTATAATTAATAAAGGTGATTTTATATACATTAATCCACTTTTTGCTGGAATTACTCTTATAGGTGGTGAAATTCTTCAAATAATTTATACAGAAAGAAGTTTAGATAATAATTATAAAAAAAGAATTTATCTAAATGAAGTTAAATTTTTAGCAGAACAATCTAACATATTTACTGATACCATATTTGACTTATATAAAATAGGAGATAGAATAATTTTACAACCTCCTTTTGTTTTTAAAGCATTCAAATTTACTGGTTATCAAATATCAATTATTGGTGAAACTTCTACAAGAATGATGGATATTCAATACAGGTATTCTAAAAATAAAAAACAATGGAGTCAATGGACTCCATTCACACAAGCAAATTTTTCAACAATTAAAACAGATATGCTATCTTTCTTTTATATAGAAATAGCATTTACGAGAAATGGTACAGATAATACAGGATCAATTGGATTAAGAGATATTATATTCGAAGGAGATTTTCAAAATATCACAAATGATTATGCGAAAATGAATAAATTAGGATTGAGAATGGATTGTTTATATAATGTTGACTGTGAATGTCCAAGTTGTGGTTCAACTAATAATGTTGATACACCTGATAGCATAGCTACATTTGATGAAATTAAAAATGAGTGGGCTAATTCATGCGCACCTACATATAACCCATATAATTTTAGTCAACCAATTGATTTGTATAATAAATTAGCAAATGATGTAACTAATGTTTATGGTTGGGAAGTTGATTATTATAAAGCAACACCTGATGGTTCTGGTGTCGATAATATATTACATGAATATGGTACGATGAACCTTAGTAATAAAAAGAGAATAAAAATATTATTTCCTGAAAATAAAATACCAGAAAATACTGTAAATTTTACAAGTTTTGATTTAGCTTTATTCGAATCATCTGAAATTAATATCACTAAAGATGAATTTCATAATGCGTTTGGTATTACAGAAAGACCTGCTAAAAAAGATATTATTTTCTTTTGTTTGACAAATAGATGGTATAGAGTGGAACATGCACAAATGTCAAAAAATTTCATGAATTCATCAGTATACTATAAAGTTATTCTCACTAAACACGAAACAGATACTTCTATTGATAGACGAGAATTCGATCAAGAAATTCATGATGCTACAACAGATAATGCTTTAGAAACTCTTATTGGTGAACAAGTACAAGAAGAGAAGAATAAAATTTCAGATAAAATAACACAACAAAATTTAACAGAAGAAATAGTGAGATTAAGTATAAAAGCACCTATTATTGATTTTGAATTGGAAAATGGCCCTAATATTATATCCCTCAATTTTTATGATTTAAGCAATTTTGTTGGTATACCAGCTATTACTTATGCGAAGCTAGATAATTATCTAATAGAAGGTGAAAATAGATGTTTTATGAATTGGTTTAATATAGTTGATTTAGTTTCAGGTCAATATTATAATTTCATACACAATTTTAAAAATGATAATGGGTATAAAATTGGATACAAAGACGGTAAATTACAAATAGTTGTTAATGCTACATTATATGAATATGATATGAGCGTAGTTCAAAATAAATGGTATGGTATAATAATTAATTTAAATCAAAGACAACATAAAATTGATTGGGCTTTATATGAGCGTTATGGTGATACTCAACCAGGTTCATCCTCATCATCAGAATTGAAATTAGTATCAGAAGGAGGTTCAGCATACATTCCACAAACATGGGATAATACGAATTTAGTAGTGGAATTGTTAGGATCTAATATGTACTATACCAATCTTAGAATATTTAGTGATGTAGTTGAGAAGGATAAATTTTCAAAATCGCTAAACCAATACATCCTGCGTGATACAAGAATGGCGTTACTAATTGACAATTCTAATAGAAAAATTATATCGAATGCTTACAAATTTTAAAAATTTAAGCTAAAACATTATATAAAACGGTTATATATTTTTTCCTTTTCTATATAAATGGACTATATGATACAATTTTACGGAATATAATAAACACAGTAAAAAAGAACTTATAATATAATATATACATTATGAAATATTTCAAAACTGTAAATGAATTCCTTTTTTGGGGAAATGATAAAATAGAAGCTGAAAAGGATGCTAAAGAATTATATAAATCTATTACATGGATGCAAAATTCAGAAGGTGTTAAAAATTTACAAACATCACTTGAAATATTAGGATTTCATTTAACACGCTTTTATATAGATAGTATTTTTGGCGCAGAAACGATGGGACAGGTTAAATCACTATTACATTTAATTAAAACCAATAAAGATTTATCTAATCTTGTTAAAGGTGATTTAGAAATAAAAAATAATACAGTAACACCAGAACAACAATCAATTATTTATCAGTTGGCTCAAAATGATAAGGCTAAAGAAATAATTAAAAAACATTTTGAAGAATTGTCTAAACAATTAGAAAATGATAGTGAGTTAATTTACCAAGATTTAATTGTTAAAAATATAGAAAACCCAGAAGAATTTATAGCTAAATTGTATGAGATAAGTAAGAAATTACAAATTAAAGCTAATTGGTTATCCTATGTAATTAAAAAAGAATCAAGTTTTTCACCAACTATAGTGAACAAATACTCAGGTGCTAGTGGCTTGTTACAATTTATACCATCAACAGCACGAGGGTTAAATACATCTGTAGAAGAAATTCGTAAAATGCCAGCCTTAAATCAGCTAGATTTAATTTTTAAATATTTTGAAAAATATACAGGTAAAATTCATTCAGTAGAAGACCTCTATATGATAACTTTTTATCCTATTGGATTAGGTAAAGATGATGATGATGCATTAGGTGGTAAGAAGGTAGCTCAACAAAATCCAGGTGTAGATTTAAATAAAGATGGGCAAATTACTGTTGGAGAATTTAAAGATTATGTTAAAAAGGATATTCCAAAAAATGTTGCTTAATTAAATGGATAAGTTCTCTAAATTATTTCAATCAAATAAAAAACTTAAAGATGATGATAACTACCTTTGGAAGGGAAGTTACATTAAAATTAAAGAATTAGATGGTTGGGAAGGTGTGTGCGAAAAAGATTGCATTGTCGCTATAGTATATCTATTAGAACATGATGAATTAGTATTAAGAAAGGAATATGTACCTACATATAATTGGGTTAATAAGAAAGAATTCTACTTAACTATTTTATCAGGTGCTATAGAAGAAGGTGAAACTGCGGAAAGAACATTAATTAGAGAACTTGAAGAAGAAGCTGGAATAAAACTACACACCCATTACAGAGGATTTAAAAAGTTAAATCAACTATTTTTTAATAAAGGATGTACAGCGCAATATCATATTTATTATGTTCCTTTAAATGATACTGATTATGAAAAAGTATTAGCTAAAGGGGATGGTTCTGAAATAGAAGATAAAAGTATTTCTGTCAGAATTGATGTTAAATTTGTTAAAAATTTAAATCCATCTGATACTATTACAGCACTTTGTTTAGAATATTTTAAGAATATTTAAATTAAATATTTCAATTTTTTTATATATACATTAAATCCTAAAGAATTTAATGGGACAAATTAAAGGGAAGCAGATTAAGAATGATTCATTAGATTTAGAAAAAATACGCAGTGGTAGTAAAATTTTACCTGATACTGCTACTTTAGGTTCTGATAAAACAATCAGCGAAATTGTAGATGTAAGAGAATTTACTACAAAAGATTATGTAGATAGCAAAATTAATACCGCAACGTCAAACACTACAACTCTTGCTGGCGCAGGACTATCTGGTGATTCTACATCTGGTATAATTAATGTAAATGTTGGTTCTGGTATTGCAATAGAATCCGATAGTGTAGTACTTAATATTCAAAATTATTCCGATTCTGATAAAATTAGTTTAACTACTACAAACACTGATGGTATATCATTAATAGCTTCAAATGGTTATAATAATATTACAGCAAATAGCATAAATTTATACAGTAATGGTACAAGTGCAACAAATGGTATCGTTAATATAGTATCGACATTTAATACTAATATAACATCAAGTAGTGGTAATGTAAATATCATTGCATCTGCTATAGCATTATCTTCACCATTAGCAACATTACATTTAAATGGTGGAGGTTTATATACGGATGTATCTGGTACTAATGGCGGATTTAAATATGCTGCTGATTATTCTTCTACTTATACTAATCGCTCACTTGTTGATAAAGCTTATGTTGATAATGCTGTAAGTGGTTCAGCATTAAATCAAAATATTTGGTTAGAGCAAACAGGCTTTTCTTTATCTGGAACATCTGGAGCAGTTACTTACGGTGGAACGTTTACATATCCTATAAATGCTGTAACTGATGCCGATATATTCATTAATGGTGTTAAATTAAAAAAACAAGATTATTATTTCGATTCGGTAAGTAATTACAAACCAACAACAACATCTACACTTTATTTTGATTTAACGTATTTACCATACATAATTGATGTAGATGATTATGTGGAAATTAAATACTTATCATAATATTTTTACTTTACTGAATGTTTCACAAACTTAAATATTAGTTCTTGTTTAATTATTTCATCAACATGATACCATTGCCATGTATATGTTTTTTCTAAAAAAATAGATTCCATTTTACATCTTTGTAAAGAATCTTTTAAAGATTCCACATAATCTTTATTTATTTCAAATGGAATTTTAAGTATGTATGCACAATATAAAATATCAGCTAAACTTTTTATCTCATATGCAACTGTAGCATCCAAGTATAATTTATCCCTCACATTTCTTTCTTCTTCTGAAAGATGTGTAGTTTTATCAGGATGGGTTTTCTTTACAATTTCTCTATAAACGTGTCTTAAAAAATTATCTAATTCGCTTTCTATTGTTTCTTCTATTTCAAATACTTCTTGTATAGATTCATTATTATCTTCAATTTTATATACATCACCTTCAAATTTCTGTAAATCCAATATTTTAGATATATTATCATCAGACTTTTTAAGGTACAAATCCCATTGAGTTTTCAATTCAATGTCATTTTGAAGATATTCAGAAACCGCTTTATTAAAGAGTCCATTCATTTCTTCAATCATCTCTTTCTTTATGTTTAGTTCCTCTTTTGCATATCGAAAATCGAGAAGAATTTTTTTAGACTCTAAATTAAATAAAGACATTCAGTACCTATTATTTAATTTATTTATAAAAAGAAAGCATCTACATTACATTAGTTCATCAATTAAATTCTTACGCTTTGAAATCCTTTTAAATTCTATATAAGAATTCATAATAGATGCCTCCTTTCTAATGTCATCCGTATTACTTCCTCCACTCAATGGAATTATAATTTTATCCAGCTTGTTTGTTATGATATGAAACATAATACCTGAAATGGGTTGTCCTAATTGACAGTAAAAATGTTTGTTGTCTAAACTGTTATCTTCCCATTTATATAACCTAAATATTTTAGGACTTCTTGGTGAATATTGTAAAATCCAGAAATGTTTATCATCAGTATAATAGAAGTTATAGTAAAAACAATTACCAACATATACCAAATTGTTTATATTTTTTAATAAATTATAAACTTTATTTATACATGATACAGATTTACTAAATAATAGAAAAAAAATTTCCAATATTAATAGAAAAACTAAAACTGCTAATAGTAATGATGCACCAAAGATTATACTCGACATGTATATTATATGTAAAATGACTTATAAAAGTTTTAAAATTTTATTTATGATTATCAATAGTAATAATAGCCTTTTCATTCATTATTTTACAAATATCTAAATAAGATATAGGTGTATAATTAATATTATTACATCCAACATCTATTACTTTTCTTTTATAATAAGTTTTACCAAATTCGGTTGGAATTAAACTACCGTGAGAATGTCCGTGCAGATGGATAGAACCTCTGTGATGTGAATTCCATACTATCATAGGGTAGTGAGACATACATATCAAAGTACCTTCTATCCATATCTCTTTATATCCTTCTATAGATACAAATCTACCAGTTTTAGCTAATAATTTTGTATTATCATGATTTCCTGTAATTACATGTATAATCCCATTAAGTCTATCCGCAATCTCTTTTGTTTTTGTTATTCCTGCAAATGCAAAATCACCCAAAAAGAATACTATATTATCCTTTTTAACAACATTATTCCAATTTAATATCAAAGCTTCATTCATTTCTTCGACAGATTTGAATGGTCGATTATCGAATTTTATTACATTTTTATGCCAAAAATGAGTATCCGATATGAAAAATATATTATCTTTATTTAAGTGCATATTATAAATATAAATAAATTATCACAATTTTACAAATTATTCTCCTAAAAAAGTATAATAATTAGGTTTAACAAACCATCTACTACCTAAAACTATAGAAATTCTATATTTAGATATTAATATATGGTAATTTTCTAAATATTCTCTTTCAATTATAGCTTTACCAATATCTCTAAACCAATATCTTGCATCAATATTCTCTTCTTCTGCGAAGATAATTTCTAATACAGTATTATCGGATGCATAACATGATTTTGAATTATTAATGTATATTTCTTCACCTGAATAAGGAATAATAAGTTTAATATCAATATGGAGTAATTTTTCGTTATCCATATTAGTCAATATTTCTATTACACGAGGCAATACATTGTCTTGAAAAATTTCAAAATCTATCTTAGTATCATACGATACAAATATAGCACCACGTAATGCCATTGGTGAATATTCACGAACTTCTTTTAATGATAATGGATGTAAATCAAACGTATAACCTTCACTTTGTTTATTCACCATAATCGTAATTTCTCTAATTCTTTTTATCTCTTTCATTATCTTATGTCTTTAAATGCTGTGTACCATCTAAATGAGTTTAATTTCTTAAAAGATTTCATATCGACTCTCCAAGATTTCAAAAATTTATGTATTGTTATAGAATTTCTTTTTGAAAAAGCTGGATCACGAAGAAATATATGTTGACCATTACTATTTCCATATAATGCATAGTGTGGCATAGTACCTAACGTATAACAAACAATTACGCTCCATCCAGTCTTTGCTAAATATTCCAATAATTCGAGAGAGCCGTCTTCACCACTTTTACAATATAAATTATATTTATCAATACCACAAGTAATTATATTTTCGTATGTTGTACCAGTTTTTTCGTTGGTATCCATCATCTTCTTCAATTCAATCTCAGTTGATTCAATATCAAAATCTGATAAAACCATTCTCATACAAGCAGGCCCACATGTATACTCAGTTTTTTGTAAAAAGTGTTTACCTTTTTCCATTATAAATTTCTATCTAAATCCCTTTTAATATCTTTAGCTTTTATAGATTCTTTTTTATTATATTGTTTTTTACCCTTAGCAAGAGCGATTTCTAATTTGAATATACCTTTCTTATTAAAAAATCCTTTAACTGGAATAATAGTTAAATTTGATGTCTGAACCTCTTTATCCCATTTTTGAATCTGCTTCTTAGTCATTAGAAGTTTTCTATCTCTAACAGGCTCGTGGTTTGCATATCCACCATTTTCGTATGGTGCAATATACATTTTTTTCAACCACATTTCATTATCATCGTCAATGAATATAAAGCCTTCTACTAAACTAGCTTTACCCTCACGTAATGATTTTATTTCAGAACCAGTTAACACAATCCCAGCAATTTCAGTATCTTCGAAATGATAATCAAAACTAGCTTTTCTATTCTTTAATTCCATTTTATTTTAATATTTTTATTAAGCCTATAATTTTTTCCATAGTTAAATAGCCATCATAATCATAATTATGTAAGCATATTAAATCCGTAATTTTCTTAGAATCTTTATCATCCGTACTACAAATATATAGAAATTCATTGGGAGTTCCTATATTACTTGCCGATAAATGTCTATCTCTTCCCAATGGAAATATAAGAGTATTACCAATAGTAAAATGAGATATCTCTTGAAAACCTACATTGATTAAATCTTTATTTTCCATATTTTAGTTTGTTCATTATCAATTGTTTGATACATATTTTTAACATCTTCATATGTAAGACTTTTAATATTTATGCTCATAATTTATAAATATACTATTAATTTTACATTTTTCCAAAAAATTTGACAATATATAAATAAAATTGTATATTTACATGATTAAAAATTTTGAAGAATTTCATAAAAATAATGAAAATATGAACGAATCAGTTTCTATAAATAAAGAAGAAAGAGAATACCTTTGGAGCAAAGTCGAATATTCTAAGAAAAAAACTGCCGAAAACTCTAAAAATGCACTATTTAAACTATTAAATGGAAATAAAGCAACTTTTAACGAAGATGAAATTAACACAATTTTAAATTCAATGGAATATTCTTTTAAAAAGAGACTTAAAGATATGGATAAGCCAATTAATAAAGATGTTTTTAAAAGTATTCAGAATAAATTACCTACCGATTGGGTTGGTGTGAAATATTCATCTATAGATGCTAAAAATAAAAGAGATGATAAAGAAGAATAGTTAATTAGTTTTATTTGTCTACATTAGAGATAATTTGTTCATATTGTTTTTAAACTTATATCATTTTTGTCATATATAGTAGATATAATTAAAATATGGAAATTACAAAAGCAGAAAGAAAAAAGCAATTAAAAGTCTTAATTGAAGAAAAGAAAAATCAGATAGAAATCTTAAAAAAACAAGCAGATTCATTCAATTCTATGCAACTTGCATTAAAATTGTCACTTAATGGATCTTACGGTGCGTTCGCAAACCGTCATTTTGTTTGTTTTTGTAACGGAGTTGCATCGACAATTACTGCACATGGTAGAGATTTAATTAAAATCATGGATAGAGCAGGCAATCATTATTTTAAGAAAAAATGGCATTTAGATACAGAACTTCATAAAATTCTTGGAGTAACTGACGTGAAACCAATTCCTACTGATGTTGAATGTTGTGTTTATGTAGACACTGATTCAAATTTCTTTACAATGAAACCTGCAATGGAAAGCTGTGGTTGGGAAGGTGATCCATTAGAGTTCCTACATACAGTTTGTAGTCATAGATTATCTGGATATTTTAAAAATGTATTAGATTTGTATGCACAAAAATACAAAGTTAAGAATGTACAAGATTTTGAATTGGAGCAAGTATGTAAATCTATTATTTTCTTAGAGAAAAAAATGTATGTTAAAAATGCTGTATGGGAGGATGGTTCACCAAATGATGCAAATCCAGAATGGCAGAAAAAAGGTACTTTCTTTGAACATGAAAGTAATATACAATCAAAGGGCATTGACTTAGTACGTTCAAGTTCTCCATTATTCGCTAGACAAAAAGTGTATGACATTATAAAATATTATTTTAAAAATCCTAATACTTATAACGATAGAGACTTAGTAAAAATTATAAGAGAATTAAAAAGCCAATTTAAAATTGCTAGTATAGAAGACATTAGTATGAGTACTTCATGTAATAAATATGGTCAAATGGTTTTGAATGATCAAACTTCTTTACTGCTTGCTAAAGGAGCACATCATGGTGTTAAAGCATCAGCATTACATAATTACCTATTGAATCAAAATCCTAAATATAAGAGTAAATATAATTTGATTAAATCTGGTTCTAAAATCAAATATTATTATACAAGCAATCCTATATGTAATGAGTTTGCATATATGGCAGGACAATACCCAAAAGAAATTGCTATGCTACATGCACCGATTGATTATGACACACAGTTTGAGAAATGTATATTAGCACTTATAAATAGATTCAATGTAGTTCTAGGTCTATCAGAACTTGATTCTAAGTTAACATTTACATTATCATTATTTTAATAATGTAGATTAAAAAAATAATATTTAAATGAATAAGAATAAAGAAGGAATTTTAGATTTTCTATTAACGGCAGATTTTAAAAGTCATTATGGTTATTCATATCCAGAATTGATAGAATTCTTGAATTATTATCAATTTTATTATAGACAAATTCAAGAAAACAATAGTTGGATAAAACACGAACTTCATCATAGAGATAAGATATTAAAAGAATTAAATATTAAGATAGAATCTTTAGAAAAAAAAATAGATTTTCAAAATACACAAATAAGTTTTTTAAAATCACATTTAACTAAAAAATTGTCTATATGGGAAAGAATAACAGGAAGAGCAAAAATTTAATTTATGAGTAAGAAAGTAGCAGTAATTGGTTCTGGTCCTGCTGGATTAACAGCATCAATTTATTTATCGAGAGCAAATATAAAAGTGAAAAATTTCTTAGGACAATTGGCTGGTGGTCAATTAACTCAAACAACAGAAATTGAAAACTTTCCAGGATTTATTGACGGAATAAACGGTAGTGAATTAATGTCTAATATGATGAAGCAAGCACAACGATTTGGTTCTGAATTAATACACACTATAGTTCAATCAATAAAAATAGAAAATAATTCATTCATAGTTAGTTATGATAAAATAGAAGAATCTTTTGATGCTGTTATAATAGCAACTGGATCTACTCCAAAAATGCTAAACATAGAAGGTGAGAAAGAATTACTTGGTTATGGTTTACATACATGTGCGACATGCGATGGATTTTTTTATAAAGGGAAAGATGTTGCAGTAGTTGGTGGTGGTGATACCGCAATGGAAGAAGCATCGTATTTAAGTAATATTGCTAATAAAGTTTATATCATACACCGATCAGATAATTTTAAAGCATCTAAAATTATGGTAGATAGGTGTAAAACAATTAGTAATATAGAATTCTTAACTGATTATCAAATCTGTAGTTTTGCAATACTAAATAATAATTTAGGTGGTATATACTTACTCCCTACTAAAGACGGTATTAGTAAAAGACGTTTAATTATAGATGCACTATTTGTAGCAATTGGCCATACACCTAATTCTGAGCTACTTAAAGATATTATTACATCAGATGACTTTGGTTATTTAGTACCTAAACATAGAACTATGTCTGAAATACCAGGTATTTTTATTGCTGGTGATGTCGGAGATAATTATTATAGACAAGCTATAACTGCATCGGGTGATGGTTGTAAAGCTGCTATTGATTGCGAAAGATGGTTTAATATTAAATAATAATAATAATTATTTCATTTTTTCTATATTCCCACAATCTAAACACCTTATAGTTTCATTCTCCCAATTAGCACCCATAATTTTTGTAGACTTTTCTCTAAGAGTGAGCTTAGTGATTCTCCTATAATGTTTTATGGGCATTTCGAGATATACAGGGACCATAAAGGTTAAATTTTCAGATTTACATTTAGCACATTTCATATAACTATATATTATATTTTTTCTAAAAAAAGTTAGAAAAAACAAAACTAAACGGTTTTATTTACATATATAAAGTAATTATGGAGAAAACTATAGAAAATCCTCTATTGAATTACGGTGTTAATTTAACTGAGAAAGCTAAGGCTGGTAAACTAGATAAAGTGTATGGTAGAGAAGAAGAAATCGAACGCTCTGTTCAAATTTTAAGCAGAAGAAAAAAGAATAATTTGCTTTTTATAGGAAATCCTGGTTCTGGTAAAACAGCAATGGTTGAGCTTATAGCACAACGTATTGCATCCAAAGATGTGCCACACGTCTTACAAGATAAAATAATTTTTAGTTTAGATATTGGATCAATAATGGCTGGTACTCAATATAGAGGACAGATGGAAGAGAGATTAAAATCTATTTCTGATTATTGTGCTAAAAATAAACAAATAATTCTATTCATTGATGAAATTCATATTATTATGGATAGCAGTAGTAATAACTCAATGAATATTGCAAATATACTCAAACCACATTTGAGTAATGGTACTATTCAATGTATAGGTGCTACTACACACGATGAATGTAAAAAATATTTTGAAAAGGATGGTGCAATGGCGAGAAGATTTCAAAAACTTAGCGTCGAAGATCCAACACCCGAAACAACTGTAAAAATTTTACAAAATTGTAAAGAAAGCTATGAACAATATCATTCTGTTGTTTATCCCGACGATGTTTTAGCCGAAATTCCATTTCTTGCAAAAAGATTTTTACCTGACAGACATTTACCAGATTCAGCTATAGACTTAGTTGATGAAGCTGGTGCAAAAGCTAATATAGAATCAATGTCTTTCCCTGATAAAGTATCAAAACTTGAACAAGAACTTGCTGATTTAAATGAAGAAAAGAAATCTATAATAGTAGAAGAGAGATGGCAAGATATTATGCTATTAAAGAAGTCTATTAAAAAGACTCAAACATCTTTAACTAAAGAAATTAATAAATGGGAAACCAAAAGAGAGGAGAATAAAAGAGTTATTAATAGAGAGGATATTCTTAAAGTTATATCTTTACAATCAAAAATCCCTCTTGATGATATGACACTTAATGGTGGTGATAAAATAAAAACACTTATTAAAAATTTTGATGAACGTATCATTGGTCAACAAGAAGCAAAAGATAAAATCGTTAAGGCATTAAGAAGGAGTGTTCTTGGGATTAACTCACCAAACAAACCCGTTGCTAGTTTTTTGTTCCTTGGTATGACAGGCACGGGTAAAACAGAACTTGCAAAAGTTTTAGCAGAATCTTGGTATAACGGTGCATTGTTAAGACTTGATATGTCAGAATTCATGGAAAAGATTAGTTCATCAGCTTTAATTGGTGCGCCTCCAGGATATGTTGGGCATGATAAAGGTGGTAAGTTTGAACAATTAAGAAGGAATCCGTATAGTTTAGTTTTATTAGATGAAGTAGAAAAAGCAAATCCAGAAGTATTAAACACTCTTCTTCAAATGTTAGATGTTGGTGAATTGACGGATGGTAGTGGTAAAAAAATTAACTTTAGAAATTGTATTGTCATTATGACTTCTAATCTTGGTGCAAGAGAAACTGCTATTAAATCTGTTGGATTTGCTAAAGACGATAATAAACTTCGTGATAAAAGTATCGAAACTGCTAAGAAATTCTTTACCCCAGAAATATGGAATAGGATTGATGATATAATAGTATTCGAACAATTGAAAAAAGATCAGATGGCTGAAATTATGGAGATTGAGATTGATAGCGTTAGAAAAATGCTTAAAGATAATAGAGGATATAATCTTAAAATCACTAAAAAGGCTAAAACATATTTGGTTGATAAGGGATATAGTGAAGAATATGGTGCAAGATTCTTAAAAAGAACTATTCAGAATGAAATTACCGATGCTCTTTGTGAATTCTTACTTGTAAACGCTCCTGAAAATGATTCTACACTTGTTATTAATATAGAAAATGATGCAATATCTGTAGGATTGAAAGAAGAGAAAGAAGCTTGATTATCAGATATATAATAGATAATTACGAATATTGTATCCCTATTTTAAAACAAATCTAAAATTAGGAATACAATATTCGTAAAACTATATTTAATATGAACTTTAATGACTATAAAAAATTAAAAGAAGAAGTAAAAAATAAAGATTTCTTTTCCAATTACAGAGGATTGACTAAAATTTTATTTTATGCTAGCTTTGTTGCTAATATTTTTAGTATTGTATTTGCTTATTTTCATGCAGATAAAATATTAAAACAAGCTATTACTACACAATCACCATCTACTTTAGCAATAGCATTAATTATTTGTGTTTTAATTTTATCAGGATTAGAATTTTTTAAAAGATATTTATTCGATAAATTTAGTTTAGCATTCATAAGAGAGAAATTTAAATTTAATGGCACTGAAATTAAAGTATTAGCTCTAAGTGCAATGGTATGTATAAGTATAAGTTTTTATTTATCTTTAAATGGTGCAAGATCATATGCAGCGAAAACCGATGAAATAAAAGAAACTACTGAAATAACAGTTAAAACATACCAAGATTCTACAACAACACTATACGATAATAAAATTAGTAAATTAGACTCTGCTTCAGAATTTTTATCAAAAAAGAAATTAGATTATGAAGAGAAATCAGATGATGCTACAACTCAAAGAGATAAAAAATATTATAGAGAGCAAATAAAAGAGAATCAAGCTCTTATAGAAAAAAATGATGCTAAGATAAAAGAATTAAAAAAAGAACGTAATGACTTATTAACAAATCATAAAGAAAGTACAGAAAATAAAGCAAATGAATCTATTTCTTCGAATGCTGATAATTCTATTAGATTTTTAATTTTCTCTACAATTATAGAAGTATTTATAATTATTGGTATTTGGTTTAAAAATTACTATAATCATAGAGGAGTAACTGATTTTGAAACCAAAATACAAAAAGATACTAAATATAAAACATTCTCACAATACAATACACTTATCGATATTATTTTTTCAAGTGATACTAAAATAGGTGATTCTATACCATATATGGCGCAGCTAAATAAGATTATGAAAATGTCTAATGCTGATTTAACAGGTAAAGAATTGGAGGATGCTAGTAAAATTTTAACACATTTAAATATACTACAAAAAAAGGGTAACAAGAAAATAATAAAAGTCGATAAAGAAACTGCCCAAGAAAAAATTAAAGATTATCTTAAAATAGATTAAAAGGAGTTGAAAAACTCCTTTTTTTATTTGTATAGTTGATAACATTTCTCTATATTTGTATTTAAACTCAAAAAACTATGGGAAAATAGCTTGAAATTAAATATTTTTATTAATTTCTTTGTTTTTTGAAAAAAGGTTTGTATATTTGTAAGGAATTTAAATTATAACTCAATTGGAAAAGAGAATCATACTAAGTAGCAAATTGATTTCCGTGTTATCACAAATGACACACCCATATGCTAAAATTCTTGTTGATGCACACAATAACAAAGAGAATCTTTTAGAGAACTCTTATATTGACTTCGATAAAGCAGATGGGATGATTTCATGGCTTCCTGCTGGGAAAGAGTTTTGCCATAAAACTAAAGAGGAATTGCCCGATAAAGACAAGTGGACTAAAGGTAGACAACAGGTTGCTATTGGTAAAGTTATTAGAGCATTTCTTCAAAATAAAGGACTTAATTTTATTGACAAAGAAATTGAACAATTTGTCAATGAATATAAAACCACACAAAACCCACACAATTTTAAATTAGTTAAAGGTAAAGACATCACTAAATATTACAATCAAGAAACATACGATTTAAGTCAATATAGCGGGGAAGGACAAAATCCAGGAAGAAGTTTGTATGGTTCTTGTATGAGACACGAAAAATGTAATACATTTTTTAGTGTTTATGAAAATAATGATGACATTTCAATGCTTTGTCTTTTCAATGAAAAAGGACTTTTAATTGGTAGAGCTTTGATTTGGGAAAATGTTGGAATTGAGAATATAGGTAAAGTAACATTCATGGATAGAATTTATACTATGGATGCACCATTGGAAGAAACATTTAAAAACTATGCTATTCAAAAAGGTTGGTGGTTTAAAATGAGACAAGGTACAAATCAAGAAACACATGTCCCATTTAGAGAAATTAGTGATGGTGTAAAAGTACACAATGATCCTAAAATGTTAGTTTATATTCCTCCTATTCTAGATTATTCTAGAATAAGAAAACCTTATGCTGATACAATGAGATTCTTTGGTTATAAATTAGAAGGTGAAAATCTTGTACCAGTTCTTATCTCACATAGAAATGATAAAGATAGAAGTCCTAAAGATTTGAATTGGCTCGAAAGATGGGATAGACTTGACGGTACACCACAAGGTAATAGTCACTATCATAAGAAAAGAGATATTCTTAACAAGATGTTGCCCAAGAAGCCATTTATTAAATATGATAATGGTTTCTATTGGTCAGATATTGAAACACCCGAAAATATTTTCAATGCTGGAAGTGGACATCTTACGGATAACTGCAATACTGTATTAGTTCTTTTTGATAAAAATGATGTTCCGCTCACTTTCATTGCAATGAATTATGACAGCAATGACTTTACACGTTTTCAACTTGGTGATAAAATTAAAAATATCAGTAAGAAAAAATATAACAAAGAATATCACGAACAATTAGTTGATGTTCTTACACATCCATATGTTAGAGTTAATAATGTTAATGGTTGGATTAGAAATATCAAAGGTGATTCTCAAAACTTTTTAATGACTGATATTACATCAGATACACTTAATGAAAAAATTGTTAAAGAAAAACCAGAATTATTCAAATCGTCAATTGATAATTACAATGATTCTCAATTAAAAATGATGGCTAAATTTGATGATTCTTTTACTGATAGAATCACTCTTAAGAATGTTGTTGACTTTGCCAAGACTAAACTTATTGATGGTGCTGTTCTTGCTAAGATAGCATCAAAATTTAATATATTTTATAGCGAAGATAAGCTGTGGCTAAATCTTTCACATGCTCAAGTAGAAGAACTAATCGCGTATGGGTTAGAGCCAGGTGTTGAAAATTTATTAATGAAAAATGATGGTTCAGCGATTTTGGAATTGAGCTATGATTGGGATTACTCATCAGGAGACTTCACATCAGTTAAAGAAATAAAGAAAGGTGATGTAGTTAAACTAAAACCAGGAAGTCAATATTTAAATCAATCACAAGGTACAAATGGTGTAGTTGATAATACTAAATCAAATGGTAGTATTTCAATTACTTGGAAAAATGGAAATACTAACACATATACTTTAAATGATTTACTTGTTCAAAAAACAGGCAATACTTATGAAACTGTGAGAACGTTCATTAAGAAGTTGAAAAAGAAAATGGTTTGGGTTGACATTGTTGATACCAATTTAGTAGGTGTAGAAACTCGTGTAAAACTTAAAACCAATTCTAAGTTTTATGAACAAGCACCAGAAAATATTGGAACAATCACACAAGTGTTTAATCGCGAACCATGGGAAGACGATTATTATCCATACAACGTTGTATGGAGCAACGGAGAAGAAAATGGTTATAGAAGTAATGATTTAATAGCTGAAATTTAATATCAAAAAAAGGGGGAGTTAAAAACTTCCCCTTTTTTATAACCCTTTAGTATTAATATATAATACAATGGGAAGTAAACACATTAAAACATTTGAAAATTTTTCTGCTGAAAATGCATCGCATAAAATAGAAGAACTCTATATTTTTGACTTCGATGATACCCTTGTAAGGTCTCCATACTTTAATGATTTGATTATTCAAACTTTAAATGAAGGACACACTCTTTCATCATTATTAAATATTTGTTTAAATGAAATAGGAGCTTCTGTAAACGATTTAAAACATGAAAATGGTAGAATATACGTACTCAATGAACAACGCTTCCAAATAACACCTAATGTAAAAAATTGGGTGGTTAAAGGTAGTAGAATCTATATGACAAGTCCTACACAATTTAGCTTATCCGATATTAGTTTACCAACTGAAGTAAATCCCGAAATTGCACATATATACAAAATGGCTAAAAATAAAGCTATAATTACAGCAAGAAGTTTTAGAATGGAAGATAAAGTTAAAGATTGTTTGACTAAATTTAATTTAGAATTACCAAATAGAGGCTTATTTACATATCCAGGTAATTCAGGAACAACACCTAAATGGAAATCGGATGTTATATCGCAATTAATATTTGAATATAATCCAACTAAAGTATATTTTTATGATGATAATAGAAAAACTATAAAAGCCGTAGATAAAATGATGGCTTCCAAATTTCCTAATGTAGAATACGAATCAATTAAAGTTGAAAATGCTATAGAAGAGATTCTATAATAATATCTCTATGACTTTTTAAAGTCCTTTCTAATATAATGAAGTTTGGATAATCTTCTAAATTAATACCCGACTCCAAAGTAAAGCAAGTAGAACAATTAATGTTTATTTTTTGATTATGTGAATCCGAAAAAAATACACCCAATTTAGAAATTAAATCATCTTTATTCAATTTAAAATTGTTATATTTTCTTTTAATAAAAGTACATTCAATATCAATATTTTTATAATAATTAACTCCTTTAGGAATAATATTAATATAAACAGGTATAGATAATATTATTTTCATTTAATTTTTATATTAAAAAAATAAAGGGAGATTAAATCTCCCTTTATTTTATACATTATACATTGCTAATTCTTTGGCCAAATACGCTTTAACATTATGTAACCTACCTTTGATAGTACCCATAGGTACTTTTAATTCATCTACCATCTCTTCGTATTTAAAGCCATCGTAGTACATTTCAGCTAATCGTTTATCTCTTGGATTCTTAATAGCGGCAATAGCTTTCTTAATATCCTGTATTAAGAATAACGAATCGCTCCCATTTCTATCAGATTTTAACATTAATTCTAATGTATCATCTTCCACGTCAACACATTGGTTTTTTTTGCTAACTCTATACTTATCAATAAACAATCTTGACGTAATTGTATAAGCCCATGCTTTGAAATTTGTATCAGATTTGAATTTGTGTATATTATTTAACATTTTATAATATACATCTTGAAGTAAATCATCAGCATCATCTCTATTAAGATAGAATTTAAACATAATATGTCTAAAAAGCACACCTCTTACGCCCATGAACTTATCAGTCATTTCTTTAACAGATAAAGTTACTACACTCTCGTTATTTTTGTCCGCCTCTTTCATAATTATTTATTAACTATAATACAAAGTTAAGTATTTAATAGCATAATTCCAACTTATTATAATAATAATTATTTTATAAGCAAAGTTTAGAAATATGAGTATAATTTTTAATATATACAGAAAAACATAGACTTTTTCATATGAAAAGTAAATATTTAAAAACATACGAGAATTATAAAAATGGTTATCTAAATGAAAATGAAGAAGAAACCATTAAAGATATTGAAGATAAATTGGAATATGGTGTAGAAAATGATGTCGAAGCTGAAAATGTTGAAGATTCATTGGAAATTGAAGTAAAAGTTAAAACAGGTGATGCATCTAAAGAAGAAGAAATTGATGCTATGGAAGATGGCGTAATAGCAATTTGTCCAAAACCAGAAGTCGACTTACCAGTTTCTACTGGATTTAATCCAAATGACAATTTCTCTACTACACCTAAAGCTGATTGGTGTATTATTAAATGTATGACAAATAATGGTGAAAGATTAGGTATTGATAAACAAAGTGATACTGATTGCGAAGTTGTATGTAGTGGACTTCATTATGATGATGCTGTTGCTAAAGTAGAAGAATTTTCAAGAAAATGCAATTGTCAAGCATTTGATAATGATTGTGATGTATATTTAGGTAAAATGTCTAAACATTTTATCAAAAAGCCTGTTAAATCATCTGGTGGATTTGATGGAATAGGTTCATACAAATAATAGTTTCCCTATAAGGGAAAAATAACATTTTACTATATAATAAAAAATATATAAGTTTTATGTTGAAGTTATTTAAACAATTATGGACAAAAGTTAAATATGTTTTTGTTAAAGATGCTAAAACTGATACAAAAACAGAAAAATTCGTTAAATTAGTAAAAGAAAAAGAAGCACAAGTTGTTGAAAAAATTAAAGATACAACTAAAAAAGTAGAAGAAACTGTTAAAAAACAGCACTCTAAACTTAAGCCTAAAGCTCCAAAAAAGAAGTAAATTTTAATAAGATTTTTTTTAACCGCCTAGTGCGGTTTTTTCCATTTTAATCAATCAGAACATAATTTTTTTATATATAACTAAAAATATTTAATACCATAATGGTAAGAAATTCTTTTATATCATTAAGTCAACAGATAATTGATCTTCAAAATAATTCATTAACAGTAATAGCATCTTTAAATCAAGCTATTAGTAGTACAGAAAATAATATTCAAGTTCAAATAGTTGACGAAAATCAACAAGTTCAAACAGTCAATCTTCCATCATTGGGATATATAAAATCCGAATTAGAAAGATTAAATCAAAACTTACGCACATTATCAAGTGTAGATCAAAGAGGTGCAACAATACAACCAGCAAGAAATGAATATTCAAAAATAATTAAAGTTGATTTAAATAGAGAACCTAATTCTTTGGGAGAACTAAGTAATATTTCAAATTTTTTAACTGAAAAAAACTGGTTTTTTGATGCCTTACTAAATCCTTTATTGATAATTAGAATTGATTTAAGTGGTAAAGTTGAAAATAATGTTAGAAAAGTCTTATCAAGAAGATACATTATAGATTTTGAATTAAATTCTAATGGAGATTTTACAACAAGAGGTCAACAAGCTATTGATTTATTCAATAAAAATTTCAAAAATAGAACAAATGTTACTATAATTGAGCTTGAAACATGGATTGGTAATACTCCTGGCGTTGTTGCAAATTCAGTTGGTAATTATGATGAACAAGAATTTACATTAGATGCTAATGAATTACAATTTGAAGGCTTCTTTACTATTTTAGGCATATTTGATGATAAAGTAAATAGAAAAGAATGGTATTTACTTGATACTTTAGATTATTATGAAATTAAAACTCGAACTAAAAAAACTTTACAGTTAAATGATGAACTTATCATAAATACTGCTTTTTCAACTACAAGATATAGAATTATAGAAATTAATAAAGATGCTTCTGAAATAAGAGTTAGATTCGAAAGAGTTGAAGGTGAAGAACCTATTCCTGTTGCAATTGTCGGTGGTATGAAATATTATAGCCCTATTATTATCAATAAGAAAGTTGATATTTCAATTGGATTTAATGAATATAATGTTCTTTTTGTTAAACCTATTAACACCGAGAATTATTTAATAGCAAGAAATTGGAGTCCAGGAACAGCTTATTATACAAATGATTTAATTTTACAATCTGATAGTGGAATTGGTGATAATGGTAAATCTATGACAGAATTCTATATTAACCAAGTTAAAGATTTTGGCGAAATATTAAAAGATTTAGTAAACAGATATATCCCAAGACACTTAGGATTAAAACCAACAGTACCAACTCTTGATATTAATAATTTTAGAATTAGGCAAATTAACAAACATGCTACTGATACGCCAGAACTTGAGAAAAATAGAAAACAGCATTCACAAGCAAATAGCTTACGTTCTAACTTAGATGAATTAAATAAAACTCTTACTGAAAAGAGAAAAGAATTATTTGGTAAAACATTTAAAAATCAAAAAGATAAACAAAATTTAGATACTCAAATTACTAAAATTACACAAGATATACAGAGTAAAACTGAGTTATTATCTTCTACTGTTAGTGAAATATTAGCTGCGAATCAATCTAATAATGCTGTTGATCCGATATTTGCTGTAGAAGGATTTTGGCAAATACCTTTACCTATAGAAAATGGTAAAACAAGACCACAAGAAATTGTTAAATTTCATCTCGAATATAAAAAAGCTTCTAAATCGGGACAAGAAAGTGAAAATGGAGTATTTAAAGTTACCAACTCGGATGGAACTATAACTAATGCAGTATTTTCTCCATGGAAACCAATTATATCAACTCTTAGAGATAGAAGTTTTAATGTTACCACACAATCATATGTTTGGGAACAAGAAGATTTATCTAATATTGACTCACCAAATATTAACTCTATCCAAATACCAATTTCACCTAATGAGCAAATTGAAATAAGAGTCAAATCTATTAGCGAAGTTGGTATTGATAATGCGCCAATCGAAAGTGATTGGTCAAATTCAATTGTTCTAACATTCCCAGATGAATTATTAACTGGTAGAAAGCCAGAAGATTTAATTATTAAAAATGCTGAACTTGAATCTGTAAGAAATAGAATTATGACAGAATTAAATGGTAAGACACTTGATCAACATTTAGGCGATTTCACTGTTGTTGAAAATAAATATTTCCCACACTTTGCAGATAATATAGCTATTCGCGATGCTTCAGGTAGAATTATAAATTTAACTGATAAAATAAGACAAATTGAAACTGCCGAAAATGTAGAAACTACACAAGATATGGTTTTAGAACAACCATGGGAAAATTACGTAAATGGTTTCGGAACTGCAAAATTCTATAAGCATGAAGCTAGAGTTTATTTATCAGGATTAATTAGAGTTATATTAAATAATGATGATAACGATGATGCTAATGATAAATATCCAAATGAGGCTATTAGAGTTTACAGAACACCTATTAACACAACATGGTCAAGAATTGCTATATTACCTGTTGGATACAGACCAGCACAAAAAGAAATATATCAAATAGTTTGTTCAGATAATCCACAATCATTATTAGATGTAACATATGGTAGAATTGATGTTTTTCCTAATGGTTTAGTTATGATTTTACAAGGTAATTCTGGGTGGGTAAGTTTAAGTGGAATAAGTTTTAGAATAGCATAACGAAAACGTCATAATTTTTCTTTAAATTAAAAAATAAACATCAAAGATACTATTCTTTTTTATATATAACGATAATAATAAATTAGTTATTAATGATAGATAGGAGCTTCTTTTTAGTACGTACTAATCCAGCTTTAACAGGTAACATCAAATTAGTAGTGAGTTCTGATTACAAATTGTTTTTAGAAAGCTTTGCTATTAATAAGACTTTAGGACAACAAAGACTACAACATGTTGAAATAAAAAAAGAAGAATATTGGAAAGAAGTAATACCATATTTTTTTCAAGATATTGAAAGTAAAACTGTTTTTGATGTTAAATTTGATAATGATACATCGGAAGTATATGATGATTATAGACATCAATTTGATGATACTTATCATTCGGGTGCTTTCTTTACAGAAGATACTTATTATAATGAAGAGTATGAATATTTAGCTCCTCTATACATAAAAAATAATGCTTTACCTAAGAATTTTATAATATTACGTGTTGATGGATCAGGTTCATTAAATCAAGACTCGGATGCATCTAATTTTAGAAGTCAGATTATTGATAATTGGAAATTTGTTTCCATGTATGATTTAACTGAGAATACTGATTTAGGCGTGTGGATTAAAAGAAATTTTATATCTGATGAAGATTATCCTAAATTCCCTTTATTTGTAAATCATGGTGACGATTTATCAGAAATTTCTGGCATAGACACCATTAATGGTGGATGGGTAAAAAAGTATTTAAGTTTAAAAGATGTTCAAAGTAAAAACACACCAATATTCAAGACAGAAGAATATTTCACACAGTTATGGCAGGACAATAATTTAGTATATCCACACATAATTAATATGAAATTTTTATTCGATGATACTCCTGCTACACCTACATCTTTAAGAAAGTGGTCGATAAATCGCTATATTGGATTTTATGTAGATGATAAACCAACTGTTAAAACAGTATCACCATATCAAGCATCAGAATTAAGTAAAGTTACTGAAGAGACTCTTAAAGATTTATCAGCCATTGAAGTTAGTGAAATACCATTTTTGAAAGATAATAAATTTGTAAGAGAAGCTAAAGGTAGATTATATTCATTTAATCCTATTAAAAAAGGATGGAAAGATACTCTTACTTATTGGGTAGAATGGAAAGGTAAATTTTATAGAATTGAAAGAATTGAAAATCCAGATAAGGATGTTTTTAAACTTGATGGTATTATAGGTGATTTCATTTATAGAGTGGTATCTGATATTATCATTGAACATAAATTAAAAATTACCAAAACTACAACTTCTACAATCGTTCAAAGAATTGTTGACGGCGAATTAATGTCAGATGAAAATAATGAATTCTTTACAACAAATACAATAGATGATAAAACATTATCACAATTTAAGAAAATTTTAATAAATGAACTTACAACAGGTAAACATAAAATAGTAGTAAATTCACAAAAAATTAATAATACTTTAGGAACTAATATTATTCAAAGTGTAAATCCATTATTTACATCATATCAAAGATTATTTGATACTGTTTTAGTTGATGGAATTCCTACATTATTATTTAGAATAAATACGTTAAGTTTTTCAAATGATTTCACAATTCCCAACTTTAATAATGCTGACTTATTTTTAATTAATATTGATAATAATTATCATGTTGTTAAACAATACCCAAATACAAATCCAAATTTAAAAGGTAAATATTACATACAAACAGACTGGTCAATAAATGTTAATGATAGAGATATTGTATCTTGGATAAATAATGGTTATATAAATAAAAATCCTGCTTATTACAAAAGAGTAAATATAGAATCAACTAAATCCGATTCAATACCCCCATATTTTGATATTTTAAGAATAAATTTCACAGACATAAAAGATTTTGATTTTGATAGAGTTGAAACTGATTATGCTAATTTTGAATATGAAAAGAAGTTTGAATTAAATAATTCATTAGAACCTAAATTATATGCAACAGAATATAGAGATATTATAGTAAAAGTTCGTTCTTTAATTGGTACTAATGACAGAGCGAGAAGAATTCCTATCACAGATTTAAATAATAGACCATATACCATAAGAGATCAAATAGGTGAAATAAATCCATTTACACAAAAACCATATGAGGATTTTGAATTATTTAGAAGAGAGTATGATTCGAGTTGGTCATTATTTTCTGGAACTATTGATGGTACTAATTGGGGTGGTGTTACAGATAGACAAGTATCATTAAAAAGAAGATATTATAGAGAAGAACAATATGTTTGGAGAGTTGATGATAACTTGAAAACTTACGAATTCGATTTTAAATCAAATTCAGATCCAGCAAATTTAGAAGATGTTCTTACTTGGGGATTAGATGGTAAAGGAGAAATAAGTGACGCTAAAATTAAATCTTCATTAATTAAATCTAAACAAGATCCTAATAAATCGGTTGATACTAATTATATTCCAGTTTCTTCTGAATATATTTCTTCTGATGAATTATGGGAAATAAATCAAAATGATCTGACAGAAATTTGGAGAAAAAATCAATCAATATGTAAATGGGGATTTTTAAATAGTCAAGGTTTACATGACTATCCATATAGATTGAATTATAGTTTAGATATGGCTGGTATCTTTAATAGAGAACCCAGTATATTTACTGGAAATAATTTTCCTATAAGAAGTAATTTAGATTTAGATTATTTTTATCGTTTTGGTTTAAATAATGCTAAAGATTATAAATTTTATTCTTTACATTTAAAAGAACCTTTTTTCGATTTATCAAAATACGTTTCAACTGATTACGATTATTTCGAATACATATTCAAATCAGATCAAGAAACAATTGATGGTTTAGAACTAACAACTAAATATTCAACATTTATATCAGCAAATGAATTTAATGATCCTTATACAATATTTAGAGGTGTTAAGTATACAATATTCGATGTAGATAAAATTAAATTTAGTGATGAGGAAAGTAATTCAACACTCATTGATGATATTATAACTAAAGTGAATATAAATTATGAAGATTATAAATTCGCTATAGTTTTTGGAAGAAAGCTAAATGGTAGTGGTAATAATAATAGTGGAGTTGATATTTATGTAAATGATTATTGGAAAAATGTTCTGATACATCTTTATGTTGACACTGAAGAAACTATTCAAATTAGTCAATTAACTGATGGAACGAGCGGTACTGCTATAAACGCTGAAACATGTGAAATAGATGTTTGGTATAATGATAACATAGAAAGAGAAGAAGTAAGTCCTATTAAATGGGATAATACTGGATTTAAGGTAAATAGTTCTGTTGTATCAAGACCTCGTGATTTTATGCTACAAACATTTTTATTTAATTTAAATAATTTTAACTATAATCCACCAGAAGGTAAAGACGATACAAAATATATTCATATTTATAACGATGGCACAATTTCAAATCCAATGACATACGAAACAACAGATGTTATAATTAAGTATAAATTACCAGAAGAAACAATTATAAAGCAAAATGCATTTAGTGTAAATCCCATTAATGTTGACATAGATATAAATAATACATTTAAAAATAGAATTGTATTAGACGACGATACCGATAGTCCTACTAATAATGTGAATTTTACATCCGATGGATTCAGAGTGGGAAGTTTATTGGATGTAAACTCATATAACTATTATCCTATTGCTAAAGAAATTGTGGATGGTAAAGATAATAGACAAACATGGGAATTGGATAATGATTTAGATCCATCAGTATTTAGATATTCAGGTCCTTATGTTCCTATATTTAGAACAGTTCCATTATTTAGACCGATGGGTTATATCGAATTAACGAAATTAACTAATGGTGTACCAAGTATTAAAGAAAGTGGTAATTGGAAATTCTATGATCCATCAAGTTCAACAGAATCTCCAAATGTAGTTAATTTTGGTTCTATTAATGAATTGATTTTTTCTAAATGTAATACTGAAAGTAATATTCTTAAAATAGATAGCGGTAACGGAAAAAGTATTTATCCGATGGTTGATGAATATGGTTATGAATTTGACTCAAGATATTTATTTTCTTCTAACTGGGAACCAGGCTTCTATTACCAATCAAGAAAAGTTGAAGTTGAATCTAATGTATATCCTGGTATTGCTGGCTATACAGTTCTTTATGATGGTATAAAAGATTATTTAAGAATTCAAGATGCGCCTAAATTTAATTTAGAAAGACATTACACAGATAATCTAAATTATGAAAATTTCATTTTAAATGAACCAGAAGGTGAAAGAAGCTTTTTTAGACAAACTATAATCGGTGTTCCATCATCTGATATTAAATCAATTAATGTTAAATTATTAGCTAATCAAGATTATACATTAACATTAGATTTCTTTAATAAAGTTGGTTCAGCAACAGCACTGAATGTATGGATTGAATTAATAAATGATCCACAAGATGTTAATCAATCTAGTACTAAATATATTTTGGCTGCTAATTATCAAACAATTACACCTAATGGTACATCAACTACAAATTCATTTAAAACATATAAATATACACCAACACTTACATATAGTGGTAATAATTTATTATCATATAATGGGTCATCAGGCTCGAATTTAGAAAATTATTATGTATATGGTAATATAATAAATGCTAAAATAAATTTCAAATTAGTAAATGGTACAGGGACTATAGATATTTATCCTATGAAATTACAATTGAGTTCTGTTGTTGATAATTTCTTAGACATTAATGTGGGTGCAACAAATGGTACTGGTGGAATAATTTATGAAAATGATTTAATCGGAACATGGGGTGGTTATATTAAAAAAGATACTGAAGTTGGTGATGTACATACATTCCCATTCCGTCTGATAGGAAGAGAAAAATATTCAACATTCCCAACATTAGTTAGTAATATAAAATCTTCTTCGGCTATAATAGGTGGTATTACTAAAACAACTTCTGATTTATTATCAAGAGGTTTTATTGTTGATGCTGGTAGTAATGGAACTTATTTAACAAATAAAACTGGTCCTTATTTAAGAATTTCACACACTGAACCATTCTCATTTGAACCAGAAAGATGGACAAATATTTTAGATGGGAATTCTATTGTATATGTTGGACAAACAATAAATTTAGGAGATTCTAATTTAAATCCTGAATGGACATTGAAGTGGTTTACTAATATTAAAAGTCCTAAAACTTATATAAATACTATAAAATTACATGCTTTCGAACCTGAAATTAATAGAAGAAAAAATGGATTATTTAAAAATATATCACAAAGAGTTAAATTACCTTTCATACCAGGTGTTATTAATACAAAAATTAAACAGAAATATTTCTTTGAACCAAAACCATTTATACCACCACAAAGTAATATTCTACAGTTATTAGAAAAGGAAAGACAATTAAAAGAACAACTAAGAAGAGATCCGTTCTTTAAGAGACCTAGTGATATAAAAGCATTAACTGATTTAGAAGCTAAAATAGCAGCAGAAAATGCTAAGAATAAGTTGTTAACTAATCCTACCCATATACAACCATTAGGTAAAGTATTATTTGTACCTGGTTTAAATTTCCAACCAATACCTATTCCATCACCTCAACAACTTATTTCAAATATACACGAAAGTTTAATTAATAGTAAATCTATAAATGAAACAATAGAATTTAATATTGTTCCAGACAATGGTGATAAAATTTCAGTTATTGTAAATTCGAGACACCCCGATGATAATAGTGCATTAGATATGACACAGATTATAGGATTAATTAATAATGTAATTACACCTAATTATGAAGCTATAGAAGTTGATACATCTTCTCCTATATTTGGAAATATTTTTAAAGGAAACTTTAAATCATTTAAAATTATATCAAGAAATCCAGGATCATATTATAACTTCATAATTGAAATTAAAAGTAGCCATTTATCAACAGTTGGAATTCCTGTTATAGCTAATATCGAAAGTACTATAAGTGAAAAACATAATAAAACTTCACTTAAAAACGCTGATATAAGAACAACTGGATATATGGCTGACATTACAATTGAATTTTGGGTTAGAATTGATGGTTGGACAAAAGATTACGAAACTATTTTATATAAAGGTGAGGATACATCCGATGATCCATGGACTAATAATACATTTAATAATTTCACTTTTATTATTGGTAAAAATGGAAAAGATGATAAATTAGCATTTAGAACATGTCATAGAAAATTAAATGGTCAATATGAAAAACATAATTTAATATCTACAACAGATATTAGTGATGGTGCATGGCATCATGTAGCGTGTGTAGTGGATACATTCACATCATTAAAAAGTATTTACATCGATGGTTCTTTAGATGCTAAAATTAATGATTTCTTATCCGAAAGTTATACAAAACCATCAGAAAAAGAATTAGTAGCTTTATTTATTGAAAATAGAAAAAGATTCTACCCTAAATCAGAAAATATTTCAAAATTCCCTGATTTTCAAACATTAGCTTCTAAAATAAGAAACGATTTACAAGATAATAAAACGTTATACTGGCTTGATTCTATAAGAGGTTATAGAGAACTTGATTATTGGGATAAACAATTACAAGAAAAAGAATTAGGCATTACTATAGACGATGCTTATAGAGAATTTCAAGATAATTTTACATCATTGGATTATTATTTAAATGTTGATATTAATAATAGTTGGTCATTACTCATTGGAACAGATAGTACAATAGCATTAGGCAGAAGAACATTTAAAGGTGGTTTAGATGAATTAAGATATTGGAATTATGTAAGAAGTGGTGAACAAATAAATACTAACTATACATTTATTTTGAGACCAGAATCATATTTAGACCCACTTAAATCACTTGTTGCATATTATAGATTTGATGAAGGAAAAGGTTCAAGTACTTTAAAAGATTTAATGGGTGGTAAAATGATTGCTGATATGTCAAGATGGGCAAGAATAAAAACATCTTTTTCAAATGACGGATTTAAAGAAAATGAAAAAGATGAAGTTGCATACTTCCATTTCGAATCAGCATACTTCCCTGCTTCTGATATACAAGTGAATGTAGATAGTTTAAATTGGATAGTTTCGGATGCCAATATTGTAGGATTTAGTGATGAGCGTTATGTATCGACACCACCACCACCAAGCACAAAAGAATCTATTGTAATTGAACAGAAGCCTACATTTAAGAAGAATGAATTTATGCTTGCTAAAAAAAGTAAACCAGTTACTAATCTTCAAACATTAGTACTTAATACGAAATTACCCACAGCACAATATCATAGTCAAACATGGCTTCAAAAAGTTATAGAACAAGGAAAAACATCAGCATTTAGTGCAGTTCAATATATAGGAAATGTTAAAATAGTAGAACCAACTAAAATTATACAAACAATTGCTAAAGCACCATCTAAATTTGCAGATGTAATTAAATCATTATTCAATAAAAGGAGGAAATAATTTATGAAAAAGAATTTTATATCAAAAGAATTTTCTGTTGAGCTTGTCGCTGGAACACATAATATGAAAGAAGTAAGAACTTTTTTTACTTCTAAAATTCTTGAATTAGAAGATGTTATATCTGTTGATGAAAATGATATTATATGGAACGAATCTATAGACAAAACACAAGGACTTGGTGTTGATAGTGAAAATAGAATATTAGATACATTCAATTTAAAATCTGAATCACATAGCCTTAGAATTTATCCTAATCAAAGTGATCAAGACAAAGTTGAATTTACTCGATGGGAATTTACATTTGATTTAAGTAATTGTATTAGACAATATTTATTCGCACAACTAAAAAAGAATAAAACATTTTCAGGTATATCAAATGATAAAACAAGATTTAATGATATTGATAGAAGTATTTATGACTACATAGACTATAATGTTATACCAAGAATAAAATTTGATACAATTGAATTATTTGTAAGATATTATAAAATAGGAACTAAACAAGAAAATGGTGAAATAGCATTACAATATCAAAATAAATTTAGAGAAGATTTAATAACACCTATACCGCTTGCTGGTGAAAATACTACGCAGTATCAAAATAGAGTTATAGCATTTAAAAAACAAATTAAGGCAACTAGCTTTCAAATGACTACAAATTCTTCACAAACTACTGCTACAGTATTATATAAAGCTACTGAGTCGTCATTAAATTCTAAATTTGATTATTATTTCAACATAGTATATAAAAAGGCTTAATTGTATATTAAACTTTATAAGAAAAAAAGATATAATATCATATGGATTATTCAAAAGCAGATAGACCCTCAGTAGATCAACAGAACGATAAAGTTTTAGGAGCAAACGATAAAATACAAGATTTTTTAGATCAACAAAGACAAAAATGGTCAAATGAAATACACCCTTTATTTGATGCATTAAGATCAAGTGATGCTAAAATGTTTCTTGATATACAAGCAAATTCATTGTCACTAAGACAAAAATTAACAGAAGAAATAACTAATTATTTAAGTAAAATTTCTAAAGATAAAACTAAATTAAATAAATGTCTTGCAGATAGAACTGAATATTATATGCATGGGTTTGGTATGAAAACTACTGATAGACAACAAAGGGAAATGATAAATCGTGATTTAGCACAAACACAAAGAAGTATGGAAATGCTCGAACTACATGTTGAATTTTTAAGAGAAACTCGTGTAGCATGTGATAATATAGGCTATGCAGTTAAGAACAAACTTGGATTTATGACATACTTGCAATAACTATTCTATTATAGAATCTATTATATTTTTCCTATTCATACTTTTTACTAAATTAACTATATTAGTTTCCATCTGATCTCGATTATCAGATTGTATAGAATTATAATTTTCAATAAATAATGGTATAAATTTAACAAGATATTCTAATGCTTCATATGGAGTAAAATTATCACCAAATGTGTATATTTCAGAATAATATCCTTTATTAGAATATTTTAATAAGGATGCTATATGAAAAAATATTACAGCATCTTCTTCTTTTGGAATCCAAAAAGATAATATCGGAGAATCTTTTAAATTAAATCTAAATGTAAAATTAGCAGTATAATTTTCTATTCTAAATTTAATAGAAAAAATAGTATACTTCCTAAAGTGTTTCCACAATAAGAAGTATAACCATAGCCACTTAAAATATGTTTTTATATTACTCAGCAATTTCTAATAATTCAATTTCGAAAATTAATGTTGAATGTGGTGCAATAGCTTTACCTGCACCTCTTTCACCATAAGCTAATTCTGATGGAATGAAAATTCTCCATTTAGAACCAACAGGCATTAATTGTAATACTTCAACCCATCCTTTAATAACCTGATTGACCGCAAATGTTGCAGGTTCATTTCTATTAACAGACGAATCAAATACTGTACCATCAATCAATGTACCATGATAATGTGTTGTTACTGTATTATCAGCAGTTGGAATAGCACCATTACCTTCTGTAATAACTTCGTATTGCAATCCACTTGGAAGTACTGTTACACCATCTCTTGTAGCATTAGTAGCTAAAAAATCTACACCATCTTTAGCATTGTTTTCAAATTTTTCTTTTTGTAAAGTTGCAAAGAATGTATTGATAATTTCATCCGTTTTTTCTACAGGAATTTCCAAATCTCTTGCAGCAAAAACATCTTCAATTGCCTTAGCAAATTTTTCAATATTTAATTCACCAAATCCTTCTTTCTTTAGATTAGTTCCTACATTTACACCTAAACTGTAGCTTACATTTTCAATTTTTTCACTCATATTAATATTTTATTTTTTAAATTGTTTGGTGGATAACGGTAAATATTCTATCCGCAATTTCTTGGATAGTTCCAACTCCATTTATCACGTTGAGTTTGTTTTGCGCTTTATAAAATTCAGCAACAGGTAAAGTATTTTTACTATAAACTTGTAATCTTTTTTCAATTATAACAGTATCTTTATCATCATGTCTATTTGATGTTTTTCCTCTTTCTATTAATCTCTCTGTTAATAATTCATTATTAACATCTAATAAAATCATATGATGTATTTTAGTATTAAATTTATCTAATAGATTATCTAATGATATTGCTTGTTCTATTGTTCTTGGAAATCCATCAAATATAAATCCTGTACAATTATCATCATATTTTTTTAAGTTTGCATCGAAAATATTTATTACAATATCATTAGGCGATAAGTTTCCTTTTAACCAATAGGATGCTGCCACTATTCCTAATTCTGTACCATCTTCATACTCTTTTCTTAAAATCTCACCCATATTAAAATGTACCAAACCATAAGTATTAGTTAATATTTGGCTTTGTGTACCTTTACCACTACCTGGTGATCCGAATAAAACAATATTTTTCATTGTGTATTATACATTAACATTTATAAAAAGTTTAAAAATAATATAATAATATTATAAAAATACTGAAATAACTACAAAATTTATAAAACCGAACAATGATTTGGTATATAATATATACCTAAAATAGGACAATTGATGAAATTTAGATTAGACTTAGAAAAAGAAAAGCTTATAATTGTAGATTCTACTAGGACCGAATATCATCAGTTAAAATTACATTTGACTAGACATGTAAAAAATTATAAATATCAACCTCGATTTCGTTTAGGTGTGTGGGATGGTACTATATCACATTTTAATAATGGTCAAATAAATTTAGGTCTTTGGAGAGAATGTTTTGATTTATGTAAAATGAATAGTTGGAAATTTGAAATCGAAAACAAAGAAGATTTCCCAATTAATAAAAATATCACATTAGAAAATGTTGAAGATTTTTGTAAAGACTTTTTTAAAAATCATATTACAAGAAAGGGTGAAATATTTACTCCATATGAACATCAAATACAAACAGCATATAAAATTCTAAAAAATAGATATTGTATAACCGAAGTAGCTACAGGTGGTGGAAAATCATTAATATTTGCTATAATTGCTTTTTATACAATAAAATATATTAATCCAAATGCTAAATTTTTATTAATAGTACCAAATATAAGCTTAGTAACTCAATTCTATGATGATATATTGGATTATAACTTCGGTTTCGATAATACAAATACTGAACCACTTATTATTAAAATGGATGAAATAATGTCGGATAAACCAAGACGTAGCGAGGGCGAAGCTAATATTGTTATAGGAACATACCAAAGCTTGGAAAAAAGAGATAAAGAATGGTTTAATCAATTTTATGGCATAGCAGGAGACGAAGCACATAAATCAGGTTCAGGGAATTCTACTGATATTAAAATGGTTGCTAAAGTTTTAGGTAATACTTTCGGCTCTGCGCATATAAGATTTGGTATGAGTGGCACATTTCCAAATAAGGAAACTATAGATCACCTTACTATTCAATCTTTGATGGGCCCTAAAATATCAGAAGTTAGAGCAGATGAATTAATGAAAAAAGGTGTTATTACACCAGTAAAAATAAAAGCATTAATTTTAAATCATCAAGATTCTGAATTCAATGATAATATTAGTTTGATTAGAAGAGGTGGTAATGGTAAAGCATGTTTTGAACTTGAACGAAAATATGTACAAGCGTCTGCTAAAAGAACAAATTTTATTATCGAAAAACTTTTATCTAAGATAACTAAAAATACACTAGTTCTCTTTAATATTAAAGATTATGGAACATCATTTTATCATACATGTAGAGAAAAATTAGAAAATATAGATGTTCATTATATTGATGGTGATGTTAAATCAGAAAATAGAAAGTATATTAAAACTGAGATGGAAATTACCACAGGTAATCCAAAGATATTAGTTGCATCGTTTGGTATATTGGCAGTTGGTATATCAATAAAATCATTATCTAATGTAATATTTTTAGAATCTTATAAATCAGAACAGATAATAATTCAAAGTGTGGGTAGAATTTTAAGGTTACACGATGATAAAGAATGTGCGAATGTTTTTGATATAGTTGACACATTCGATAAAACACCTTCCAATATTTTATATAAACATTATATTGAAAGGAAAAGATTTTATGGAGAAAGAAATTATCCATATGAAGAATTAAAAATAAATTTAAATTAAATACATTCTATGTTAAATAAAAAAGGAGTTTTTAAACTCCTTTTTTATTATTTTTTTTTAGCATACAATTTTAATATTTGTTCTTCTTGTATAGATAAAGATTCTCTACCATTTTTAGAAATTTTATCTAATATTTTATCAATTTTCTTTTCATCAATAACAATTTCTTTTTTCTTAGGTTTATTCAATTTATTTATATTATTAAATTCTTTATCAAGATATTTCATATCATCTATTTTTTCAAAACCATTCTCGTCAAGTTTATCTGGTGTTGGTACTAAATCAATATAAAACTTAGACAAAGCCCATGTTCCATCTGGTAAAAAAGCTTGAATTACTTCACCAGAATCCAAATCTAATATTACTTGGAAATATCTTTCAGACATTTCCATATAAAACTGTTTTATCCAATCAACGTGTGATTCTTCTACTGATGGAAAATATTTTAACATCATATATAAAAATTTATCTTCTGTTATTTCTGTTAAATTAATTCTTACTGGTCTCATAATTATTTATATCTTTTCATTATTTCAATTAAAAATTTATCTCTTACAATATCTTCTTCATTAAATTCTATAAATGCTATACCATCTATATCTTTAAATCTTTCAAATGCATCATCTAAGCCACTAATTTCATTTCTACCAAGCTTAATATCAATTTGGTCAGAATCACCCAAAATTATAAGTTTAGTATCTTCTCCCATTCTTGAAATATACGTCTTCATTTCACTAACTGTGGTATTTTGACCTTCATCTAATATAGCTACACAACCTAATGGATTACCATTAGAATCGTGCTCACCAAAAGTTTCACCTCTAACAAAATTTAAAAGTTTATCTTCTATAAATCCAGCTTCTTTTAAACTATTTGTCCACGTGCCACCAATTAATTTATTTAAATTACTATAAAATGAAGTAAAATATGGTTGAATCTTTTCCTCCAGAGTACCTTTCAAATAACCAGTACTATTATTATTATTACCAACTTGTAAATATGGTTTTGTTAATATAATCTTCTTTATATTAAAAGATTTAGTTTTTAAACAGTTTAATGCTGCAAACAAAGCAACAAAAGTTTTACCTGTTCCAGCACTACCTTTTACAAAAATAATTCTATTATCTAATATAGCATTGTATAATTCTTTTTGTTTAACATTTTTAAATTTTGTATTTAGATTATAAGTCAAGTCTTGTGATTTTTTATTAGTATTAATTCTAATATCTTCCATCATTTCCATTTCCATTTCCATTTTATTAGTTTTTCTAGATGATGTTCTAGTAGTTCTTTTTGTAGAAGCTTTCTTTGACATATATCAATTACTTTTTTTAATTATATATCTATAAATATACTATTCCACAAAATAATAATAATAATAAAACATATAATATTATTAATATATATCATGATCTTGTATAAAGTTGATAAAAATCTTTTATTAAAATGAGTAATGAATTAACCAAGGAACAGAAATTATTATATGATTTGATATTTCTTAACGAAGAGGAGTATGAAATTAAGTTAATGGAATATATGGAGGAAATTTACCTTTTAGAAGATTTTACAAATAAGATCCTTTCTAACTTATTAGATTCTGGAATTAAAATTAAAGAGCAAATATATGTTCTTACTAAAGAGAAAAAGTCTTGGATATTAAAAATAAAACGATAATTATGAAATATTTAAAAACATATGAAGGATTTTGGGGAAATTTAGCTAGATTAAGTCCTGAAAGAAAAGAAAATGATGAAAAAGCTGTGCAACTTTTTCATGATATTTCAAATGACTTTGAAAAGTATGGTAGTGACTTAAAAAAAATCAAAATTGTTGATAGGGGCGGGACTAATATATCATTGAATAATCTCACTATCGGTAAAAATTATACAATAAATTACGTTTTTGGAAAGTATCACCCAATTAAAAGAGATGTATTTTCAAGTAATATTGAACATGGTGATAGAAGAGTTATAATAGATAATATTCCATTTTTTATTGTTCTTAAAAAAAATGAGTTAGAAAAGGCTTTTAATACATCAAGAATTAAATTAACAAATGTTACAGTTAATGATATAAAGAATTTTGAAAATTTGGATGGTACACAAAAACAACGATTTAACGAAAAAGTAGATAAATATAATATTTCATCAGATATAGCAAATCAATTATTTGATTATTTTATAGAAGAATTTAATATTCAATATCCTGATTTAAAATCATCTAAATATAAGAATTCTATGAGTATAAAAAATATAGAAAAAGGTATTAAGCCTATAATTAAACATATCGAAGTTAAAGGTAAAGATGGTAGATTACTAACATTTGATTTAAGATTAGGTGATAATGAACAAGAAATTAGAAAAATGCTTTCTAATATGACTGAATCCGAGTATGATGTATTTTGGAAAAAAAGAAGAAAAGAATTACATGAACCATCGGACAAGAAAGAAGAAGAATATAAAAAAGAAATTTGTGGTAAAATAAGTGAAATTTTAAAGAATTGTGATATTAATTTAGAACCTGTAAAATTTAATGAATTTGGTTTTGGTAGAGCTACAGTTAATGAATATGAGATTGTTGTAGAATTTACGAGTAATGATCCAGAAATTGAGTTTAAACTCCATAATGCTATTAAAATAATGCAAAACATTGATGGTTATGAGTTTAAAAGTAAAAGAATTATGGATGGATATTCTGATAAAAATATGAAATTTATAATATTACATTTTGAGAAAAAATAAAATAATTATAGATAATTTTTAAAACAAAATTCTTATTAAATCTTTTAGTCAGGGATAACTATTCTTTATATATATTTCAAAATATCAAATTTTGATGCTTTGGAATAAAGAGAACTATACTTATTCTAAAAAGGATAATCTGCGTGATACCGACTTTTTTGTAAATATTTTAGATAAACTTAAAACTTACTCTAAATGTATTAATGCTTCTGGATATTCAGTTACTAATACATTAGAAGACGTATATAATGTTTTGAAATATCAGCACGCATTTTGGGTATCTTTAACAAATGTTGCACCAGAAATCATCCTTTTAGAAGGTTTAGAATTAAAGAAGGGATTCTATTATAATTTATCTAAAGATTTATCAGATGATACAATCTTGAATTCACAAGATTTGAAAAATTACATGGATAGCGGATATATCAAAGCTGCTAATTCTTTGTTGTTTGAAGAAGATGGTGCAGATACCTTTTTTACCGTCTATCAGCCTATTATAACAACTTATTATGGTACTAATGGTACTAATGCTCCCGTATTGAATACATCATCTTCGGGAGGGTTAATACAAGGCACTAACTTCATTGACAATACGATTACAACTGTTGTTACATGGGATTTTGGTACTTATGGGACAAGTTTCAATCATATTCTAATTAATAGTTCTTATACACTAAGTTCATGGAAAAATTATTACCAAGATTCGTGGGTTGAAGGTGAGTGGGGATATTCCCAAAGAAATTTGTTTACTTCAGAAAAGATTTTAACTAAATTATTGAAGAATTTCACTTTAATTGATTTAGCTACGACTGAAAATATCGATATTAATAAAATTTATCCAATTTTGAATGTTGATGGTACATTAGCAGTATCTAAACATAAAATATTGCTTAAAAACCAGATAAATACAACAGAAAATGGTGTTTATGAATATTTAAATCAAAAATTGACATTAGATATATCTTTCGATACAATAGAAGATTATTATTTATATTCGGTATATGTTAAAGAAGGAATTTTCAATAGAGAAAAACAGTTCTTTTTAGATAGAGAACAAAATGGCGAATATCCATCTCTTGACGAACCTAAAATATTTATAGAGTCTACTAATTATATCGTAAGAAATAGATTAAGTTATAGATTACTTCAAAATCATAGTTTTTCTGATTTGGTTTATTTTACTAAAAATGAACCATTAACTAATTTTGATTTTACTGAAAATATTTATGGTACAAATGGTACAGATTTCTATTCAGTTAATGCTAATTATAGAACATTAGACTATAGTAATGGTACTAATTTTGTTCAATATAAAAATTATTATGATAATACACAATTTATTTCTAAAATTGAAAATATCGGTAGTGATATTTATTTGGTAGGTAAAAAAGATAACAATTTCTTTTTATTTAAAGATAATATTGAAACACCTACAATAGCAGGTACAGAAGGAACTAGTTTAGTATATAATTATTTTAATATTGCTAGTACATTACCATCAAATGTAGTTGATTTTAAATTATTAAGCGGTTCATCTGGAATTTTCCTTACTAATGATATTGTTGGTTCTTATACACATGCTATAATACAAGGTATTATTTTTAATTCCACATCATTTATGACACCAATTACTTTAAATGGTGCTATAGAATTTGAATATTTAAATAATGGAAATGAATACTATTTCTTTATAAATTCCACATCAGTTAATTTGTTTTATAATGGAAGTACTTATACAATTAAAAATGTTATAGGTAATATTAAAAAATTAAGAGTAGATATTGACGGTTCTACTATACATATTTCATATTTAGTAAATGGTAAACCAGAAGAATTTTGTATAGATGAAACTAATTTAATTAATTTATTGGGTTGGCAAAAAGATAAAGATTATGAATTAAATTTCTTCAGTAAAGAAAAAATAAATGATTGGGAAATAAAAGATCCAATTACAACTCTAATTACAAGCATAAAAACTAGTTTTGATGGTGGTGATTATGAATTATTTCATAATGATAATTATTCATCAAAAATAGATAATACACATGTAAATTATTCAATAAATCCTAATTCTTCAAATGCTATTAAATTGGGTAGTGATCAATATGGACCAGGTGTTAATCGTCATGTTAAAAGTGGTGATGTGATTCAATCAACCATATGGGCAAGTAGCAATACTGCTGCTGGACTTTTAGTTAATTCATTAACTAATGTTAACGGGAATTTTCATTATGCCAGCACTACTGGTATCGCTGGTGGTACGCAAACGTGGTTTCCTGCACAATATACAGGAACAGGATTTAATTACCAAAAACTAACTGTAACTGTTACAGTACCTAATATTCTTTATAATGAAGATGGTACACCTGCTGATATGAGTGATATTTATGTTAATACTTATGCATGGAATCCACCAAGTTCTCCAAATACATGGTACGATGATTTTGAAGTTAACATATACAGAAATAGCACCAATTTATATTTGAAAAATTCTCGTATAACTAATTTACTTGATGGTATAAGTGGATCAAATTTTAATTTATTAGTCCCTAAAATTTCAAATGGTGATTATAGAACATATGATGGTATTAATGATTATTCCGATATGTCAAAAGTTCCTATGTCTACTATTATAAACGGAAATGGTTCATTTACCGTAGAATTTAAGATTAAACCAAATGGTATAAGAAATCAAATGCCTGTATTTTATTTTGGTGAAAAATCAAAAACATTCACATATTCGTTTTTTGGATTTAGTTTTTCTTTTCAATTACCAGTACTAAGTTATATGTCATTTATTTTAAAAGATGGTGATGGATTTCCATATTTAGTAATGTCTGAAAATTATACTAATTTTATTAAATTAAAAGCGAATAGAGTAATTAGAGAAAATGTATCATTAAGTGTTGCATTTACTTGGCAATATACAGCCAATAAAGCAACAGGTAAATTATATTTTAAAGAAGAAAATGAAATTTCACCAGTTTTAGTTGGTACTATAGTAGATCAAAAAAATTCATTTAAAACACCATTATCAATTAAAAATTTAATACTTGATACTTGTCTTATAGGCAAATCTGATTTTAAATTCCCTAATTATAGAGGTGATATATCTCAATTTAGAATATGGGATAAAGAATTAAATCCATCACAGTTAAATTCGAGAATGGGTAAAACTATAAATCCAACGGATGTTATTTATTCTAATTTAAAGGGATATTGGAAATTAGATGATAAAAATTCATATCATCTTGAAACAATATCTAATACTACCACAAACAATATTTTTTTTGGTGGTTTAAATAGGGATGCCATATTACCTACTATACAAAGCGTATCACAAATACAAGAATTTTCTAATAATTTATTTGTATTAGAAAATGATTCTGCTAGTGGTACTAATGGTATAAAAGATGTTATTTATAGAATTGATTTAAATGATGAAAAAATTTATAAAATTTATAGCACATCTAATAATATAAAATCAATTTATTTAGAGAATTATGATTTATATTTTCTAGAAAACAATAAAATATTTAAATTTAATACTACATATTCATCAACAAATATTTTCCATAATGGAACTGGCACTATAGAAGATTTTACTGTAGTTAATAGTCTTCCATATTTATATAATAGTGATGATAATATTTACAATAATGGTAGTAATTCAACATCGTCATTATTTAATAACAATATAGCACAAATAAAAACTATTTACGGTAAAAGTCAAGGAACAATTTCCGATATTTCAAATTATTTACTAAATATTTACTTATTGGATATTAATGGTAATATACATTTATTATCAGATGAATATTTAAATACTACATCGGGATTACAAACTCTTGATTACATAGGTACTTATCCATTAAAAAGTAATAAATACTTAGTTAATGGTACAAATAGCTTTATTATAGATGGATTAAATATTTACAGAGATAACTTAAATTTAGATTTAAATAATAGTTTATGGACAAAAAATTTAAAAACTATACACGGAATTTATAATAGACAGAATAAAGTTTTAATATTAGTTTCTACTATTTACGATGAAATTCAATTATGGCAATATAATAATACTACAGGAGCAAGTAAAAGATTTATTGATAATAAAGGTAATGCAACTATGCTTAAGTTAGCATATAATGTTGATTTAACATACCATACTGTTAATAATGAAGAGTTTATCACAATATTAAACCCATTAAATAAATCAATAACATGGTTTAAATTACAAAGAGATAATAAATTTTCTTGGACTTGTTTACCGTGGACTAAAAAATGGACGAGTAATAAAACTCCTATAGCGATAGATTCATTTACAGGATCAGATGCAAATACTAAAATTAGTATTCTTTCACAAAGTGGAAGTAATAAATTATATTTATCATCTATGAAAAATACATCAGACGATTACAATTTATGGGAAGATTGTTTGACATATGAACAAGATACTGATGGATTAATTATTGGAGATTCTGGAATACTATTTAAAGATAATAGTTCAACTTCTTGGTCAATAGAATTACAAAATTTATTATATAAAAATGATTTTTCTGATATTGAAGTTTTTATAGAAGACTCACTAAGAGATAAAGGCTATGTAGTTCCATCTTGGTCAGGTGTTATATGGATGATTGGAAAGAATGGTATTTTAATAAAAAGTATTGATAATGGTATTTCATGGGCAGTTCAAGAAACTGGTGTAAGTCAAAATTTAAATTCTATATCATTTTTTGGAAATAAAAATGGATTACTATCAGGTGATAGTGGTGTTATTCTTGCTACTTTTACAGGCGGTGAATCATTCGAATCAATTGTTTTACCAGAAGAAATAAAAAATAGAGATTGGCAAAAAGTATTAATATATTCATCTAATAGTGCTATACTATTAGGTAATGGTGGAACTTTGGTACATTTAACAAGGAAAGATTTTATTTGGAGTGTTGATAAAATTTTAAATAAATTGGAGTTAAATACAATAGATAAACAAATACTCGATTCCGATTTGAATAATTCTATTCATTTAGATATGAAAACATCAATGGATGCTGATCAATATCAACAAACATTAAATGATGTTAAATATTTAGGGGATAATAAATTCTTAATTTGCGGCGATAGAGATTTGTTATTACAGTTAGAATTGGTTACTAAATTAAATTACAAAGAACCTACATTAAATTTCTTTAAAACAAACAATTTAACAGATTGGAGAGAAATAAAACCATATATAAATTTTGAAACAAATGAGAAGCGAGCATTTATTTTAAGTAATAAAAATATATATTCTTTTGAATATGATAGGATTGTTGTTGATACTAATAGTAATATACATGATATAGAAATTGATTTATTCTTTACAAATGACTCACCTTTAAATAAAATTGATATTAATAATAATTATTTATTTACGGTTGGTGATAGAGTAAATGCAATAAGAAAAAGTTTATTCAAAGTAGATAGTAGTACATCTGGATATGGCGATTTATTATATTATGTTGAAGATAATTCTGCATTTGAAGAACAAAATTTAAATAAAATATTCCAACCAAAGTTATTATTCCTTGATTATTATTTAGGAAGAAAGATCAATCTTCATTTAGAAGAAGGTGGTTTTGAAGTACCTAAAACATATTTTCCTAAGAGTTTGCTTGCATGTTATTATTTCTTACCTGATGATTATATTGAATTTACTGATTATGGTACAGTCAATAATCAAAATAACTTCTTAGCATTTCAAGATTACTTCTATTTGAATCGTAGGGTATTGGACGGTGGATTAGATAAATTCGCTAAAATAGAACCTTGGATAAAATATAACAAGAGAATTTCAGCAGCTTCAACATCAGGATACTTAGATAATTATTTATGGAATGGTGAATTTAATGAAGGATTATTTACTGAAAGTACTAGTGGAACTAACTTCTTAACTAATACTATTAATGGAACTAATTTCTTTAGAATTGTAAATGATTTAGTTAATAGTACAAGTGGTGAAACATTTGTTTCAGGTTCTTATAATGGTTCTGCCTTACACGAAAGAAGTTATTCAACTAAAATTCAACTTGATTCATTTACATTTGCTACAACACAAGGGGATGTTATTAAACTAACATTAACAAAAAGTGATAAATCTTTATCAATTCAAAATGGTTATGATATACAATTAAACATAAATACACCATATAATGAATTTAATATGGATAGTCACGTTAAGATAAATGATATTGGATTCTTAAAAGTAGGATATTTAAATATTAATACAAATAGCTTATCAACAAGAAATGTTTTAACACTTATAGATTATATTAAGAATGTTGTTTTGTTAACTATTAATAATTACGAAGCTGAAAATGTATTACCAACATCAACATTAAATGATATACAAGTTGAATGTGGTATATTAATATTGAGTGATAATTTTATTGTTAGAGATTACAATGTAGTTAATCAAACGATAACTTTATGGACATTATTTGAACAAGATATTATAGAAGATGCTCGTTATGGCTCTAAATTATTATTAAAAAACTTAAATTATTTTAATGGTAATTTACTTCATTTAGAAGAAGTATTTTCTGAACATTTGTTAGCACAGTCATATATACTCGATGTTAATAAATCTGATAATATTTATGTCGAAGGATTTGTAAATGATTTAACTAAATATTACAATTTAGAATCTTATTTAAAAGTTGGTATTAATGGTTCAGAAACTATCTATCCTATAGCTTATAGTGAAGATGTCGTGTATGGTCCTAAGTATGATTTAATATCATTCTTGAATAATATTAATCCAATATTCGATGAAAATTACTCGTTTAATTTGCCATCACATAATTTCACATATAATAATTTATTAAGAAATAATCTAAATGAATTCAAAGAATTTACTATTGTAGGTAATAAAATTTATATAGGTAATGATTTAATAGATGCATTAAATTTTGTACCAGGTACATTCATTGATATTGTAAGAGGTGCTAAATCAGTTAGAAGAACATATTTATCTAAAATAGAAATAATATCTTATTCTAAGTATCCTGATAAAAAGAGATATGTATTACATTTTAATTATGAATTAGAAAATAAATTACATGATTCATCTACGACAGTTTCTTTAAGAACTAGAAATACACTAAAAGAAATAAGTCAAGACTTAGAATTTACAGATGATTTAATGTTCCCATTACCAAATGGTGGAACAAATGGTGTAGAATTCTTTAATAATTCATATTTTAATCAAACTAAGACTGCTACAGCATACGCACCATATATTTTAAATGATGTTAACATTAGAAATAATATATCTGCTGTTGTGTATTTAGATAATGATAGCGATTGGAATATAAATATTATAGATTGGAAAACTGATCCTAATTTATATTATCGCCCAGTTGATTTACACGAATTAGGTATTGATAAAATATTTAAGAAAGCAATATCAGTAGAGCCTAAAAATTTAGGTGTTGATTCGAATAGATTAATATTAAAAAATATTGACATTGAAAAGTATAATTATCGTTTAGTCGATGGTTTAACATTACAACAACTAGAGAAGAAATATTACTGGATATTAAATGCTGATATGCGCAATGCTATTATTGGAGAAAATGATAAAGGACTTGTTTGGTATCAAGGTGATTGGTTATGTGGAATTTGGGAAGATGGTACATGGTATTCAGGTAGAGCATTTAATATTGAATGGATAAAAGGTGATTTTTATTCATATAGAACAATTAATAATTTTAACTTAATTGAAGTTATACCAGGTGATGATGCATCAAATTCAATTTGGTATAAAGGATTATTTGGTTCAGGTAATTTTTATAATGGCACGTGGTACAATGGTACATTTAATAAAGGAAATAGATATGATGGATTATGGTACAATGGTCAATTTCTTGATGGTACATGGTACAATGGTACATTTATGGGGGGTGAATTTTTTGGAGGAACATGGTTATCAGGAACTTTCTCAGAATCAATGTTCCCGTCTATATGGCATTATGGAACATGGCTTGGTGGAGATTTTGAAAATGGTGTTTGGGAAAATGGTATTTGGGATCAAACAGTTAGAGTTAAATCAAGATTTGGTACTAAAGCATCTTTATTACATAAAGCAATATGGGAATATGGTTGGTGGAAAGGTGGTGAATTCCATTCAGGATTAACTATTGATGTAAATGGTAAAACTATAGCATCCATTAATTATGCAAATTCTACATGGTATAACGGTGTGTGGGATAAAGGTGATTTCTATGGTGGTATTTGGAAAATGGGACGTTTTAATAATGGCGTATGGTATAATGGTTATTGGTTATCTGATATGGAAATAGAATCTTTCTATTTAGTATATGGTGGAACAATTGAAATAAAATTCAAGAAACCACACTACTTTAAAACAATAAATGGATTAAAGAATAGTTTTACGATAATAGGTAATCCAATTATTACAGATGTTGTTGATTCTAAAGCAGAAGATTTGGGGTATAATACTAAACCAGTAAAACATGAAGTTATAGATATAATTGATGATTATACAATTCTAATCACAACAAATTTAGTGCCATCGGTTTCACCACCATCACCAACACCTCTTCCTTCTTGTTATGATTATACATTAGTAAATGAAATTTCGTTTACTAAAGAATCAATAGCATTAACTAACTTAGGTTATGTAGAAGGCCCATTTGTGGTTTCACATTGGTCAAATGGAACATGGTTGGGTGGTATATTTGATATGGGATTATTTTCAAATGGATTATGGAAAGGTGGTATATTCTTAAATGGTGTTGTAGATAATGGTATCTATGGTGAATAAGAGAATAGATGATATAAGACATTTTTTTCTATTAATAATTATTTTTTTAATATATACTCTAAATAACAAATTTTAAATGTGGAGTATAGAAAATTCTAATATTTATTATGGTGTAAATCATATATGTTTGTTAAAGGACAGCCCCTTATTAGAAAATATTAAAATCTTTTTGATAATTAATAATTCTAAGACTGAGATATCTTTTGTAAGATTAAATCAGCAAATAGAATTTGATATTAATGTGATAGATGATAATACAGATTATAAAATATTTGTTAAAGAAAAAAATGAATCTATTATATTTAATCTATCGTTAACAACAGAATTAAAACAAAAAGAATTTGTAGAAATATACCCGATATTGTCTTATTTAAAGGGTGTAATAACATTACAATTAAATATAAACAATATTAAATCTACACATAAAATTGTTATAGACGGTGATATTAATAAAGTTGTAGAAGTAAACCGTTCAGTATCATCTCATATTTTTCATTATTTAATTAATGATTATAAAGTTATTAATTTTAGAATAAATGGCGTTTTATATTCTAATATGGTTATTGATTATGAAAAATTCCCTAATAGATTGACTAAAATGACATATGGTGTGAGACTTAATAAACCATGTAATTATGATTTGGTTATATCCGTAAATAGCAATGATTTTTTAATATCAAAGGGACAAACAGAATTGCCTTATATTTGGGAAAATACTAAAACTTTCAATGTTTGTGTTGAAGGGCATATTTTATTTACACAATCTTTAACTAGAGCTAATTATGCACCAGAGTTAATTTTATTACCTGATCCATTACGGGTTAAGATAGGAAGTCCATCATTAAAGAATATCGAAATACGTATAAAAGGGCAGAATAAAATATTTACTTTAGAAGCTGGTAAAACAGAATTGCCTTTAGATTTAGGTTTTGAAGAGGGATACAGAACAATAGAAATAGAAAAAGTATCTAATGCAATACCAGTAAAAAACACATTTACATTTTTAATAAAATAGTCAGAGACGCAATAATTGCGGATATATAACATATGTTAAAATTACAAAATTGTGTACTATCTTTCCAATTTGGTTATAAAAAAAATCTTGGAGAAATAGCTACGAAGGACAGAATTAAAGATAAATACGGTATGAAAATTAATTATAATATTGATATTACTTCTGTATTTAAAAAAATAATTACAAAGTAATATATGTCGTCTTTTTATTTATGCTTTGTTAAAACAAGGAAGAAAATTGATAAGTATTTTAAAGTAAATAAAATAAGAAATAAGTATGTTATTGACATTAAGAAAATTTTAGAAGAAGAAAAAATTAATGTTGATGATTCTGACGCGATTGCTTTTTTTAAAGTTTTAATATGGAAGAAAATTCAACTCGCCAAAGAAAAAAAGAAAGATGTTTATTATATTCCAAATTTTTATAACCCTCAATTAGATGTTATAAAACTTTTAGAGTTAAAGAATGTTTTGTCAGAAGAACAAAATTTTAATTTACTTTTATTTTTTGAAGAATTTGTAGGGACCAATTGGTTAAATACGGTATTAGAAGAATTGGATTCTTTTTCTCACTCTCAAATTATAAAGAATTATTGATTTTTTTTATTTTACCATTACAACTCATCCAACATTTCTCTCAATAATGACACAATCTCTTCATTTTGAAGGAATGTATAATAAGTTTTATTTTTTAATTCTGTTTCTGATATGTTATCTATAATCATTTCAAGTAAAAGCATTTTCTCACCTTTTTCTAAGATTGTAAAGTTGTTAATGAACTCATTTAATTCATCTATAGTTAAATCCGATAGAGATTTACTATATTCACATAATTCCCCTATATAGGAGTTCATTTCATCGTATGTTTTCATGATATTCTATTTTTCTGTTATTATAGCTAAAATTAACATCAATGTTTTATTTAATATATAAAAAAAAGTATTTAAACAAATGGCTGATAGTTTATCTGATTTAGGCAAATTTGACTTTAATGATAATTTAAGTGGTGACCAAATTAAAAAGAATTTATCTAGAAATGGTAATTCATCATCAGGCACTATAAATTTAAGTGGTAATAAATCATTATTCCAAAGAAATGCTATTATAGATTATGCGAGATATGTAAGAAATGAACCATGGGAAGATTTTAAAAGAGATGCTAGTGGTAAATTTATACCTAATAAGATAACACAATTAAATGTACCAGTAGAAGGTGATACGGAAATTGATGAAACTGATGGGTTGTCTATTCAACATTTAGTAAAATGGAGTGAAAAATATCCATCACTTCAATTAAGGTATCAAGATTTTGTGTATTGTAGAAATATAGGCTATTTTCCTAATAATAGATTAATTATACTAAGAAGATTTAAAAATGGTGTACCAGATAATTTATTTGATTTTCAAGTTAAGAATAGTAATACAAATTCAAATGCTTATTTATATACTCAACCTTTAGCTACAATGATAACATGGTTAAAACCAGATGAAACACCGTTATCATTAACATTTAATGAAGGATGGGAAGATAGTGGTCCAATATCAGATGCATTCTCTCAAATTGAAAAAGATGTAAAAGGTGGAAATTCTATAAAAACTGGCAGTAATAACTTCGACAGTTCTATTTTAGGTGCATTATTAGATACATTGGGTGGTGATTTTGTTAGAATAGATGGTGTTGAATTTTTAGGAAGATCAATAGAAGGTAATCCAAATTTAGTTACAGGTTCTAAAAAAAGAAGTACTGGTCCAGGTAAAGCTAATATTGTAAGTAGCATATCTTTTCCAAGTTTAAGCTTTGAATATGAAATGAGATATATCAATAATGTTGATCCAGGTATTGCTATAATAGATTTAATTTCAAATTCTTTAAGAATGGGCACATCTGTGTCAGAGTTTAAATACCCTATTAAATTTTTAACTAATAACGAATTAATTACAAATTTAATTAATGGTGAATTTCAAATAAATTTTGAAAATTTTGAAAAAGCTATGAAGGAATTTTTTAGTAAGGTAAAAGATACTTATACAAAAACATCAAATGAAATTATAGCTAATGTTTCTAATATAGCAAAAAATCCATCGGGTACTTTATCTAAAGTTACTGATAAAGCAATAAAACAATTTATAAGTACATATAGAGAATCGTTAAAAGGTGCATTAGCATATGATACTGGTATGCCTTCTGGTACATGGCATGTTACTATAGGTAATCCAAAAAACCCTATTGTATCATGTGGTGATTTAATTGTAGAGTCATCTAAACTTGAATTGGGAAAAGAATTGGGATATAATGATTTTCCAAATACATTTACTTGTACATACACGCTCAAATCTGCAAGACATAGAGGTAGGAACGAATTAGAAAGAATATTTAATGCGGGTAGAGGCCGCGTCTATATTTATGAAGATTGGCGAATGAATCCTGATTATGATCAGTATATTTCTGATACTAATACACCATCATCACCAACACCCACAATACCAAAAAAGTAATTTTAAAAATGACCATAGGTTATGAATATTTAGCAGAATTAGAATTAGATACTACAACAGGTTTATATAATTTATTTATTACAACTTATAATGGCAATCAAGTAAATTTAAGTGTTTTTGTTTGTGATAGAAAACATAATATGAGATTAGACTTAGTATCTAATGATATTTATAATACTACAAAATTTGTTGGTACATTATGCCAATTGAATAATATTATGAATCCATTTTCTATAAGAGAAGGTGATGTATTATTTTTCTGTACTGATTCTGATGCGGAAGGATTATTAAAAGTTTCTGAAGTTATAAGACAAAGCGGAATAGAAGAACTATTAAGTAAAGTTAAATCTGATTTATTAAATGTTTTAAAGAAGAGAAAGAAAGACCCCAATGCTAGGGGAATTGTTAATAGAACTGATGCTTTACCACCTTCTGTTTTACCATCAAATTCACCTCAAATAGTTATTGATAATAATAAAATAAAGATAGCACCAAATTTATTTAAAAATCCAAATATTGCACCTGAGACACCTATAGCATTACCAGGACCATTAACAGATATACAACCAGATACTATTGAAAGAGTTTTAGTTAACAGATATATAAAGAAAATTAATCAATAAAAGTGATTAAAAATACAGCAAGTCCTAATATTGGAGTATATACTATTGAAATAGATGCTGCAAATGGTTCACAAGAACTTTTACAAGGGGATTTAATTAGTCTTGGTAAAGTACCTTTAGTGTGGTATAATGGTATTTTAATAAATCCAAAACTTATAAATAGTTTTTACTTAGATACTGATGGATTTTTTCCTCGTCTTAGAATATATTTTAAAGATACATTTAATATTATGTATAAAGATGCATTCGCAATGGATAATACTATAATATCAATATATTTAGATTCAAGAACAAAAGATAGTAATTCATCACCAGCATTAAGACCTATCAGAATGGATTTTAAAATTGTTGATTTCTCTTTTTTAGAAGCAGAAAAATTATTTTATATACAAGGACTTCCTAATGTTGATGGTTTATATTTACAAAATGTACAATCATTTAGTAGAAAAAGTAGTTTTAATACTTTGAAAGAGTTATCATCTAAAATTAAACTAGGATTTAATACTAATATATCTTCTACTGATGATGTAATGAATTGGATCAATCCAGGTATAGAAAATTATAAATTCATACAAGATGTTACTGAAAAATCTTTTAAAGATGAATCTTCATTTTTTACAACATTTATAGATTATTATTATAATTTGAATTTTATAGAAGTTGAGACTGAGCTTAAAGAAAATGCTAAGGAATTAAAAGGTATTTTAACATCAATGATATCTAGTAATGAAGAAAATATGCAAAGAGTTGATGATTTATATTTAGTTAATGATTCATTTGCTAAAAGTGATTGGAATATAGTATTTGAAGATTATAAAGTATCTAATAAATCTACAAAAATAAGTTTAAAGAATGGCTATAGAACAGAATTATTCTATTATGATAAAACTGGAAACTGGGGCGAAAAGGCTGGTACGGATTTAAAATTTACATTAGAAACAAACACCGATGGAAAAGGAATAATATTAAAGAGTTTTCCCAAAGATAATAAAACTGATGGATTTTTTCAAACTAATATAAAAAAAGAATATTTACCACCTTTAGATATTGATAATACACATGTACATTATAATTATGCTTCATTATTAAATAAATCCAATTTAGAAGAATTGGGTAAAGTTTCAATGACAATTACTATGAAATATCCCAATTTTAATTTTATTAAATTTCAAAAGATAATAGTGTCTATTTTCGAAAACACTGTTGGACAGGAATCATTAAATAATAGATTATCTGGTGGTTGGCTTATCACAGCTATAAATTTCAGGTATTCGCCAGAAATAGGATTAAAACAAGAAATTAAAATGGTTAAAAGGGAATTATCAGTTAATAATTTTGAAGTTTAATAAATATTTTTTGTTTTTTAATATTTTTTGGTTATATTTGTATTATAATTCAAAAATACTATTTTCTAAATATTAGATTGATTGCATATTTTATTGAATTACTACCAATTAAATAAAATCACATGAACGAAGGAAAAATGATTTTCGATGTAGAAAAAACCGAGCCTGTTGGTACACAATTGAGAAATATTCGAAAAAAGAATGGTATGACATTGGTTTCATTAGCTAAAATAATGGGTACTGATGCTCCACATTTAAGTAGAATTGAAAGAAACAATCCAAGCTACCAACCTACATTGCCAACAATTATGTCATATTTAAAAGTGTTTGGATACAAAGAAGTTTGTATTAAAATCTGATAGTTAAATGAAAACATATAAAATTATTACCGAAAGACTCGTAATTAGGTGCTATGATTTAATGGACGTTTCTAAGTATATGGATGCAGTCAAACATAGTATAAATGAATTTGAACCTTGGATGCTATGGGTTAAAAGTCACCCTACGGATATTGATGGGAATATAGAAGTTGTGAGACGATTCAGAGGTAATTTTGATTTGGATTCAGATAATAAATATGCTATTTTTGATAAAGATAATAATTTTATTGGTAATATTGGAGTGCATCATTGGAATGCTGGAAAGAGTAAGGGAAAAGAGATTGGTTATTGGATTGATACTAGATATGCTGGGAAAGGGTATGCAACCGAAGCTGTAAAAGCTTTGTGTAAAGTTCTTTTTGAAATAGAAAAATTTGATAAAATAATAATCAAATGTAAGTTAGAAAATCTTTCAAGCATTAGAATTCCAGAAAAATTAGAATTTAAAGTAGTTCCTTTTTCGGATTCTACAAAAGTATTATTTAGAATGATGAAAGGTGAATACATTGAAACTAAATTACCAAATTTTAATATTACAGCATTTGATGCAATTGATAGAAAATTAGAACCATCAGGAATTAAAATTGATACAGAAGAGCCTAAAAAAGAACATAGAAAAGATTCTGATTTATTGAAAATGAGGCATTACACACTTGATAAAAGTAGAACATATAAAAAAGACAAATAAAATTTGCATAATGATACAATTCTTTATATCTTTGTATTATGAAAATGAGTCTATTAATATTAATTTTAACCTCCTGTTTTTTAGTAAGTTTTTCTCAGACTTCTAATTATGGGGATAAATATGAATTTTTAAGACTTTTGAATGATTATAGATCATCTAAAGGGTTAAATCAATTGAAATATGATGAAACATTAGAAAAAGCTGCTAAACTACAATGCGATTACAATTATTTACAACACAATGAAGGGGGGCATAATAATTCCAATCCTAATTATACAACACCATATAATAGAGTATATAAAGTAGGGTATATACCGAATAATGCTTATCCCAATTACGTATGTAAAGAAAATTGTGTAGTATATTTAAATGTTGCAAATCATAGATTAAATTCTATTGAAAAAAATATATTAGAATCTTACAAAAGTTCAAATAGTCATAATCTCGCAATGCTTAGAGAAAATATAGAAAATTTTGGATATTTTACTATTTATGATGGAAAAGATGTTTATAATGTTATATTAATGGCAAATTAAAATTATCTCTTTATGTAGACAAAATCTTCTACCGAGTATTTATTTTTACCATATTTAGATACAGTATTTTCCAACTCTTTCTTATATGCCTTTAAATTATCTTCATTAGTACCATATTCATCATACCATAATTCTAAAGGTATCCATTTTTCTTTTACACCTTCTTTCATACAAGCAATTATATTAGTGATGATATCTTTTCTTAAAACTTTATTGGTAAGTATTCTATCAGCATCATATTCACCATTATTATTTTCAATACCATATTTTTTAGATAATTGATTAAATGCATTTTTAGCTTTTTTAACATCATTATTTTCGTTGAAATATATTTCAACTCTTTTATTTTCGTCTGCGCTATTTCCTTTAGGTATTAAATATGAACATGGAATTAAGTGATATTTGATTTTTATTCCCCTGTTTTGTAAAAAGTTTTTAACCGATACCGCTCTATTTAAACTTATGTAGAATATTTTATTTTCTTGATCTATTATATCATTAGGATCTTCTTCTTTAGCTTTATGTGAATGCGAACAAATATATATGTCAGTTAAATTACTATTATTTTTAATAGCTTCTAAAATTTCATTCGCAAAATTAGTTAAAATAGAATCGCTTTTTGATGTTAAGATATAACTATCGGTATTAAATTTAACATCCGTAGGATTTATAATAGGTATATCAGTACTGCTAGAAATAATTTCTTTCTCTGGTTGATTATACCTAATAGGAAACTTATCTAAGCCTATTACAACCCTTCTATTCAATCCCTGCTTTTGTTCTGGTGTTTGGTATTGTTTAACATCAATGCTACCCTCAATCTCTTTATTATTAGTATTTAATATAGCATCACCACTTTGTGTATCATTTCTGATAATTAATTCTGTTTCTCCTTTAGGTGCAGAAACAAATGATACAATATCTTCTGGTTTCGCTGAATTTTTTAATATCGTATTCATTGCACTTTTTATAGCATTAATAACAAAATCAGATCTTCTTTTTGCCAAAATTATATTATATTCTGGTTTAGCTGGTGAACTTGTGTGTCCAACTATATTTATTGTCCTACCTTTAAACATAAAGCTGTCACCATTTTTACTTGTAAGTAATTCTGCTATTTTAATTATACCATCCCTTACTTTAGCTAATAAACTATTATTATAATCTGTTATTTGAGTGTCATTATTAGGGTTCTTTTGTCCTATATTAGTTAAATCAACTTTAGAGTTAACGTCTTTGGGCATATCGTTTTGGAATTTAAATGCTTGTGAATATAATGTATTCCATTCTTGAATTTTATTATTTAAAGATGTCTCATCAGTACTTTCAATTATATTAGTACCCGATGTACCATCTGTACCAGCAGTATTTATTGGCGCATCAGCTATTTTTGTATTATCTACATTAGATACATTATTTCCAATATTATTATTAAGACTTGCTTTAAGCCCTTTATTATCATCAGCTTCATTTATTCTAAAATAGTCATAATTAAAGAAGTATTCCATCATTTAAAGTTGAAACATTTTAATATATATATTAAAATATTAAGGTTAAAACTTAATGGCCACTAACGATACACCTAAAAAAAATTTATACACCCAAGACGAAAACAGTTTACCACTAAAAAAGGATATTGGGAAAAATAATGAGAAAAATTTATTTGGCCAAGGTAGTAAAACGTTTGGTGGATTGGCTGATGCTGCTAATAATATTTTTAATAGCGGTGTCAATTTTGCAAATGGTGCTATTCAATCAATAGCAGATAAATTAAAACCTAAATCTGAAAGAAATAAGTACAACAACTCAGAGTTTCTTACAACAGATGTAAGTATAGACAATATAAATAAAGATTCCATATCAAGAATTTTACAAGACACATATAATGGTAATCTATGGGATGCTGGTATTAGTGCTATTAATTTATATAACGTTGGTACTAAATGGAAAATAAATCTAGATCAGTTAGTAGATAAAAACGCATATTCATTTAAATATTGGTATTATTTGGATAATGATTTAAGTTCTGATGTAGAGGGGACTACTAAATTATTATCAATTTTAGATACTATAGAAGATCCTACTATACTAAGTGTTAGCTTTAGATTGGATATGACATCACCATTATTTATAGGTGATGTGGAGACAAGTAGTGGTAGGAAGGCTGGTGAATCACCAGACAATAGTCAAACAGTTACAGCACCATCAAATCTAACAGACTTTATAACTAATTATAAACCAATACATAGAGAATTGTCGTATGCTTTGGATTATTACAATGAATTTAAAAACTCAATTACTAACATTTTTGAAAGTCCAGAAACACTTGATGGTAATGAATATAAAACAAGAATATTTAAAAACCATTATGTTTTTAAAGTTGATGGGTTAGATAAACTTGATAATTTATTTGTTGATTATAAATCAAGCGAAGATAGAATGTTTGGTACTGAACAAGAATCATTAACATTCACTTTAAATGAAGATGTAAGAATGTATTCAAATAGAATGGCATTTCTTTATAGAAATTTAACATATTCTTATAATATGGGTAAAAAGTTAATACCAGAAAATTTATTAAGATTTAATTTGTATATTAAAATTTCAGATATTAGAAATTTTACAAGACATACAAGTGTCGATGATAATTTAAGAGATGCTATCAGAAATAATTATTCAAGAGTAATTTATGAATTGAAAGACTGTGAATTCTTTTTCCCACAAAGTTTAAATCCATCAAGCTTAACAATTGGTGGATTTAATGGAATAAATACTGATTATTCTTCATTACAAATGAAGATAAAATATAGAAAGGTAAATAGAATTTTTTATTCCGCATTATATGATTCAAATTATAATAAATTTATATTAGGCGATAAATACTTCTCACCAAATTTAACTAATAATGAAGTGTTTTTAAGTAAAACTAGATATGGCGGCAAAAACACACAAAAAAGAGAATATTCAACTAATAATATAGGAAAAGAACCTGGTTTGGGTGAAAAATTAGATGTTCTTAAAAATAGAGGGTTACTTATAAATGATAATAATGATACAGCTTTGGGCAGATTTGCCAAGACAATAGGAAATAATGCTGTTAAAGCTGGTGCTCAAGTGGTTAGTGATGGTGTTCAATCTCTAAAGAATCAAATAAATACTAACATTGGTGGATCAGTAAGGAGTTTTTTACAAAATAAAGTTTTTAAAAAAACAATTGACTTAGGATATGTAAATAATAAACCTAAGAATGTGAGAGAAGTTAAAACTAATATGAGTATTCAAACACCTCTAACTGATACTCCAGAATTTAGTTATAATGTTAATGATAGCGGTATTATAGCCAATGTAGCAGGCATACCAAGTAGTGCAACATACATTTATAATTCAAATAAGAATCCTAAATCATCTATAATTTTAGATATTAATAATCCTTTATTTGTTAATAAAAACAATGATGAAGGCAAAGTATTAGTAAGTGGTACAACAGATGCTTATACAAATACGAAATATAAATATACATCAGTTCAACCAAATGAAGACTTACACCCAGATAAAAATTATAAATTTGTAAATCCTAATGAAAATTTACAACCTTCTACTGGACATAATATTACAACTCCTGTAGAAGATGTAAATCCAGTTAAAAACTTTAAATATGTAAATCCTAATGAAGATGTAAATCCAGTTAAAAACTTTAAATATGTAAATCCTAATGAAGATGTAAATCCAGTTAAAAACTTTAAATATGTAAATCCTAATGAAGATGTAAACCTTGATATTATACATGATATTAAATCACCAAACGAAAATTTACAAAATCCAAAAGGAGATGTAATTACTAATCCTGATAATAATGGTAAAGTAGTTGATTTGAATGATAAAATAAATCATAAGTTTATCGCACCAAAAGAAGATTTAAATGGTGTTGTAAAACATGATATTAAATCACCGAAAGAAGATTTAATGGAAGGTAAAGGCGAAATAAAAAAGCCGTCTGAAAATGTTAACCAATCCATAAATACTAAAATTAATGATCCTAACGAAGATATAAATTCTAATACAAAAAAATCAATAACATATCCTAATGAAGATGTAAATCCAACGGTTGATCATAAATATATTCAACCAGATAAATTTTCAGATTTGAAATCTTTTAAAGATTATTTGAAGAAGAATAAGGGTGGTGATAATATATAGTATATGATAAATAAGGATGATCTACTAAGTAAAAGTTTTTTAGCAATAGTAGAAGCTATTGATATTAATGGAAGCGGTATTACTGGTAAAAAAAAGGGTAGAATTAAAGCCAGAATTGAAAGATTTCATGGTAAAAATGGTGAACCAAATAGTATATCGACACAGGATATTCCGTGGGCAAGTCCAACTTTAGATGGTAGAGGAAATACATTTTTTACACCTGCTTTAGAAAAAGTAGTTAGAATTACATTTTTAGAGGGTGATTATTATAAACCTATTTATGATAGTACAGAACACTATAATTTTAATTTACAAGAAAAATTAAATTCATTGAGTGATGATTCTTATAAAAACTTCTATGCTGTTACATATGATGATAAACATCAATATTTTCATGATATAGAAATGGGTGTAATGTTTGATTATGTAAAATCAAACATTAATATTGATCCAGATGGAAATATGGCTCTAAATTTAAGAGATAATAATGCTAAATTATATTTAGGGACAGATGAAGCATATGAAAGAATTATGCTTGGTGAAAAATGGCTTAAATGGTTTGATTCATTAGTTGAGAATTTAATGGGTAGTAAAGGTGGTCCATATCTCGGCAATTTGGGTGCTCCAGTAATACCTAATCCAGGTTTATTGCAATGTTTAAATGAATACTTAACACATAGAAAATTAAAAGATACTTTTTTATCAGATCATGTATATGTAGTGGATGATAAACAAGTAAAAGCTCAAACAAGACAATTTGATAAAGCTCAATTAGGAGATACTTGGAATTCTAGATATCAAGAAAATAAAAAAACACCAGAATCAAGAGGATATACAGCAGAAGAAAGACCACCATCTGCTGAAACAGGTAAAGGTGTACCAGGTACAAACATATCTAAAAATTTAGCAAATTCCAATTTACCACCAAATCCTACAAATGAAGAACTACAAAAAGTTGTAAAACCATTTGATGGTAATGAAAATGGTAGATTGGATGTTAATAAATTAACTATAAGTAAATATGGACAGAAAGCTTTTCCTGATGGTGAACAGAAATATTTAATTGATGAAGTTGCTACATCACTCGATAAATGGTTAGATGCCTATCATTCGACTAAACAATCAACATGGAGTAATATTACTGTTAGTAAAGGCTATCAAAATTTTGAAAGACAACAAAATATTAGAGAACAGTTTGGGCCTCGCTCACCAGAACCAGGTAAAGATCCATTTGGTTTTGCAAATCAAATAGAATTATATTGGGGCGTTGATTTAATTAAAAATTCTGCAACAGAACCATTAATAAATTATTTAAATGGTAATAAATTACTTGATAATGTTAATGTTCAAATTTTAGATTGGCTTGTTAAAAATGGTAGAACATATAAATGGAGATTAGCAGGTAGAGATGGTGATGGAAATCAACAATTTTCACACTGGATTTATGATGCTACTATAATAGTTACTGCACCTGTTGCAATTTAAAAACAGATTATAAAAATAATAAATACATAAATAAAAGGAATTATATGTACTATTCAAAAAAATTAGATACCTATGTTTTTGACTCAGTTGAGGACATTAATAAAGCTTTAACTGATGATGTTTCAACAATTAATAATTATGTTTATAATAAAATAAAAAATCATATAGAAACTGATATGGAGACTCTGACACTTTTTTATGTTCACTTGGAAGGTATTCTTTATAATGTTAAAGTAAGTAGAACTAAGTTAATATCACCTTTAAAAAAATGCCTAAATAAATTCATAGAAGTTGAAGATTATGAAAAATGTATAGAATGTCGCGATTTAATAGAAAAAATGGAGAAATAATTTTTTATACTTTTATTTGTATTATTTATTATTTTTACATATATTTAAAGAAATGAGAAAATTATGGCTAAATCGTATAAAGAAGAATTATATGCTATTATAACAAAACTTGAAAATTCAATCTACTCAAAAGATGTTATTCTGAGAAATGAAGAAAATCTATTTAAACAAGAGTTTATTTTAACTGAAATTAAGATTTATAGTCAAAAAATGAAGAAAGCATATGAATATTTAGAGGCTCTATCAAGAACTATGTGTGCAGATTCAATACATTTTATTGATGATATCAATATTTTTATAATAGTTGAAAGTTAATAAAAAAGCCCTAGATGGGCTTTTTTTTATTTTAATAATTTAATTAAGTCTTTAGTTATTTTACTTATTAATTTTTCACCATCAATTTCAAGTGTTGGAATATTTTGAATAATGGAAAATTTTTCATTACCTTTAACTGTAATTTTTTCTATCACAGCCGTCATTTTTTTATCATCTTTGAATTTAGTCAAATAATATGATTTTAATTCTGCAACAAATTGATTAAGATTGACACCATCTTGGTTATATTTAATCATGTGTAATTCTTCTGTTGGATCTGATGCTTGCTGTTTTTCTACAAGAACATACCATAATTTATTTCTTGGAATTTTAACATTTTCCATGAATTTTACAGCATCGTAATTTTTAGGTAGTTTAACTACACGTCCAAATTTTTTAGCAACACTTTTTTCTGACATTTAATATAAAAAGACTTTTACTATATATAAAAAAATAATTCTTTGTTTTATAATGTTGATAAAAATATTGATAGTTCGGGATTAAAATTGATGTATAAAATCTCAACTTGATATAAATAAAAAACAAAGGGGACACAAAAGTCCCCAAAGTCATTTATAGTCCTTTAGTAGAATTCATCAAGTCTTTTACATTCTCTTTACAGAAACCGTGCGACTCTCTTTCAATAAATTCATATATAATACCTGTAAGTTCGGATGGTTTAGTAAATACTTGAGTAAGACCTGGGCATGTTAAAGGTTTTTCTGTAGTAAATTCAGCATATCCTTTTTCTTGCCATTCTTTCATTTTTAGTTCAACCGAATCAACTTGATATGCGATATGGTGTAAAAGTGCTCCACCATACACTTGTCTTTTTTTAACCCATTCATCAACTACAGAACCAGGCGAACCTTGCGATATAAATATTTCAGGAGCTAAATGATATTCTTGTCCTAACTTCTTATCAAAATCTGTCATATATGTTAACCATGGTAAATTAGCACCACCTATAGCTTTTTCTGGTGGTAATAATACTAAACATTTAGCTGTAGTATTATCTTCAAATGTAATATCAAATCCATCTGGTAAATCTTCGGCTAATCTATAGCCAAAACATTCTATGAAAAATTTAGCAGTTTTTTCTTTATCTGCTACCCTAAAAGCCATGTGATCAACTCTCATATTATAATTCTTTTTTAATTATAGTAAATTCTATAGAATTTGTTTTAAAAGAGTGTAAATATTTTTAACCCCAATGGTCATTATAATATTTATCTACGGTATAGTTAAAAAAGTTTCTCGCAACATTCATTTTTTCAACCATTAATACTAATATCTTCTCAATTTTTGTTAAAAATGTATTCATTATAGGATTTTTCCATATATAAGTTGAGGTAGTATTCTTTAAAAGACTATCTTCCCAAGGAAAGTGTCTATGAAGAGGATTATCTTTTCTATGCTTTAAAAAGTATAGCTCTTGTAATTCTTTATCTTTATGTAATCCCATAAAACTATATATAAATTTTTTTATACATTTCTTGTTTTATATAAACATATTAACTATCTTTGTTAAAATTAAAGGTATTAATGGGTATTTTAAATTATCAAAAAGGCTCATTTAATATTGTCAATAATATATATTGTTGATATTCAATAGTATATATGAAATATTCTATCAAATATTAATTCAATTTAAATCAAACATGAGTAAGAAAATTATTTTAGGAAATTCATTAATTTCTACTTTGAGACGTATTAATGATAAAATTTCTATTATTTTATTGGATTTGAATTCCAAAGAAGATGTATTGGATTTAAAATTTAGCTACATTGATTCCGAAACAGATACTACAATATTCAGCTATCTTCCCATAAATAAAGAAGATGGATTATCAGAGGAAGAAAAATGGAAAGTTAAAGTTAGAACAAGTGTTAAAATCGGTAGAGTCGTAAGATCAATATTACAAAGTAAAAATATTGAATTTACAGATGCCGAAATTGAAATATTTGTAAATAAATATAGATGTGCTAGAGATAATGGTAATTTTATATTATCTCACGGTAAAGACTTTGGTAAATATTACAATGAAAGTACATATAATAAAAACTCATCATATTCATCATCTGGGTGTTCTCTATTGAATTCTTGTATGAGATTTGATAAATGTCAAGAATGGTTCACTTTATATACGGAAAATTCACAAGTTGTTGGTGTTCTTGCATTATTAAATGATGATGGAAAAGTTGAAGGAAGAGCGTTAATTTGGAATGGCATTCTAATTAATGGTGCTGTTGGAACTTATATGGATAGAATTTATTCTATCAATGATTCAATTGTTGAAAAATTCAAACAGTATGCTACAGCAAGAGGATGGTGGTTTAAAATAAGACAAGGTAATGAAAATCCAGAAATAACCAATGGTATAACACAACAATTAAAACCACTTTTAATAGCCGAAATTAGAACAGATGTTAACTATAATTATAATGTTAAAAGTCCTTATGTTGATTCACTAAGACTAATGAAATTTTTACCTAAGAGTGATGGTACATATGGATTATTTTTAACAAATAATAACGATACTCTTGCACATAGACAAAGCTTTGGTGATCACCAAAGTAATGTTGTTATTAATCATAGTTATTCACATCCATTGGATAAACCATTTTCTCTTGCACAAGTACTTAACAAAAATATTAATGATTTTATAAAAATTGATAATAATACATATTCAATTGGTGAAGAATCATACCAAATTTTTAATAGCGGTGATGAATTAAATTATTCTGTAAAAAGTATATTTTTAAAAAATCCATTTGAAAATATTGTAAAATTTCAGTTAAAGTTTCCAAATTTAAGTAGTGACTTTTACAGAAATTATAAAAATGAATTAATTAAATATGTTCGTGAAAATAAGGATAAATTTTGGTCAACTTTAAAGAAAGATAAAAATAACTACGTAAGAATTTTCACAAAATTAAGCAGAGAAGAATTTTTAAATTTAGTCAGACCATTTATAACAAATAGAGATTATTATAGAAGACTTACTGATAAATTTCAACATTCACAATTTGGTTTTTCACAAGTTGTAACATCTGCACCATACCTATTTAGTAGTTGGACTCAGCTTAATGAGTTTAATGAATTAAATTGTAAAATTATTGAATATGGTTATGATAATGATAATACTAATTCAAGAAAAGCTTTATATGAAGTAGTTGGAATGTTTTTAGAAGAATATGGTACTACCGAAATAAAACAAAGATTTTTTAGTGAAATATCTTTAGATGATTATACTGATTCTAATATTATTGATATGTTGGTAAATTCATCATTATGTATTGATGTATTAGATTTTATTGAAAAATCATTTACAACAGATAAATATAAAAAAATAGAGAGATATATTAATTTAGTAGATTTGATTGAAAATCAAATTAAAGATGTGCAAAGAAAAAAATTACTATCAATTGATGAGCGAGAACACAATATTCTCAGACATTACATATACAAAATAAAGTAATAAAAAAGCCCTTTAAAATTTTAAAGGGCTTTTTTATTACTTTATTTTTTTCTGGGTCTGCCTGGTCCTCGTTTCTTAATTTCCACATCACCTTCCTTTTTATCATCATCTTTAACTTTATAGATATAGTAATTACCACTTCTCAATTCTCTATTATCGATAGATAATAGTTCTTTTCTAACGTCAGGATTATTTTGAAGAGTGTTCATTGCAACTCTTTCAATAATATTTCTATTTAAATTTTCACTAATTATTTTGAAGAATTCTTTATTAGAAATTTTAAGATAATTTTTTACAAACTCTAATGGTTGCATACTGTTTGATAATGCTGGTATAACTTGTTCTATAACCAAACGTTTTCTTTTATCATCATCTTTACCAAATTTCTTCAAGAAAAATCTTATTTTTAAACGAGCAATTTTATGTTTTAAAAATGATATACATACATCTTTGTTAGCTTTACTTTTTTCATAAAAGTCCACCATATGTTGAATATTAACTTCTGTTTGTTTTAATAAGTTATCTAATGATACTGGCTCATTTATATCACCTTTTTGTATCACACCTTTAGTATCATTTTTAACATCATCTTCATCGTTATCATCATCTATACTTTCTTTAACTATTTTTTTCTTATTTACTTTTGATTTCGATGCAGATTCTACAAATCTTTCTAAATTTGGTTTAGCATTTTTCATTAAATAATGAAGTACATCATCATATCTTTTATTTAAATAATATTTGAATTGTCTAAGAATTTCTTCATCTGTACTAATATCAATTAATAAATTAACACCATTTTGTTTATTAATATATTTTTCAAATTCTACTAATTTATCTACTATAACATCAACCGACATTTCACTAAGTTTTTCCCAAATTTCACGATTAGGAATAATGTTTATATAATTGGCAGGATCGATGTCTCTTATTTTATCTTTTTCTATAAATTTTATAGCACCAACTAATTGCAATTCTTGCATAGAATATGATGCAAAATCAACACCATCATCACGCACTATTATTTTTTCATCATTATCGGATACTTTTAATGATGCTTGATCAATACCTAAAGCTCTAGCTACTGATAGTAGTCTTTCGTGCTCACTGACATAATTATTATTTGTTGTACCCGAACCTGATGTTGATTGCCACAATTCTTTATAGTTATTTGAATTATTTGTCATTACAGGAACATATCTTCCATTCTTTCTCATATATGTCATATATTTTAATGAATCCATATAAGGTTTATTATAACGCGACCAATCTAAATCCGCAATTTGACAATCAATTATCCAGTTTGATTTTTTTTCAGTACCATTTGTAATTGTCATATCTTGATTTGTTTGAACTACTCTAAACCACCAACCTTTAGATTTAGCATAATCTTTAAATAAATTTTCATATGCTTGTTTAGCGGTATAAACTCTATCCATATAAGTTACTTCACCAACACCATCCATATGTGCATTTTTCCATACAATAGCTCTACCCATTAATTTATTTGTGTCATTATCAATCAATGCTAATAATCTAACATTGGGGCTTTCCATATAAACAGTAAAGTAGCTTTGTGTCTCTGCTAATCTCATACAAGAATTGTGTAGAGACGGATTCCCATCCCTATCATTAGTATAATTTCTTTCATTATACCATTCTTTTATTTCTCTACCTTCTATTTCTCTAAATTCAAATTTCTTTTGTGAAGATTTATATTGATTAACAAATTCTTCAATTTCTTTTTCTGGAAATTTAATACCTTTCTTAACAGTTAAAGCCATAATTAAACGGCTTATTTTCATCTTTTCTCTTCTTTTTGAAGTGAATATATCTTTGCCGACTTCATCCTCCCATCTATTTTTAAGAAGAGATACCATTGCATCTTGTTCATCAAATTCAACAAATGAATAATCGACGTCTAAGTCAAGTTTTTCAACAGCACAATCTAAAATGAATTTTGCAATAGGGCTATCCATAGCCTTTAATTTTTTGATAAGAGTTGGACCAAGAACGATTTCTTTTTCTTCTACAAGTCCATTTAAAATGTTAATTAATTGAATTAATTCGTTCATAATCTTTTAAGTTTTACTCACTATATATTAGTTATTTTATTCTGTAAATACATTTTCCTGAAATAATAATCTCAACACCATCAGTAGATATAACATTTGCTCTAATTTCTTCAAATCTTGCTAAAAGTTCACATGTCCATTTTAAACTATATTTAGAATTTTTAACATCTTTATAAACATCTTGCATAAATTTCTCTTCATCAAAAAATTCAGAATTTATTTTAGCAATTTGAATATAATTATATTCAATGAAAAGAGTATCATCTAATTCAGCTATTAATTGCTCTCTCGGTAAAGTTTCAACAACAAATTTATTAAATTTATTATCTGGCTTATTTTTGTTCTCAAATTTATCAATTATAAATTGTCTCAATCTTTTTGTATCATGTCCATTATATAAGTCTACAATTTTAGTTACATTTTCTTTTGAAAATTCTTTTAAATTATCAATGATTTCACCAAAATTATAAAATGTATATAATTCAGAATGCATTAAATTTATAAATTTATTATAAATAGTTTTATTTACTAATAAACCTTCTAATATAATAGAAAGGAATTCCTTTTTATCACCATCTACAATATTTGATGTTAAACTACTCACCCAATAAAAAGGAGTTAAAGTATCATATAATAATTTAATATATTTTTCTGGTGACTCTTTTATATCATCCTTAACTTTTTCACTAACTTGATTTCTTATTAAATAGTCATATCTTTTTGATAAAGTTTTAACAGTAGCAAATCTTTTCCAATTATCATCTTTCATTAATTTAGTTACACATCTTTTCTTAGCATTTTCTAAAGGAGTTATCCAATATTTAGCATTTCCGTATTGATACACACCTTTTGATTTTTGTGGCACTAATTTAGAAATATCTAATTCTAATTCAGATGAAATTAGATTCATTTCCATTTCAGAACTTTCATAATTAGTACTTTTTGTACAAGCACCGTCTTGATTTGTCCACATTTCTTTCCAATCAGTATTTCCTGCAAAATTACTTAATGTATATGCAAATTTATTATTTACAAACTCCTCTTTTAAATATGGAAGTGTGTCCATATATGGTTTTTTAATATGATTCCAATCATCATTTGGTATAACAACTCTAATTTTTGCATTAATTATCGAATCTTTACCATTAGTTATATCATCATCAGATGCTCTTTGATAAACTTTAAACCACCAATTATTACTTATAGCATAATTTTTAAATGATTCTTCATATGCTTGTTTAGCGGTATAGATTCTATCCATAAAAATACACGGTTTGTCATTTGCTGTTGCATTTAACCACAATACTGCTCTACCAGAAACTTTATTATATTCATCAAGCATTACAACTAATTTTACATTTGGATTATTTACGTATACTGAAAGATATTTTCCAGCATCATCATATCTCATACAACTATGTGTTAAACTCGAACTTTCTTCATTATCATGTGAATAGTTTCTTTCTGAATAATATTTAATTATATCTTTACCTTCGGCTAAAATAAATTTAGATGGTTTCTGTAATGACTTATATTCATTTACAAATTTTTCAATATCTGATTCGTTGAATATTATATTCAACTTTGATAATATTGGTTTAATAACTCTAGCTATAGGCTGTTTAGTTCTACTTTTAATCCACTTATCAGGCTCAGTTAACTCTTTCTTAGTATGGAAGTCAATTTCTTTATTATAAGGAATATAATTAATCATACCAGGTTCTTTGTCAATATCTATATATGAACTATCAACTAAATCTTCACCAAGCTTAGATAATATTAATGATGCAAATGGATGCCTCATTTTCTTAAGAATATCTTTTAATTTATCACTTATGATAAGTTCTTTTTCTAAAATAAGATTCTCAAAAAGTTTATCACTAAAATTCTTAATATACTTCATCGTTAAAACATCGTTCTTTTACTAATGCCAAGTATTTCTATGTTAATTGAGCTTAGTCCTTTACTGTTTGGTGTTTCATTATAATAAATATCATTTCTAGTTCTAAATCCACCTCTTATGATAGGTAATTCATTCTTATTATAAAGAATATCACCAAGTTTAGGATCTAATCCAATTACTCTATTTGGATCATAACCAGTCATTTTGATAGTTAATGGATTAGCTTTTGGATTGTTTCTCATTATACTTTGTTTATATTTTTCAAAGCTTAAATGATATGATTCATTTGATTCCGATATAAAACTACAATCTATTGAGTCAACACCATCAATCTCTTCTATAATTCTAATAATGTCTGATTTAGGAATAATACCTCTCCTTACTAAAGTTCCAAAGTATGAGCTAAGGTTACTACTAATTTCACTTCTAATATTATCTTCATTAGCATCTTCAAAAATTCTTAAATGAATATTAATAATATATTTCCTAATTATAGGATCAATAATTTTAACAGCATTACCTAAACCTATAGTACCTTGTGTTCTTAAATATCTCTCAACTTTATCTTTTTCAAATTGTTCTAAAATAAAAGCATTTAAATCTAAATCAAAATATGATGTACCACCTTGTAGAAATAATGCAATATCAGGAATTAAAAATAAATATACTACAGAATCATCTTTATCATTCCCATCATCATTATCAGTTCCTTTTTCTGTTGTATAAGCATCAATTTGAGAAAATACATTTAATCTCTTTAAATGGAAAATATATTGTTCAGGTCTTGCTAAAACAAAGTTTCTTGAAACATGTGGTAATATAGCTTTTGTAAATAATGGATTTTCTGAATCGCCACCCATACTCACTTCATTTTCTATAAATACATTAAAGTTTTTTTCAATATCAACAGGTGTTCCAAATTTATCAAAAAGTTCGTCAGTAAATGTCCAATCATTAACTAATTTATGTGGAATATTACCTAATGAACCATCTGACACAACATATCTAACTTCTATTTCATCACTTATACCTGGTATTTTTCCAAAAAACCCTGTTCCAAAATAAATATCTAATCCACCATTAATACCAGTTCGTACAACACAAGCTTCTTCATCTGTAAGTATATCATATAAATGGTCTTTTATACTCCATATTTGTCCATCAACCTTAACAGTTATTCTAAATTGTTCAGGTGATTGCCCATTAGGCAAATCTACCGAAAATGACTGTAGTTGTTCACCAGTTCCAGTAAATGGAAATGTCTCTACTTTACCTTGAACCACAGGTAAAAAATATTTAGTATTATGACTCAATAAGTAAGACGCTTTTTCTATACCTAAATCAATATAATAATCTAAATTATTACTTTTGTTAGTTATTTTAGATCCATGTAAAATAGTGATTTCACCACCAGGAATTTCTTCTAAAATATCTATGCCAGGTTTTAATTGTAATGTGAGAGTACCAGTAGCACTTATAGCTCTCCCAGGATTATACCCACCAACTCTCGCTAAGGCTTTTATCATTTTACCATTAGTATTCTTTGGGTTGTTAATATCAAATTGAGCAGTTACATTCTTTAAATAAAGTAAAGATGAACTAAAAATCATCTCAATTGCACCTAAAATATGTCCGTAAGGATCGCTTGCTGATAATAAAACATCGGATTTATTGTATGTTTTCTTGATAAAGTCATTAATTTCAGTCTTTAATGTTTGAAATTTAACCTCAATAAATTTAAGATTCATTTAATCGCAAAGATTTTAGTTATATATTATATTTTTTGTCTTACAAAATTAAAATGTTTTTTCTTTTAAAAGTTTGGAAAATTATATAAAATATCTTATATTTGTACATGTTTAAGAATTTAAAGATATAGTATGAGATATTTTATGTTTTCTTACGCATATAAAAATGCTTTAGGTGGTGGTTTTGGAACATATTTCAAAGCATCCGAAAAATTCCCATCACTTAAAAGTTTAGTAGAAGAAATGCAACAACCAATTATAATTATATCAACATTTGAATTCAAAAATCAGGAAGACTTTTTAAACGCACAAAACATTGATTAAATATGAGTTTTGAAAAAAAATTGCAAAAATTTATTAATTATCTTATATCTGAACATAATGATTCAGAAGGAGTTGGCTTCATGAAAAATGAATATATTGACGATGTTGTAAGTTTTATTGGGAAGAATAATGTTTCTATGGAAGAACTCATAGAGCTTACAGCATCTAATGAAAATTTAGTATCTTTTTATGCAGAAGTGGCATACGATATTTTAAATAAGAATAAGAATCTATCTGCTATTCAGATAGAAATCAATAAATTAGAATCTCTTGAATTAGCTGTGGTTTTAGCAGAAACTTATCACAAAAAAGCAGTTAAAGAATGGATAAGTGATAATAGATATTCCGAAGTTGGTGAAATGTCCGTTCAGAATTTATTATTTATTACTTCTGTAAAAATACTAGGAATGTTAAAATCTTAAATTATAAAATAATGGAAAAAATTAAAGAGTTTTTTGTGTTAATGCTAATTTCTTCAATATTATTTGCGTTGTTCGGTGTTGCCTTTTGTGGAGGCATAGGAAATTTCATGTTTGGTATTATAGTAGGTGTAATATTTTTCTGTGTATTATATTTTCTCAATGAATTGTTGATATTATTACTTAAATAACTGTTTCATTTTTTAAAACAAAATACTTTTTTATATTAATAAGTAAGAAACTAAGAAGGGTATGATAAGAGTAAAGGAATGTAAGCCAAAATATTTATTTGTTGATTTAGAAAATATACATCAACTAAATGTAGATAAAATTAAACTGGACAATGTTAAAATATTCATGTTGGTAGGAAGTTTTCAAAATAGAATACCTTTTGAACTAGTTAAAAGAACACAAGAACTAGGAACTAATCTAACGTGGATAAAAATAGCATCAGAAGGTAGAAATAACTTAGACTTCCATTTGTGTTATCTTCTTGGAGAATTTAATAAAATTACAGACAAAGATACAATTTTCTATGTTTTATCTAAAGATAAAGGATATGATGGTGTAATTAAATACATAAATCAACATGGTAGAAAGTGTTATAGAATAGAAAAAACATAAGAAATTATTATATTTTATTATAAAACAGAATAAAATATAATAATTTCTTATGTTTTTTCTATATTAATAATTTCCCAATATGGTATCCTTAATAAATTTACATCATTTAATATACAATACTTATCTTTTTGAAAATCGTTATTAATTCTTTGTAAAAATTTATTTAATCCGCCAAAATATTTAACTGGTTTAAAATGTTGTTCGCCATCATATTCAATATATAAATTATGCTCAGGTAAATGGAAATCATATAAATATTTTTTATTATTGAAATTTATTATATATTGATAATTATATTCTATTTCATTATCATCTAAAAATTTTTGTATTTGTTTTTCTCCTTTAGAAGATTTACATTTTGGACAACCGTGTCCCATTAAATGGGATACTGGTTGTTGATCAAAAATACCATGTTTTGTACATATAATTTTAACTTTAATTGTATTATTTTTATACTCAACCAATGAATAATCATATATATTATTGTGTATTTTAATAGCCTTTTCTATAAAGTTGTAACCTTCATATTTGATACTAATTCCACATTTAGTACATCCATGTCCTTGTTTATGAGAATGTAATGCTTGTTTAAAAATACCATGTTCTGAGCATATAATATCAACTTTATTATAACAATTAGTATATTTTACTAAAGAGTAATCGTATTTGTTGTTGTGTATTTCTTGACATTCTTCGATGTATCTATTAAGAACAATTATTTTTTTACAACCTATGCAAGTATTTCTTTTTAAATGAATATAAGGTTTTTCTTTAAATTCACCATGTTTAGAACAAATTATTTTAATGTAATCATGCGAATGTTTAAAATTTAAATTAGTATATTTAAATAAATTATCATATTTTTTTTTAGTTTCTGATAAAAAGTACTCATGTGTTATTTTTTTTGTTGGGCTACAATTAGGACATCCTTGTTTTCTGTTTGTGTGTTTATCTGGAATTTGTTCAAATTCTCCGTGTATAGAGCAAATTATTTTAATATTTGTTCTGTTATTAACATAATTAATTAATGAATAATCATATTTGTTATTATGTATTTTATTAGCTTTTTCTATAAATTCTTTGTTTTTAATATTCATTTGAAATGTATTGGATTTTATATATACTATAAATAATATATAAAATATGGCAACTCCTCTTTACAAATTTCTTAAAAATCAGGGGTATACTACTTATGTTGTTCCAGGTGCATCAGAAGACATTTCAGCATCTCATCAAAATGAGAATTATCACATGAATTTTTCTAAATTTATGTTATTAAATTTAGATTTATCAAAAATGGATTTTACAAATCCTGAACAGTTCAATACAGAGTCTTTTAATGTTATTACAGATATGGGTGATTTATTAGTAAATTCATTGAGAAATTATGTTGCTAATCAAGAATCAGTAATACGTGAATCTAAAATAAATAATAATACTTATTTTTATGATCCTAATGAAATACAAACTACATCAGAAAAGATTTTTTGGAAATGGTTAAGAAAAACTGGTGCTATGCAATTTGAACCTGCTATACCAAATGATGAATATGTTGATTCTACAGAATTTGCAATAAATGATAATGCACCAGATGATTATTTTAAAGAATATTTATGGAAAGAAAGAAGTGTTATTAAATATAATGTATCTAATATTGTAGATACTGGTGATTTAGTACCAGATCCAGAAACATTAGGAAATTTCTTAAAGGTATATGAAATTACGATTGCTTCAAGTACTACTATAAAACCATCGGATACTATTATTTTAACAAGTGAAGGAACATTTCAAATATTCGATGGTGGTATTTCAAGAGAATTCTTAGTTAATACAGTAGATACTTCAGCAAATGAAAATAATAAAAATGATGTTATTAGAATAGTAGTTAGTCAAACTGAACCTATATTTTGGAATAATTTCGCTGTTGTATCATTACAATTAAAATATCAACAAGTAGTTCAATACATTGGTGAAATTAGCTCTGTAAACAATGTTCAAATGGCAAATCGATCATATACTGAAGTGGTTGCTTATATACCCGATCAAAATGGTCAGACACCTGATATTCTATTCAGAATTAGTTCTGATAAAAATTATGGACCAGGTAATCAATATCCAATTCTTCCGAGTCAAGATCAACCTGAAATTATAGGTGGTGAATTATCAGAATCTCCAATTGTATTAAATCCAGAATTATTTCCAGGTGATCAATACGCATATTTCGATGTTGATCAGAAGTATATAAATTCTGCTGGCGCAGCTGATAGAAAAAGAGGAGACTATTTTGGTATTACTGAAACCAATAGAAAAAAAACAAGAGTTGCTGAAGCTCCTTTTGTATATCCAGAGTTTGATGGTTCTAATATAGATGGTTTGGGCGTTGATTTTGATTATTCACATTATATCAAAATGAACTTACCAGGTAAAGTTTCTAAAAATTTTGACGAATTAAACGCCCAAAGTTTTAATAATTTACCACCTAAAGATTTCGAATTCAACGTTATATTATGGTATTATCAAGTAGAAGATAAAACTAAATCTAATGGCACTAATTTTGGAATTAATTTATACGGACTCACATTTGTTAATCCAGCAGTAGATAATAAAATAGAAACTTATAAAAAATTGGTATCTAATGGTAAACAAGATGGTTTATCATATCAATTTAATATTAACTTAAACTTTAATATCAATAATGATAATATAATTGAAGCATTCGATCCACAAAAAGTATATTCAATTTTTGGTTTTGACTTATTTAATGAAGTAATGTTAAGGATTGCTAAAACAAATGATATTTTCTTATCCTTAGCAGTTAATTTATCTACATTTCAGGAAGAATTAGCTAATTTAAAATCTCTTCTTTATACCCAAACTGATGTTAGAGATATTAATTTCAGAATTGATTCACTATACACTTTACTAAATTTATATAAAAGACATCAAATAAAAGATTCTGAAACTATCAAAGTTACTGTCGATGAAACGGTAAATCCACCATTACTTATATTAGATAGTAAGGATTCGAGATTTGGCTTAATTCAACAATTACCAGTGAGTACGCTTTATAATAATCAAAATAATACAATTATTAATTACAAGTTAATAGTCCCATCAGGAAAAGATTTTATGATTAATATTATAAATGATGATACATCGGATGTAAATTTAGGTAAGCCTCTTAATATAGTTTTAGATAGAGATTTAGATTATAGACAATCTGCGGTATTTAAAATTTATCCAAAAGATGCTCAATTTAATAAACAGCTTAATATAAGTATGCTTACTAAATTAGTTGATAACGTTGATAATATAGCTGGTTATAAATTAACAAAAACTATTGATTTACCAATTGATAAAAATTTAAATGCCAATATAATAACGGATGGTATTTCGAAAAGATGGAATTCTATACCATCAACATTTACACCAGAAGTGATATCAATTAAAAAAATAACAGATAATTATTTTATTTCGATTGGAATAAAACCTCTTCAAACAAATGCATTTAAAGTTGGTGATGTTATTACACTCGAAAATTTTAATATAATTTATAAAACAACAAAAGTTGATATTTCTGGACAATATCCTATAGTTGGAGAAATTGTAAACAATACATTCAATTTACAAATAACATCAGATTCAACATTACCAGATTTTGCAGAAATATTCAGATTGGTAAATGATGATCAAGCTGGTATTAGTAATGAATATCAATTAGATGGTTCATATTTCACTCAACCAATGTCATTTAGAATAAATACGGGATATACTATTACTATTACTAATATTGATAGAGTATCTACAACAATAAGCGAAAAATATTTGATAGAAATAGAACATTTTAAAACAGAAAGATTTTAATATAAAAAATAAATACAATCATGCTAATTATAGAAATAAAAGATGGTAATATAGATAAAGCTCTTAAAAAATTCAAAAGAAAATTTGAAAAAGTTGGAGTTATAAAAGAATTAAGAGCAAGACAGGCTTTTGAAAAATCATCTGTTAAAAAAAGAACTAAGAAGCTTAAAGCTATTTATGTTCAACAAAAATTTAAAGACAACGATTAATGACTTGGGTAGAATTACAAGAGAGAATAAAAATAATTTTTGAAGATACACATCTTTATAGATTTAAAGCCGTTATCGAAAAGGATAAAAATGGTTGGAACTGGATTTTGAATTTTCATAAGCTAACTAATGATACTACTCTTATTATACACACTCGCTTTATTTTTAAGCTTGATGAAAATAAAGAAAATTTACGTTCGCTTGAATTCTTATATCTTTATGATTTAAATTGTAAATATAGATTATTAAAATTTGCAAATTTAGATGAACTTGAATCCAAAATAAACAGAATTTTTTCTGAGAATAAATTTGGAGAAAATATATTAGCATTAAGTGAACTTATGGTATCACCAGAACAAACTATTAATAATTATTTTTTCGAAAATAAAATAGAAGGATACTCAGTGTATGAATTTGATTATCATCCAGAATTCGTTGTAATACCTTGTCAAAAGTTAAGCATGGATTTTAAATTCAATGTTAATAACAAAAGTGATATTATACTTGATTTGAGAAAAGAAAATGATGAAAAATTTAAATTAACATTTAAATATTTAGATAAACCAACTACTGTGGAATTAGACGATTTAAGTAGTTTAGTGAAAACTATAGGACTTTACATCGAAAGAAATGTAGAGAAATAATCAATCTTCTAATAAATTTTCTATTCTATCACTTCTATTTTTTAGATTAAAAGTATCATTAGGATAATCAGATTCAAGTAAACTAGCAAGTAATACTTTAACGTTGTTTAAATTTCCTATTTGATAATTACTGTCTATAATTTTATTAGACTCTAATTTTGAACTAAAACCAATTATAATATTTTCTGTTAGCCCTAAAGTATTATTATTCACATCCATATTAGGTTGTATTCCCGAAAAATCTACGGGTGTTTGATATGCAAAAAATAGAGGCAATCCATCAATTTTAGAAAAATGCAAAAATTGAACAATACCTGTTAATTGATTAATAGATGGTGCTTCAAATGGATTTTTTACATATCCGCTAATATTTCTATGTTTATTAATAGGTAAATTAAACCATGTTCTAAAATAGTAAGATGATGATATATTATTTATTTTAAATATATTCAATATTTCATTTTTTAAATCATTAATATTATCAGCATCAATTTTGAAAAAAATCTCTCTAAAGTTTTTATTATTTAATCTCATCATATGAAGTATGTTATTCTATGCTTTCTAATGATTGATGTCATATCAATGAAAAATATTTCTAAGTTTTCAACTATATTAGAACTTAATTCACCATTTACATCTATATTAAATAAACAATAAGTATAATTGGATTTTTTATTATCTCCTATTTTAAATACTTCAATGATAGCTGTTAGAGATTCTCTATGATTTTCATTTACTATAGTAAAATTACACTCTTTAACTATGATTTTATCATTTATTTCATAGTTTTCGAGTGATGATTTCCAATTTTCTTGTTCATTTAAATAAATAACAAAATCGGAAATAAATTCTTGATTATCCTTTAGTATTTTTAATCTATCATATAGTTTTCTCATAATTTAAGTACCACTGTATCCAATCCTTTTGGTATGAATATATCTTTTTCTTTGAATCCTAAAGTAATATGTAAATCTTTATATTCGAAATCATTTTCAATTCTAATATTATTTAAATCAAAAGAATCAACAATTAAATAGAATGCTTCATTATCATCTTCTTCGACACGCCCTATTCCAATTATATTAATATCAACTTCAATATTTATATAATCATCTAATACTTCTTTCTTAAAATTATATTCAGGAACAATAAATAAAGTTATATGAAAATTTTCACCATCTCTATTTATTCTATTTAAAGAATAAAAATCGTGTATTTTATCATCATTAAGAAATTTTTTAAATAATGTTAAATATGCACCAAGCTCATACGGATAATATTTAACACCTATATAAGGATTTTTTAATGTATCATACAATATTTCGATTCTCTTTTTCATTAAATATTAATTTTGTATAAATATACAAAAAAATGCTCAATTTTGCAAACTTTAAAGAATTTCTGTATATTTCTCCCAGTAATAATACCAATAAATTCCTTTGGAACTCATTAAAATCCAATATTTACCATTCCAAATATGAACATCTTTTTCACCAGATTTACTAACCCATACAGCTTTTTTACAATGTTTAGTGTAACGTTTTTCAACACAAGTATGTTCTATAAACGGTTGAATTGGTGCAAATGGATCTTTATTATTGGCGTTTTGTTCGTGCTCACAGTTACAATTTTTTAGTGGAATTAATTCAACTGAAACGGAATCACAATGCTTCATTTCACCACCTTTTGTGTGATAAAAATGATTTTGATCCCAATATTTTTGACCAAAGCATGTAATAGATGTTAACAATAGTATTAATAATATGTACAGTTTCATAACAATAGTGATTTATATTGGTTTTTAATTATTAGGAAAAAAATGATAAAAGTTTTAAAAATATCAAACTTTAATAATCAATTTATCTATAATTAAAAATCTTACGGTATATGGTAATAAAAGAAGTTTTAAATCAATTAGAAATAGCTAAAGTAAATCCATGTTCAAGTACAGGTTTAATACATGAGTATTCGGATAACGAAAAAGTTATTAAATCTCCCATTAATAATGAAGTTATAGCATCTGTATGTATGGCAAATGAAAGTCATTACGAAAGAGTTATACAAGAAGCTGAGAAAGCATTCAAAATATGGAGAACTATACCAGCACCTAAGAGAGGTGAAATTGTTCGCCAAATTGGTGATGAATTAAGGAAGAATAAGGAAGCTTTGGGTATGTTAGTTTCTTTAGAAATGGGCAAAATTCTTCAAGAGGGTTTAGGTGAAGTACAAGAGATGATTGACTTATGTGATTTTGCTGTCGGTTTATCTAGACAATTATATGGATTGACTATGCATTCCGAACGTCCTGAGCATAGAATATATGAACAGTGGCATCCACTTGGTATAGTTGGTATTATTTCAGCATTTAATTTCCCTGTTGCTGTATGGGCTTGGAATGCTATGATAGCTGCCGTTTGTGGTAATGTATGTGTATGGAAGCCAAGTGAAAAAACTCCTTTAACCGCCATTGCTTGTCAAAATATTATAAAACAAGTATTGGTAAAAAATAAATTACCAGAAGGTATATTTTCATTAGTTAATGGTGATGCTACAATAGGTTCTTTAATTGCTAATGATAGAAGAATTGCGTTAGTGTCTGCTACAGGTTCTACGAGAATGGGTGGAATTGTTAGTAAAGCTGTTGCTGATAGATTTGGTAAAACAATTTTAGAATTGGGTGGTAATAATGCTATTATTATCTCTAATAAAGCTGATTTAGATTTAGCAATTAGAGCGGTGGCTTTTAGCGCAGTTGGCACTGCTGGGCAAAGATGCACAACAACAAGAAGGTTGATTGTACACGAAGATGTGTATTCAGAAGTTAAATCGAAGTTAGTAGAAGTATATAAAAATATAAGAATTGGTAATCCTCTAAAAGAAGATACATTAGTAGGACCATTAATTGATATGGATGCTGTCAATTCTTTTAAAGATGCTATATTTAAAGTTGAACACGAAGGTGGTAGATTAATTGTTGGTGGAAGACATCTTTATGAGAATTATGTTTATCCAGCAATAGTTGAAGCAGAAAATCGTTATGATATTGTACAAAAAGAAACATTTGTGCCAATACTATATTTAATGAAATATAAAGGTGATATTACTAATGCTATTGAAATTCAAAATGATGTAAAACAAGGATTATCATCATCATTATTTACAACAGATATTAGAGAATCTGAAATGTTTCTATCTGCTTGGGGTTCTGATTGTGGTATAGCAAATATTAATATTGGAACATCTGGTGCAGAAATTGGTGGCGCATTTGGTGGACATAAGGAAACTGGTGGTGGATTTGAATCTGGTTCGGATGCTTGGAGAGTATATATGAGAAGACAAACAAATACTATAAATTACAGTAAAGAATTACCATTATCTCAAGGAATAAAATTTGATATATGATAACACTTATAATAATAAGCTGTATTATAGCTTATAGACGATACAAAAATAAAAAATATGGAGACAAATAGAACATTTTCAATGATTAAGCCAGATGCAGTAAAAGATGGACACGTTGATGCAATACTAAAAATGATAGAGAATGAAGGTTTTAAAATAGTAGATTTGAAAATGACAAATCTTACTATTGAAGATGCTGGTAAATTCTACGAAGTTCACAAAGAAAGACCATTTTACAATGATTTAACTAATTATATGTCAAGTGGAAATATTGTAGTATTTGTACTCGAAAAAGAAAATGCTGTCGCTGATTATCGTAAATTAGTTGGTGCAACAAATCCAGCTAATGCTGAACCAGGTACTATTAGAAATCTATTTGCAAAAAGTATGGAAGCTAATGCTGTACACGGATCTGATTCTGATGAAAATGCTAGTATCGAGAGTAAATTCTTCTTTCCTTATATGAACTAATAATTGATTTTTAAGGAAATTTATAAAAATATATATAACTAAAATAAATAACCTTAAAATGAAAAAATTTAGTCAAATTAATGAATCAACACACGATTCTCTATCATTTGAAGAGAAAATAGATAAATTGATAGAATCATTGGATATTATAGTTGATAATGATCCACAAGCCGCAAGCAAAAATATTATTATTAAATCTAATGTTGAATTTGTAAATAGCATCAAAAATCTTATGTTAGAAACATATTTAAAAGAAAAGCTTACTTTATTAGATAAACTTAAATCCACTTTATATTCAGGAAATAATTCTTGGGTAGATGATGAAGTTAACTATATAAAGGAAAATTTAAAGAAATAATATGTTATTTTTAACAAATTTTATAAAGAAGTATTGGAAATATATGGTATGTTTCTTTTTTGGTGTGTTTCTAACATGTTTAGTTCCATCATTACCAATTAATGGTTTTCTTAAAAAGGGATATAAGTATATTAATAAAAAAGAAACTGAAATTCAAGTATTAAAAGATGCTAATAATAAATTTGAAGGACAAAATCAAATCCTTAAAAGAGATAAAGAAGCTATAGAAAAAAGAATTCCAATAATGCAACAAAAAATGGATAGTCTCAATGAAGAAATTAAAAAGCAAAATGATATTTTAGAAAAAATAAATAATGAATATGAAAAAATTGATAATATTACTAATTTTAATGACAAGCAGCTACATCAGTTTTTCGCAGACTACGAACAGCGTAGAAAACACAACAAATAATATTGTCCAAGACACACAAACACCAATCGTTGAAGATATTACACCAGATAAAGTAGTTAAAGATTCTATAACAGGTAAAACTTATTGGATTTGGGAAACTGGTAAAGCTAAAGAAATAGCAAAATGTCTTGAAAAAGGTTTGATTGATGCGGAAAAAGTTGATGCACTTAGCACAAAAATTATAATAATGGAAGAAAAAGATAAACAATGTAAAAATATTACCGATTCTTTAATATTAGAAAATGCTAAAGCTAATGAAATTATAAAGAATGATGAACAGATTTTATCAAATGATAAAAAAACTATTGCTAAATACGAAGAAATAAGTACAAAAAAAGATGAAATTATTCAAAAACAAGAAGGAAAGATAAAAAGAAAAAATGGTACAGTAAAAACTCTAATTGGTACTAATGTTGTTACATTAGCCATAGTACTTTTTTTTATATTATTGTAAAAAATTTATTAAACACACATGGATAAAAATTATGAGTTAGAATATTTAAAGTTAGAAAATGCAAGACTTCATAAAGAACTTAAAGAATCTTCTGCTGGTATTAATCCAAATGAATTAATAGAATTACTAGGTGTTGCTTCTGATATGAGACATTTATTAGAACGCTGTAGAGGACATCAAATACCCGTAGATTTAGCAAAGTCTATTGATGGTGTATTGAGTAGGGCAAGAGATTTTGATGAATAAAAAAAAGGGCTTTAAGCCCTTTTTTTTATTCTAATTCATTTGGATTAATACCAGCAGAAGATTCTTTTTCTTTTAAAATTTTCATACTATTTTTCAGGATTAAATATTTCTTCTAAGTCTGCTTCTGGATCTAACATCAAAATAAAATCTTTTACTGGTATTTCTTGATCTTCGTAAATAACAGAATCGTCTTTAAATTTTATTATAATTTCAGATTCATTATGCCATTGTGAGAAAACCATTTCGTGTTCAGGTTCATAATCTTCTACATTAATACATAAATATCCATACATTTCAAGAAAATTATTTATAATGTTGAATGTTTTCTTTGTTTTTTTAACATCTACAAATTTTGTTACAAAGTTTCCTTTTTTAATTGGTACATTTTTAAATGCTTTTCTAACAACAGGTAATGATTCCCAATTAACATGTAAAGCCGCCTCGGCTACTTTTTCGAGATATTTTATAGAGCAAAATTCTTTGGGTGAGTGTTCATTCCACACACCTGCTGATAGATTTGTTACTTCTGGTATTACATCCATAAAAACACCACTGTCAGTATAATATCCCGTTGGATCCTTTTTAAATGACAATCCTTGTCCAGCTAATTCTTTTATAATTGCATCTGTAAATTCTGTAGAACAACAGTTTCTAGCCATTTGACGAGTAATAACTGATCCCATTTCTCTTCTATCAAATGCAATAGCTCTTTTAAATCTTTTAAAGTATTCTGGATTTGCTTTTAATGCTTGTGTACTTCCCCAAACGCCCCCCGATAAAATCGGTTCTTCTCCTAAAAAAAAATAGTAAACGCCTGGAATTTTATTATTAATCATATTGATTAAAATAGTACAACCCGCTTTATTATCGCCACCTAAAATAGTTTTTCCATCAGTGGCAATAATATCAGCTTCGTCTTTTTCGCAAGGTGTACCATCCTTTTTATAAAATTTATGAACAACTTTTTCATACTTATCTGAATAAGTATCTAAATGTGTTGTAAAAAGAGTTTCAGATTCGCCTATTTCATAATAATAGTTTCCTATTTTATCTCTTTTAAATCCAGTTGGTAAAATAGGCTCTAATGATTCTTCTTTTCCGAATGGTATAGTATATTCCGTAAGTTTTAAAAACAATTCTTTAATCTCGCTCATTATTTTTTGAAGTTTTTGTTAATTATATTTTTAATTGAATTTTCTGATTTTTCACTATACATTGAAACGTATTTAATACCTTTACCTGTTTTTTTAATTTTTAATTTAGTAATTGAATCAAATATTTTTCCTATTTCTATATTTTTTGTTAATAAATGAACATACAATACACCTAATAACATTCCAAATAAATGTCCAATACCACCAACCATATTAGGTGAGAATAACATGAATATTGATTGTATTACATAAATAGCAATTAACCATTTAAGTGTTGTGTTAATAAAAAATATATTCACTGGCATTTGTGGAAATTTAAAACATACACCAGCTACTAATGCTGACACACCACACGATGCACCTAAAGCCATCCCGTGATCATCAAATATAAGAATATTAATTCCTATTGAAAAGAATATCCCTACAAAATGTCCCAATAAATATAAATTCCATATTTGTTTATCTATGAATGCCATTTTGAAATAAGGTGCTATGAAAAATATAGCTAACATATTTCCTAATATATGACCAAAAGATAAATGCGTAAATGCTGATGTTATTACAGTCCAAGGTTTATATAATATTTCTATATCTGTAGGAACAGCAAGCATTTTAACAATCATTTGATACCATGTCATAGGTAAAGCAATTTCACAAATCCATAATAGTAAAAATACTGCTACGTTTATTCCTATAATTTGAAGCACTGATTTAGGTATGCTATTTGAATAAGAATTTGCACTATTTTTATTCTTTTTAGAGAATGGATTATCAGCAATTAAATCATCCCATTTAGTTTTCTTAAATCTATTTGGATTTCTTTTGAATAAGTTTTTTAAAAATCTCATGCGTTTATTATTTCTTTAACTATTTTATTATAATAATCTTTAAGCTCAACTTCTTTAAGACTTGCACTGAATTGAATTACTTCTTCTTCATCATCTTCATCTTCTGTTATAATTGTAAGATTTAAAACATCATCAATAACTTCAAAGGACTCTATCAACGTTATAGAAGAAACCATCTCTTTAAACTTGTTAATACAAGTTATTTCTTCTTTGATGAATAAATTTTCGATTTCATCAAATTCTTCTTTTATGTTTCCGAAGAAATTCTTAAATACTGAGAAAATTTTCATATGATATTTATTTTAAAGTTTTTACCATAATTTATTTCTCCCCATTCTACGAATGATGGAATATGCTCTACTCTATCTTCCCACATTTCAAATTCTATGACAGATGGGAATTCATTTTTTAATTGTTCTATTACTTTTAATTTAAAATCTAATGTTCTATGAGAATCATTAAAATAATATGCATTAAAGTATGGTATGCCATTTTTTCTTAAAATTTCTTTTATCATTTTCTGAAATTTTGGCATCCTACCAGTTAAAAGAACTGTATATGCATTTACATCATTTATTCTATCTAAAGCATCATATTTAACATGTTCTATTGTTTTAATATCGAATGTTTTTAAACATAATGATTCTTCTTTTGTCCACCAACCATTACCTTTATGTGGCCATTTCCTTTCGTGTACGGTTTCCCATAATTTTTTATTTTCTTCAGTTGGTTCTGGACTCGATATTAATGTACCATCAAAATCAAAAATACATAACCTAACTATACCACTCATGATACAAAAATACTAAATTTTTACAACATATACTAATAAAAATGTCTAAAGTTTTACTTTTGCTTAATTATTTTAAAAAATAGTCTTAAAATGACGAAATTAACGTTTTTTGGATTGAAAATATGTATTTTCTTCATGCATTATTTTTAAATTACTCTCTATTTTATAACAGGTATTCAGAAAATTTTTCAATTCATCATCAGTTAAGGAAAACCATTCACCATGAATATTTCCCATGTTAAATCGATTGTGTAAAGTAGATTCTAAAAGATTACCATATTTAGATTCGAATGTACATATAATATGTAAATTATCTGGAGTACCTATCTGTAATTCGGAAAGTCTTTTTTGTGGATTTCTACCAGTAATACCAATTTTGAATGATATATCACCTGATGGTGATTCCGATTTTATAAGATAAATAGTTTTCATAAAAGTATCTATACTATAAATATCTCTCTCTTTAGATATTTTTTGTTTTAAAAAATGTGTAAATATTTTTTATTAAAAATAAAACATTTAATACTTAAAAATTTATAATGATAATTTATAAATAGTATCTTTAAGATTACTTAAAGATTATGAGAATATACCAAGAATTAAAAGAAACTATAAATTCATATGTTTTTAATAAACTCTATAAAAAGAATTTAGAGCATATAAAAGAAATTTCTTGTAGTCATTGTTGTTATCATTGTGGTGAAAATAATGATACTAAATGGTATGGTGAAACATACGAGGGTGATATAAGATACCCAAATTGGAAATTAACTTCTAAAAATAAAAAGCAATGGATGCTTAAAAAATTAAAATTAAAATTTATACGAAGATATTTTTTAAGAAGATTTTTAGAAATAGAAATATAAAAAAAGCCTCAATTGAGAGGCTTTTTTTATATTTTATTGTAATTTCATAATAAAATATGATTTAAACTTAAAAATGTTTCTATCTGACATATTTTCAAAATATATCGTTTTATCATTATGATTAAATATAAGAATATCTTCTTTTCTATTTAATGGATGAATTTTAGCACCATCGGATGTATGAATACATTCTAATTCTTCTTTAGTAGAAAGAATTTTATTATACATTTCTAACACAGCTTTGTAATCTTCAAGAATTGTTGCGTATTTATTTTTTAGTGGTATTTTATCATCGTTAAATTCCGTACTAACCATTGCTTTTTCTTCCATAAAAATATTATTAAAATAAATTATATTACTTTTTCTACTTGTGAAAATAATACTTCAACTGGTGTTTGTCTTTGGAAGATAGCTACCATAATATTAAGTTTATTTTTAGCAGAATCTATATTTTCAATAACTCCTTGAAATGAACTAAAAGGACCTTCTAGAATTTTAACTTTTTCACCAACTTGAAATTTATCCCATACAACATCAATATCTTCTTTAATATCTAAGAATCTTTCAACTTCTCTATCTTTAATAGGCTGTGGTATTTTAGATAATTTGCCTTCTTTCATTGATAAGAAACCATACACACCTGGTACATTTTCTAAAATTGGTCCTATCTCACCATTATTTAAATCAGCATTAACAAATAAATATCCTGGCATAACAAGTTTTTCTCTAACTATCTTTTTACCAGTTTGTTTATTAAGAGTTAATATTTTTTCTGTTGGCACAACTACTTGTATTATCCAATCAGACAGATTGTAAATTTTAATTTCTTTATCTAAATATTCTTTTACTTTTCTTTCTTGGTTTGCAGTAACTTTTAATGCATACCACTTTGTTGTTTTAACCTTTTCCATTTAGTATTATTATTTTTTAAAACTCGTCAGCAATTTTAATTCTACTGTCAAGATAATCTTTAGTGAAAACTTCGGTTTCACTCTTTACTATTTCACTTATCATATGATACATACCAGCCTCCGACCATTCGTTTGAGTTGGATCCATTATCACACAAATATTCAATAGCTTCTAATTTCGTAAATTCTGTTTTTGTTCCCATTTTATAAATAATTTTTAATTAATGATTTAGCTTTTTCTATATCGTTATCTTGTAAAGCTAAAAAAATTGGAAGAATATCTTTTTTATTTATCACTATACTATCCTCCCCATCTATTAATTTAGCAAATTGTATTTGATACCATTTGGCTTCATTTTCATCTCTGAAAGCATTTCCCCAATAAATTAACGGTATATGCCTAGTTGAATCAAAATTTTCATCTATTATCTCACCAGACACAGATAGAAAATAAATCTTATCTCCCATTTTCCAATTATTAATTACTTCTTCAAAGAATTCTGAGTGATTTTCTACAATTTCAATTGGAACTTTTGTAAATGGTTCTACATCCCAATCATAATATGTCGAATCATCCGATGGTTTATATAACATATCTCCTATATTATGTCCTGGATATTCTTTTTTTAATCTATATGTTTTAATCATAAAAATTCATTTTTTATACACTTTTAATTTAGTATATCATTTATAATCATGTTTCTATAGATTGGTTTCCATTCCATGTTTACAAATGATGGAATATTTATTCCATATTCTGTAGCAAAATCTTGTATAATTTCACCATATTCAATAATGTATCTCTTTGATTTTATTCTAGATATATCAGGAATAACATCATTATTCATATCCCCTATTATAGTGTCAATCTTAACTTTTGTTTCATTATTTGACATACTTTTCTTATATTCTAATTGTAGAATAAAAAATTTAGCATAACATATTAATTCATTATTGTTCATAAAATAGGCTTTTCACCATTAAATAATATATAATTTATGACTGTCTCTCTTATTGCTTGTAAATACTCCGTTGGATTAATTGCTCTATCTTTATCCATACCAGCTCTTCCTTCATATGAATGTAAGCCATTTGCCCCGAAGTGTTCTAAATATGATGTATTGCTTGTTATATAAGGAATTTTTAAAAATTGATTTGGAAAATAATCCCAACCATAATCTGGATCTTTACCTAAATTGTCTAAACTATTAACAATTTGCTTAACCATTTCTTTATTAAAGAACATCGACACACCAGGCGCAGTTTTTCTTAATAGGATAATGCCATTCTCACTTAATGTGTTCCCTTGATTCATATGATATATAGTATTATATAAACATACAGGCATTTTCTTACCATCATTTAACATATATTTACCATAGTACTCTTTTAGTTTTGTTATGTATTGAGGGTCATGTATAACATCACTATCAGTTAAATATAAGTATTGGTATTCATCTTGATTTAAAAAGCTTCTTAAATGATGCCATCTTAAATGTTGAACACCCATTTTTTTAGGCATTGTTATTACTTCATCGCAATATTCCGATAGAAATTCATTATCATATTCAGTAGAGTGATCATTATATACTACAAGTTTATTTCCATCACCTTTATATCTATTAGTTTGATATAAACTTAACTCGGTGATTTTCTTTCTGTTAAAAACAGGGACTACTATTAAAATAGACATAGTTATAGAATGTGTTTTTATTTGTAGTTTTTTTTTATGAAATGTTTTGTTATTTCAAGTAAATTTCTTAACTTTGTATTGTATTTCAGACGGAAATATAAAAGAATAAAAAGTTGAAAATAAATCTTCAAAAAAACTTGATAAATTGAAAAAAAAGTATTAACTTTGTAAGGAAGTTTAAAGTTAGGTAAGGAAGTGAAACTAAGTAGCTGAACCCCCTGAATCTGAAAACTTCAAATAAATTAAATGGCGTGTTCGTCTAGAGGCTCAGGACGATTATCTATTCAGGTAAAAAACGTGTGGTTCGAATCCCGCACACGCTACAAGGAGGGGAGTTTATATATTATATTTCATGTCTAAGGATGTACGCATCCGACTCCCTGACCTTCCATTTGGCCCATTCGTCTAGTGGCTTAGGACGACTTTCTATTCAGATTGTAAACGTAGGTTCGAATCCTGCATGGGCTACCACATTTTTGTGTTTGAATAAGAATCCCTATACGATTAGATTGTATAGGGATTTCTTTATATTATACTTTTTCTAATTCAATTTTATTTTTTATTTTACTGGCAATAAATTTCGTCTGTTTTCCATAAAATGATTTATTCATTACCCATTCAACATAATCTTTATGTTCTTTAACATTTTTATTTATATGTTTACCTTTATTAAAATATATTTCTTTTGTATTACTATCATATTTAAATATGCTATCAAAATCTAAAATTAAGAAACCATTCATATCATGTTTAACAAATTCTGATACTTCTTTAATTGATATGGGTAAATCATAGATAACTATTTGTTTATCAAATATTCTAAGAGCTGCTAAAATATCAGAAGTTGCTGTATGAGCATCTTCTAATTCTTCTCCAAATAATTTTTTATAGACTCCACTTAAATTTCGAGGCTCTTTCTTATACATTATATTATACGGATCAATAATATTATATTTCATTGGGTTGTATGGTTTACCACATCTGAGAAATTCTTCCACTAATAATTGTACATCAAATTTATACCCATTGAATGCAAATAAATCACAATCTATAAAAAAATTATATAACTCGTCAATTTTATCTTTTATTACAGGTTGACCAATAAGTTTGTCTTTTGTATAACCATGTACATTGCTAGCCTCCAATGGTATATCATTTTTTGGATTGAATAATGAATAATATTCATCGACACTACCATCAGGAAATATTTTTATAGCTTTTATTTCTATAATTTCAGCATCATTAACATTAATACCCGTTGTCTCAGTATCAAATGCAATTAAAGGTCTTTCGAATACCATCTTTTTAAGATTTGGTAATAATTCGATGTCAAAGTTTTTTAAGTCAAAGTTTTTCATTAGTAATTTCCTTTTTTAATTAATTTTTTTAGTTCTTTAGGAAGAGGCTTTCTTCTTTTGTAATATTTAAATTTATCATCTACATAATCATCTAATTCTTTAATACTTTCAAAATACATTATCATAGGTATATGAAAGTATGCTAAATCATCACCATGAATTTCTTTATTGTAACTATCAATTCTATCAAAATATAAACAATCTTTTATATTATCAATCAAGTATATTAACTCACCATCAATAAAAGGTATCTTAGAATAAATGTCATCAATATCAGCAAAAGTCCTTAATTTATATTGTAACATTAATGCTAATAATTTTTCATTTTTTATAGTAGAATCACTTTTAACAGATTTACATATATTTAAAATATTATTCTTATCTGGATATTTTTCAAAAGAAATTTTACTTTCTTCTTTTAAATGTTTAGATAAATTTTTACCATAATCAACTACATTACAAACATCATTTTTAATATATTGATAAATATAATCTCTATCTTTTTGTTTAGGTATATGTACTACAATGAAATAAAAGATAAATGATGAAATATATGACATACACAATCTAAATACTATCATACCCAATGGTGTATTGTAATTAAAATTAGGAATTTCGGAAAAACTTATAAGCAATGATAATATAGATGATATTATAAAAAATATCACCAAATATGTTTTTGCTGTTATTATAGTTCTCCATATTTGTTTAATCATTCTTTAATAGGTTTTTGTGCTACCACGTGAAAACAATAATTTAAATCTTTCCCACTAATAAAAATTTTATCCCATCCCCTATCTTCAAGATAATTTCTCAAAAGTTTAGACGATAAGTTATGAATATGTTTTCTATTGTTCCAACTTCTCCAGTATTTTTGATCATAGTGTGGTAAATATAAATATAAAACACCACCATCTTTTATTTTTGTAAACCAATAATCTAGACATTCCACCCAATCACGAACATGTTCTAACATATTAGAACTAAAAATATAATCAAATTGCCCATTTGGTAAATTATAAGCTTCTATTATTTTACCATTTTCATCATATTCATTTAGTGATATATCAATAGGTATGCTACCAGGAAATGCCCATTCTTTTTTCATACAACCAACATCTAAGCCATTACCAATACACAACTCTTGCGCATAAGGGAATGCAAAACGTGAAGCAAAACCAGTTGTTTGAAATAGTGGATATTGTTCTCCTTTGTATTCTATGACTTCTATCATGAAAAATAATTCTTTTTTTAAATATATCATAAAAATCAAAAAAGTTTTATAATATAAAGAAATAATATAATAAATGAATTAAAAGTAATAAGAGAGCATACAATTAATCATATATATTTAAAAGTAATAAATATATGAAAGAAAATAAAAGAATTAGTTGCATAGATCTTTTCCTAAACGATAAAGAACGAGAGAAATTTATTACACTCGATATGAATTTACAAAATGAAATAATAGAATACATAGAATCTTTAACGGGTGGATATTCTAGAGAAATAGTTTTAGAAACTATTCAAAATTATCATGTAGGTTTCTATACTACATTGGATTTCGATGATTCTATCTATCATAAAACTTATGATAAGAAAGAAAGTAAAAGTAATGAATATAAAAAAGAAACTGATATAGAGTTTGATAATAAAAAATCTAAAAATTTCAATATTAAAATTGAAGTGGATGTTTTAGAAGATTACAAAAATATATGTGAAGAATTTACATTAAACATGTCTGCTAGAATTAGAGAATTTATTAAAATGGATATTAAAAAAATATCTGAGCATGAAGGTGGTACAATGTGGTTTAAAAATAATAAGTAG